ATGAACGATGTACTTGTGGCCATTCGTCAGTACAATGAAGAGTTGACGGAAATCTGCCAAGAGTTCCTTGTCAATGTCCCTTACCCGATTCAGTTGCTTCGGTATGTCGGGGTCGAGTTTGAACAGTTCCTATTTGCCAAGGTGTTCGATCTCGATTGTAGATGTGTGGTCTTGATCGACGAGGACTGTTTCGTTTTCAGGCCGGAGTCCATTCAAGAGTTGGTCGATCATGTAAGAGGGAATGGATATGCTGCTTGTGGTATCCCGGACGGTGGTGTGAAAGGCAATCCGTTGCGTCGAAGCCCGCTTGTTCCGAATGTGTTCTTTTGCATTATCGACCTGGAGAGACTCAGACAGTATCTTGGCACTGCACCGTCCATTGAATCGTCAGACTATGAGCCAGACCGTGTGTACGAGTTGCCGAGCTTCCTGGACGGAACGAGATATAACGTCAGCAATGTGATCGAGGATTACTACAGATTCTTTTTCTGGATGTTGAATCATGGTGAGAGGATCAAATATCTCCGGTCGAAGAGACGCAGTAGGGCAACCGTGGTGTGTGATCACTTGGATCGTGAGTGTGCGATCCACGCGTGGTTTGCCAGGAACTATCAGAAACACGGAGAGAGAGATCGGGTGTTGAATGTTCGATGTTATGCTGTGAGTCAGTTACGGAAATCGGAGAGTGAGTGTCTGATACGCTGATTGCCATACGACACTACAGTGTGGAACTTACTCGTATCTGCGAAGGGTTTTTGGAGTCTCTTCCGTTTCCGGTGAAGTATCTGAAGCATGTTGGTCATGACTTCGAGGACTTCATGCTGAAAGATGTGTTCGACCTGGAGTGTGAGCGTCTTGTACTGCTTGACGAGGACTGTTTCGTTTTCAGGCCGGAGTCAGTGGTAGAGTTGCTTTCGTACATGCAGGAGAATGAGTATTCGGCGTGTGGTGTTCCTGACGGTGGTGTGGCCGGGAGTCCCTTGCGCCGTAGCCCGGTTGTTCCTAACCTGTTCTTTTGCCTTGTTGACTTGGAGAGGCTTAGGAAATACCACGGTCAGCCACCTCCGGTAACCCTCTGTCGGTACAATCGGCGTCGGGTCTATGAGTTGCCGAGTTTCCTGGACGGCACGCGATACAACTTCAAGGTGCTTGGGGAGAGCTATTACAGGTTCTTTTACTGGGTTCTAGGCAATGACGAGAGGATTTTGTACCTACGTCCTCGGCTGAGAGGTGGAGCAACCGTGGTGTGTGATCACTTGGATCGTGAGTGTGCGATCCACGCGTGGTTTGCCAGGGACTTTGAGAGGTTGGAGGATCGACGACGTATCCTGAATGTTGCTGCCCATGCTCGTGAAAGGCTAAATGGAGGTAGTTGAGGGAATGGAAGATGTTGCCATATATGTTCGTTGTTACCAGAAAGAGTTGGCGCGTAAGTCCATGAAGTTTTTGGAAAGGCAACCGTACCCGGTGAAACGCCTTACTCACGTTGGTGTATGGTTTGAGCGTTTTCTGTTAGGTAGGGTATTCAACCTCGATTGTCGATGTGTGGTCTTGATCGACGAGGACTGTTTCGTTTTCAGACCGGAATCATTGCCTGAGCTTGTCGAGTATATGAGGGACAGTGGCTATGCTGCGTGTGGGGTCCCGGACGGGGGAGTGAAGGGAAATCCCTTGAATCGGAGTCCGATTGTTCCGAACCTGTTTTTGTGTGCTATCGATCTAGAACGGTTGCGGTGTTATGCTGGTAAGACTCCATATATTCACGAATGCGACTATGACCGCAATCGTGTTTATGAGTTACCGAGTTTCATGGACGGGTCGATGCACAACTTCAAGAGATTGTGGGAGGTGTACTATCGTTTTTTCTATTGGATGCTTGCACACGGTGAGCGGATACTCTATTTGAAACCCCACAGTAAACTAGATGGCTCGTTGGTTGAGGATCACCTTGGACGAGAGTTCGCCATTCATGCGTGGTTCGCGAGGCGTTTCGACCGCCCTAGTGTCAGGGATCATATACTCGCCATCTGGCGGTATGCTCACGAACGTTTTGAGGGAGGAAACTAAGATGGTTTCTTGTAACGAAAGTGTGTGTCGTCAAGAACGACAAGAGTGTGCTCTCGCGTGTCCACAAGTGTCCGACAGAGGCTCTGGAAATGGAGCAAGATCGGATCGTCGTTGACGATGACCTATGTGTGGACTGCGGAGCTTGTCTGGAGGAGTGTCCGGTGGGGCACTTACTGCTGTCGAGTAAGTTGACTCGTGACTGGAAGCCTGAGAGCGGGTCACGAGTCAATCGTAGCAAGTCCGGTCGCGCCTCGATTGTGGCTTGTGGGGACTCTTTACCGCAGTGGCAAGAGTCACTTGGCACTTGTTTTGGACTTGGGCTTCCAACTTGCTTTCGTTTCTCTATACGTCTTATTCGCTTACTTTGTCACGAAATACTCACGAAAAATCGGAAGAAAATGAGACCGTGGTCGCAAGCTCTTGTGTGACAGTGGATTGGCAAGAAAGGAATTTTCAGGGGAGGTCTGATATGGAAACCTGGTACGGTGAAGGTCTGAAGTTCAGTTGCACCGGTTGCGGTGATTGTTGCCGCGGTGACGGGTACGTGTGGCTGAATCGGGAGAGTGCCGAGAGGATGGCTCGCCGTTTGGATATGATCTTTCGAGAGTTCGTGGACACGTACGTTCGTGCCGTGACAGAGGGTGGGCGCTTTCGTGGTAACGCTCTGATAGATGGTGAGGATGGTTCGTGTATCTTCCTAGACGGTGACGGTCGGTGTGAGGTGTACGAAGATCGTCCTCCGCAGTGTCGAACTTTTCCGTTTTGGGGTAATCTGGTAGCTTCGCCGGACGGGTGGGAGCAGGCGAAAGGGAGGTGTCCAGGAGTTGGTTGTGGGAAGTTCTACGGACATGACGAAATTCGATCAATCGTGGATGGAACTAGGGCAGAGCTATGAACAATATCTATGTGACGGCTTTTCAGAGTGGTGGTGGGAGCTATGGACATAAACTTTCGGATATTGTGTCGGCCTACCTCTTTGCTGAGTGGCTAGGCGCGGAGTTGCTTGCTCATAAGACCTGGCACGTACCTGAGCTAAAAACGTTCAACATTTCTTCCGGTCTCAGAGACTACAATGAAGTGAATACGGAGACGCTGACGAAGCATGTAAGTAGTCAGAAAACCTGTTATGGAATGTCGCTCCAGTCTGCACTTCGGATACGAAATCGAGTAATGTCTATTGCTCAATCGAGGGACGTGTGTCTGGTTCTGAAGCTGGCGTCTCGAATCATCCTTTCCTATATGCGGAACTGGTATCACAGGGGTAAGATTGACAAGGATGTCTATACCCAGGTTCTTCGGGATTTGCGAGAGAGGTTCTACGAGAGAAACCCAGAGCCTACAGGTCGGTTAGGTTTTGCGGATGTTCGTGTTGCGTGTTTCATTCGTCGGGCTTTCATGGCTTATGTGAGGGAGTTTCCGGGAAACTCGTTTGAGTTCTATTCGTCGCTCGTGGACAATGTGCGTAAGGTATTGTTTGGTCGGAGTGTTCGGTTTACCTTTTTCACGCAGAGAGACAATAGTGATGATGTGGAAAGACTGGCCGATGTTCCTGGAGTCCGTTTGATTTACGATGGTGATTACTCGGACAATATGTCGGACTTGGTTTATTCCGATGTGTATGTAGGGTCTCATTCGGCGAGTTCAACTTGGGCGGCTTACTTTGCTACTGGGGTCGTTATGGTGCCGACGAATGGAGGACAGGAGTTACCAAGGACTAGAGGAGCTATGAAGAGGATGGATCATGTGGTATATCCTGACAACTTTCTTCCGGTGGAGCCGGATGGTAGTTTTGATGGTGTTCGGCTACTTGACAAGCTGGAGACTTGTGGTCGAGCGAATCCTATTGTGTTAGTGTGATCGGGAGAACAGCGTGAGCATCTATGTGACTGCGCTCCAAAACAGTGGGGGTTCTTACGGACACAAGTTGTTCGATGTGGCTTCGGCCTATCTCTTCGCAGAGTGGCTTGGTGGTGAGTTGTTCGCTCATGAGACGTGGAACGTGCCGGAACTTGAGCCGTTCAGTGTGTGTGAGGGATTGAGAGGTTACGAGGAACTCTTGGACGTTCCGAAGAGGTCGGTGCAATGCAATCAGTCAACCTGGTACGGAGTGGACTATGGATTGGCAAAGCAGATACACGACAAGATTCGTCGGTTGTCTGAGAAAGGAGACGCGTTGCTTGTACTGAGCAAATCGTGTCGTTTAACGCTAATGAACGTGTGGAACTGGTATCACAAGGGTAAGATTGACAAGGATGTCTATACCCCGGTTCTTCAGGATTTGCGAGAGAGATTCTACCGTAAGCACAAGGGGCCTACAGGTAGGTTAGGTGTTGCGGATGTGCGAGTGGCTTGCTTCGCTCGCCGAGCGTTCATGTCACACCTTACGACACGTAATGGGAATACGGCGGAGTTTTACCTCAACATCATTGATGGTGTTCGCAGGGCGTTGAAGGATTGTCGTGTCCGGTTCACGTTCTTCACTCAGGAGGAAAACAGTGAGGACTTGGGGTGTCTTCAGGAAGTGTCGGGAGTTAATGTAACGTACGACTACGATTACTCGGCGAATATGTGCGATCTGGTGTATGCCGACATCCTGATCGGTTCGTACTCTTCAAGTTCGACGTGGGCATCTTACTTTTCCACAGGGGTGGTCATGGTGCCGATGGATGACAAAGCACCTCCGCCGAACGTACGGTGGCGGTTGAATATGGCTCCGATGATCATGATGAACCATGATCCCTTTCCCGAGAACTTCGTGGCCGTGCAACCGGACGGGTCTTTTGATCATGACGAGCTTTGTTCTAAAGTTGCGGGTAAGTTTGGAATGACCGTTGTGTGAGGGAACGATGGGTAAGTTGTATGTGACTGCAATTCAGAACAGCGGCGGAAGCTATGGACATCGGTTGACGGATGTTGCTGCTGCTTACCTTTTCGCTGAATGGTTGGGTGGTGAGTTGTTGGCAGATAAGACCTGGGGTGATCCGTTTCTGGAGCCGTTCAACATTACGCAAGGTCTTCGACCTGTCAGTGTTCTCAAAGGCGTTGAGAAACGTACCCGGTATTACGTTCGGTCGAGTTGGTACGGTATGCGGTATGAGTGGGCGAAGGAAATTGAGGAAGAAATTCTCCAGTTGGCTTCCGAGTCGGATGTCTTGTTCGTGCTCAAAGACGCGTGTCGAGTCACGTTAGCGAACCTTCGTAACTGGTATCACAGGGGTAAGATTGACAAGGATGTCTATACTCCGGTTCTCCATGACTTGCGGGAGAGGTTTTACGAAAGGAATCCAGAGCCTACAGGGCGCTTGGGTTTTGCGGATGTTCGTGTTGCGTGTTTCATTCGTAGGGCCTTCATGGCGTACACAAGGGACTACGCTGGTAATTCCATAGAATTCTATAAGGCGCTGATCGCCGAACTGAAGGGTGCTTTGGCTGGCCGTCGTGTCCTCTTTACGTTCTTTACGCAGGAGTATGACAGTGACGACGTGAAGGAACTGGCGGAGTTGCCGGGAGTGAATGTGATCTATGGTGGGGATTACGCACAGAATATGAGAGACTTGGCGTATGCAGACATCTACGTTGGGTCTCACTCTTCAAGCTCGACTTGGGCAGCGTATTTTTCGACAGGGGTTGTTTTGGTGCCCACGGATGGTGACGAGGAAGTGTCAATCAGTAAGCAGGCAATGAAGGGAATGGATCATGTGGTCTATCCTGAGAACTTTATTCCAGTGGCACCTGACGGAACTTTCAGTCACGTGGGTTTGATGGAAAAGCTGGATCGTTTGGGAAAACTTTCTGAGGTTGTGCTTGTATAGGAGTGACCAATGACTGAGCAATCGGTGGAGTTCAAGGGTATGGTTGCCGGAGACGGTGACTGCATGTGTTTCGAGGTTGACGAGACAACTTATAGGCGAATTGTTGGAGACGATCAGTGGGAAATGGAGTTGGCTCTTTTCGAGGAAGAGGGGCGGGCTCCGTACTGGCGGCTCTACGTCAATGACCTACTGAATTTCCTGGGGTGTGGAGAGCATGGCCAGGATGTTGGTCTGATACTCACGAGAACGGAGTGATTTTTCTCTTATTTCAGACTAATGGAGAGGGGAAAATAGGTGGTCGTAATGTGAGCCGTCTGGAAGGCTCTGAGAGCGACCGTTGGGAGGTAACGTCTCAGAGGTCTCGATGTGCCAGGAAATGCCGTGGCGTGGATTCTGGGGCCATGTGCGGGGTTTCTGACGGCTTGTTCGCCGGGTTGATTGAAGCTGGCGGACTTGAGTGTTGAAAGTGAGGTCAAATTGTACACTTGGAGGCTACAGTCATGGCCGACGAACTGGATGCTCAGTGTGCCATTTGTGGTGAGTTTGAAGACGAGGCCGGGGAGCTTGCGGCGTGTAGGACGTGTGGGCTTAGAGCGTGTTCTGATTGCCGAGTCGAGGGGAAGTGTTCGGATTGTGTAGAGACCCGACCTATGCCTGTACAGGAATGTGAGAATGAGACGTGAACCGTGGCTTGTGCCCAAAGCGATTTCGTTCCTTGAGCGTGAGCTTGTGACGCCTGAGTGGGTCGTCTTTGAGTTCGGCTGTGGTGGCTCGACGTTGTGGTACTCCGACCGTGTGCGGAACGTCCATTCTGTTGAACACGACGGGGCGTGGAAGAAAGCAGTTGAAGAACACCTGGGGCGAACCGACGTGATCGAGTTAGTTCCGAGGGTGTATGCTCACGTTGTTGGCCGGTTCCCGGACAAGCACTTCGATTTCATTGCGGTGGACGGGCGAGACCGCCACGAGTGCGTGAAGGCGGCAATCCCAAAGGTGAAGGATGGTGGTTGGATCATGCTTGATAATTCGGAGCGTTCCAAGTACGACAGGGCGCGTCGGATGTTGCACAAGGTGAGTGTTGAGCAGGTGGGTTTCTGGGGAGGTAAGGGAACGCATTCGCCGTCTGGTAGTAAACCGGCACCTAACAACTGGGGTACGTCGTTCTATCGTATCGGGGAGGATCGGTAGATGTCAGACAATCTGTGGTATCAGTGTATGCAGTGTGGTGAGTACATCTTCGGGAACAAGACCCGGTGTCCTGAATGTGGCTATACCGTGTATGACATTCCGGCTATTGTCCCGTGGAAGGTGAAAGCCAAGCGATTGCTACCTTGGATTATCTTCCTTACTTTGATTGTTTTGTGGCTCCTTAGGGGTGGGTAGTCACACAACAGGGGGAATACCAATGGCTAGTGTTCGTGAGATTCAGGAATGGGAGCGAGTAGTTGTCGCTCGGAAATCCGTCCGGCAGTTGACCAAGCAAGACTTCCGTGACGACTTCGAGGCTGCGGCTGAGATTGCAAGTGCTCCCTTTAAGGCGTTGGGGGAGAACGTCGAGTGGTCGTGGAATGATGACGATGTGTTCGCGGTGATCTACCAAGGGCGTACACGTCGCACGCGGTTCAGGGTTGGTTTTCCAGCGGAGCGCCTGGGGCCAGACATTGAACGTATGGTGCAAGCGACTGAAGAGAGTATCGAGAGTGATCGGAAGACTCGTGAGTTCATGAAGGAATTCGGAATGAAGGTGACGTAAGACGGTTGGATTGTCTTTTCGTATGAGGTTTGGGCATGTGGCAGAACTTACAGGGAAGGTTCGTAGTTGCTGACGGCCCCGATGGTGGGGGTAAGACGACATTGCTTCAACGGTTATCGGAAGCGTGCCCACTACCGAATGTCGTTGTGCGTGATCCTGGTGGAACGGTGTTGTCTGAGAAACTCCGTGATCTATTGCTATCGCCGGACATGACTATGAGCGCTAACGTTCAGGTGTTAGTTTTTACGGCGGCCCGGGTGAGCTTGTGGGAGGAAGTGGTCGGCCCGGCGCTTATGGAAGGGAAGATTGTTTTCAGTGATCGTTGGACACCATCGACCCTTGTGTACCAGGGAATCGTGGCCGAGCAAGGTGTGGATCGTGTCTTGGGTATCGCCCACCACTTCGGGACTCTCCAGTTCGTGCTCGCGGATTGCATGTTGATCCTGGACTTGGATCCGGAGGTGGCAGCAACACGTTGTGGGACGACCGACCGATTTGAGTCCAAGGGTCTGGGCTACATGCGGAAGATTAGACAGGGATACCTCGATGTTAGAAACCGCTTCCCCAACTCATTCTTGATTGACGCAAGTCAGCCTGAGCCGGATGTTGACCGTCGAGTCTTGGAGTGTCTCGCACAATGCAAATTCGATTGGTAGTGGCGCAGCTAGGTCAACAGGTGATCCGTATAAGGTAGGTGTCGGGATAGTTTGTATCGAGTTTCTATGGAGCAATACATAGTCCCACCTTGAGGGGAAGGGAGTCCCCTCTTATGCCGTGGCGTGTGGCTCCTACCAACTTGTCCCATTTAGGCCAGCGCCACGGCTGTTTTATTCATTGCATATTGTGTAAAGAGTGCCCCCGGTTGATCCGAGGTCACTAGAAATGGAACTGGAGCTTTTGGACTATGGAAAGGATGGTCATGGTCATTTCCGATTGAAAGACACGAGAGTCAGAAGTTTCGGAGAGATAGGCCAGGCTATCGGAGACCAAGCGATACGAGAGGGCGTGTGGGCATTGCACCACATGGTCTCTTTGGTCGATGTTGACTTTACAGGGAAGATTGTGGACGATAAGGTCGTCAGTGTGGAATACTGCGGAGAGTTCGTTGTAGCTGGCGTCCAGATCGGAGACACGTCGAAGTCGTAAACGTTTTGTGGCCGTGAAATACAGTGGCCTTTGGAACTAGGAGAATTGTTCAATGGCAAAGCCAGTCAATCTGCAACGGTACGAAGGACGTGTGATCCAAGGTATGCGAGGTGCAGCTAGGTCAAGTGGTAACTCGTCTCAGGGTGGGATTACAATTGCTTCGATCAGAAAGGATGTCCATGCGTACGAGGTACGAAGCGATCTCGACGTGGAGCGGTTGAAGAGGGCGTGTGAAGACGGGGAAGTTGACTTGAGCAAGACAGCTATGCGTGCTGTGGAAGCTGGAACGAAGGTGGAATCTCATGGGAAGGTGTGTCTTGGAGAGGAAGACTGCTATCGTGTGCTTCGGGAAAAGCCAGGACACTTTCTGCTACTTCGTTCTGAGGAAAAGGTGAAGACGGCGCGTCGAAGGAAGGGTGGGTGTCGGAGTTGTGGTCGCTCGAAGTTCAAGTCTCAGGTACGTGACGCCAGGGTACGGTAATGACCATACCCGTTTTGATAATCAGTCGGGATAGGGTGACACCGCTTCGGAAGCTCGTGGGATTCCTGAAGCGTGTGTCCTATCCGTTGCGTATTGTCATTGTCGATAACGCTTCGACCTTCCCCGAATTGCTGGACTACTATCAAGAGTGTGGAGTAGAGGTTCGGTATCTGGGTTACAACGCAGGAAGTCGCGGGCTCTGGAATACAGGGGTGATTGGGGAGTTGTGTCGGGAGTGTGGAACGGAGTATCACATTGTCTCTGACTCGGATGTCTTCCCGGACGAAGAGTGTCCACTGGACGTAATTGAACACCTCAAAGAATTCAAGGATCGGTACCGAAGTCTCATACGCATCGGCCTGGGACTCCGCATTGATGATTTGCCGGAGCACGAATTCAAAGCCAGGATACGGAAGTGGGAGAGTCGGTACTGGGAGGAAAGGATTTGCGAGGGTCTCTTTAAGGCTGGAGTGGCGACGACCTTTGCTCTTTACCGGGGAGTTAAGACAGAGTTTCCGGGAGTGGACTACGGAGGTCGAACAGACTTCCCGTACGTTGCTAGACATTGGCCGTGGTACGAGCCTTTGAGTAATGAAGAGTTTTACTTTGCGATTCATGCCGATGAAGTCTTGTCTGCTCCCAAGGGGATTGCTGGAATGTCAACGAGCGTGAAGCGTCTTAGAGAGCATGGGTATGTTGACAAGGTGAAGCCAACTTGATGGACACTGCCAATTACGTCAAACAATTCGGGGCGACAAGATACGCGGAGATTGGGTGTCACAAAGGAGCCACTACGCTCAGGGTTGCTCGTGTGCTTCCCAAGGGGAGCAAGGTCTACCTTTTCGACTTTCAGGAAAATGTTGAGAGTGTGGCCAAGCTGTTAGAGCCGTTTACAGGGATTACGGTTCATGTCTGTGGGAACAGTCACAAGGCACGTGACTCGTACTGCTGGAACTTGCTCCGGCTGATAACCAAGGGGAAAAGGCTTTTCGATTACGTTTACCTGGACGGTTCACATGACTTTACTTTCGATGCGTTGGCCTTTTATCTGGTGGATCGGTTGCTGGTGAACGGAGGGCATATCGAGTTTGACGACTACAACTGGACGTATGCCAGGTCACCTACGATAGACTCAGAGTTGGTGCAAGCGATCTATACGGAAGCCCAGGCAGTAACACCTCACGTAAAACTGATTGTTAAGTGGCTTGTTAAGCGTCACCCGGATTACCGGTAGGTCGTTGACGGACGGGTTTTCAAGCGGGTTGTGGAATGAAAGAATGGTGCCGCTCAGGTGGTGGACGGGACGGAATTGGTTGAGTATAATTTGGGTGAAAAAGGTGGGCTTAAATCACACTGACAGGAGGTTCTTGGTATGGGACTTACCGTTCTTACGGCGATCAATATCGCTACGTCTGAAGTTGAAGTGGGTACGATGCAGAGCGGTGGCGAGGGCAAGTGGAGCTTCGCCATCGTTTACGGTGCAGGACACCACCACGCCGGTATGCCCCTGATTTCTACAGAGAGCGTATTCGAGACGAAAGAGGAAGCAGAGGGGAAGGCGCAGGAAATTATCGACGAGTGCAAGCGTTACCTGGAGGAAGAGTGTGGGGGAGACCCGTTGGCTCCAGCGATTGAAGCTGGCCTGGCCCCAGAGGACGCGAATGCCGTGCGCCAGGTTGTGAGTTCAAGTCAAGAGGGGAGGGGACGATGACCGCAGAGAAACTGAAAGAGTTGATTGAGGATTCTCAGCAAGAACAACAGAGGAACATGGACATTCAGAATGGTCGTGCGACGGGGCCTTACCAGAACGAGTGCTTCGTGGCAATGATCGAGGTGGTCTATGAGTTTTTGGAAGGTGTCACCATTCGTCAGCAAGAGATTGCTGAGTTTGACGCGGCCATAACCGCGAATGACCTGAGTCTCTCTTCCTCTACCTATGAGAGTATGTCGGTGACGATGACTGGTCGGGTGCTCGTGGATGGTGACTTGTGGATTCATTCGGCGAAGCTGGAGGTTCATGGTGACGTGTGGGTGACAGGGAGTGTACGTGTGAGAGGTGGTGAGGCACTTGGCACCGGCAAGCTCATAGTCCACGGTTCGTGTCGGGTCGATGGTGAATCAGATTGCTCTGATTTCGCTCTCTTGGAGGTGGAGAGAGTTGTGGACTGAGGATGACCAAGAGGACTACAGGAAGTTGAAGCACAAGAGAGACTACGGACCGTCACCGTTGTCGGTGTCGGAGCTACGTCGGATGGTAGAACTGGAGCTTGCGTTACAAAAGGTGCGTGAGGCTCAGGTAGCTTGTGGTGCGTGTCCCGAGGTGTTCGTACGGAAGGGATAGAAAGATGCCTGAAAGACCTGACATCAAACTTGACGACGACGCGTTGGTAAACTCGTTGATCGGTGCCGCAGGACATACACTGGTCGTTGAGTTCTCGTGGGGTGGCGGTGCCGCCTATGATCGGGTTGAGAGAGATATGAACCACTGCGGCTATCTTGACGAGCTTCGATGGCGTCTCCGCCAGGCTCGGAAGTCTGACAGAGCAACGGTGACGAGTGGTGAGTTGATCCGCGGTGACGGACTGATCTTGACTAAGGAGTCCGGGGATATTGGAGATCAGATGATCGTTACTGAGAGTCACGGAGAACACGAGGTGTGGCTCTTGGCGGGACGCAATCCGATCTGGTACCGGCGAATAGCCACGTGTGAGTGTCTGAATCATGCTTTGGGGATCGCGTGTGGTACGATTCCTGAATCGAAGCCGAGAATGCAAAAGGTTCAGTTCGAGTTTGCGGTCGAGGAAGTGGAAAGAATTCGACAGTTACAGGCAAAGCTCAAGCTCCCGACGATGGTATCCGTCGTTCGCCGGGCGTTGAACTTCATGTGGGATATGGCGACCGCGTTGGAAGAGGGGAAGGAACTCTATGTCGAGGAAGCGGACGGGAGCCGTACCAAAGTTCTACTCGGCAATCTCAGGGGGTAGTCATGTTCCATAGAGCCTTGTTTACGTTCGGGCCATTTGTCATTGTGATCGGATCATGCTTACAGATGGCAGAGGTTGTCTCCAGGGGTGTGGCGGCAATCGTTTGTTTGATCGGGCTTGTCATGATGATTGCTGGTATCTTCCTTCGGAATGAAAGCGAGAGGAAGGAAAGGGAAGCGCTCGACAAGTCCCTTGATGCAGAGGACGAGTTACGCCACTTGCTTTTGATGATCAGGGAAACCGACGATGGGAAAGCCCTTGAGAATCTTTCGGATGCCGGGGCACGTTTGGTTTCGGAATCTAAGCGTATCATCCGGGAGAATGGTTATCCGAATCACTGGAGAACTGGAACACGAGGGTCGCGATAATGGCTGCTGAGAAAAGCAAGAAAACGACGGTCTATGTACTTCACGATCAACATAGTGGAACTTCCATCGACGGTGTGGTAACAGACAAGTCCGTGGCCACGAAGTGGAAGGCCGTTGATCCGTCCTACCGATTCGTTGTGGAGGTTAAACTGGACGACAAGAGCACCGTCCAGAAAATCCTGCTTGAGTGGACGGCAACGTATGACATAGAACTGGGGGACGGTGACGACTAAAGGAGAGTACCTTGGCCGGAAAGGGAGATTCACCGAGACCTTACGACGTGCGTAAGTGGTCAGATGGTTTCGACAGGATAGATTGGGGGAGGAAGAAACGTGAAGGTGCGAGGCGCAATACTTCGGGACAAGCACGGATGGCCGGTCGAAGGCGTAAAGGGAAGATGGTTTCTGAATCTACTCCGCGCCGTAATACACATGAATCTTTGGCAGACCTGGAGCCGACGGAAGAAAGGTTACCCAAAGGTAAGCGGACCCGTGCCCGGAGCGCAGACTGAGGTCAAGGAATGAGTGAATCGCCTGGCGCAATTCCACGGATGCGACGGAGACAGATCAGAGGTGCACTTGGGGTTGGCGGTGATACGTTGGACACGTGGCATAGGGAAGGAAAGCTCTGCCCATTCCCCACGCTTTCAACGGTGAGTCTTGAGAGTATCGAGGAAGACGTGGTGAGTGGACTGGCTCCCCCAGAGCCGTTCATTGCCAAAGACAGTAGTGTGGCATCATTCGGGAGTTGCTTTTCTCAGCATGTTGTCACCCATCTTCGAGATCACGGCTATGCGATCAATGAGGGAGAGACCAAGCGTCTCCATTCCTTTGTGATCTCGACGAACATGGTAAATACCTTTACCCTTCGTCAGCAATTCGAGTGGGTGTATGAGGGGAGGTACCCGGAGAATGTCTGGTACGTGAAGCTGGCTGAAGCTGAAGAGGTCACGTCCGTTGCGTTCGCGGACGGTTCTAAGGCTTATCGAGCGCGGCAAAGACAGATGACGCTCCTGGAGGATGACGAGGACGTGCGCCGCGAGACACGTAAGATTTTCGACTCGATTGACGTGTTTGTATTCACACTTGGACTTTCGGAGATATGGTACAACAGAGTTAATGGTGGTGTGTTCGTCGGAGCAGTGCCGGAGTCCGTTTACGTGGTGGGCAATCATGGCTTCCGTGTCAGTCGTGTCTCTGAGAATGTCGCCAACCTGGAGGCCATGTACGCGTTGATTCGCGAGCATAATCCTAGTGCCAGGATCATCGTAGCCGTGTCTCCAGTACCGCTCTTATTCACGTTTAGGAAGATTGCTCCGGTGCCGGCGAATGAAGCGTCAAAGGCGGTTGTGAGAGCCGCGGCTGACGAGTTCGTGGAAGGGAAGGAAAACGTGTACTACTGGCCGAGTTATGAGATTGTTCGCTACTGGTACATGCTTGGTAAGAATCCGTATGCGAGAGACAACCGGCATGTGCGGAAAGAGGTGGTGAAACTGATCATGACTCTCTTCGATAAGCACTATTTGACAGGGAGCTAGGTATGTCGAGATCACGAATTGTCGTTATGAATGCCGAGATTCCGATTGATCCGAAGTGGCTTGCTCAGTCCGAGTTCATGGCGGAGCAGGAACAAGATGGAACATGGGAGTTGTTCAAGGATCGAAACAATGCTCTTGCGGGGGGTCTCGCTGAGGAAGAGATATTCGACTTGGTTAGTGACAACATACCGTTGAAGGAAGCTGAATATGGAGACGAAGTGGACGGAACCTGACGAGCAAGGTCGTAGGTGGAATCATGGCGACGAAGATATGATGTTGCGGGGAATCTCGCACTTGGTCGGGCGTGTGGTCACGGACTCTATGCTTCCGTTGTCCACGTGTTGCGAGTGGAACTTGAAGCAGGGTGTAGTCTTCCTCTCGTACACCTACGAAGAAATCATTGGGGATTGTACACAAGGTAAGCCGAAATGGAGAGTGATAGGCTGCGGGCCTGGCGGTTGGGTAGAGATCGAGTGGTGTCCATTGTGTGGCACCAAACTGCCGGACGTAGAGTTCAAGTCTGAGCTTACAGGGGAGCGTCAGATACGACGTGTGATAGACGGTGGGTACTACTGTGATACGTGTGGTGAACGGTTACACGGATGCAGTTGTCTTGATCCTGCTATGCAATGGGAGGCTGTGAAATGAGGTTAAAGGAGCGCCTTTTAGCGTCTCTCAGAACTGAAGATGGGCCATTCGAGCAGATGTTAGACGAGGTTCTGGATGTTCTGAATGAGGTAAAGAAAACGCTGGAAGAGAATGTTGGTGCCGCAAAAGTTGTTCTAGTTTGTAGTCGCTCGCAGTTGGACTACACTATGGACGTTGGTGTCGAGCCGTATTCGTTCGTAGTCTTTCGGTTGTCGCTCTCGTTTTCAACGGTGTATCCGGTTAAGGTGCATCGGTGTTTGGTAGACCAGACAGCCGTGGAAGTGTCCAACAGGGGAGAGCTTGAGAATGCGATAGCCGGTTGTTTTGCCGGAGAGAAATTGAAGCAGTTAATGGCGATTGTTCGTGCGGAATCTCGGAGACTACAGGATGCCGTGGCTACCAGTGCCCCCGGTGATCAAGTCTAGTGTTCGGAAGCTATGTCTGACGCCGTACCACAATCATCCGAAAGGGTGTCCGAACTACGGGAAGAAAGAGGGTTGCCCACCGGCTGCGAAGATGATCGGAGACGTGCTCGACCTGGGGCGCTCAATCTACGTGATCTACAACATCTTTCCTTTCGGTCGTCACGTCCGATTCATGAGGAAGCGACATCCTGAGTGGACGAAGTACCAGTTGCGTTGTGTCCTCTACTGGCAAGGAACGGCTCGAAGGCAACTCAAGAATGAGATAGGTCGGTTCTTACAGGAGTTTCCGAAGATGACCGTAGTGGTTACTCCCGAGGCGTGTGGCGTCAACGTGACGGCGACCATGAAGAAAGCCGGGATCGAATTGGAGTGGCCACCTAAGAGATTCGCATACCAAGTTGCTCTCGCGGGGTTTCCACAATGATGGCAATCTTCAAGGGTTGGAAAATAGTCAACGAGCGAGCGTACCGCAAAGAGCGAAGGGAAGCTCTGAGGTTGGCTGCACGAGACGAGGATCTGGATATGTACGTCAACTGGCGTGTGTTACACAGGGGGAGTAAGTGGAACAAGAGCGACAAGTCGCACGTGACCTACTTCCTTGCGACCAAGTTAATATCCCGCGGGGACACGTACGAGGGTGTGGTCGAGTGTAACAAGTGCGACTACTGCGAAGTCCTGGAAGACTTGACGGATGGTGTCGGTGTGGTGGTGACGAACTATGCCGCTCACCGAATCATTGAACACTTGGATCGTCCGCCGCCAGATTTTGTGTCGTACTGCAATGTGAGGATGGCTGGACGACTGAAGACGACGAATGGAGGATGTCCGAACGCTGACGAGATTCTTGTCAGAGCTAGAGCAATGGGCTTGAAGTGTCCGAGGCTTACCTATGACAAGACACATGGGTGGACGCTGCGAGGGAAGGGGAAGGATGGAAACGGTGCACCCTTGGTCTGGAAGGTTGCCGAAGACCTTGGTCTGACTACCTGGCACGGTTGTGTTAGCAGCATTCAGATCGATCCAATGAAGTTGAAAGGCACATGATGCTGGAACTCAGTCGAGACGGTGTGACGTTTTACCTACACCCGGAGTCGTGGAGTCATCTGGGTGTTCAGCGGCAGTATAGCGCCGGTTGGGAGATACGAGAAACCCAGTTCTTTCAGCGGTTTGCTGATTCGACTAAGGTGGCCGTTGACGTGGGAGCGTGGTGTGGGGTACATACAGTGTTCCTGGCCAAGTTGTTTCGCCATGTGTACAGCTTCGAGCCGGATAGGTTTGCCATGAAAGACTTGCGCCTAAACGTTACCGCTAATGAGTTGGGCAACGTGACGGGTTGTGGGAAAGCCTTGACAGATAAGGACGGAGCAGTTGTGTTGAACAACATACGTGGGGACTCGATGGCCAGTGTTAAGGACGTGGCCGGAAGAGGGAAGAGTGAATGGGTTGGGACGTGGACCTGGAATACGGCGGTCGAGGAGTTGGGGATTGAAAATGTCGGGTTGCTGAAGATAGACATAGAGGGGGCCGAAGATGTTCTGCTTCCGTCTATGTTTCAGTGGCTATGGGAATATAAACCGCCATTGTCGGTGGCTTTCCATACCGAACTCGTAGAGGGGACAGTGATTCAGCGTCTCCGTGGGGTACTGGAAGATGTGTATGTACACGTGGATCGTACCGAGCGGATGTCAGACTTGTACTGGAGTGAGTAATGAAAGACGTATTTCGTCCACACCAAGAGCCGGCGCGGTCGATCTATGATGCGTTCCAAGAGGAAGCTGAGAAACGCGAAGGGCGTTCGATTGAAGCGTGGCAAACCGCCGAAAAGAAAACTGTGTGGCAAGCCGCTCGTGACGCGGCGCAGCAAAGAGGTCTGAGAGTTCCTACGATGGAAGAGATAGAACGTGCGGAGTCGAGTGCGTGTGGTCATGTGGACTACGGGGCCAAGTGGGCATACGGAATTGTCGAAGCTATGAATCGTCCGAGTTAGTCGGTCACTTTGGTAAAGAGGGAGAGTGACGTGAGACCGTTGTTCACGAATTACGATCCAGAGACAGGAACATTGACTATGCCTTTTCCGAAGGGTGAAGCTAGACGAGTCGTTCATTGTAAGAAAGCGTCTCACGACGTGTACATTGGTCGTCCGACGAAGTGGGAAAATCCGTTCAAGGTTGGCGAAGACGGTACGCGAGAGGAAGTGATCGCCAAGTACCGTGATTGGCTTCAGACTCAGCCACATCTGTTGGCCGACCTGAGAGAACTCAAAGGGAAGGTGTTAGGTTGTTGGTGTGCTCCGAAGGCGTGTCACGGTGACGTTCTCGTGGAACTGGCTAACAGGGAGTCACAAAATGTCTAGTGGGTGGATGTCTTTGGAAGCCGCAATAGAACATGCGGAGAGTGTTGCACGAGCACATCCTCCAGGAACTTTGTGCGAGCAAGAACATGACCAATTATCTAAATGGCTAACGGAGCTTCGAGTTCGACGCTCTGAGGACGAACAGTTGAGAGAGGATTGCTACTGCCATTTCGATCATGAGTGAACGAGGAGTGGCTGATAGACAGGGAAGGAGGGTGTTGTGGGAAACGTCTTGGAAGCAGTTAAAGCAACTTTTGGAAGACTGTTTCGATGACCTAAATGCTCGTTGTCGGATAGATCGGGAGGGAGATTGAAATGACTCGCTACGCTCGCTTTGCGTTCTTCATGCTCTTGGTGTTTCTCTCCGGGGTAATTGTCTGCGGTAACTTGTCTAAGTTGGTCAAGTCGTCAATGACCTACGAACCTTCGTGGGGGAAAGTGTGTTTTTCCTTGCTCCTTACCTTCATGTATGGCGTGGAGGTCTGCTAGGGAGGATTGTGGAAGGTGAAGTACGACGGGAACAGTTAGGAGAAATTCGTATGAGAGAATCTCAGTACTTGGTAGATAAGTGTCAGGCACTTGCTCAGGTGATTTGTTTCTTTCGTGGTGAGCAGGGAAATTGGAGAGCGTCTGGGAGGGAAAAACGTTACGTTTTCTTGTCTCAGGTTGACTTTTGGGAGTGGGAGATTGACGTGTTGATCTATTCCTGCAACTCGTTTCTCAAGAGGTGTCAGTCTTGGAAATCGGGAACCAACACTTTCAAGAGCATGTTTGATACGTTGGGCATTCCGGTTAAAAATAGCGAGTTGCGGCAAGCAACGTTTTTTAGGGCATGTGACGAAGATGAGGTGGTAGCTCCTGTTGACAAGGTTAATGAAGTGATCGATGCGTGGAACGATTTGCTTGCACTTTGCGAGAGGACTTTGATGAAGTCTAAGCGTCAGATAATTGTGGAAAGAGGACAGTATGGTGTTGTTATGATGGAAGACCTTGGCAAATACAGGAAAGAACGCTTGGAGGCGAAGTAATGAAATACGACGAAGCCATGAATCATTGCATCTTCCGGTATGTCTCCGGGAGCAAAGCCTATGGTACGGATCGTCCTGATTCGGATACCGACTGGAGAGGGGTTTTCGTGGCCCCGCTTCGCTACACCTTCAACCTCTACACGAGAGAGGACGAAGATGGTGCGATCAAGGTCGGAGTACAGCAGATTGAGTTGAAGGAAAGAGACGAAGTGATCTACGAGCTTCGTCGAGTGCTCAAGTTGCTTGTGGCATGTAACCCGAACATCATTGAGTGTCTCTGGGTTGACAGGTTTATCGACATTGAGAAACCGTTGTGGACGAAGATTCGCCAGCATCGTGATTACTTCCTGAGCACGAAGGCGAGACACACGTTCTCCGGCTATGCGATAGCTCAGTTGCGTCGGATCCGTACTCACCGTGCGTGGCTTTTGAATCCACCTGATCACGAACCTACTAGGCAAGAGTTTGGATTGCCGCAGCATGGCACGGTGCCCAAGGAACAACGACAGGCAATTCTCAGCCTATCGGAAAGATTCCTGGGTGAGGAAGTTCGTGAGACCGTGAAGAAAGAGCAAGCCTTCGAGGAAGCCTTGAAGCATTGGCGGGCGTACTGCAAGTGGGACAGGGAGCGTAACCCGGAGCGCAAGGCTCTCGAAGCGAAGTTCGGGTACGACGTGAAGCACGCCATGCACCTGGTTCGCATTTTGAGGATGGGAGAGGAAATCCTTCGGCGCGGAGAGGTCAACGTCTATCGAGAGGATCGAGACGAGCTACGTTCCATCATGCAGGGAGCGTGGACGTATGAGGAGATCGAAGCGTATGCCACGGGCAAGGATGGCGAGTTTGAAGCTCTGGAGAAAACGTCTCCGCTTCCTCATTCAGCGAACAAGAAAGCCGTTGAGGAACTCTTCATTGATTTGTGCGAGGAAGTGTACGGGGTCAAGATACGGGAGGAGAGATGAGAACCTATTGGCGTTACTTCAAGCTCACTTGGTTCAGTCCATCGTTGTGGTCGGCCGCGGCGTGGTTCGTGTTCATTGGGATACTGTTGTTCGGTGTCGGACACTCCGGTTACTGGAAGGGTTTCTGGGGTGTACTTTTGGTATTGATCGTTTTTCCGTTGTGTACCATGGCCGGCGCGTATCGACGCCGGGTAATGGAAGAGAACGCTACTATGACAGGAGGTAAGAAATGAGAATCATCGTCGTAGATGACGAACCGGCAGTTAGTGATATTGTGAAAGGGGTGTGTCTGGCCGCGGGGTATACGTGTGATACATTTGACTCGTATCCCGATGACCCGGGACCGGCAAGCCTGATTATCACCGATCTGGTGGGGCCTGGACCTCGTGGGCGTGACATTTGTGATCGACTTGAGGCCGAGGGGAACATGACACCGATCATAGTGTTGACAGCGGCAACTGGTGATAGGTTGGAGCAATTGATCGGGTCGGACTGGAAACCGATAGCGGTGGTGACGAAGCCGTTCAGTATCGCTCCGCTGACTCAGATAATTAAGGGCATTCTCGGCGAACCAAAGGAAACGCTCCTGGAGGCCGTGAGAGCGCTCTACTTCGCCGGGTACTGGACGTGTGCCGGTTCCACAAGGGAAAAGCAAGCTGCGCTCTGGGAGCGTCTCAGGGACGCTGCGGGGATACCAGAGGGAGCGGCGACTGAGGCTGGAGTGGGAGACTGAGAAATGAAACCACATATCCCAGGGCAGCGGTCGAAAGAGCTAAGCCTTGTTCGTGAAGTGGAGGGTCATGGCGAGTACTTGATGATCGATTTAGAGACCGGTAACTTGCTCGTGAACAATGGCAGTCTTAGGACGTTGACCAAGCAAGAGGCTGAGTCTCTCATAACAGGGGAAGGTGTGAGTGATTACAATCGCCAATTCCTGGGACAGGTCGAGGTGGTGCGTGCGACAAACGTGATCGTGACACTTCACACGCAACGAACCCTTGAGTTGAGGATGCGTGCTATCGAGGAACGTGAACGCGAAGAATCGGATACATGACAGTCCCTAACAGGGGACGCCTCCAAGCCCGTCGCGGAACTCCACGTCCGCGCCGGGCTTTTTTTGTTTTATTGACCTGGACAATTGAGCGGGACTATTGGTTCAGACCTGGAAATAGAGCTAAGTAATTCGTTGGGAGATACCATGAAGCCCAGAGTAACGGCAATCGCCAGTCGTGTGGCGGCCAAGGGAGATTGGAAGTGGGAGAGTGCACGTCGTGAAAAGCAGAGAACCTCCGTCAACAAATATCTCTACCGAGAGTTTGAAGATGTCATGAAGCAGGAATTGTGGGAGATTGAGGGATTGCCGAAGGGGGGAACGGTTAAGAGTAATTGGCGCGCCGGCGCGACAGAGGTTGTCTATGAGGCGGGTGGTGAGCCGGTGGTGAGTATTAGCGTTTACGTTCATAACTCTGTTGGCATGAGTGGGGTGTATCATCTTGGCGGAAAGGAAATCACCGTTGAGAGAGTGACCAGTGAACCTATTGACATAGAGCAGCGACTCACGAAGAGGTTCATTAAGACAACCGTCGATGATCTCTTCAAGGAATTCGTGAAGAAACTGAAACCGAAGGTGGGTGGCGGTGACGCGTATCTCGGTGATCGGACTCGTGTCGAGGTGAAGTTCACGGTTGACTTGTCAGAGCAAGATGCCGAGGCTCAAATCACACAGGCATTGACTCGTGCTTTCGGTGACAAGATAAGCGAAGAGATTCGAGTGGACACTGAGGAAGTGAAGTACCGATGACACCGCGCATGGCTGCGATAGCTCGGAGAGTGGCTGCGGGGTCACAGGCGGTTTGTATAGGACCGCCAGAGAATTGTTCAGCGGTTGCGATCAAAGCGTTGACTGGAGAAAAGGTCGAAGGGAAGAAACGAACACCTTCGGAGATTACGTTGGTCATGGACAAACTGGGGTATCACTACAAGGTTGATTCACTCACTCGGAAATGGATGGACAAACCGGCGCGCTCATTCGATGAAAAGACTCGCTTTACAGGAATGTTGTTTGTGAGTGGGCACGTCATGCCGGTTGTCCGTGGTCGAATGAGCAATTTTTGTGGTCATGGTGACGAACCGATCACGTTTCTAATGAGCTTCACGAAGAGGAGGAAGTAGAAGATGGCAGACAAGAAAGAACTGCGAGAGTTTGAGCGCACAATTGTTGCGGCAGTTGATCTTGATGTGCTCGTAATGCCAAATGTGTTGAAGGGGAGTGAAGATAAGTGGGAAAAGTGGAAGGCAGAGCACGGTGAGGAAACTCTAAAGGCGCTTGACATGGGTGGTGCAAAGATTGTCAAGGTCGATCCCGGTGAAGTCAACAAGTACTTCCACCTCCAAAAGGACGGAAAGAAATTCATTCTGAGCTTCATTGAAACTCCGCAGCGGAGGAAAGACGTTGCTTTGATGCTCAAGAACTTTTCCAAGGTGGTGGAAGCGTATGAGCGTATGAAAGGTTGGGAGGATCCGTTCTATTCCAACATTTCTGGAATCCTGGATGGTATCTTCAAGACCCGTGGTGGTCGTCGGGAAGCCTTCAGTGTTGTGTGTGATTGGCTCCGCAAAGATGGAATACGAATCTGGTCTTAACAGGAGAAACTAACAATGGCTAACGTAAAAGAACTGCGAAAGTTTGAAGCTGCGCTTAGGATCCTCGACAGAGGTGGTAACGAAGACGGAAAGTGGCAAGAGGAACATGACGAGAAAGTTCTCGACAAGGTGCTCGATGCGTACGACGAGGGTGCGTACGAGTACGTCGGTGACGAGAAGATGAGAGAGATTGAGGAAGCGGAGGCGAAATCGACAGTCGAAAAGTATGGTTTCCCGGAGTCCGGCCTGGACGAGCAAAAGGTAGATGGTTGGGACGTGTGGTTCGGTGGTGCTATCGGGATCAACAATCTCTACAAGGATTCGTGGCCGCCTCTCGACCAGTGTTTCTGGCTTTGGTCTGGTCCGGGTGCGTTCAATGGCGAGATTGAGGTTCACCTGGAGCACTGGAACATTGAGCCGAACAAGGAACTGATTGACGACATGATCGACGAAGTTGCGGATGATGAACGTATTGACGTTGACCTAGACCTCGTGGATGTGTCAGCAATCCATTCGAGATTGACACCCAAGGTTAAGGAACACCTTGACAGTGGTGAGGTGCTTGTGTACGGATCGAACTCGTACGATACATGTGTGGCCATTCGGGATACGTCTGCGAACCGCAAGAAAATTCTGGCGATTGCTCGGAAGGCTCTGAAGCGATCAGGGGCCGATAAGTACGATGCGGTCAAGGCCGTGAAGGAAGCCTTCGAGGAAATCAACTTTGATACAGGGTACGAACCTGGTCTCAATGCCGTTGAGGAGTCGCACTTCGAGGACGCGATTGAGGAACTGATTGAGGAAGAACTGGCTGCTTAGGAGCACTGATATGCAAGTCAATGCCAGAATGATCCGAATCGCACGCCGGGTGGCTGGACTACCTGGTGTTTCTACAGGGAGAGAACGGTACGCCAAGTTCTATCACGGGACTGATCCGAAAAGCTCTGAGCGCATTCGCAAGACTGGGTACCTGATTGACCGGTTCACTGGGTCGAAGGGAACGCGTGACGAGCGTGGATTGATCTGGGTGTCCAAGAACCTTGACGACGCCAGATTCCACACGTACCACCGCGGTATGATGCTGGATAGTTCAGACCCCGGTGACGTATTCGAGGTCAAGGTACCGTTCCGTGTCAAGGCCATAGACCGTATGCAAAAGCTCACGGCGAAGCAGGCGGAGGTGTTGGGGAGGGTAAATCTGAGACAGGATTACGATCCGATCAAGCCTGGTTTGGAGTTCCACTTGGCTCTCCGCAAGATCATGCAACACGACGATGCTCCGCAGACGTTGAAAGAACTACTACCTTTGATCGGTTACAACGCGATCAAGGATGATACTGGATACGGTATCGTGGCCGATAGACTTCAAGCGATCCCGGTTACAGGAGATTCTCATGGCCATAACTGACGAATTCCAGCAATTCGAGAGGGGTGATTGTGGTTGGGTTGAAGACGAAGTGTGAGTACGAAAAAGCTGCCGACAAGATCAAGAAAATACGTGAGTCGTGACACGAAGAACAAGGCGACATTGACTCGTCGCTTGAGGAACTAGAGTACACCTTGGAGAGGATTGCTAATGCCGTCGAGGATGACGACCAGGAAGAGGTCCAGTCCCTCGTGGTCTCTCCGCATGGTGTCGAAGATACTGCTTATTTTGTGACCGAACTCGGAAGGGACGTAGCGAGGTTGTGTCGAGTGTAGGTATTTGAGGAAGTTCCTGAAATGCAGAACATGATCGAAGGTATCAATGCGATACTCAGTCAGTCACTTGCACTGCGACCAATAAAGGCAGTGTCGGAAGAATGTCTGCGAGTTGCTCTTGAGCTTACAGAGAGTACCTTTGGGTTTGTGGCGGAACGAGAGGAAGATGGAACAATTAACACGTTGGCGATCAGTCAACTCGGTTGGCAGATATGTCAGATGGATCGTGACAAAGCTGAGTGTAGCATCGTCAACATGGAGCCGCGGGGAATGTTTGGTGAAGTGATCAATGTCAAAGCGCCGGTGGTGGTCAATGATGTAGAGGTGTGCGGGTTTAGTTCTGGGGTGCCGGAGGGACACCCGTCGATAACGACGTTCCTGGGTGTGCCTCTTATGGTTGGCCACGTCGTGTTCGGCGAGATATGTGTAGCGAACAAGGATGATGAGTACTCGGGCGAAGATGTTGACATTCTGGTGGCGTTGTCTACGAGCTTTTGTATGGCACTCAAGTACGTTCGGTCGGTGGAAGCGGTGGTGGATAAGAGCAATTTGCTCCAGGCAGAGGAAGATGCAAAGGAAGAAATGTTGAACTCTCTGGAGCACGAGCTACGGACCCCCCTTGGGTCTATTGAGATCATTGCGAACAATGTCTCTGAAGGGGTCTATGACAACGACCAGCAGAAAATGAAGGATAAGGCCGGTAGGAACGTGTACAAGCATGTCTTACAGTCGCGTGCGATCTTGAACCAGATGTTGGTGGTGGGAAAGGGGTTGATTGGACCTCTCCAGGAAGAAACACAGTATGTGAACCTGGGAGAGTTTCTTAGTGAGTTAGACGAGGTACCGCTGGTACCTAACGATCTCAAGAGCGTTGTAGAATTTGAGGTCGAGTCGTCTGGCCTTGACGACGTGTGGGTCAACATGTCGCGGCATTCGTTGACGAGCGTATTCTCGAACCTCTTGGTCAATGCGGCTGAAGCCATCGTCTTGTTCAAGAGATCGGGTAAGGTGGAAGTGTTTGTCGAGGATTATAATACCGAGTTTGTGACAGTGGTAGTGAAGGACACTGGCCCGGGTATTCAGGGCGAGCATCGTGAAGGTTTATTCTTTGGCAGTTCCACGAAGCAACCGAAGAACGGGTACGTAACGCGTGGCCAAGGATTGAAGATTGTGAAGATGCTCTTGGAACGGGCGGGTGGTGAGATTGATCTTGCGGACTATGAGCCGGGTGAGGGGGCGGTATTCAAACTGAAACTGAAGCTGATTTTCCAGGGTGGACAAGAGCCTATAGGAGTTTCACATGATTAGCAGAGAACGAGTCGAGAGAATCGCACGTAAGGTACGACAGCAAGACGACGAAGAACCCACGGTGCCGGCGAAGGTACGCAACCTTGCCAAAAAGATTCTGAAGTTGGGTAACAAGCTGGACGCTCGCTCTCTGGGAGTGAACGATACCATTGCTTGGGTCGAGGACACCCATAGCCAGTACTATGGCGAGGCTAGGTACATCGGTGGCAAGGAAGCCACGTGGTCAAGGAAACTCAAAGACCTTGCTGAGAGTAAGTCGAAGGGGAGGGGGCGGAAGGCGGGTTACGAGACCACCTTCATGATACTCGACAATGATGATATCGTTGTCGATAACATGACCGAAGCGCAGTTCAAGCGTAGCCTACGTGACAGGGAAGGTATCAAGCGAGCCTATGGCGGGGACGTGGTATATGCTGCGATTCTCCGTGTCGAGAAAGATGGTGACTTGAGATTTCCGGCTCCTGAGACTTTCGTTGGTAAAGAGTTTGGCAAGCATCGTGACTTGGCCGTCAATCACATGCAAGAGCACATGGCAAACGAGTTGAACACTGACACTCGGGCATGGGCGCGTGAAGGTAGTATGTGACCCAGAGGCCGTGAAGGAATACAGCAAGTTGATCGATAAGTGGTCTGGCCTGATCAACAAAAGGAAACTGACTCAGGATCAAAAGGTTGCGTTGCTGGCCGCATTGTTGAAGACGTACCTAAAGTCAGACAAGAGCGGATTCACCCGACCGCTGGAGGTTATGCTTGGTGTGTCGGTTGTGAAACGAAGGCGGCTTTGGCGGTTCTCAAGAGCGAGCGGTTGCGTGGCGAGATTGGGAAGAAACTCGGGGTGAAGTTGGAATACTCTACAGGGGAGTATCGTCCATCGGATGCGGGACCGTTTGGTCACCGACAGTATGGTGGCAAGCGTGGTCAGAATGTTCCTCCAGGTTTGCGCGTTGTGAAGGAATGAGCAACCGAGCGGAACAGTTATTCGCTAGTATTCTTTTCTACTTTGTTAATCCGTAAGGGAGACATTGGCTGTGTGCCGGTGTCTCCCTTTGTCGTAGCTTAATTCAGAGGATTGGACGTATGGCTGCTCTCAATGAGCTTCAACAGTGGGAACGTCGGCGTGTTGCACGTCATATAGTCCGCAAGACACTCGGACTTGAAGTGACACTCGCTATTGACGATGACATTCATGAAGAGTATGACGCTCAAACACTCTTCCTTGAGAAATTCCCGGAGAAAGTAGCGAGGGGTGTTGAGGGGGCGGTCGATAAGGACAGTGCACCGATACGAACTGCTGCACGTCCGCTGGAGGTAAAGGATTGTCAGGAATGCGGAGCAGTGTGTTGTCGTTATATCAATGTCACGATCAAGCCTCCTACGACCCCGTTGGACTTGGACGAAATAATCTGGTGGGTTGCACATAAGGGAGTGACCGTCAGTGCAACGAACGGTGGTACATGGCACCTGAGGGTCATGGTACCTTGTGAGAATCTTGCGGAAGACAATACGTGTCGTGACTACGAAAGACGATCTGTGATTTGTCGAGCGTACGACTGCACTGGAGACCTCAGTGTTGATGACGAATACGAGTACGAGTTTAATTCGCCAGACGAAGTAATTGAACATAGAGATTGGTTTGAGAGCATGATGGACATGGAGTCCAAGATTGCTATGCGTGTGGCGGCGTCAAGTGGTGAGGCCGAGTAAGTCGGAACGCACCTAGTTTGATTTTTCTTTTCTGAATCGCTAGACAATAGAGGCGTCGTATTTACAGAGGAAATAGACGTGAATAATCAACGGGTAGCAGCAATTGCCCGGCGAGTTGTAGTCGCAGAGACGATGACCACGGCGGATGAAATGGTGGGGAAGATCAAGGAAATCATGGAAAGGATTTTTCCTGGGTCCACCAACCACGTGCAGCATAGCAAGAATCTCAAAGAGTCGATCTACATTCGCTTTGCTATTGGTAAAAAGTCGGATTGGGGAGGCGGCATTGCTGAGAATACACCGGTGAGTTTCAGTGCCTTTATTTGGGAAATTAAGGACAGTCAACTTTCGGACGAAATGGTGTATGAGCCGAGGAACAGCAACGCGTACATTACGATCAAGCCTGTCAAGAATCTGCACATGGCGTACGAGTCTATCAAGGTGCCGGCGCGTAAGACGAAAGGGAATGCTGCGCGTATCCTCAAGGCTATTGAACGTAATCTGACAAGCCTGAAAGCGAAGGTGAAGGAAAACATCGACGCTATGATGCCAGAACACCAGTGGGTAGAGAAATACGTGTGACCTTTTACAGGAGCAGTGGTTATGAACGTCGATGCTGATTTGCTGCGGAAGAAAGGTAAGCTGCGCGCTATCGGTGTGTTCAAGGCTGTTGACAATCCAGACGAGTGGTATGAGCACGACGGTTGTATCTGGCGTATTGGTCAGCATGGCCGTGTGTCGAATATGGGAGAGGCCAAAGGATTCAACTGGAAGCGCCACAAGATCAAGGAACGTGTGGCTACACAGGGAGATACTCGAATGAAGAAACGCATAGCAGAGATCGCAGAACGTTTAGCTCGCCGGGTGGACTTGGGCACACATGTCAATTGGGACCGGATGCTCAATGACATAGATGGTTTCATTGATCAAAATCTCGGTGTTATGGAAGGTGTGCCGGAGTTGAAGCATGACGCAGCGAAGGCTCGTGCGTCTCTCGCGCGGGTTAGGGATACCATTCAAGAGGGACTCCATTCTCGCGGACGCAAGGGAAGCAATCGCGTTGGCTCCAGCGACTCGTTGGAAGACAAAGCGCGTGCGTTCGGTAAGAGTTGGACGAAGGTTCAGAAAGCCCTTCACAGTGCTCGTGGCCTTTTGCACAATGACTATCGGTCGAAGTTCAAAGATGCGACGTTTGACAAGGGGAAGCGTAGGATGGTGTCCGCGGATGGAACGATGGCACTCCAGTGGATGCTCCGAAGCAACCCTGACAAGCCGATAGACTACAACAATCAGCAAACCTCTGTAGGAACGGTGGTGTTGGTAACACTGAAGGGACGTAAAGCGTCAATCACACCGACCGTTTCCCGGATGCAACCGCGGACGTAGCGAAGACGCTGGAGGGAATGGGTCTGGGAGAGAAAGGAATTGCCGGTATGGAAGGGTACGGTGGTCAGGTTCATGTAGCGTTAGGACGCGCCGGCAAGGTGACTCAGGGACTCGTTCTTTGGTTCAGGTAGTTACAGGAGACTGAACAATGGCTGACGTGAGAGAACTCCAGGACTTCGAGCGGATGGTTGTGGCTGGAAGCAAGCCGGACCCGGCGGAGTTGATCAAGCTCGTGGCTCGGTTGGAAAAGATCGAGGGGAAGATGTCGGATAAGGATCAAGGAACGCTTTCCAACATTCGCGGTTACTTGGCCGGAGTTCCAGGAAGCACTAACTATCGACCACCGCCGAAAGGTCGGTCAAGAGCAGACGAAGGTGACGGCTGGAGCGTAGAGCCACGTCGTTACAGGGAGTATTTGTTCGACGCCAAGGTTCTCACCAAGGCTTACTTATAAGGGAGAGACTACGATGCCCAAGGGATACAAAGACATCGAACCGGGTGACACGGTAACGATCCGAACGCCGCAAGGCCAGACTCGAAGAGGTCGAGTCGTAATGAAAGGCCCCGCCGGGTGGGTATTGAATCTCGGGGGAAGGCACGGCACTCCTGGAATCGCTTCGCCAGAGAATACAGTGAAGGTGACGAAGAGTAAGAAATCCAGGAACCAGAACCCATTAGCCAGACGTATCGGCTCAGTCTCTCCGCGTGTGGCTTCGATTGCGAGGCGAGTAGCGGCTGAAGGTATTCTGAAGCAACACAGGGCTATTGCTGAGAAATGGGTGGGGGAACCTTGTACGTTGAACGGAAAACCAGCGACGGTTAATGGTCGCAAGCTCCGGTTTCCAGTTGTGGCCGCAGACGACGGGGAGAGTTACGAGTGGTCGTGGGAGGCGGTAGATCGGATCATGAAAAAGGATGGCAAGTTTTCGTCACGTGACGAAGCCAAGGGGAAGCGTACACGGAAACGAAAAGGTGGTCTGACGGCCCCAGGCAAGCGTGACGGCACTGGCCCCGCCAAGGGTAGTCAGAGGCGTCAACAGGGTCTCAAAGGCCGTAGGAAGCAACGTGGTGAGCCGTGCGTGACTTGTGAGCAGGTGAAGAAAGCTGGACGTGAGTATGAGCGTGTGGAATGGCTGGAGTTCCTGACAGGAGCAGATGACCTTCCTCGGGACGTGAAGCAACTCCAAAAGAAATTCGAGGCTCGGATCGAGGAACTCATGGTCGAGCACGTGCCGCAGTTCCAGGAAGATGCTCCAGACCAAGAGGAAATCTATCGAACGGCGTACTTGTCGTTTGCCTCTCTTGTCGGTCATGGTGTCGGTCTCTGGGAAGGTGACGAAGATTGGCACGAAGACTTTGAGAAAGTCGTGGAGCGTGATAGCAAGGCGAAAAGCCTTGGGCAAGACATCGAAATGGAAACCGCAGGGTTGGGGGAAGATTGAATGTTGAGGTGTCGGGTTGACGACCGGGGAGACGGGTATGCGAGGCGGGGTAAGCCGACTCCGCCTCGCTACCTTTTACAGGGAGATAACTAAATGCCGTTCCCAAGCAAAGCAAGTAAGGGTGTCGTGTATATGTTGGCAGACCGCGTTCCCAAGAGCCAACTGAAAGCTCTCGGTGTCAAAGACGCCAAGAATGTGAGAGCCGTGTACACAGGGCAGAAACGGAAGCCGAAGAAAGGCGAGTGGTATCTCTCCGGTGCAAGAGTAAGCGCTTACATGGCACCGAACGATCTGGATACTGAATTCCACATTGCGAGACTGGTCTTGAAGGAATTCGACGCGTTAGGAAGCCCAACAGGAAAAGTCCTCGATCCAAAGACGAAGAGGGTAGTGGCGTATCAGGGAAAGAAACGTGTGGCCGTAATTGCCAGGCGTGTGGCTGCTGAAGAAACTGACTGGGAAGACCCGAAGCTACTGGAAGCAATGGAGGTCATGGAGGCCGCAGAGACGAAGCTCGTGCAATGGCTCAATGCCAAGACGCGTGTGTCATGGAAGGGATATGTTGGAAAGTCCTCTAATCTTTACGAAGGACTTAATGCAGACCTAGACCTTTCGGCTCGTGAAGATCGTCAACGTGGTGGTGGTTTTTGGTCTGTGAATGTGAGAGCGAAGACAGATGGGACGGTGGTGGTCGAGACCCGTATGCCTCAAGACTCAAGGTCGATTAAGGGACACGGAAATCTCGACTGGAATGATTTGAAGAACCCAGAAAAAATCTTCGAGGAAGCGCGGATCAAGAGTGTCATGATCGGCTACAAGCCTCCGCCACTTCCGGGAACAAGGCGTCGCAGACGACGTAGAACTACATGAAGCACTACGCGCTCAAAGGAATCAGTGACAAGAACAAATGCTGGACGATGATCCGGTCGTACAACCCGGACACGAAGCGACGTACGTGGCGGCGTTGTGGGAGACCAACGAGAGGAAACCAAGGCCAGTTTCGCGTGTGCGCTCACCATGCTATTTTCGAGGATATAGCTCAGTCCCTCGGGGCCGATGACAGGGAAGTGCATCCGCTGGAAGTGGTCAGGAATGACGATGGAAGTGTGAAAACCGTGTGTATGAAAAGAGGTAACCAATGAAATCTCTCGTAGCCTATCACCGTCAACGTCTAGCCGAAGCAGATGATCGGCGACAAAAGCTGATCGATGCTTTTGAGTTGAAGATCAGGAAGCGAAAGCGCCTGAATATCGACACGGCAATGGGCTTTCTCAATCGTGCGACTGGGATCGACATCCGTGATCTTCACGACGCGTACAAGGAGTTAGCTCGACGACAAGTGTATCCGCCGAGTAAGCTCCGGGACGTGGAAAAGTACGTCGATGCTTTATTGGAAGAACTACCCGTGGTCATGGAGCCCATCTAACAGGAGATAGACCGATGGCAAACCCGAAAGAACTACAAGCCTTTGAGGTTCGTCTTGCCAGTAGGCCGAAGAAACGGAAGTTCGACCGGAAGAAACTTGACGGCAAGGTAAGAGCGATCATGAAGCTCTTGAAGATCAAGAGAGACGAGGCAGACATACTCGTGAGCAAGCTCGGAGGCCCTACGCATCCGAACAAGGTGGCCTTTGATCAGTTGTTCCCTGGAGAGCGAAAGTTCACCTTTACGTGTCTTGATTTTGACGAAAAGGACGCCAAGGGAGTATCGGAGGAAGATAGGGAAAGGTACTTCAAGCTCTGTGATTTACTCTCTGAAGTTGAAGACATCGTGGGGTGAAGCAATGGCCAACGTCAACGTACTAAGACGATTCGAGACGAAGCTCCGGCTGGCTAAAGACAGCGAGGTCTTCCGGTACTTCAATCTCTCGTTCGACATTGACAAGGCCGAGCGATTGACCAAGGGACACCGCGCCAAAAAGGAAATGCCGGAACGTGGCTGGATGCTCCCAATGGTGAACGTTGACGATGAACATGCCATGAAAACGGACCTCTCTCGCCCGGTGATCTTTGCGACAGTGGTGTCGGGTGGGAAAGAGTCTATGATGCTGATCGATGGGTACCATCGAATTCATAAGGCACTCAAAGAACACGAGCAAGTGTTCTACGTGGTCTTGACCCTTGACGAGACGAAGCAGATTGTCAGCGGTCCTACTAAGGCACTCCAAGCCTTTGGTCTCACGAAGGGGCGCAAGCGCTCGGCCAATGAAGACGTGTTGCCGGACACGATCAAACGTGCTCTGCAAAAGGGGAGAGTCCAGGATCGCAACGTGGTGTCTCAGTTCCAAGGTGACAGTGGGTGGGTGGTGTTCACGAATCGTAGTGCGGTGGCTGGAATGTCGGAGCTTGTACAAGCGGGTCTCGATTCGGTATCGCACACGAAGGATGGGATAGTGTTGTCGTTCAAGTAACAGGGGATAGACCAATGGCAGACCCGAAAGAACTGAAAGCCTTTGAGGTTCGCGTAGCCGGACTACTCGACTTTGACAGTCGCGACGATGCGAAGCGACACAAGTTTCAAGTCGGGGACAAGTGGGAAGCTCCGCGCGGAGTCCGTGAGATTGTCAATGAACAAGGGGGCAAGTTCTTGGTTCAGGCCGTCGGTTACGGAGGAGCCGAGATACTCTCCCCGGATGACCTGGCTTTCGACGTGTGGCGTGACATGTCTAATACGAAGAGTCAGGCAGAGGCTAAGGCTAAGGCCGAAGGGGAAGCGCGTCAAGAGGAAGATAGGTTGTCGCTCCTGGGGTATGAGGACACGTTGACCAAGATGCAAGCTGGTAAGGCTCGGAAGTCTCTCCAGAAAGCGATCACATACAATAGGGATCGATACTTTAAGTCGATCAAGGAATTCGTGATCTGGCTGATCAAGGAACGTCGGGCAAAGCCGGTGACCGAGGGGAGAGAAAAGGTGTTCAAGATGTCCGGTGGTAGTTTCATTGTTGCTCCCTCAGTTCATGCCTGGGGCTTCGGCAAATACCTCTACGATAACAAGGGTATTCTTCGTTGACAGGGGAAAGAATGTGGCGCACCTCGACGAACTACGACATTGGGAAAGGTTACGATTCGCGGAAGCCGTCGCGGTTCGTGAGTTCGCGCGTCTGGAGAGTGAGCACACCGACACGCCGATTGAAGTCTTCCGCGTAGAGCGCGGCGGGCGGCACTACGTCTTCAAATATGAGAGCGGTTCTTTCCTCTCCTATTCGGTCGAGGGAAGCGACGACGAGGGTGCGGCGAAACGACACTTCGACCGCATGGTGGGTAACGTGTCCCGCGGCGTGAACCTTTACCGGAAACCATACGCCGTCACGACTACGAAGATGGACGCCAAGGCTCAGGAGCACGTGAGAATCCTGGAAATGGAGGAAGGGATTCTCAGTGTTGAATGGGACAAGGTGCAAGACATACAGGACAAGTCTGAGGCGGAGGACTTTGCCGAACTACTAAGTGATCAGATTGAAGGCTGGAAGAAATCCCCAAACTCGCTCGCCGTAAGCAATCATTCCTATTGGCCGACGTTCAAGGCTATGCACACGAAAGCGGTTAAGGCGAAGTATGGAGCCAAGGTGAAGCTCTATCGGGGAATTCACGGTGACCAAGCTATGGAAATGATCAATAGAAAGCCGTCGCTGAAGGTCAACCGGTTTAGTTCGTGGACAACGGATATAGAATCGGCCAAGGAATACAGGGGACATTGTGGCGACTGGTGGGTGGTGGTGAAGGTGGTGGTGCCGGCAAGTAGGATTGCCTTTGCTCCAGTGAAGCTCCCTGAGTTTGTGGAGCCCGACATCTTAATCCGGCTGGAGCATGACATTCAGCATCAAGGCAATGAGCTAATCCTGGAAAGCAAGCAGTCAATTCAGAACTACACTCTACCGCTGAAAAGCAAGCGGCGGCTGGCCGCGAAGTGGCACGAGTTCGCTTCAACGATCACGCTTTACCACGGCACGTCCAACGCTCTAATGCCAGCGATCAAAAGGGACGGGTTGACGCCGCCTGACGAGAACTTGGAAGACTACGCCCGGAGAATCGCCGAGCAGTACTTCCCGAACGGCGACATTCCCCGTGAAGTGTGGGAGGGGATCAAGAAAGGTGCTCTGAGTATGCGTCGTAATGTAGGGGGACACGCGCTCGGGAGCGTCATCTACCTGGACGTGAATCTGAAGGAAGCCTCAGACTATGCCAGGTCCACATACCGATGTGGCGGTGAGATTGCCATTGACGTGTGGCGTGCCTGCAATCGTTGGCACTGCGCCCAACAGGGGAAAGAGGACGAAGTGTGTATCGAGCCGGTACATGCCAAGAGCCAGCCGGTGGTGGTCGAGGTCGAGGTGCCGACTGAATGGGCAATGACCTACACGAGCCTTCGCAGGAAATTCCAGGACGAAAAAGAGCTTTACGAAGGTAACGAAGACTGGTTTGCCAAGAGAGGTGTTAGCAGTCTCGAAGAGTTGCTTGAGGAAAAGGGTGGTGAGGTCCGAGTCAACAGGCTGATACCGCCGTCCATGATTACACAAGTTCACAAAGTGAGTATATGATGGCTGACACACGAGAGTTACAAGCCTATGAGCAGTGCCTTGAGAACGAAAGGTTGCTGCGCTACGCGGACGTGATTCGATCCGAAGTCACGAGAGATAAGACTGCCGCGGTTGACGATACTGCAATCCTTGTGAGGAAATGAATGATGGCAGACCCGAAAGAACTCGAAGTGTATGAGCGTAGCCTGGTGGCCGCACGAGGCAAGTACAACCAAAAGGACTACAAGTTCTACGTCTTCGCTAACGGCAAGATTTACTCCGGGTGGGAGTACAAGGAAGATGCCCAAGACGGTCTGGAAGATGCTCCTACAGGGGCAAAGGTACTGACCAAGAAAGGGCTATCGAACAAGGGTGTGGACGTGGACGATAACAAGAACTGGTGGGAGCAAGGATAATGGCAAATCGACGAAATCTCTTAGCCTATGAGTTGCGAGTTGCCCGTAGCGACGACCCCAAGTATGACCCTGATTACCAGGGAATCCATTGCAGTCCCCGAGACCTTACAGGGGGAAAGTGGCGCGGGTACATCGACGCGGACTACGGAGCGGATTTCTTTTCAGAGATTGCGGACGCCATGTCTTTTAGCCTCCAAGACAAGTTCCGGGAGGATGTCGGTGACTGGTACGAAATGCCTGGCGAGTACGATGACGAGTATGACGAGTGGATCGAGAATGCCGTCGATTTCTTCCGAGAGAACGGTATCCGTTGGGTGTTCGTGAGCGGTAAGCATGAACTCAGAGAGTTCGGAGACAACTGCTATTATGTGATCCTGAAAGATAACGCGATTCTCGCACACCTTGACGACATACGTGTGAGGGATATGGCTTATGCGGTTGTCTATGACGAGGGGAAGGGTAAGCCCGAGTTTATTCCTACAAGGGAGGAAGAGTAATGGCCAGCTTGAAAGACCTCCGTCAATTCGAGCTACGAATCGCAGCCGGCGCGGTGAAGCTCGACAGTGACAGGGAGCGTACCGCATCCAACGACCAGTCAAGAAACGAGACCGTGGTCGAATACGGCGTCCAGGAAATGCTCAAGCGTAAAAGCCCACGTGCCGCCGCAAGACAAACCGCAAGGAAGCTCGGGGGCGGTGACAACCTCTTCCTGGGAGAGAACGTCGTCATTGACGCCGAAGTCCTGGAGGAAGAGTTGTGGGGAAGGATTGTGAAGTACGCCGTCAAAGGGGCTACCATGTTCAAGGAAGGGACGGAACACTTTGCCCTGGACGGCGCACTGCAATACTTTAAGCAAAAGGACTCCCTCAGACCGAAGCTGAAGAAACGAGTCATTGAAGCAATGGGTAAGAACCCGTTCACACACGATGACAGGGAACGTACATCATCCAAGCTGAGCAAACGAAAGATTGACGGCATTGTATCGGACCTCAATGCCGGTTGGTACGGCGAGTGGAAGGTCGAAGAGGTCCGAGGACGTGAAGTTGTCGTTAGCCATCCAGTGAGTGGTAGTATTACGACGGTCAATATACCAGAGTGTATTCGGTTCGTTGGTGGGAAGTATCGTCCTCGATAAGCGGATGTGGAGGCCACTGACAGGAGATAGACCGTAGTTGAACGTGAGAGAACTCCAGTAGCGGGTGCCCCTCAGCCGTTTGCTGGGCCAGGTATTTACAGTAAAATAATGGGTGCGGGTCGGTGGTTGGAAGGCGGGAAAGGAAGTGACCCGATGGCCAAGGAAGACAAAACCGAGTGGCTCAACCTCAAAATCGAAGGTGCAGCCAGGGAAGATATGGAATGGGTGATTGACGAGACCCCGGCCAAAGCGACGACGTTGACCGAAGTCATTCAAAACGCCCTCGCGGTCTACGTGAATCTCTGGAAGCATGTCCAGATGGGTAGGAAGGTGATCATTCGCGACGGTGACAAGGAACACGAGTTGGTCTTACGCTGACAGGGAGGGTACTTGGTATGGAACTCAAGGTGGGTGATTACGTCCGCGTTGTGTCTGGCCACGGCAACAGCAACTCGATGCGACTCGAAGAGACCGACCACCCGGAGTATGTCGTCGGTAGAGATCAAGTGGTGGGAAGGTGTAGGTACGTGCGCCGGGAAGATGTTGCTCAAGCAGACGAGAGGTACGACGCAAACGGTTGCTTCGTGTCTCTCCTGGAGTACTCGGAAGCAATCCTGAATCATCATTGCGGAGCTACTCGACTCTTCACCCTGGAAGATGTACTGGGAGTGAAGTGTCGATGTGGTGTCGAGTGGCGGCTTCCTGCGGTCGTTTCGTATGCCTGAATCAGGAGGTTGGTATGAGCTTCAACGTAGGTGATCACGTGATTATCGTGACGGGTATGCGCGCCGGCATGGCTTTCAAGGTCGAGAGAGTTGACGGTGTGCACCACTTCGGATGGAAGGAAAGCGACGGGAAGACAATCCAGGCTAGATCAAACGATCCAACGGCAAGACTGCAACTTGACTCGCGCTACATTCTTGGACGACTCAAGACGATGCGGTTCTTTGCCGAAGCCGTGGCTCGACACCGATGCGGCAATCCCGAATTCGTAGAGACATCGGACAAAGACGGTGTGGAATGTCGGTGTGGTATCGAGTTCCAGTTACTTGACAGGAATCTGAGGCCGTGGTGTAACCGACAACTCTTGTCAGCGACAGGAAACTGGATGTGTAGCGTGCGCCCAGATAATGGACCTTGCCCGTTCCGAAATGCCAAGCACGCGGAGGATGACAATTGTGCAAGTTTGGAAGTGATCTAGCAGCCGACTTCAAAGCCTTCGTCCTCCAGTGCCGAAAGGAATGGCTCAAGACGAACCCTTGTCCGATACCCTACGCCTGGAATCCCAACGCGTGGTTCGACCGTATGGCCGACCGTGGACAAGGTTGGATTGAGTTCGTGACTCCAAAGGCCGAAGCGTGGTTAAAGGCGCGTGGGTTCAGGCTAGGAGAGACACCGAAGACAGGTGATTGGTACGCTTACCCGATGGAGACTGACAATGAGCCAAGTAGTTCTGGAGCGCTTCCGTCACTTCAATGAGGGTGTTCGTCCCGGCATTATCCCTTTGATGCCTCAAGGGACGAATAGCACGTTCTTTACAGAGTGTTGTGGCACTGCTATTACGGACGATCAGACGTGTTGTCCGAGTTGTAACCGGGAGATCGTGGGAGCAGATGAAAAGAACGAAGCCGATAGAAACCGCGTTCGTTGGCGAAACGCTACTCGATACTGGAAACGTGAAGGTGCCCGTGCACCTTTTACAGGGGAGTGAGTAATGAGAATGTTCTTGGGAAAGCGAGTGGAGACAGGAGGAGCGTCGATGGTGTCACTGGCAAATGAAGACCAGAGACGACACGAAGCCTGATAGCTGGACGTGTACCGCACACCTGGCCGAGTCCAGAGCTATGCAGTGTTCAACGCGAAGAGTGGGGAGTATCCGTGCCAAGACGCCAAGCCACCGGAGGAAGCGTAATGGGAGCCTTTGACGCGACGTGTCCGAAGTGCCGCCGGAGATTCGGTTGGGGCGGCGAGCTTATCGACAAGCCCCCGTGCCCTAACTGCGGCCACCAGTCCGATCCAGAGTCTCTCCGTGCGGCTCAGGACGAAATGGACCGCATGATCGAGGAAGCGGAGAGGGAGGAACAAGAGAAATGGGACAACCGAACACCAGAACAGACAGATGCCTTTGAGAGAGGTAAAGCAGCATTCAGACCCGACGTGAAACGTATCGAGGTGAACCGTCTTAACCCACACTCGACGAGGGTAGCAGACATCATCGACCCGTTATGCGAGTGGTGGATGCGTGGCTGGAACAATGCCGAAGGTGAACACTACAGGAACCAAGCCGATGGATCGTGAACCGATGAAGGTTGGTGCGACAAGAAATGGTGTGTGTATTAGCGCCGGTGGCTTTAAGCAAGATGACCGTGGCTATAGTTATGATGTCTTGGACGTGGTGCATATCACTGTTGAGGAAGCAAAGAGGTTGCTCTCGCAGTTACCAGATGTGATTCGTGAAGCAGAGAGGAAATCGGGGTAAGTGGAATGGTGGTGGACATCGAACTGACACTGAACCGCTTTGGCTTCAAGCGAATCAGTAGCAACAAAGTCCAGGTCGCGTGCTTCAGAATCGCCGTGTGGCGGAAACTCCATAAGCACGCGTTGTGCTTCGAGGTGAATTGGCAAGTGAGAACAAAGGAGTCAAGTCAATGAACTGTGACCTGGGAACGTACCACGTCAAAGTCGAGTTGAAGAACGCCTGTGGCTATATCCACACCTGGGGCACTGGAAGACGCTTTACAGAGGGGAATGGTGGGGTGTACCCTCTGACTGCCGATGCCATCGAACCGCCTTATGAGAGTGAGGAAGCACTGAAGGCGGCCATCATTTACCTGTACGTCGAAGGAAACTACTCCTGCGACTGCAACCGGGCCTTGTTCAGTGCCGAAGCGAACGGCGGAGAATTGCCGGAAGATTTCCCGTGTGGCGAAGAGATCAAACTGGCTAGACTTACCTTGATCAAACCGGACGGAAGCGAAGAGGTGTTGCTGGATCGTGACAAACCAGACTCTACAAGGAGTGACCAATGACTGAAGGTGAAAAGGTACTCAGTGCAAGGGAAGTGTCGGTAAGTGAGTTCGTTCTCGCGTGTATTGCTCGCGGAGTCACTATCGAGAGAGTGAAGGAAGAACTCGAAGAACATCCGTGGGTAGATTCTGTGGTGATCTCAGGTAAAAGCCTGTGTTGGAGATTGGAACCAAGGAATGGACAATACTTCGAGAGAGTGTGGTCGTCATGAAAACCTACTGGGAAATACAAGGCCCCAGCAAAGCCCCGCGCCAACCGTGTATCGCCTTCCACAAATACGACGGCAGTAACCTGCGCTTCGAGTGGACAAAGAAACAGGGGTGGTGGAAGTTCGGGACCCGTCACCGTCTCTTCGACCATACCGATACGGAGTTCGGGGAAGCCATCCAGACCTTCCAACAGACTCTCTCCGAAGGTATCCTGGAAGTGTTGTGGGACAACAAGCAATACCGCGGCGTGACCAAGGCAATCGTGTACTGTGAATTCGTCGGCTCCAATAGCTTCGCCGGACTACACGACTTCACCGAGCCGCACGAACTTGTTCTCTTCGATGTCAACGTGCACAAGAAAGGCTTCGTACTCCCCAAAGACTTCGTAGACCACTTCGGACACCTGCGTACGGCAGAGGTGGTCTATCAGGGAAACTTCAATGATCAATTCATTCAGGACGTTATACAGGGGAAGTATCCCGTGGGGGAAGGCGTAGTAGCCAAAGGAGTGAAGCCCGGTAAAGGCGTGCACGGCCTCTGGATGGCTAAGGTAAAGACGAGAGCGTGGTTCGAGAGAATCAAGGAACGTGCGGAGTACAGTGAGACGTTGAAGAAAGTCCTCGCCGATAACCTCAGAGAACAGGAGCTACCACAATGAGTAAAGAACGAGACCGAGAGGAAAGGCTGGCAAGGATAGAAAAAGAAAAGGCAGAGGAAAGTGTCGGTGGAAGCCAGAAACCAAAGTGGGATAACGACGACCGCCCGTTGAACTTCGGCAGCGTCAAGGAAGACAAACCCAAAGACGAACAGCCGTGGGATAATGACGTGAGACCGATCTGACAGAGGAAACCAATGCCTGAACCAAACCCATTGACAAAGCTCGTCGTCAATGTCCGAAACGTCCTTGCTGAAATGGGCAAAGAGTTCACCATTCAAGAGGTGGAAGACTGCTTCGAGGGATTCTGTGAAGAAACGGCTAGAGTACTAGACGGACAAAAAGACCCACTGGACGTTGGTCTCTGGATGTTCCACAAAGACAATCAAAACGCACATGAACAAGCGTGTATGTTCGCCGCCTATTGCGTGGTAAAAAGAAGATCAGGGGAAGTGTAGAGTGAAGTACCGCCTGGACTTTTCCAGACTACCAAGAGACCCAGACGAAATCCTGGAAGAGGCTGAAGTGAGGACAAATGTAGAGAGCCTTCACGGCCCCGAAAACGATCTTACTCACCTGAAGAAAACCCTACACGACTTCATGACCCCACAAACGCCAGGCCATATCCTGGACACCTTGATTATCTTCGACGACCCGGAGCAGAACATAGAGACAATGATGGAAAGACACGTGTTGCCAACGTTCCCAGAGGCCAAGGGACATACACTTAATGTGATACAGGAGGAAATAGTATGAAGGTGATTCAGGAAGGTGAAGCAAAACAAGTACGATGCGAACACTGCAAAGCCTTGCTTGAGTTCGAGCCGAACGATGTACAACTCATTAACACCGCAGTCGGATACGCCGGTGAAACCTTCGAGCCGGAGTTCGTAGTAGATTGCGGAAGTTGTGGGGAGAATGTCAATGTGAGTGAAGTGATCGGTAGTAAGTTCAAGAGCAGACTCATTGGCGAATACAGGGCGAGGGTGAAGGTGTGAGTCAACAACCCGAAACAATAAGGAGAGACCATGAAGACGACCTTTGACGAAGGCAAACGACAAAAGGGCGGGGTGAATCTCAGACCCAAAACACCTCGACCATTGCCACCGTCAGCAGCAAAACCGCGAGGGAGAGAGACTACTGCTCAACACACCTTTACCATCCAGATTGGGGACAAGCCTGGTTGGGACAAGCCGGTACTGAACGTAATGCGCGATGACGGAACTTCGGTTGCGGTTAGCCTGTTGCGCCGAGAGGCCAACGAACTGAAGGAGCTTGGGGTTGGTGTAGAGGGGTAATACAGGGTGAAAAACTCCCGTGAACTTAACCTGCAAAAGAAACGACTCAAATGCCTCAAGTGCGGAAGGGAGTTCGAGACAACGAGGTGCGCGAGAACATGTCGCCGGTGTGTCAAAAATGATAATAGGAAACCGGCATACGGGATTATGCTGGAACGAAGAGTGCCACTGCAACCCGTGGGAAGAAAATACTGGATACATAGAGACAAACGAAGGGCAATGATCGAGGAGTGAAGACGTGAGCCAACAACCTGAAACCTTCGAGTACTGTAATTGCTACGGGAAAACCGAAGACCTACCCGTTAGTCCCAAGTGCCCTGGAGATTGTGGAAGGAATTGCAGACTCTACAGAGATACTGACATCATTCACTTCAGAGGCGGACACTGGCACGCAAGCTGTGCGTTGAAAGTCGTACTACGAGAGGTTGCACAACTCAAGAGAGAGAAAGCACTGACCCGACAAAGAATCAAGTACCCACGGGGAGGAAGCAGATGAAGACGGGGCCAATACATGACATCGAAGTAGCGTTCTTTGGAAAGACGAAACCAAACGTCGGTGAAAAAATCGAGTTCATGGGATTTACACTGGAACGAACCGGTGGATTCTTTTCCGGTGACGGTGTGAAAGTCGTGGGCTTTCCTGACTGGGTAAAGGAAGAGGAAAGTGTTCGCAGAGCAGCATAGCCAAGACTCAATCATGTACAGCATGATTCAAATATACTGCCAAGATAATGTGCCACCAGTGGAAGAGATCGAATGACTAGCGCCCATAAGCTCAATCGGGTGAAGAAACGATTGCCGTGCCTGAAGTGCAGTACGAAGTTCCTCACAACGAGGGGTGTGAGAACGTGTCCCAAATGTACTCAACGGAGGGAAAAGAGCGGGAAGTTGGGTGTAGCCTTCGATAAAGTCGTGCCAGTTCACGCCGCTCCGCACCGGGCTAAAGGACATGTGCATACACACCGGAGGATGTCAATGGCTGAGGAATTTAGTTACAGGAGATACGTTTGTTGAAACGCCTCAAAGGTAAGCCACCACCTATCGACGTGCCCTATGACCAAAACCCAAAAGGGAAACCGTGGCTAACTAAGCCGAGGAACGCCCGCCCTTTCTTCAACACTATCGACCCCTACGTCAAAGCAAAGAGACCACTAACACTACTCGACGTAGGAAGCGGACCAGGGCACTCCGCAAATATCTTCAAACAACGTTACCCGCCAATTACTCACGTCCATTGCGTAGAGCTAAGACCACGCGCAGTTAAACTCGGAAGACAACTCTTCCCTGACTTCACCTTCACCTGCGCCGACATCTACGACGAACAATTCAAACAACAAGCAGACCTTGTGATATGCCTACAGGTAATAGAGCACGTAGAGAACCCATACCTCGCCGTCGCTAGACTCAGACAATTCACGAAACCAAACGGCCTAATTATCGTCTCCGTCCCACTCAATAACCGGGTACGATCACCAGGTCACCTATGGCAATTCAGTAGAAAAGACCTCGCCATATTACTCGGCGATAACTCATACTCAAAAGCATTCCAAAAATGTCGCGGTCTCGCTATCCTTCAACAGGGACAGCCGGGCAACCCCGTGACTCTCACCTAGCAGGCGCAACAAAAATCCCCCAAGCATAGAACAAAGAGAAAAAGGGAAAAGGTCGGTGGGGGTCTCCGCGCGCCAAGGAACACATACAAGAACAGACAACAGAACTACACTCGACAAAGAGTGCGTGGTGAGTACTGCGCCTCTTTAGCCTAGAGGGCCTTTACTGGGCATATACGCCCTTAGAGCCTTTAATGGACTATAATGAAAATCTTTGTGTCTAGGAGTGTGTGGCAGGATCCGAAGGGCATTGAAAATTAAGTGTGTGTATTTGTGAAATGGTGAATTGTAAAGGGTGAATAGTAGGTGGTGTGTGGGAGGTACATGGAGCGAGCCGCTACGCTTTTCTATTTTTCCGGCCGCGCCGCGGCGATCCGACCGGCGTGCCCGGCTGCGCCGGTGCGTCGCGCCGACGAGGTACCGCGAAATAGTAATTAGTATTAAACAATTCGACACTATGTATTATTCAATACTAATTACTAATTGGTCGATCCATCTATACAGTGATTAGTGTGGCGGGTGTGTGCCTGATCGTTTTCCACATTCTGCGAGTTGTGAATGTGTGAAACTAAAGAGGGGGATCGTAGGGTGTGGTGGTGATCCTTACTGACCAGGCGTCGCGTGTATAGTAGGTGGTAGAGCAGGCGGCTTCCTAAGCGACAGATAGGTGAGTGTGACCTCGGAGTCGAGCAAGGTATCGAATGCCTTGTGACGGCCTTGTGGGGAGCGTCTGGCCCTATGGTTTCATACTTCGTTTATAGAGTGGGGAAGTGTAGAGTGTTGAAGGTGTGAGGTCTTTACAGGGGAGAAATAGTCATGGCCAATAGGAAAGAACTACAAGCGTTTGAACGTAGGGCGAGAGATAAGGACAAAGATTGGTCTGAGATCGATTGGGGGACGGACGAAGAACAAAAGGAGCAAGAGGGACGTGGGAAGCAGGCACGCAGGTGGATACGAACAGTGACGAAGAAACTGAAGTTGAGTAAAGAACCTGACGTGTGGCGGTTTGATCCTGACTGGAGTTCGCTATCAATAGACGGTCAAGAAACGTTGTCGGTGGATGCGTTGAAATCCGCTGGTGCCACGTCTGTTGAGGTCACTCGTGCAGGTGTGTCAATTGAGTTTAAGTAATCCTTTACAGGGGAAATGGGTCATGGCTAATCCGAAGGAACTCGAATCGTTTGACCGCCAGGCTTCCAAACCAAAAGCGCCGCCTCTTACGGATAAGAAAAAGCCCTGGGGTGTCATTGCGTTCATTCACAAAGACGGCACGGAGCACAAGTTCTATTCAGTGGTGAATGAAATGTCGGGAAGTCGTCTCAGTGGTTTTGACACCTCTGCTCCGCATGTAGGAGATATGCCGTGGGTTAAGTCGGTGTTCAAAGACATTCGTAGGAAGGCGAAAAAGGTACTGGGTTATTCTGGAACGAAGCATTTCAAATAGGTCTTTACAGGGGAAATAGTCATGGCTAAGTCAGTAGTGGCGTTCCATCGTGCTCGTAAGGCCGACCTGGGAATGAGTGTTCAAGAGTATCGGTTGCTCCGTAGTCAATTGTCGTCTGCTGACCTTGGAGTATTGAACCAAGCACGTACGTCTCTGGAGAAAGCGTCAGGTGTTGTTCGTGGTGCGATTAAGGGTATCCAAGATGGTCTGGATCGAAAGACCGTACGTCAATTGTTAAGAGACCTCGGTGGAGCGTACATGTTGCTGCGTCAGTTAGAGGACGAGTCTCGCTTCAAGGCGTGGAATGGTTAATACAGGAGAAATAGTATGTTGAGTTGTGGTGAGCTTCAGCAATTCGAGCGGAAGATTGTCAGTAGTGCGCGGAAGAAAGACATAGAGCACCGTGCCAGGTTTGCGATAGAGAGCACGAACCCAGGGGTGAAGGCTGCTGGCGAAGCAGTGTTGTATATGCTGACGAGTGGTGTGGCCCCGAGGAAGATTATCCGCAATCAGAACTACACGGTGTGTGTGCGATACTGGGACCGTGGCCGTTGGGAATAGCCGCCCGAGAAACGGGGAATTATCGAGGTCTATTGTGAGTCGCCAAAAGCTGAAAGTGCCGTATATAGCATCCACGAGCCGCCTAGAGGCTGAATTCGATTCTCGGCAAAACGCCGTTTTGCCGTCACCTTTCTTCATTCACCCTCGTTATTCAAGCTAGTTAGTATGACAGGGATTATGCTTTTGGTCAATCGTGCGAGTGTGCCTGGGAATAGCGACGGCTATTGTTCGGATGTCACTCCGGCTGAAAGTGGCGTATTCGGGCGTTTCATAGCGTCTAAATGCAGTCTAGTAAATAGGCGTGTTGTGACAGGGAGGAACACAAGGGCGTGCGGGTGTGAAGTGTCGAGCAGGTGTAGCGGGTTATGTTTATAAGCATACGGCGAAATGAGGGGGAAGAGAGGAAAGGTGACGGCAAAACGGCCTGCGCCGCTTTGCCGCAAACTGCCGTAGAACGCAACGAGACGCCGCCTAGATGGTATCTAGCGTTCTTGATGCCGGACGAAGACCTCGAAATTCTCCGTTTTGTTGAAACTTAATTCTTTACAGGGGAGGAAATAGATCATGGCTAATCCGAAGGAACTGAAATCGTTTGAGCTACGTGTAGCTCGTGCCATGAGTGTCAGTCAGCTTGCGTCGAAACTACATGAAGAACCTGACGAAGCTCCGAAGTATGGTATGTTTGAGAGTGAGGTCAGAGGTCTTAGTGTCCGTGAGATCGAAGAGTTAATAGACACGTATGTTGACGCGGCTTCGCAGGCTCCATTCATGACTAGCCACGGGCGACTGCTCTATAAGGCTCTTGGGTATTGACAGTGGAGCGAATAGACGAAGCGTGTGAGTGTGTTCAGCCGGACGTTTATTGATCTTTTTGTGTGGTGGGGAAGAGTAGAGTGTTGAAGTCTTTACAGTGGAATAAACATGAGTGGTAAACGTGTAGTAGTTAATCAAGGGAAGGGTCGTGAGCCGATGGAGCTTGAGTTGGTTGGTGTGACTACGCGTGAAGAGTTGTTCCCGCAGAAACGCGTAGCAGCAATCGCGAAGCGTGTTGTGGCCTCCCAGGACGTGGACTACAAGCCTTTGCTCAAGGAAGCGAAGGCAAAGGTACTCCAGAGTATCAAAGCCCTTCTGGGGAAGCCTACGCGTGGCGGTAAGCTCAAGAAAAAAGACATAGCACTTATTGGCAATCATGCCCAGTTCATTCGCGCCTTGGAGACGGATAAGAAACTCGCTCAGGATTACTTCAACAGTCAGGAAGGGACTTACTCGGTAATGTCCAGGCATGACGTGCGTCAGCAATCCACCGGCAATAGCAAACTCGACGACCTCGGTGAGTATGGCTTGTGGCGTGCTACGAAGGGGAAGGTTGAAGAGGTGAAGCGTGTCCTCGGCGAACATGGACTTCAGATATAACAGGAGAAATAGTTATGGCTAATCCGAAGGAACTGAAATCGTTTGAGCTACGTGTAGCTGCGAAAGACAAGACCTACGTCGAAGGCCAAGAGAGCGTGTGGCTCAAGTCCGTCCTCGCTCAGCTACGTACCTTCCCGAGTTACGAGTTCACGTCTAACGAAGCGGCGCAACGTGGTGACAGTAATCTGGTGTTGTCTTTCAAGGATGGTGATCGCAGTGGGTCGATAAACCTGGTGCTACGTGAAGGTAAGTACGAACTCGTGGTGAAACTGTACTCGGGAGGCTCCGGCAAGAAAACAGTGAAGGGAAGTATTGGTGGTGGCAAGCTCAAAGGGTCTTCGGAAATGATGGCGAACAAGGTCGAGAGTGTTGTGAGTAACATCATTCTGAAGGCTGTTGGATATGCAAACTACTAGGGCAGTCTTTACAGGAGAAATAGTATGGCCAAAGCAAGTGAACTCCAGACGTTTGAGCACAAGGTTGCGAACAAAGGCACTGCGGGCCTTATGGCTGCGGCGAAGAAAACGTTCCGGCAATGGATGACGACGAAGTACAAAAAGGTAGGTGACGAGGTTCATGTTACCGTTCCGTTTGACCTCGCCGAGTTCAATACTTCAAAGCTCGACACCAATACGGAAGAGGTTGACTGTACCTACGACGTGAAGGGCAAGCACAAGATCGTTTTTCATTATTGACAGGGGAGAAATAGCAATGGCTAATCTGAAGGAACTCCAAGCGTTTGAACGACAGGCTGCAAGCAACGCCGGCACCGGTATCAAAAAAGCTGCGGAAGAACTGGAGCAGGCGCTCAGTAAAGACAACAAAGACGAAGCGTTGAAACTGGTCGAAGAGATCAGAGACCGGTGTCAGCGTATCGAAGATCACTATGCCCGTATGAAGGGCAAGAGACTTTCTAGGTGAACACTTTACAGGGGAGAAATAGCAATGGCACGTATAGGGAAAAGTAGAGTGGTGGAAGTCGAGTCTGAAGACGGTGACCTAGCCGTAGAGACTAGCCGGTCGAGTGTAAGTCAGAGTGACCTACGTGTGTTGTTGAAGGGCGATCTGAATAACGTGTCGTTTACTACGAAGGGCCTTGTCCTTTGGTTCAAGGGTAAACCACAGTAGAGATTCCCCAAGCGCCAGTCCTACAGGGACGTGTCCCCCAGGCACATTCGACCTCGTAGGACTAACGGCCCCCAGCCAGCGAGCCGACGTAAGCCAATAATGACGGCCTACACGTCGGCTCGTCTTATGTACAAATACAATTGACTAAAAGAGTGAGTGTGCAAGGCTCTATAGCCACCAAAACACTTACAGGGATCACGCGCCAACCTACAGGAATTAGTGTATTGTATTTGCCTATAGCGTAGACGCCCTTTAGAGCCTATGAGAGTGACGACTAGAGGGGAAGTGTAGAGTGGTGAATTAGTATGTCCTAAAGCATAAGTGATCGTGGTGACGTATGAGTGTGTGGCGGGCACCGCAGGAGTTAATCGTGATTGTTAATGATGGATCGGGTCGCGGGATTACGGGAGCCGGGTGTCCTGAAAATTGACCCTTTATATTTTACTAATCCATATAAAATTAGCCCAAAGGCGTAAGCATCCACGCATTCCGAAATAGGTTTTAGAATTTCGATTTTCGATTTCGGTTTTCAATTAACAATACCTATTTCTAATTACTGCATATCAAGGTCAAAATGAAACAGGAAACTTGTTTGGTTTGATCTGGCTTTGGTTCCGCGAGACGCGTTTGTCGTTTTCGTTTTGGTACGTATACTGGGGCGAATCTTTCAACTCAAACGGAGTTCGTCCATGTCTGTGAATCTCGACAAGTTTAAGAAAGGTTTGGTTTTCCTAAATAAGCGCCAAGCGGGTGCACCGGTAGAGCGGATGGTGGAACAGTTGGTTGCCAAACACGGTGACAAGTTTCGAGCGTTGGTCATGCCGTCAGCAAACATGTATGACATTGAATTCCTTCGTGGTCTTGGAGTGCGGGATAGTAAGATACTTGCGGTGGAGCGTGACAGTGAGTCGTTTGAAGAGATACGTTCGTCGAGCGTGGTAAACACCTTTGATGCGCCGCTGGACGTTGGGACGGCGACCTTTCTAAACAGAAAGCGTTTTCATTGGGTCAATCTGGATATAACGAGTCCGATAGGTCATGAGTTGTTTTCGTCTTTGTGTCACGTGTTTGCACGAGGTCTCTGTTCGGGCGGTGTGGTCTCGATGACGGCGATATGTGGTCGCGAGCAGGGTCGAAACAGGCAATTACTGAATCTACTTTGCCGGATTTGTGAGACGAAATATGACCTTCCGACATGTGGAGACTGGCTTGAAGGACAGCGAGTCATGGCTATGTTTTGTTTCACGTACATCGTGCCATTGCTATATGGGTGGAGAGTAGAACGACTTGTTCACTCGCGATATTCGAGTGACACGGACTCAAAGGTGAATAATCTAATACTGGCCGCGGGGAAGTATCGGCGTGGAAGCTATGAGGTGGGTGAGCTACTGGACCGTTACATGCGTTGGATTCAGTCTGACGAAACGTTCTACTGTCCTAAGAGGGGTTTACGTGTTGACGACGTAGTGGAACCACTTCCAAACGGTTCGGAGCTAGTACGTCACGTTAGCAAGGTCATGGAGGAAGGTTCGGAGAGCTACTCTCTTGGTAGTAACTCGAATCGTGTCTATCAAAGAAAAGCGGCTAGAAAGTTAGAGCGCTCATTAACTAATGGCGAGTCGTCTGCAATTGCGGACATGTGTACGGCCTCTGGAAAGACCCGTGTTCTGAAGCTGACACTGGAGCGTTTATTGACCGGTGGCAAACGGGCGCTTTTGGTCTCTCACGACAGGGAGATATTGCGTCAAGACCGGCGCGAATTGAATCAAAGTGACAAGTTATGTGCCACTTTCCTGGGGCATCATCCGACCCCGGAGACGAACGTATATGTTGAGACGATTCAGACGATGATTTCCATGCGCCAACGTCGGCCGCGAGCGTACCGGGCGTTGCGTTCCAAGCTGTCTTACATGGCTCTTGATGAAGTGCACCACTATACGGATGACGAGCGAATGGCGTGGTCTGCTCTCGTGGCTGACTTCCGCAAACACGGGATCAAAAGATGTGGTGTCACTGGTACAGCGTTTCGATACGATGGCCGGCCCATCCTTGAACCGGGGTACGAAGATCAAATAGTGTTTCGATACACTCTCCAACAGGGTGTCAACGATGGCTATGTGGCTGAGATATATGGTATGACTGTGAGGACACATGTCACACCGGTGAAAGAGACGTGGGTAGAGAATGAGTTGAATAAGACCTTTGATCGTCTTGGAGAGCGTTCACGTTTTGAGGCGATCAATCACACGTTACATGAAGTACGAGACAGTGTGTTCAACGGCGAGCTTCATACATTATTGTTTGTGAAACATGTACGTGAGGGTAAGCGACTCTCGAAATACCTTGTGAAGCAAGGTTGGCGTAGTCAGATAATCACGTCTTCGACGCCGCAGAAAAAGAGACAGGTGTATTATCGGGACTTTCGAGCGGGGCGTCTTGACATCCTGGTAAACATTCGTGTTATTTCAGAGGGTGTGGACTTACCCAACTGCAACATGGTTGGGTTGGTTCGGAGTACGTCGTCACCGGTACTCTATTCACAGATGATTGGTCGTGGTGTTCGTGTTACGAAGAGAAAAAAGGGTCTGTTGGTGGTGGACTTCGAGGACAACTTACGGTTACAGAATTCCAAGAACGTAGTTCGATTTAGTGACCTATCATCTAATCGGAATGACCGCCGAATCATGTCTAACAATGGTGTTGTTGTTCGTCAGGAGAACAATCCACACGAGGTCATAACTGGTATTGACTTCGACTATCTTCCGTTACAGGTCAAGGATCATGGTGGTGAGCGCAACAACAACAATCGGAGTATGTATCTTCCATACTGCATGGCCTTGGTAGTGGCGCATAGGTTGTGTAAGGAGTATGGAATAAGGAGCATCCTTGACTGGACTGAGGCTTACGACGCTGGTCATATACCATCATATATTCCGAGGTCGCCACAGGTGGTATATGCTGGAGAGTGGGAGAGTTGGTTTGTCTGGTGTGACAAGACTCAGAGACCGTTTGCTCAAACTCGCGAGTGGCTTCACACATTGGGTTTCAGTAAGGTTGATGACTGGCGCGGTTATTGTCTTACTCACGAGTTGCCGCCCGACATACCGCGGAGTCTTTACGCATACAAAGACCATGTGTTGTGGAAAGGTCTTCCAGACATACTCGGGGTTCCGAATAAACTGTTGTATCGGGAGAACTACATTCCCCAGAGCTATGATGAACTCCGTGCGTATGTGCTCAAGCACGGTTTTACGACTATGCCTCAATGGGAGGAACATGCGCGTAAACCAGAGAACTATGGTAAGTATCCAGTCGGCGTTGCCAAGTTCTTCCCGGACTCATGGCGTGGAACAGAACATTTCTTTGGTCATGTGGATGTGACAGTGGAGGAACTAACCAAGTTGTGTGATCTACTAGCGGTATGTACTCAGGATTGTTACGACTGGTTTCGGGAGTGTGTGGGTAGTACAACAACGAAATACGGGGAATACTATCGAGACCTAAAGTGTAAGTTTCCAGCCAACCCAGAGTTGTTTTTTCGAGACAAGAACATTTGGGGCAAGATACTTTGTAAGCGAAAGATGGTGGAGGTGTCTGAAGCGAAGTTAGTGATTCAAGGTATGGGTCTGAGGTCTCTCTCGGAATATATGAAGGTAAAACGTCTTGGTTTGGAGTTATACGATCTGCCAATATCTTTGAGGTTCTACTACGACAAGCCTCACGAGAACTGGTTTTCCAGATGTGGATATAAGGGGGTCTCACAGTGGGTTAGGGAGAACTGTGAGGTTTTTATGGGAGCGGTCACGAAAGAAGATTGGTTGGAGCTATATGATTCTGGCAAGATACCTGTTTGGATTCCGCGCCGCCCTGACCTGTATTATCGGGATCAGTTTCCGACTAATTGGTCGGAGTTTCTACAAAAGCGGAGGTTCTTACCAGTTAATCAGGCACGGGACATAGTGCGTCCCCTTGGGTTAGAGAATATGTGTCAATGGGTGGCATTGAGGAAAAAATCAATGTCTGGTGAAGGCAACCCACTCTTTCGTAAGATACCGGTTAATCCCCAGGCTACATATTCGGATCAATGGGAAGGAGATTGTTGGTTTTTTGGATCGCAATTCCGTTCAAGAAAGCATAAACGACTGAACTTTAGTAATAAGACTGGGTTTTGGGACTTTGAGAGGGCACATGAGTACATCCTGTCTAAGGAGTTCCCGAACCAAAAGGCATACTTCGACTATGTATGGGCCGGAGAGTTACCTCACGGTATTCCACGCCGTCCTGAGTCGCATTATGATGAATGGGTAAGTTACTCTCACTGGATTGGTAATGATCGTACGCGCGTATCGGCTCTGAAAAAATTACCTTTTGCTAAAGCCCGCGCATGTGCTCGCAGGTTGAAACTCAAAGGGACAGAGAGTGCTTGGAAGGATTTTGTTAGAAACCGAAGGTCTGAGTTACCGAAGGGAATGCCAATTAGTCCTGAAATTGCGTATAAGAGACAGTGGAAAGGGTGGTATGATTTTCTTGTAGCTGATCTATTAGACTACGAGCGCGCAAAGGAACTCCTTATACCGTTCAAGATTGAAAGCCGTGTTGACTATAGCTGTCGCTACAAGAAAGGTGAAATTCCTGAAGGGATACCACCAAAGCCTGGATTTGCGTACAAAAATCGAGGTTGGAAAGGGGTAGAGGATTTTTTCAGTATCAAACAGGAGAACACGACATGAAGACTGCTACGAAAGATGCTGTTGGTCGAGCGATAGATGCGTTTGATAGGACACTGGCGACTGTTGTGCTTGGTAAGGGTAAGAGTGAGGCTGAGCAACTTGAGATACTGAAGTCATTGCATCCGGTGACTGGTGAGCTTGAGCGCTTCGAGGGCGAGTTACGTGGACATGATTGCGGCGGAGAGGTCGAGTTGTGTGAGGAGTTTTGTACGATACGTGCACGGTGTTGCGCCTGCGGACAGGTCTTTGAAATGAATCTACAAGACTTCAAGGCTGACGTGTTGCACCTACCGGAGCCGAGTAAGAGCGAAGTCGAGGGAGCGTATCGCCGGCCCGCTGATCGACTGGCGCACTTTCGAGCTATTGTGGGGACGAGTAATGGTGACTAAGTACATACAGCTAGTCTTGGATTCATTGCTCAAGGCGACACGCCTGGAGTCGAGTGTGGTGCAGTCAGAGCTTGAGTCATGCTTCGACACACGGATGGTCGGATGCGAGACGGTGCACTTACTGAGCAATTTGTGTGCGAGTGAGTTAGTGCGTGTGTATTTGAACGTTGGTATATGGCGTGGTGCGAGTTTCATACCGCCGTTGCTTGGCACTGACGTGCGCGGGATTGGTGTTGACAATTGGTCTCAATTCGGCGGGGCCGGAGCGCGCGAGATAGTGAACCGGAGTTTGCGATTACGAGTGCCTGCGGAGCGTTATCACGTGATCGAGGGAGACGCTTTTGAGGTTCCGTTACCGGGAGAGATTGCGGACGGTACGGTGGACTTGTATTTCTACGACGGCGATCATCATTTCGAGGCGCAGCAACGAGCGTTTACGTATTACGACAGGTCATTTGCTTCGACGTTCGTGGCGGTGGTGGATGATTGGCGGAATTGGCATCGAGGTTACAAGGCGAAGGTGGGGACGTTGAGTGCCTTTGAGTCCCTCGGTTATCGTGTTCCGTTTCACGTGACGTTAGACTGGTCGAGTGGGTTGTTCGTGGCGGTGGTGGAGAAAGGACAGAATAATGAGTGACGAGGAGCGTTTGAAGCGAGAGAATCGGCTCTTGATCGCGATTTGCACGGCGTTAATTGCCGGTACGATCACGAAGGGTCGTGCGGAGGGCTTACTCCTGAAGATTATCGGCGGTTTGGAGGTGTCGGAGCCTGGGTGCCCCTCAGATGGTGGAAAGTTGAGTGGAAACTGAGTAAAGTATCGGGGCTGGCGGTTGGAAGAGTGGATTATCCCTGGACAATGTGGGAGGGGTTATGCAAGCGAGATTTGCGCTTTCGGGCGTCAAGGTGTGCGTACAGAGCGAGGACCGGTGGACTGACAAGGTGGTGAGAATGGCTTTTGACACGGGAGAAAAGACGCTTGAGGTCGAGGTTTCCCTACCGAGTGAGTTGGGTTTCAGTATGTGTCACCGTGAGACAGAGAGCGGTGGCAAGGTCGAGTTGGGTGTTGGTAAGATGGGCATGGAAGAGGTTCTCGCGAAGCTCTGATTCCTTACGGCTCATGGGAGGTTTTTGGTATGGCTAAGCAAGGCGAGGTTGTGGGAGTTCCGAAAGAGAGCGAGGGTCAAGTGACTCTTACTTCCGATCAATGGCTTTGGCTCAAGGATCATTTTGGAGCGGTATGCGAGACAGTTGTGGGAAGTGCCAGTGGAGCTACGCTCTGACGAGCGCAAGATGATCCGGTCGGTCCGTGACACACTTGATCAGACTACTTAGTTGGAGGTTTTTCTATGAAAGTCAGGTATGAGTGTTCGGTTTGCGCGGCGGGTTTGGAGCTTGGAGTCGGTGAACAATGGCCGACGTGCGAGCAGTGTGGGAAAGAGGGAGACGCTACGCTTATGCACGTGGTGAATGACAACGGAGTCATGTTGCCCATGACAGGGACTTACCGATGTCGCATGAAGCGAGGGTATGATCTTCAACGTGCGGCGGAGCAATTACGGAAGGTGGATCCTAATAGTACACTTTCGGCGACAGAGCTTGGGTTCCTAGAGCGCAGTGAGGAGTTGACTCTTGGCACCGCGGTGAAGTTGGCGCTGGCGTATGAGTGTACCCTCGACGAGATTGCTGGACTTGGCGAGGAGACTACGAGATACGAGTCGGCGTCGAAGTACTTACTGGAGGTTTTTCGGGACGAAGAGGAAGACCTCTCTGTCCGCAAGAGTGTTTTGAACATCTTGCTTCGGCTTTTTGATTCTGTTTTAGAGGTCATTGAGTATCTTCGGGAGTTGCAGGAGTGGACTAGCCCGGAGGATGATCCAGACGAATTGGAAATGAAGCGTGCGATTGTGTCGGCCTTGGGTGTTTATTACGGGAAGGTGGAGTGATATGGCCGAGTGGACAAGGACACCTCCGACAGAGGAAGGTTGGTATTTCTGGCGTCGAGCGAAGACGACAAGAGACACTTCGCGGTGGCGGTCGCTTTACGTTGTCAATGAGTGTCCATATAAAGGCACTGACCGCGAGGTCGCAGGGTGGTGCGGTTGGGAAGGTGGTACTGCGGTAGAGTGGCCAAAGGGTGGATGGTGGCTTCACATCTATGGCTCAAAGGAAGAGGTAGTTCGTGAACGTATTAGCGGACCGATACCGGTTAGGAGAAAGCGACCGACTGGTTAAACAGGAGGGATTTGGTATGGACTGGATTCGTTTTCAATCGACGAGTGGCATCTTCGATAAGATCAACGGGCGAGCCACTTATGCTTCGACAGAGGATGGGCAGACACGGGTTGTGGTGCGTGGCAATCGTATTCTGGCCGAGTTCGCGTTCCTGGAGGACGAACTCCCGAAGGTTCAAGAGTGCATGGAGGAAGTTGTCCGGTTGAACAAACGGACTTCTGAGTTGAAGCTCGTGGTGGTGCACCCTTCCTTGAAGCGTCGGGCGTTGATTATCTTCACGAAGGGGGCAACACCGCGGCGGTTATTGGAGCAGGTTAATCCATATCCACTACCTGGTGTGTGTGAATGGTTTCGTGGTCGTCCTCAGCGTGAGGGTTGGTATTTGTGGCGGCGGTCCAAGACAGTGAAAGTCCAGGCGAAGTGGCGAGCGTACTACGTGCGCGATAACAATCCAACGATCTGGGGCGGGCACGATCTGAAGTGGGGGCTTTTGGAGAATGGTCGCGAGATCAACGAGTGGCCTGCGGGCGGTTGGTGGATTCCGTCTTGCGTTCGGTGTTCGGAGATTGGTGAGCGGATACTGGGAGCGTTGAAAAAGGAACCTTTTTCCTTACAGAAAAACGTGGATGGTTCTTGGGAGATATGAGGATTCAACATGGTTACTGGAGTTGCGATTCACGAGGTTTACGTTGTCTATCCGACAGACGAAGATGGTCGGGCGCTCCTGGACAAGCCGGTTGGCCACTACTCGGAAGAGGAAGTGGCGGACATGATAGCTGAAGGAAAAGGAGCCTGGGTCACGAAGGGTTCGGTGATCCGTAAGCACGCGATTGAGGTTGTCCATGACTCGAAGCCGTCAGTGTTCTTCATTCTTGAGTCTCGCGATCCGATTGATCTCAATGGCAACAAAGACGAGGAACTGGCTAAACTCAAGCAATCGGCCGCGGAGAAACTGAGTCCTGCGGAAAAAAAGGCGCTTGGGTTATGAAGACCACGATCAATGATCCGGTTCATGCTGGCGTCCCGGAGGGAGACGTTCTAGGGACTTACTACGCGGAGTTACCGTGGAAGTACACGATGGTCTGGATATGTCTTCATGCTTGCGGGCAAACGAACAAGGACTGGTGTTCGACAGATCAGGGTCTCATTGCGACGTGTCGGGCGTGTGGTAAGCGGTCGAAGGTGCGTCCGAATCTCAAACGGGTTGAAAAGGGGTAGAGTTATGCGTGCCATACTTCAACAGTTATGGAACTGGATTACTGGTCGTACGGCTGCGGGACGGATTGTGGACGAGTTTGTGAAGCGTTTCCCTGGCCGCTGTTTGATCTGTTCCTATCATCGTTACGGTTGGTCTCACGGCTTGACTTCGGAGCCGCAGCCGGAGCCTCACGAGTGTATCGAGGGGAATCAATGACGAACTGCGCGGCTTTAGCCTCACAAATGATCCATGACGTGGAAGAGTGGGAGGTTGCGTTGGGGCGTTCTCTTGCCGTCAAGGAAACTGCCGCGGTTTACTGGGCGGACTATGGGCCGGCCTGGACACACCACGGATTTGAGGGTCGGGAGCGGCAAGACAGTGAGGCCGAGGGCAGGAAAGGTGTCCTTCGGTCAATGTGGGAGGAAGCGAAGGGAAGGTGTGTGGACACGATGAAGTTGACAATGATCGCACTTGGACTGAGGACAGATCAATGACCCGAGACGAACTGAAGGTCGATCTAGTTGGGCGCTCACTTGCTCTGGACGGAGATCGGCAGCAATCGTTCCTCGACTGTGTGGATCAGGTCGTCGATTGCATTGTCGAGGTGGTGGAGCCCGAGGGGCATGAGACAGTGATTGAGTTCCTGGGTAAGTGTATCGAGAATGAAGCTAGGTTGATCACACCTAGTGATTTCAGCGGCGATTCGATTTGTGCCATGATACGGCGGAAGTATCAGATTTTTGGCGGCCCGTAGTGTGTTCGTGAGTAAATTGGATGTTGGAGATTTCGTAACTGAGGGTCGAACATGAAGAAAAGCGAGTTGAGACCAAAAACACCTGGGTTGAATGTCAAAGATCGCAGTGTGATATGGAGATTGCGACGTGTTCCTAGTAGAGAAAGACGTGACAGGCTGGTTCTCAAGATGTATCGTCTAGGATACTCTCGATACATCATTTGTCAGTTGACTGGGTTGTCAAGAAAGACAGTGGATGCTATTAAGCTCAAGTCTTCAGAGGTGCTTCCAGTTGTTAGCAAGTGGGGAAAACCTCGTAGGAACGGGAACCTACCTCAAGAGGTGATTTTGCAGCGTCGTAAGGAGGCGAAACTTATGTTTGAGCAAGGTCAGAGTTATGAGGATATTGCGGAGAAATTTGGTGTTTCGAGAGGTACGATCTTCCGGGACATCTGCATCGAAACAAATAGACTTCCTGGTACAAACGGGAGATTGAAATGACGAACACTACTGAGCGGTTGGTCGATTTGCCAAGTGGCTCGTGTTGTAACGAGGGTAACTTCGACTACAAGTATGATTCTTACACGGCCTTTCAAGACTCTCGTTATCGGATGGCTTTGTGTAGGACGTGTGGCGTTGTCTGGTGGTTCGACAGGGACAGTGTAGGTCAAGGATGGTATCGCGAACGCGGTGGTCTTGACGACTTCCTGAGAGCGTCTACGACCTCCTCAGAGGAACTGGAAAAACCTTACGACGATCTGGACATACGACTCTTGACCAATCCTGCGGACTTGGAGCGGGTCGAGGGGGAGTTTGTGTTGATTCTTTCGTTGGCGGCGATCACCCGAGAGAACTATGTGCAGAAACGCCACGTGTCGTTTGTACCTGGGTTTTCAGTCGGTAAGAAAACCAAGTTCATGTTCCCGTTTGTGGGTTTGGTCGGGGATCGTAAAGACCTTGAGGAAGCGGCGCGGCGTTACGTGAAGACGAACCTTCGCTGTGTTTTAGATGGTGCGGTTCAAGAGCCGCCGGTGGTTCCGTAGAGGGAGGTTGAGTAAGATGATGCTTGGGTGGACACGAGAGCGACCAATTGTGGAAGGTTGGTATTTCTGGAAAAAGGCGAAGACAACTCGTCAAGAGTATTGGCACGTGTACTATCTGAGGGATACGGGAACTGCCGGGCGGTTTGACTGGCATTTCTATGAGGGTGGTAAAGAGGTTGAGGAGCCACAGACAGGTGGTTGGTGGGGTAAGATTTCTTGGTTTCATTCACGTTATCCAAGGTGATTGATATGACATCTGAGCAGAAAGTTAGAGCGAAGTATCCCAAGGCGACGATTGAGAGCCAAAAGACCAACGGTGGAAAGCGGTACTATCTCGTGCGAAAGGAAAGGGGAGCTTACTCCTACATTGGCGAGGGCAGTACGAAGTCAAAGGCATGGGTAGATGCTGCGAAGTCGTTGGAAGGTGTTGAGACATGAAGTTGACTCCGCCGCAATCGCGAGCCTTGGTCGTCCTCCGCCAAAACAGGGGTCAATGGATTCTGGCGAGCGAGCATGGTTTTCATGCTGGTGAGTTGTGGGCTTTGGGTCGGAAGGGAATGTGTGAGCGGCGCGTGAACTTCGAGCGTCACCTTTTTGAGTATCGTTACTTTGAGGGTAAGCGTCATGGCAGATGACGGTTTGCGGGTGAGAGTTCCCCTTCCGTTTCGATTCATTCTGATTCGACTTTTGTGGCGCTTGTTTTTGTGTCCGTTTGGTCTTCACCTTTTCGAGTCCACTGGTTCGATTTTCTTTTACATGAACTGCGTGGCTTGTTCCTACTCGTTTCGTGGACAGATAAACTACAAGGACAAGTGAAGGTGAGTTGCTCATGCAAGGTTTTGCGGCTCTTGGTCTTGCTGTGACTGCGATAGTGCTATCTTTTCTGTTCTTGAGGAGTTTGAAATAGTGGAGAGTCCGACAGATGCAAGCCGATGATCTCATGTGGGGAGCCGAGCCGCCTTGTGGGGAAGGATGGTTTTTCTGGAAGACGAAAGAGGATTCTGCACCGTGTGTCTGGCGGGCGTACTACGTGACGACTTGGGAGGGGATCAAGTGATTCCGACCCAGGGAGGTTTGTGGGCGGAGATTGTTTCTACCGATGGAGGTTGAAGATGGAGAAAGACAGTGAGAGACATTCGATCTATGTTTTCTCGCTTCCCGATGCTAAGGCAGTGTTCTATGGATATGACCCTTTCGAGGACACTAGACGAAGGGACTGGCATATCTGGAAGCCTGGGGACAAGGGCGTACCGGCCAAGGTTGGCTATTTCTGCTGTGTCGATCAGTGTTGGGTCTGTAAGAAGTTGTTCCAGGTTGGGGACAAGGTTTTTGTGTCCTGTGCGCCACTGAACAACGAGTACTATCACGTGTGTGAGTCATGTGTCCGAGACGAGCTTGCGAAGGCAATAAGTGAGCTTCAGAAACGGCAACAAGAACTGGGGGTGTAGTCGATGTCACAAGAGGCACCTGATTGTCCGCAGTGTGGGACGAAGTGTACGAGCACCGTTATTCGTGACTTTGGTACGTTGACGGCAGACCTTTGGATTTGCCCGAACAGAGAGTGTCGGCACCGATGGTCGAAGCGTTTGTTATCGGCGGATTATATTCCCGAGCCGGAGCCGGACGTTGAAATGATCGAGTCATACCTAGTTGGTGTGATCCTGGACGAACTTCAGTCGATTGCGGTGCGTTCTGCGGCTGCGAAGATACTCATACGACACTTGTGTAGTGAGTTGGAGGCGTTGGACGTGGCGACTCGTCTCGGCCACTTGGGCGACCGGGAAATGATGTGCGTTGTGGTGACAGAGTTGAAAGAGCATTACGAAGAGTTTGATTGGGAACCGCAAACGGTTTGGGTGGTGGCTGAAATGTTGCCGTTTCGTGAGTCGGGTGAGCCGGAGCCGAAAGACGAAATGGAACGGTTCCGCAGCATTCTGAATCGGATGCGCGGGACTCGGATTCGAGACTTGCTTGACGAGGGTGAGTTGAAGACGTTAGTTCTCGTGCGTACACAGTCGGAGAAAGAGGCCGTCGAGTGTGTGAAGAGGATTGCTGAGGAACACCATATCACGTTAAGCATAGCGGAGTATGGTACGGCGTGACTCGACAGGGAAGAGTTGCAAGAGCACCGAATCTATTGTCACGTGGATACCACGGAGGAGTGGTCGGACAAAAACCGTTTCTTGAAGATCGTCGAGGAAGCGGTAGGAACCGAGTATGTGAAGTCAGTCGAGAACATGCCTGACGATTTGCTCGTGGTCGTGGTGCGGAGTGAGAATGGGCAGAGGGCGTGCGAGTTCGTAGCTCGGATGGCGAAGGTCAACGAGGTGGAGTTGCGGTCGGTTACGCTCGTGGAAGAGGAAGAGAGAGGTGTGGAAGGGGAGGGTGGTTCTACTCCTACGGAGGTTGAACAATGAGTCGAATCGAATGGACTTGGAGAGAGTTGAACTTTGACGAGGTAGACTTCGAGGATAGCTCGTGGTCGAGTATTTGACGTGTGCTCACTACGTGAGCACTGGCTACATACACAATCTAAGCCGACTCTCCATTCCGGGGAGCCGGAGGAAGATACGTGTCGGTTTCCTGGTGGTATTGATTTCACGAAACAGGGAGGAAAGGTCATGCAGGCCACCCGAGTTCGCAAGTTTCTCATTCATTTGAGTCGAGAAGAATCCGAGCGCCTTCAGTCGTTGGTGCCAAAGGCCGAGACTCATTGTACATGTTTCATTGTTCATGATTTGTTCAAGACTACGGTTCTGGACTGTTCCGGCATCTTGACCTTTGCGTCTTACAATGATCGTGTGGGCATGTACTTCGTCGAAGCGACGGTGAAGCGAAGGGCGGTCGAAGAGATCATCAGGAAGGCACTCGCTCAGGTAGTCGAGGACTTTTACGATGAATGACAGAGAGCCAGACGTGAAGGTGGTCATGGGCACGAAGGCGAAGTGCGAGTATTGTGGTGAAGAGATCGAGTATGTGGGGTCGTACTGGAGACATACTCAGTTTTCGCCGCGGCACATTGCGTTGCCGAAGCAAGGGACGTTTGACTATTCGCGTTTCGAGAAACGTGAGGGGGAGTGAATGCTCGGTGGTCATAACAGAGGGAAGAAAAAGTGGACTGACGGCACCTTCCGGCCTGGGAAGTTGAAGACTCGCTTGCGGGCGGGTTGTTTAGATACTGATCGGTGTGATCGTTGTGACGAATGTCTTGGTTTTGTGGTCTGGGTCTGGGAACATGGAGACGTGTGGTGCACCAAGTGTGCTCGGATCAAAAGTGTAAAGAGGGAGAAAAGGCCATGATACTTCGTTTGTCTATGGTTTCATTGACACTGGTATTCATTGTTGCCTGCGAGAATCCTAACGACGTGCGAGCAACGCGGACATCCGCGCCCAGGTTGACGGTGGTCGAGGTCAAGTGCCATCTGCCGTTGGCGAACAAGTGGGTATCGGAGGTGCGGTTGTCGAGTGAGAAAGACGACGTGGTGGAACCTCACGACCCGGAGCTTATCGAGTGTGGTGACGACCAAGTGCATCTGGAGGTTCGGGTGAAGGCTCCGGTTGAGCAGTTTGACTGTCCGGTGACGAGCCTGATCTCTCATGACGATGTGTTGGGCACCGAGGTTTGCGTTTCGTGTCGTCACAAGTTGGAAATGGTAGGTGGAATGCCGCCTAAAAAGTGTGAAGCGTGCGGTGTGGTGTTCCAGTGGGTTCGATACAGCAAAGGGGTATGGAGTGTTTCAAAAGCGGATCATGTCGAACCTGAAGAGACTGAAGAGACTGAAGAGACTGAATCTCCGGCTGCAAACGGGGAGTGAAACAGTGAGCAAGCCTGAGTTCCCGGAGTGTCGTTACATAATCGCTACCATTTGCTGCATAATCATCATGTGTGCTTGTGGCATTAACAAGAATCATGAAGGGGTACTTGTGGGGGTGACCGGAGTAGTAGTCTTTCGTGTTCTACGTTGGTTTCACTACCGCTGGTTTCAGCGATGGGAGAGTAGACAATGATCGTTAAGTGGTGTGTTTTGAGAGTTGACGGGAAGTGGTGTGCGAAGGCTCACCAAAACTCTGCTTCGAGGTCGGACATTCACACTGTGTGTGGTCGCGTCCTGAACGAGTACCGGAACATAGCGTATGCCCGAGTGACGTGTCCCGAGTGTCTCAAGGGGTTGAACAGTGAGTAAGAGCAACCTTCCTCCGTGTCCATTCTGCGGCTCGTTGAATGTGGGGCGAAGTTCTGAGATTCGTGGTTCACTCTCCGCTTGGAGAGCCAGGCTCACGAGCTTATGTGGGAGACTGAAGAGGAAGGGGAGCTTCGTGAGGCGCGGAACCAACGTCTCAAGGCTGAGTATGATTTGCAGACAGAGATCATTATTCAAGGGAAAGGGACCCCGCCGATAGCTCCGATGTGTTCGGCTGAGGTCTCCGAGTGGGCGGCGCAGTATGAGAAAGACGTTGAACATGGTGCGTACTCGAAGGGTCAAACTCCGAAGGGGTGAGAATGAGAAACTGGCTTGCTGACAAGACCATTATCGTTTGCCATTCGCCGCAGTTCGTGTTCGTGAAGGCCCCGCGCACAGGCGGGACATCGATCTTCCAGGGCGCGTTACAGAGGCAGATGGGCTTAGACTTGTGGACACGCTCGTCGAATGAAGACGAGTTCCTGCATTGGGTCGAGAACACGTCGGTATTGTGGCATGGATACGATAGCTTCACGGTGGTACGGAATCCTTACGACCGTGTGGTCTCGATCTACATGTACGCGATACGGGCGCGGATGGAAGGGGTATCGTTTCGGGATTTCGTGTTGAACTTTGCCAAGTACGACGAAGACCCGTTTGTGGCCTTCCATCGACGTTCTTGCTTTGAGCACGTGTACAACGGTCATTGGGCGGTGGTGAGTCGCAACTTTAAGTTTGAGACTTTGACAGAGGACTTTCACCGGTTTTGCGAAGACAAGGGGCTTCCGAAGGTTGAGTTGCCGCACATAAGCAAGACGGATCGTGGACATTATCGAGAGTACTACGACGACGAGACTCGGGAGGCCGTGGCGGCTGAGTATGCGAAAGACTTGAGGATGTTTGGGTATCAGTTTTAGGAGACGTAAGGATGGACGAAGACGACGAACCTTTGAAAACCAAATCTCTGTATGGTTTGGCTGGAGAAATGTTTCAGGGGTTGCACGAGTTGGGTGTGTGTGCTTCGACCTCGAAGACAGTGGAGAGTTGTCTTTGTGAAAGGTGTGTGAAGGCTAAGAGGTCGTTTTTCCGCGGTCCTGGAGAACCGTTGAATTCAGATCAAACTATGGAGAACTAAGTCATGCCGTTTCCGAGAAACTCACCGTTACATGATCCATTGGCTGCGATTCGGTTCCCGGATGCAGAGCGCAGTCTCCGTGAAAATCTGTTGAAGGCTCGTGCCCTGAACGATCCGATGTTACGTACCTCGGATGGTGAAGAGGCGTTCCTGAAGGGTTGTGAGGCCATACAGGACGATGAACATGCCCGAGAGGTTGAACGGGAGAAACGGCAGCGTGGGTTGAAAAAGCCGGGGCTTCCATGTGCCGAGTCGAACGATTGGGAAGAGGTCGTCTTTGAGGATGACGAGCCAACGTATTTCGACAACGAGTACTTCGGTGTCCCTCGGTCTTACGATGTGTATGTGTACCGAGACGACGGTCAGATTGTCAACGTGGACGTTGGACATTGTGGCGGGAAGTTTCTGATCCCGGTGCTTACCGAAGAGGACTGGGGAAAGTCGGAAGAGGAAATCAAAGCAATGTTGATTGCGGTTTCTGAGGCCCCGCATCGGAGCGTGGTGTTCAAGCGTGGAGATCGTATCGGTTTTGTGGTCATAGACAGTGGGGTTGTGTAAATGAAGCTGATAAAGCCTTCGGAACTAGCTGAGCAGTTGCAGGTTTGTGAGGCAACGATTCACCGTTGGTCTCGGGACGGGAAGTTGCCATTTTCACCAGTTGGTCGGCAGCGATGGTACAATCTGAAGCTCGTGATCCGAACCCTCACGAAACCGGCGAAGCCTAAGACGAAGATGAAACGAAGACAGGGGGATATGTGGGAGGATGTTCAGGCGGATGCGGTATGTGTAACTACGAACGGGATAGTTGGCAAGGGTGGTCGAGCGATTATGGGAGCCGGTGTAGCGTTACAAGCTCGCAAGCGGTATCGGAACCTCCCTCGCGTGTTAGGGTCTCGACTCAGTTGCTATGGAAACCACGTCTTTCTCTTGAGGAAGAGGGAAGGTGAACCATGTATCGTGTCTCTTCCCACAAAGGAACACTGGAAGGATCCATCCAGTTTGGAGTTGATTGATAGGAGTTGTCGTCAGCTTCGGAACATGACAGATGACAAAGGGTGGAAGCGGGTGTGTGTGCCGCGACCTGGGTGTAACAACGGCGGGTTGGACTGGAAGGATGTCAGACCAATCCTACGGAGGTATTTTGATTCGAGATTCGTGGTCTATTACTTGTGAGGTGTGGTCATAATCAAGAGTTGTGTCAAGAGTGTGTCACGAGGTTGCGAGAGTTCCTGAGTGGTGAAACGTTCCATGACGACAACCGCCTGGAGCTTTGCGACCTGAGTGTGCTAGAGGTCATTCGTATCTTGCGTGAGCAAGAGGGAGAGAACTGGATTCATTCTATGACAGTAATGATGGTGCCGGGGAGAGACGCGCCGGTGAAGTGGGGGCATTTCGGTTTTGGACTTCATGTACGAAACTGGATGCGTCAAAATGGCTTCGGAGAACGGGAGTTAGGAGTGGTGGGTAGCCTTGACGATGTGTATGTTTCGTTCCTGGAGGAAGCGGCGGAGGTTGAATCATGAAGTGTCCTGAGTGTGGCTCGAAGAACGTGGTTCACGCGAGAGGTGTTCTCCTGAATGAGACGGAGAAACCGATCATGGATACCATTCCAGCAAAGTGTTTGGATTGTGGTCATGAAGGGGAAGCGCACGTGTTCGGCTTCCCGGACGTTGAACCGTGTCCACGAGATCATGAGGATGGATGCTCGCGAGAGGTTCTTAATACCACCGGCTATTGAGGGACTCCATGATGCCGATTGACCCGGAGTTGAAGAAACGACTGCATGTTGTCGATGTGAGAGAGGTGAAGACATGATCCGAGTCTGGTACCTGGTTGTTGACAGGAACATTGGGTTTTCACTTGCACCTGGCAACGTTGCCGATTCGATAGGTGACAGGCGAGCGAGTGCTACGGTGTCGATGCTTTTCGAGGAAAGACCGATTGCTGACGGCGTTCAGATGTTCCGTCGCTTCGCGTTGACGATCATCGAAATGCTGACGTACTGGAATCCAGAGGACATTCGTCGCACTGGTTTCGAGTTCATTCAGATGCCCAAAAACGTTGTGAGCTATTCCGAGCCGCCGACAATGGTTTCTACTGGAGGGTGAAATGTCTGACTGGATCAAGGAAGCCGCGGAAGAGATCGAGAGATTCAACCGTGAGATACCGACAAAACACTACATGTGTCATGGTGATCCTCACTCGTACAAGTCTGAGATTTCGGCGGAGCAGGTAGAGGAAATCTTGCGGAAGCACGTGTCGAGTCCGTGGCGATCTTCAATCACCGGCGCTAGTTCCTTGGAGAACGGAACGCGAGTGAGGTTTGCGATTGCTTCGACACGGACAATTGTTGACGGTGAAGTGATCGGTTCGTTCATGAACGGACAGGTCTTGCAGGTTCGGGCGGATGGAACGGTATACGAGTTGCCGTTGGTTCACGTTCTTGGTTCGTCAGAGCAAAAGGCGAGGTGTATAACTTTCTGTGCATCTTGCGGCAGTTATGTCCTTCACCTTGACCTGCAACTGACTGACGAGGAAATGAAAGAGTCTCGTTGTCCTGAGTGTGGGGAATCGGTTGAGTTCGCTTGGGCGGTGTCATGTACTCCTGGGGATACAGAGACATGTTGAAGATTCTCTTCGTAACGCCAAGTGCCCGTACGACCATTGCCAAGAGCACGGAAGCATTTCGTACTGGTCTGCGAGCCATGTTTGACACGCGATTCTTTGGCAGGGGATACGGGGGTTATCGAGAGGGGTTGAAGACTTACCAGGAGATCATTGATCTTACTTTCGGTGAGACGCCGGATGTTATGATTGTTGGTTTCTATGGAAGCGACCGTGGTCGAGCGAACTGGTGGGAAATGGCACCGATGCCGTATGAGGGACTCCCCGAGGTTGACTGCTTGAAGTTCATTGTCCTTACAGACTACTGGCATTACCGGGGGGTAGAGAGGGAAGTTGCCAACATGTGGTGGGAGCGCGGTGTCAACGCTGCTTTAACGAATTTCTCCGGGGCGATACCGTGGTACCTAGGGAGTCCGTTCAAGGATCGGTTGTTTTGTGTCCCTCTGAGTTTCGATCCGCAGATTTTCAATTGGCGTCGTCTGGAAAAGAAGTACGACATTGGTTTTCTGGGGGCGGGCACGACTGAGGAGAGACGGATATACCCAGAGCGGTTCAGGATTCACCGTAGGTTGTTGGCGACTGGTTACGAGTACCTTTGGTCGGAACATCCAGGGGCGACGCGTCAATACGAGAATGAGGAGCACCCGCTGGTCGGAGTTGGTTTCTCGAATCGAATCGGTGAGTGTAAACTCTTTGTGAACACTGCGGGACAGTGGTTTCATACGAATCCGAAGTACATTGAGATCATGGCTTCAGGCACGTGTATGTTGGCGCAGAAGCCTGAAGACACGGAGTTACTTCGTTTGGAGGACGGAGTGAACTACGTGAAGCTCGACGAGGAGCACTTGGAGGAGCAGGTTGCTTACTACTTGGAGCATGACGAGGAACGCGAAGCGATTGCTCGGGCGGGTTACTTGACGGCTATGAGACACCACACTTGCTATGCGCGTGCGATAGATTTCCTGGAGGCGATCAAACCAGTGCTTCCTCAGTTTCGGAGACTGAAATGAAAATCATGAGTTGGGAAAGGCAAGAGGCGTTGACCGTGCCGAGAGTGGAACGTTGTATACTCCACTGTACTGATATGAGGGGTGACATCGTTTCATGCGACTGGCGTGAACATGGAAGGGACTGGAAGATTGGTCTAGTGGAAGAGTTGCCGGGTGAGGTAGAACGTCTCAAGGAAGCTCTTGAAAAGATGCCACACGCTGGCGAGGGGGTTGTGAGGATGATCGAAGTGAAACGAGGTTGTAGATATTGGTCTTCACAACGATCATACGAGTTTGGTTTAGGTGTTGTGGTTTTCCTCGGACCTCCTTTCAGTCAAGATAACCTGACGGAAAACGTTGGTCGGGAAGTGATAGTAAAGACAGGGCATTCGGTACGTATCGGTGACGATAACACTCGTGTGTTCGTCAAACCTGGGTCGAGAGGGAAGGTATCTACGTTCCATGCTCATGATCAATTCTCTCCCCTTACTTACTTCAACTGCGAGTTTGATTTGGGGCCGATTGAGGTCGTTGTTCCGATGCTCTATACCAACGTGGTGTTACAGGGCGAAAAGCCTGGTTCTTTTGCTCTTGCTGCTTCGGGGCCGCAGGCGGCGACGTTGAGAGACGTTACTCCAGGACCGCCTCCTGGTATATGCGAGTGTCACGGTACGGAAGATTGCCCGGCTGCAAAGTGGAGCACACCATGAAGAGTAGGATCGGTGAGACAGTAATCCACCGGTGGGACGGCTTGAAGAGGAAGCTCAAGGTCGTTGACGAGTTCTATTGGTTCGGTAACCTGAAGCTCGTGTGTGTCGGTGAAGACGCGCGTATGAAAGACTGGCATTGGGAGTTTGAAAGTGTCGAGTGACTTGGAACAAGAGCTTGCGAAGCCGAATCGCCTTGTTCGCTTTTTGCGAACAAGGCGAAGTTCTGGCGTCCTCGGTGTGACAGGTCTTTGGTCGGTGAGTATGGGAAGTGTCCGACGTGTGGCTGGAAGGGGAAGCGACGAAAGGAGTGACGATGCAATACACGTGTCCGTCGTGTGGCATGATTGGAGTACACCCGAGTGATTTGCCGCCGCCGAAGTGTCACGAGTGCGATTTTAAGGTGACCATGAAGCCGTCGAGCCACCGAATGTTAGAGGCGGCAGAGGGAATGTCTGAGGTTCTTAATCGAACGTGGCCAGTAATGAAAGGAGAGACCATGTTTCAAGTTCGCTACGTTATTACGGATGCGACAGATTTGCAGTTCGTGCTAGACGATGAACAGCGAGGGGAACTTGACGTAAGAGAACAGCTTCCGGCGTTCTTGCGAGTCAGTTACGGACACAAGATCATGACGGATGGATCGGTGTTGTTCAAGGATGAGGCGCTTACCATCGTGTCAATGTTGACGGGTCTTACACCTTCGGATGTAGCACTCCGTGGCTACGTGTTCATTAAGATGCCGGAGGCCAAGATTACGGTGAGCCTTCGGGGACAGGAGGGATAAATGGCTGTCGAGTTCATTACGGACGTAGGAGAACCGATCTTCGACGTGGGCACGGAGTTCCCCGCGTTCTATTTCACGGGCACTTGTCTAGTTAAGGCAGACCCGACTGCGAGTGGACGCTTTAAGTTGCCGATGTTCGGCGTAGACGTTGAGTGGTTTCGCAATCTCTCGACTTGGGTGGAGATTGTTACTCGTCTTGTGCCCTGGGGACACATACGATTGGTTTTGTCACCGGGTGGCAGCAAGGTCGGTGTGCTTGTGACAGGGGAGACGGAGAGACTGGAGGGTCTTGCCCATGCCGACTGATTTGATTCTCCAGCGAGCCGCAGCTTGCTTTGTTGAGTGGCTTGAAAAGGAAGCAGCCTCTTCGTGGGAGAGAATTCCTGACGGGACTGGTTCGTGGCACCAACCCGAGAAAACGATGTACCGGGCTTGCTCGGTGTTGCTGAGCGAGATACCTAAGTTCCGCGAAGAGGTGCTCTCGAATCGGTTGCTGAGTCGAGACGAAGCATTGTGGGTACTGCGTAATGCACACGAGTGGTTTAGGAAGTTTCTTTCGACGCAGGAAGGCTTGGACGTGTTCGACTTGAACTACAAGTTTCATTACGAAGCGGTGACCATGTGACAGGGGAGAGCTATGAGTGTTAAGGTGAGAGTACACGCGTTGTCTGACAATTCGGAATGGAGTCTCTACAAGCCGGATTGTCCAGGTGTCCTATACTTCAACGGGAGACACTTCGTTCTACCAATGGAAGGAAGCGCTCGCTTCCTATTGCCGTTGTACGAGCCGACGCTGGACATGATGGGAAACTTGGCGAGGTACATGTTGGTGATTCATGATTCGGTGTCGGAGGGGGAGCTTCACTGGGTAGCGAAGCGCGGGCGACTCGGTGTCTATGTATTCGGAAATACCGAAAGGTTGGTTGAGGTGGGTGGACAAACTGTTAGTGAAGTTAATCCAAACAGGGAGGAAAAGCCATGTTGATTAGACGTATTCCGATTGAAGTTGTCACTGGCGGTCAATGGGAGTTACTTCGTGACCAGGTGTTGCAGTTGGTATCCAAGCATCATTCGAGTGAGTCTGGGGAACTTGACTCCATACTCATAGGCGTGGCTGGCAAGGTAGAGTCTCCGGCCATACACACGATGGTGGCGAAGTGGGATCGTGGTGAAATAGATCGTGGCGACTATGTGCGTGTGACTGGGGACGGGGAGAACTACTGTGGCATGGTGGTTGGTATTGATGGTGGGGAGCTTGATGTTGAAACCATTTCCGCTGAGATTGACGAAATGGAAGTTCGCACAGTGAAGGTTGGGGAACGTAGGGTGGAAGTCCTCCATAGGGTGGGAGTGCACGCGACTAAGGACATCAGTTAATGGCCAAGAAAAAGCGTGTGATCTGCGATATACACGACGACATTCACAATCTCGCACAGGCGTTGGCGAAAGACAAAGACGAATCGCCGGAGGGTTTTCGCACGAGAGTGAAGCGAATAGCCGGAAGGATTATGGAGTTGGTGGAAGAGGCGAACGACAGGGGCGCAGCAATGGAAATGCGCCTTGTTGAATACTCTGAGGCGATCCACGGCTTAGGATTCGTTAGAGAGCCTCCTACGAAGCCTGAGAGCGAGTCTGAGCCGCAGCGTGTTGGTCGGATGGAAGGCTTGTGATAGGATGCTTGCCACTTCCGAATAAGTGGTGAGAGTTTGGCAAGGAAATAGGAGTGAATAATGCTCAAACAGGAAGTGTGTGTTGCGTGTGCTTTGTCAGCCGATCCAGAGTTTGGTTGCGACGCGGTTACTGTTCGTGGTGATTGGGAGACAGTTGGAGTTGTGATTTGTCCGATTGCGGGCACTGAGGAGGACCCGGTTGCGAAGGTCGAAGAACCTCCGCCACGTTGGTGTCCTTATATCTCTGCACATGAAGGGGGTGAATTCATGCCACCGACGATTTCGATACCGGTAGAGCTTGCGAAGACTATTCTGAGTGCCTTGGCGGATCCGTTTGCAGAGGTTGGTACGGAGGCGTTGCCGGAGTACTACTACGAACTCAAGAAACTCGTGGACGCGTACCATGCCGATCAGGAGAGACAGGCATTAGAGGCTACCGAGGAAGAGGGTGACTGAATGGCTCATTACATGAATCATCGGGAAGAGAAAACGGCGCGAGCCGAGGCCGAGGAAGCCTTGGCCAAGCTGCGGAATCCAGACAAATGGAAGGTCTCGATCTTCGGTGGTGGAAGCCAACATCGAAACTGTTACGGTTGGGTCCTCCGTTGTGGCAACTTGAAGATTGAGGTTGGTGAAGAGTATCGAGGGTATTGTGCCGTCTTTGAGATTCCCGGTATGGAGTTCCCGCCGTGGACTGAGGACGAAGACCCACAGGCTGCGGTGGATGTGGTAGTCGGGAGTGCTCGGCGATATTCGACAGAGATTCAGGGCATAGTGGAAACCGTAGAGGGGGTGTAAAAGATGGGTGCGCTACCAGATGGTCATGTGCTAGATGGTGGTCTTGTCGTTTCAAGGAAAGGCGGATACTACGTCGCCGTCTATCGGTGTAAGTGTGGTCGAGAGCAGACGGGTCGTACAACGGTGACAGAACAAATGCCGGACTTTGGTCAAAAGGGAATCTTGCCGGAGACGGTCGAGCGTTTCGGCTGGAGGAGGATCGACGGGAAGTGGGAATGTCCGTTTTGTACGGGTAACACCGAGGCGTTGAACAATTTCTTTAATGCTCGTGGGAGAGAACCATGAAGATAGTTGGTGCAGCATCCGAATGCCATCGTAAGCAGATGGAACACCTGGGTAATTTTTGCCAGGCGGACGTGGTGAAGTATGAGGATCGGGGACAGGGTGAGACGTATTTGATCACTCGTGGCAAAGACACACTGGAGATAAGGGCGTGTGCGAGTAGGTTTGAGGGTGGCTTCCTTGCGGTCGAGTGTGGACTTGATCCGTTGAAGGTACTCGGGTCGGAAAGTGATCCGAATATCGTGGAAGCACCGGATCAGACCACGTTCAAGTTGACCGAGCGACCAATGACTTGGGACGAGTACCTACTCCGCATTGCTCAGACGGTCTCGTTGAAGTCGAAGGATCCGAGTACGAAAGTCGGAGCGGTGATCGTGGGGCCGGCACACGAGATACGCACGACAGGGTTTAACGGTGCACCGATGGGTTGTGACGAGTGTCACGAGAGGCCGAAGAAACTCTTGGTAACGGAGCACGCCGAGCGGAACGCGATCTTCCTTGCGTCTCGGTTCGGCACACCGCTACTCGGTTGTACGCTCTACATGAACGTGGATGTTCCTCCGTGTGCGGAGTGTGCGCGAGCGATTATCAATGCGGGGATTGTGCGCGTGGTCGGTGTCTCTGGGCGCAAGTGGGGCAAGGGTGACTGGGAAGAAAGTCGCGAGACCGCGATAGAGTTGCTGGAAAAGGCCGAGATACCGATGGACTCGATTGAGGTTGAGCTATGAGAGTTCTTGGCTATACGGCATCGTCAATGTTGTGTTTTGCTGTGGGTATTGCGTTTGTTTTCGTGAAGGATGTCGAGTTCTCTCGAAAGGTCGCGGAGAATCTTCACGTTATCGTTCTCATTGGCTTCGGCGGTGTCTTCGCAGACATTGCGTATCGGGCGAGCAAAGAAAATGAAAGCTCGTAACAGACCCTACAGAGTGCGGGCTTCGACGAAGGGACATTGCTGGGTCCTGATTGGTCGTCGAGGGCCGAATGGTAAGTGGGGATTCTATAGATGTGGGAGTAGTTCCATGAAGTGTTTTACAGGGCATTGAAGCCGTTTACGAGTTTGTATGGACGGTATGCAAAAGAGCACGAGGTCTAAAGATGATCTACTGGTTCAGTGACAAGCAGTGGGAGGAAGCTCACAAGAAATCTGTTCGCAAGAGCACGAAGACTTGGAAAGAGCGGAGAGACGTGGATGCTGTGGCGAAGCACGCCGTGGTGAAGTGTCTCCCGGTGACCTGGGGGGAGAAAGACTATCGGTTCACGAAGTGGTCGGTGAGTGGTCATCGTGTCACGGGGATTCGAGTGTGTGCTACGGAGTTCGACAGTGGCAATTTGGTCGTGAAAGAGGACGAGTCCAAGTACCGGGTGTGTCTCTTGGTCATTGTCGATCTTCGGCGCAGAAAGGTCGCGTTCCGCGGTTGGGCGTACGCTCATGAAGCAATGAAAAAGCAGTTCTATGCTGGAATACCCAGAGGTGGTAGCAAGGTTAAGACCTATCGTGTTCCGGCGCTCTTTCTGAGGCCGATGTCTGAGTTGAAAGAGAACCTTGAAAGGGATAAAGACTCGGTGAATCCGAATGGCTGAGGAACTGAAAGTCCCATGCTGCAAGGAAGAACACACGACGAAGTACTGTCCTCATTGCGGGCGGCGATTGCAGCGTGACTTGTGGGAGTTGGTCGAGTTCTGCCGGGTCATGTCGGGTGAAGGTGGTGAGGTCAAACTTGACGACGTGAAGTTCTGCCAGGAAGCCTTCAAGAGCCTGGGCGATCAGCTTGCTCAGTTACTCCGTGAGCGGATGACAGGGAAGACGAGGAAGGTTGTCCCCCGGCAATCGCAAGGGACACAACTGCCGTTGGTAAAGACTCAGAGTGGTGAGCGAGACCGGAGGATTGTCGAGTTCTTCCAGAGTACGAACAACGAGTTTGCGACCGCACGCGAGATTGCTGGCTCAGTAGAGTTGAGTAGAGCGAGTGTGTACGAGACGTTGCACCGGAAGATGGACACGTTGTACGAGCGACGGAAGTCGGAGCTTGGGAAGATTAGGGTCGAGTGGCGACTCCGAACTTCGACGGTTGTCGAGGGGAAGGGGAATGGTGGCGAGGATCACTCCGAGGTGGTGCGGGGTAGCGCCAGTGTGACAGAACGAGTTCCGGCTACGGCGTGAAAGTGGTTTGCACGGGTGTTTCAGGTCGTTTCGTGGGAGTTGTTGTCGAGCTTTCGGATGTGCGCCAAGGTGCCGCTATGCCACTTGACAGCTAGTTGCCGGTCTGCGACAATTCCCAACCTTATCCCATTTTCTTTGCTGGTTTTGCCGGTTGCTCCTGGAGGGTCTCTTGGTATGGACATTGATCATTTTTCAATCGAATTTCTTTCAGCGGCGTCAGCTTTGGGCAGAAGTGTTGATGAACTTAACGTCACGCTTTACTCTCGGCAGATTCCGCTTCGTGCGGTGGTTAATTTCTATCTTGAACGCAACTTCCTGTCCGTGGTCTTTGATCGGGACAAGACTCCTGAGCGGCTCGGAGGTCCGAAGGTGCCTGAGAGACAGGTGGATGCTTTCCCCGCTTCAAACTTCGATGTGATACGACGAACGTTGAAGCGGAAGGGAGTAGAGGAACAACTGATCTCCGTGATAGTCAGTGTAGATTCCTGGTTTCTCGCGTTAATAAAGGTCGAGGAGTGAAGAGTAGCGAGGAAGAGTTCGCGAGGTGGAGGTTGGAGCAGTCTGGTCGTGACGCGATGACCGTGGCTGAGTTGCGAGAGCTTTTGGGAGAGGAGCATCTGGAGTGTGAGCTTTGTACGAGATTCGATCTCGAAGACGAGTGTTGTAAGAAAGACCGACGACCGCGGAAGGTGAGATTGCTCGACGGCCCGAATACTGAGTGTCACATCCACCAGTCGTGTACGAACTTCGACATGGCAAAGACAGATACCGACCTCTCCGGGCTTAGACGATACTGGGCGAAGGGAGTGGCGTTTTGAAGCCTTCGACAGAAAGGTTGACAAGATGGCCAAGGGAGATCGAGGTAAGTGGGCAGCTATCGCATTGAGCCGCGGTCAGGCTATCGAGGAAGCCTTGGAGATCGTGGAAGCACTCGCCGAGCAAGGCCAATTAGCTGACGTTGATCAGGATCAGTACTCACACGACGACATTGAACCAGTGGCGGATTTGATCCTGAGAGCACGTGGTGTCCGAGAGCAGTGTACGACCTTTGGACTTGGGAGGGAATAATGCCAGACCCTTTGAAAGTTACGTTGTCGGATGAAGTGAAGGGAGATACGCTCGTACATCTTGGAGGACTTTTGACACTGAATGATTGTTCGGTGACTATGGCGAGCCTGACGTGTCTGGAGACCCTGCGGTTACCAGGAACGAAGGAGGTCATTGGACAGTTTCTTTCGGGTGTTTCCGGTGAAGTTAAAGACGAAGGAAAAGAGGTTTTGAACCGCGCTTTAGATGTATATCGGGAGTTGTTGTGAGCATTGCCGACGCTGTTCAAGTGCCCAAGGGCGCGTTCAAACTTCCGTTTTGTGATCACACGGACAGGTCGGTGAGTGATTGCACGTGTGATTCCTGTGAAGGTCTCACCCCGATTGCTTCGCATCCGGTGTGGGTTCGTACTTGGAGGGCGCGTTATCGGAACAAAAAGTACAGGGGGAGGAGTCCGTTCAAGGAACGCTTCCCCACCGATATGTTCTTGAAGATCGAATGTGAAGTGGCACTTGAGCAAGAGTCGGAAGTGGAAGAGTTGGCACGCCAGGGTGCACCACACGCGTACGAGTTGATTGAGGTCTTTCCGATAGACGACCAGGGTAACCGAATCGAGGACGAGTCATGCACGGAAGGGTCTTGAACAGGATACCGATCTTCCTGGAGGGGCCGGGCACGTACCTGGAGATCATGCCGGGAACGGTGATTGAGTTGCAGAATATCGCAGAGCGGTTGTCTGGCAGAGTGGCGGTGAACAAGGGAGTGTTTGTGTCATTCTCTGTCAGTGTGAAGGATGTTAAGCCGCTTTCTGAGGAGTGGGAGTTCAAGGGAGTGAAGCATACGCGGAATCCTTCGTGTTGCTCGTCAGTGGGAAGATGTCAAGGGTGTGGGGGAAGACTTCACCAGTCGTATTCTGACGGTGAGACTTGGCACCAATGTGAGGACTGCGAGGTAGATAAATGAGTGACCCTCTGAGTGGAACACTGAGAAACGTTCGCCTTGCCTTGGCTGAGAGTGGCTACGAGTTAGTTCGATTCGTTTTGGGGGTGGAGTGAATGTCTGACAAGGAAGCCTTGAAAGCGTTGAAAGGAAAGAGTCTGGAGGGATTGTACGTCCTCGACAAGAACCGGCGTCCTCGCAAGGCCCGCAATCTCTTGGAGTTTGCAAGGTGTCTCGGTGACGACGAGAGACGACGTGTGGGATTGACGAAGGTCAAAGGAAAGACAGAGAGCGTCCAGGTGAGCACCGTGTTCTTAGGCATTGATCTTAGTGGTGAACGACGAGTCTTTGAGACGATGTTGTTTGGCAAAGGTTGGAATGCTTCGAGGCATTTGTCTAGTACGTGGGAGACGGCTGAAAGAAATCACGATGCTCTGGTTCTGTACGTTGAGTACGAGTTAGCGAACAGCGGAGAGCTTACCAGGCGTCGTTACAGGGATATTCTGAAGACCAAAACCCTTGAGCAGTTGGAACATATCGTGAAGAACGTGGTGAGTGTGTGTGTCCCTGGGGGTCGCGTGACCAAGGAAGTGTTGATTAAGCACATTCTCAGTGACATCTTTTCTGGGAGACGCAAACGGTGAGTATCGCAATTGACACGGTGGCGGAGTTGGCTCGAAAGAACGGTCTCACGAACGTGGTCGTTCTGGCTCACGACGGGAAGACGGAACACGTAGCGACGTTTGGTGATACGGAGGAAGCGGCGCGAAACTCGGCGGCAATGGGCGATCAAGTCAAGACATTTTGTGAGTGGCCAGAGGGACTCAAAGGGGCGCAGCCTGCGGCGCGCCGTGCGTTCCTGGTATGTCCTCATTGTCTCCATGAGAGCGGAGAGGGAGCGACGTTGAAGCTCACGGGGTGTACATCGGCGACGGTGTTGTGCGACAATTGCGCGCGGGAGTATCGGGTGATCTTTCACGCGCCGCTGGAGTTCACGTGTCTGGATCGTGACGGCCTTGATTCGGAGGACAGGTAAATGGCTCAAGCTGAGGAAGTTCTTAATAGCTCAAAGCTGCGACTGTGTGAGATTCTGGGAGAGGAAGACGGAGATAAATCTTTGGCCGAGTTGATCGATCAGGTGGGGGGTGCGGTGCAAGAACGAGACAAGCTGAAGGAAGCGGGCGTGCCAACGATCATCGTGGACATGCAATGAGTGTGGAACTCCGTGTGTAGTTCGGGTCGAGTTCACAAAGGACAAGATGCCCGAGCACCTACAACATACAGAACGTTTCGGGAAGATGTGTGTATGTGGGGAAAGCCGATTCCCATGTTGGAATAAAGAGGTCACCAAAAAAGAGGAGCTTGACAAGGAACGCAATCACATCGACTTTCACCGGCTTTGGACGGCATGTGTGGAATCGCCAAGTTACTCGAAGATACCTTGGCGAGACATCCAAACGCAGTTGACTCAAGCAGGTGTGATACCCGTTTGAAAAAGGAGACTGAAATGCCTCACTTCGATCAAGAGTACTGCGACCGGTTTAAGGGCAAGACTATCGAGAGGATCGATCCGACGCCGCTTGGCACATGCCACAATCACGTGATCGTCATGCGTTTCACGGACGGCACGTCTCTGGAGATTGCCTCGATCAGTAGGACAGAGGTGCACCACCGTGGTACTTTGATTGCCAACGCCCGCAAAGCGGAAGACGACCCGGAGGGAGATCGGGAGCGGACGGACGATGAATATCAGATGGAAGGGTGAATCATGAAGCCTTGGGTGGGGGTCATAACACTTGTGTCCGGTGTCACGTTGTTCGTGCTTGGTGTGTTGTACGGATTGCTGACAGAGGAAGATTCTAGCACGAGACTCTTTTATGTAGGGACGATTACGGTGGTGGTGGTTGGTGGCGGTCTGACGTTGACGGCGTTGTGGATGGATCACAGTTCTCGAAAGAGGGAGATTAACCGCTTTGAGTCGGCTTTGGGAATCCTGCTCACGAATAATGACGAGTTCTTAGCGACGGCGCGTGATCATGGTGATATTGAAATGATCGCGCGCCTGGAGTTGAGTGAAGGGACGATTTTGGAAATGAAGTCGTGTGTTGCTGACTATCGTGAAGGGAAGATTGATCGTTACACCTTTACTATGCGAATGGGTGTGTGCGAGGCTGGAATTAAGGTTTGTCAAGCTCAGATTCGGTGCATGATGGAAGAGAGGGGAATGGTATGACCAAAGTTCACTACTTTGTCTCGTGGACGGTGGAAGCTATTGAGCATGTTCAAGACCAGGAGTCCGTAAAGGTGACGCTTCGGGGGAATTCGTTCGTAGATACAGAGGAAGTGACGGACAAGGATACACTGGCGAAGATGCGTACGGAGATCGTGAGAGGGATCATGCGCTCGACGAATGAGGAAGGGCGTCATGTAGAGATCAAAGAGCCAATCTTCATTTTGTTCTTCAACGAGATCGTGAGGACGAAGATATGACACCTGAGTTGGTTACACTCTACGAGGTCTGGACGACGATCAACGAGGAAGGGGATTGGGGAGAGCACGTGTGCACGGTGCCTGACAGGGAAGAAGCCGGGCGGCGAGCGAAGCGTGCGGGTTTCGGCGGATCGAACGGGGCAATAACAGAGGTGCCAGGGATCAAGATGCCGAGTGGCCGGGTGCTCAAGTTTCAAGTGCTCCTGGACGTTTCTGCGAAGCCGAGAATGGAAAAAGCCGATCAGCGGTTCAAGAGCGATAAAGAACGGGCGTACGTTCACGGGTACATCGAAGGCTCGGAAGGGAAGGGGATCACGAATGAGAAAGATTACGATGTGCCAGAACTGTTGCGTTGCTGGAGAAAAGGATGTGGTGACGGCGAACTCGGATATGTCCCGCACCTAGACGGAGAGTTGCTCTGGGGAAAGCTCGGTGAAGCAAAATGGAGGTCACAATGAAGACTACGCATACCAATGTCCACAATTTCCTCAATACTGCTGTTGGGGTTATTCAGGTGGTTCCGTGTGACGAACCTTTGGTCGGTTGCTTTGGCTTCATTCTGGTTGGTGCGAACGGGGCGGGTCGAGAGATCACGTGCAAACTCCAGAGACAGGTCTTTCCGAAGGTTATGTACACCGTTGACCAGATGCCGGTCGAATTCCTGGACGATGCTCTCAAAAAGCATTGGGCAAATAATCACCACATGGAGCGGTACGACGAGCCTGTTACTCGTCACGTAGGCTATGTTTGTCTGACGTGCAAGGTGCATTGTCGGATGCTTGTCAGCGGGTTTAAGGAAGCGGGTGAGAGTGCCAGGAGAGATTTCGAGGTCTTCGATCAACAAGTGGCAAAGACGTGGAAAGAGACGGGGACTGGAGAGAATGTCGACACGGATGGCGGACCTAGTTTCTTGTGAGGTAGAATTATGAAAGAGCCAATGTGTCCTCGTTGTAAGACAGGTCAAGTGAGACGCACTCAGAATCCAGAAGATTCGCACCAGATGGGTGGAAATCCGATTTTTCACTATGAGTGTAGTTGCGGTCATAAGTTTATATTTGTTCCTCATTGCGTGAGGTGAGAAATGACTCAATTCGAGGTAGAACTGAGAGAGTTGATCAACCGCAATAGCATGGAGAACGGGTCGGACACGCCGGACTTCATTCTGGCGGAGTACCTTAGCCGTTGTCTGGAGACGTTTGATGCTATTGTGGTGAAGCGCGCGGAGTGGTACGGCCAGTATGGTAAGACGTTCGCGGCCGAGGTGCGGAAGGGAGGTCTCGGGACACCGGTGCAATTGAGTACCGGGGTCGGGGGAGCGTCAGGACCCGCAGCGAACCTGGAGGATTGTCAACGACCGGCTAAGCCTTTGAAGAAATGGGACAGAGCAGGGAGGTAGCAAATGACACTGAGTCAGAAAGTTTTGCAATATATCATGTGGCTCCTTACGCTTGGAGCGATAGCCTCAGCTTGGTTTGAGGCTGACATGCACTTTGCCTTACACTACATCCTGGCCATTGGCTTTGTGCACGTGGTTATGGAGGCGTGGTACCTTCCTTGGGAGCGGCGCACCCACTATCGACCGTTGTGGCGGTGGATCGTAGTGGGTGTCTCGTCGTTGCTGACGATTGTGACGTTGACGGCGGAGAGCTACGGAATCCAGGTGGTGACAGGAGACAATGCCGTGTTGTTCAACTCGTTGTTCTGGAAGATGACCGGCTCGTTCTCCGCGGGTCTTGGGACGGTGATATTCCTCGACTTGATGGTCTGGAAGGTACATGGCCAATACGGTCAGTGACGGGAGGAAACCATGAAGTGTCCCGAGTGTGGTGAAAGACTAAGGTTCGAGAGACTACGCGGTTTCAAGTACGCGTTTTGCCCGGATGACAAGGTGTGTAAGTACGTCAAGGCTGCAACCGTGAAGGCTTTGATCGAAAAGATTCGATGGAAGGGACCGGAGCCGTGTTTTACTGGCTAGTTGGACTTCATTTCTTGAGTGACTGGATTCTCCAGCCGCGGCGCATGGGAAGGCGAAAGTTTTCCTCGTGGAAGTGGCTCGGGGCGCACATGGCCGTGATCTACTTTTGCTTTGTGATCCCGGCAGACGTGTGGGGTTGTCCGTGGTGGTACGCAGCCGTGAACATGGTCGTACACGGCTTATAGGACAAAGTGATCTGGAAGGGTTTCGAGTTGGTTCGGGGGCCGTATAGCGAAGAGTACCTGGAGCACAACAAGTACGCTGAGGACTGGCTTTGGTACTGGACAATTGCTATCGATCAGTTTCTTCACTTGAGCTTTGCTATGTGGCTCTTTCTCGGAGGGTAGGGGAAATGCGAGCAACGATTTCGGCTGAGAAAAAGACGTTGGGAAGCCTGAAGGTAGGGAGTTACTTCGTGGTGTTCGGGTCGGAGAACATTTGTCAACAGACCGTCTCTCCAGGACGGGCGTATGGGAGGTGGCGATAGTGAGTGACTCGGTGCAGTTCGATCTACCAAAGTGTAACGTCGGGCAGTTGCTCTTCGTACTGAGTGAGCTTCCTCATGACCTGGAAGTACATGTTCCGATCTATCCTCCAGGTGACGACGAGACGAACGATGTCCGGGTCGAGGTCTTTCGCGGTACCGTGACTATCGAGGGATACGATCCTCCGGCTGAGCAAGCTCGCAGAGATTTCGTTCAGGATACGAGTCTTCCACGTGAAACGCGTGGTATCGAACCATCCTAATACAGAGAGATATGGCCAGTCAAAGTGATACGTTGGTTACTGCGGTCGAGCGAGCGTGTCAAGAGCCAACACTCGTGGATGCCTTGACGTTCATTTGTTTGTGGGAGTCGGAGAGGATCGTGAAGCAAGCGAGAGGGAATTCTACGTGGGAGACGTGCTTCAAGACGTGTATTACGGCAGTTATGGAGCAATACAGGAGGTGTGATAATGGAAGACAGGAGCAATGCTTGACACTGGGTACGTTGGTGATCACGTCCAGGAGAGAGGAAGAGAGTACGGACTGGACTGAAGCAGCGAAGGTGTCCCGTCGCTTTCCAGCGAAGGGTATAGTATGTGGGGAACATGACGCACATGGTCTGACGTACGAGGTTCGTCATCATGTCGATGGTTCTATCGGTCATTACGAGCCGGAAGAGTTGATTGCGGTAGTGGTAGATGAACGGGATCCGAATCGTGGTTTAGTGTGTGAGTCAGCATGGCCACCGGACAGCGCGGACGGCGAGTACGTTGTTCGGTTGTACGACGGCTTTGACAATCACTGGGTCGATGTCTCCCGTCCGGTTAGTCGAGAGGAAGCCTTTGCGGTTTGGCGAGAGAAAACGGAGGATGGTACTCAGAAATCGTGCTTCGAGGACATTGATTACTTCCGTATCTTTCCGGTTGACAGAGGGAACATGCTTCGTGCGGCTCGGGACGGTGAGGGTAAACCAATAGCGGTGGTTCTGGGGGACGAATAGAAATGAAGTTGCTGATCTGCGAACCGTGCTCGTGTCCGAAGCCGCGCCGCTTGGGGCCGAATCCACCGAATCCACCGGGAATGAGAGACGATATTGAACTACCGAAGGAACGGAGGGAAAAAGAATGAGCAGTGGTTCAAAAGACCCGAGAAAGGAACTGCAACGACGCCTGGAACGTGCCCGAGCGTTGGGTCTGGTTGTGGTCATGATGGGTGTCGCGACGCTGATCATGTGCTTAAACAGGGAAATATCTAGAGAGACGAAAGGTTTTCCGGCTTTGGTGTCTCTCTTGCCAGGCTTACTCCTGGTCGGTCTGGGACTTGGCCTGGATTACGTGTATGGGTTTTACCGCAGGGTGCGGTACGGTGATCGTTTCGTGTTGTTCCATTAGCAGTGAAAGGAAAAGCAATGTCGTTCCCAATGATCATTATGCGAGAGTCGGGTCGAGTTCTCCTGGCGCGTGACGCGAGTGACTTGCCACTTCGGAAGCCGTTCACGATTCTCGATATGGGCTTGATGCCTACAGTGAGACAGCTTCGTGAGGAAGGGTACAAAGTTAAGGTGTACCACTATCGGTTTCCCAAGCGCGAAGACCTTCCTCGGGTCCTCAAGCCACGAAACCAGTTCGGTAAGACAGATACGATGGACGAGCGCGGTGGTAAGACGGTGGTCTCGATCACTGAACAAGGGGAAGATGGAGCTTCGGCCTTGGGTACGGCGGTATGTGTCAATACCGACTGCTACTGCAAGATCGTCGGCGTGGCGCTTGCGAAGAAACGGGCACTTGAAGAGTTGGATTACTTCGGTCTGAGGGGAGGAAGCAATGTCGAAGAAAGGTAAGAAAACCAAGACCCTTGAGATTGAGGTCTGGGACATCGACAAGATTCGTATGGGCACGCTCGTGCGTGTGACAGAGGGTACTCACGAAGGGAAGGTGAAGTACACGGGTATCGTCGAGAAAGTTGACGGACACCTCCTTCATGTGAATGTCCTGGTCAAAGGCACCTGGAAGTTCATGACTCACACGGTCATGGCCGGTAACGACGTGAAGGTCAAAGTGCTTCACGACACCCTTCCGTTCGATCCTTCGTTCATGGAGAAATGAGAGAATGAGTGCAAGCAATTGTTTGACCCAGGACAGGGCGACGAAGTATTGGGACATCGAGAAAGTGTTCGTCGGTGACTTCGTTCGGGTTACGTTGTGTGGGAAGAAAGCGAAGGTACGGACGGGTATGGTGGTGAAGATTCACAAGGAAGTCTTGCGAGTGGAAACCATTAACCCGAGCAACGGGAAGCGTAAGACAGTGGAACTTGTAGCTGAAGAGAAAGGCTACGAGTTGGAAGTTCTTCAAAAGGGTGAACCAAGAGAGTGAGGAAGCTATGTACAGCGAGATCATAGAACATTCGAGTTGTCTTCACGCGACGAACCCGCGGTGTCCCGGTCGATGACGGGGAACGAAACGCGGATTGCGGTCCGTAGAGGCGGAGAGCAACGCGCCGAGGTGCTTTTCGTCGGTGAAGACTTCGACGAAGCCGGATTCGAGGAAAAGAAACAGCGTCAAGGTATGGAGGAAATTGACGAGCGTGATCTCGTCGAGTTGTTCCAGAGACACACGATAAGTGTGAATTTGGCTCAGATTCTTGACGAGCGGTGGGAGGTGGTGAAGCGAGGTGTTGAAGAGTTACTTCGCGTGTGTGAGCAGGACGGTGAGATTGCAGAGGGAGACGATGGTGCGAATACTTGGATTGAGTTTCGAGTTGCTCGTGACAACGGAAAGGAGAGTTCAGAATGAAGTTTGTCCATCATGGTCGGTACCTGCGTTTGGAATTCGATACGAAGGACGAGATACGGCTCTTACAGGAAGGATTGGCCGCGCTCGTGAAGGGGATCGTTGACAAGGAAGAGGCCGGTGAAGAACCGGCACCTTTCCTGGAACTGGAAGCGACACCGCAGGATTATCAGACACGTCTTGCCTGCGTCGGCGTGAATCTTCAAGGCTCCGTGGTGTCTGAGCCGTGGAAATGGGAGAACATGGCTCGAATGGACGGGGAAGTGCCGGGTGTGCCGGTGAAGGCTTGGGTGGTTTCCGATGGAAAGAAAGGGGGAGAATGATGTTGATCTTCACGCTTCGACGACCACAACACTTGATCGGTATTGCTCCGTCTCCGTGTGTGACTGAAGAGGAAATGAATGACTTTCGGGATCAGGTGGGCTTGAGCATTATCAATGACGAGTATCCGATTGTCGTTTCAGACATCGAGGTAGAGGTTTTCCCCCGGTGGGAAGACGAGCAGATCGATACGATGGTAAAGGAGTGTGCTCAAGAGGTCTTTGGGGGAGATACGGAACGGGTGGTGTGGGGGCCTGAGGGACAGATTGACGAAAGTGCGTTGAAGGACTTCGCAATGAAGTTTGCAACCCGGTTTCTTCGGGTCCGAGTACAAAGGTGCAGACAGAGGAAGGGGGAGGATAATGGAGAAACTGATTGAAGCTGGCAACGCAATGGAAGCTGTGCTTGACAGTTTGATCACGGAATTCCATGCAAATCCGTTGAACCCGAACGTTGCTTTCATTGTGAATCAGGCAGATCGTGCGTGGACAGGCTGGCGTAAGACTCGTGACAGGTTGGAGAAAGTGGAGGGCGACACGTACGTCGGTATCTATGAGGATCGTCGCCTGGTACACGTAGTCAAGTTCCCAGATCGGATTCGGGCAATTCAGATCGCAATGGGTGCGGTCGATATGACGGTCGAGAAACGTCTGGATTGGACGGATTGCGAAGGGATCGTGGTCGCGGGGAAGTGGACAGTCGAAGAGTTTGAGTTTCTTACAGAGTCCGTGAAGCTCATGGAAGGAAGTGAAGAGGGGCAGATCATTTTCGATGACGTGACCAAGATGTTGTTTGCCATGAAGGAACACGCGGAGGTTCATGTAGCGAAGAAACCGTACATAGCCGCGGACTGTATGGCTCACAAGCAACAAGTTGGATTCACGTGTGTTACTTGTTTTTCTCGGTACTGTATTTCCCTGGGGTCGATTGTCGGATTTGGGAATCGAAAGGATGATCCCGAGGACCCGTGGAACGAGATTGTCGAACTCTTGAAGACCGCGGCTGGCCGCGCTACGTTGGCGGCAAACCTGGTCGAGAAAATGGAGGGGATTGAAGATGAAGGGGAAGAAAGCGTTCAACTTTCGGTACCGCCCGCACCCGGACGATCCGGTTGAGGAACACGTGGTCCATGCGAAGAACATTACGATTGCCCGTGGCATGGTTCCACTCGAAGTTATTGAAGACCTTGTGGACATTAACGTGTGGGAGAACGGCGGCTGGAAGTGTATCTCGAAGGGGAAGAGGTGAAGCATAAGACAGGAGAGATTGAGGTCACGGTTCACCGTTATCCGGGTAATACGGCAAAGGCTAAAGTCAAGACTATTCTGAGTCACAATGGCTTGCTGGCCGTTTACAAGGAACTGAATTATGTTCGGTGGATCATTGTTCACGTTCGCACGGGACTGTCTATCCAGTCGGTGACTGCCCGTTATCGAACTCGACGTGAAGCGGTACTGGTCATGGATCGAATCGAGGGTCTCGGTTGGGACTGGGATACGTGGACGGACGAGTTACTTAGTAAGTTGAAAAACCGAGTCAAACAGGAGTTAAAGGTATGAGTAAGCAATCTGGTGAACGGGTACTTGACGGAGTGCAGCGTCAGATCAACGACGCGTTAATGGAAAAGGAGCCGGAGGAAGTTCTGCTTTCCGTGGACAAGCTACACGCGGACTCCGGTATTCCTAAGAGTATCATCCGTCGTCTGGTCTTTCAGCAAGACGGCGAGAGGATGGAACGGGAGAAACCGGAGTGGGCGTGTAGTCAGTGGGGGCAATACGAACACGATTGGATGGACTGCCCAGAATGTATTCAAGCGTACGAGGAAGTCCAGGAAGCCTTTGAGGGTATCGAAGAACACACCGCGAGGGAGCTAGGGATCGATGGACAGAAAGAAAATTTTAGCGCTACTCAGTAAGCTCGAAGAGGTCGCTTGTAGCTGTGAGGCCGACATCGGTTGGTCGTGTTACGTTCACGGCGATTTCAATGAACTTCGGCGTGAGTTGAAGGCGGATACGACCGAGCCGAAATGGAAGCGGGTGTACGCGGGTCCTGAACCTCAATGGCGACGCCGTATATGTGGTGTAGTGTTCGTCATTGACATGGACACGAAAGGTAGATGTTCAGTGACCCGGTTGGAAGATAGGGAGGATGATTTGGGGGAGAGACAGGTCTATGAGGCGTTTGCTCAGACGTTGGTACTAGCGAAGCGTAAAGCAATGAGGAAAGCTGCGAAACTCGCAAAGGGGAATGACAATGGAAGATGATCTACTTACCATGATCTCGTCGAAGGTTGATCTTGACGAGCAAGAGATTGTTGTGACTGCTTCCATCGGTTACGAGCACGCATTCAAGTTGGTCGAGTATCTGGAGAGCCGCGGATACAGTGTGACGTGTACGGCCGAGGATGTGAATGGGAACCCCGGCTTTTGTATTCGAGCTTCTATATGCAAACGCAGGTGACCTGGAGAGTGGGCGAAGTTTGTGTATCCCGATGGTCGGAAAGTTGCGCTTGAGAAAGGACGGATACGGGTGGTGAAGGAAAATCGGTCGGATGGCATGATGGACCTGGTGTATGAAGTTGCGGACGGGAGTGTCGAGGTGATCACGGTTTGCAAGGTTGAAGGGGGTCAGAATGAGCGCTCGGGACAGTAATGTTGAGTGTCCGGTCTGCGGAACGCACATGAAAAAGCCGTGGCCGGAAGGCGACTGGCCAAACTGGAAGTGTCGGAACTGTGACCTGGAAGTACCTGGAACATTGATGATCGATGGTGAGTGATTGCTCCGCTTTCTCGATACGGTTTCTATTGATCCTCGCAAGTTTCTGGAGTCGTTAGAGAGATAACATGAGCGACAAGCCAAAATGTACCGCACATGATTGGGACAGGGTGAAGTACACCGGGCTTAGCCAAGTCTTCGGAGCTAGAGGGTTGGATTCAACGGCGTGGAAGAACCCTAGTGTTCAATCGTTTGCTTTTGTGGTTGAGTCTTGTGGTAATTGTGTTGGACATCGTGGAACCCCTGTGTTCCAGGTTCCGAAATTTGAGAAAGCGGCGGCGGGGCCGGCAAGTGATATTGTGAGCCTCAAAGAAAACGTGCTTGAGCAGGTGGTCGAAATGCAGAATGCGTTGGAAGAGGTGGTGAAGGGGCGTGAAGTGATCAAGCGTCTTATGGTGGTCGATATGAACATGGTGTGTATGTCGTATGAGGAAGATGGAGACCCGTGGATGTCGGTGTTTAGTCACATCGGGTTGGCGATTTTCTGTGAACCAGGAGAGGGAGCGTAATGGAGAAAGTGTGTGAACGGTGTAGCCGGACGTGTCCCGGAGTCCCATTGTGCTTGTGTGCGTGTCACCAGATTCGTGGTGACTTCGATTCATGGTGGAATGATGTCGGTCGGTTTCTTGACCCGGATACGTCTGACGTGCCGTGGCATGACAAGCTCGAAGGGCTTTGTCATTGGGCGTGGAACGCGGCGCAGGGGAGACACTACGCGGTGGACGGTGAGGAACCGGCACAGGTCACGCAGTTACGGGAGCTACTCGGGAGCTTGGTGAGGTGCTACGAAGAGGACACGGGAACAGGTCTTGACGATTACGATCAGGACACGACGCAACACGCGGTCTTGAGGTTTCTTACGACAGGGGAATATCATGCGCCATCGGCGACGGTCGGAGACTTGGAGGAATCGGTAAGTGAATGAGCGCATCGAGGAGTTGAATCGTCTGATTGACGAGACCTATAAGCAGTTCGACGAGGAAGGTCGTGACCCGGACGTGGTAAGGGAGCGTCTGCGAGCTTTACAGACCGAGTGTGCTGAGGAAATGAGGAAGGCTACGGAACTGGAGAAAGTGAAAAACCGTACGGAGTATCAACGGCTCGTAGATAAGACGGAGCGGTTGCTTTTGGGGAGGGAGAGGAGGAGGCCGATCACGTACCGAGACCTTTACGAGGAACGATGTCCGTTGTTCGTTATGGCGTTGTGCGGCTGCGAGGGGTCAGTCGATTGGCAATGGGCAATGGATCAACAGAAACCGCGTGGCTTCCTTCGGATGATCTATCCGTGCGAGAGACATACGGGTAGTGGCAAGTCAATGGAAGATCACATTGCCAAGGAAATTGAAGCGAAGATCAGGAAGGTGATAGAGGAAGACTTACCGTGACAGGGGAGTAGAATGAAATCCTTGAAACTACCTACGGCGTTAGTCATTCCATACGATGGAAAATGGGCGGCGGTGAGCTAAACGAAAGAGAGGAACCAATGTCCAGAGTGGAGAGGGACGAACAGGTACATGCAGCCGAGGCAAAGCTCAGGATGGACGCGTACCATGAACATCTTGAAGTTTCAAGGGCACAAGAGCAGAACGGACAGTTAGCTCAACAGCAGGATACTTCACAAAACTTAATGACCGGGCATGGAACGGAGCAGGTTGCAGGAATGACCGGAGTGGTAGTGAACCAGTTCATGGTGCCGCCACCGGATGTAGTAAATGAAGGTCGGTTTCCACCGGGGTCGTATGTGGACATCCTTGCTTGAACTTGGAGGGAAGTGAAATGTCAGACTGGACGATTGAGGGAGCCGCAGGTGCGTTCATTATTGCCCGAGGCCGTACGGGTCACGAGAAAGAGGATGGTGAAGCGTTGGTCAAGTTGATCCGGTTGTGTGCTGCAAAGCTGAGAGGAGACAGAGTAGTCGAAGCGCGAGACGGCCAATGCCCTCAGTGTGGTTTGGAGAGAGGGTTGAGGGACGGGTACTGCAATCGTTGTGGACATCGTTCAACCGAACCAGTGTGTCCGGCGCTTCGAGCCAACTACGAACAATGTAAGGATGCTTTCGTACCGTTCCCTATCGGTGTGTCTCAGGCGTGCAAGTTGGATCGGATGCGGAAGGGTTGCGACTTGATCGAAGGCATGTTTGTGTGTTCGTGTGGTGCGACTCACGAGCGAGGACCGGTTAATGGATGCAGCGTGTACCGGTGTCTGAATTGTGGTGTGACAGTGAATATGAGCGCGGTCGATGGGTTCGAGGTCGATGACGAGGCTGAGCTTCCCGAGGGAATGGCGGAGTTTGTGTGCAATGTTGAAGGGTGGGAAGATGGCGCTATAGAGGCGTTGACTCCTGGTTGTCGTCCACGCGTATTCGTGGTTGCTGGAAAGGAGTGGCGTCGGGTGGGAGATAACTTGATTGGCCCTCCGCATGGCGCAGGGGCGTTAGACGGCAGTGTAGGTGTTTACTATTCCCCGGTTGAAAAGAAAGGAAGTGCGTGAACCCGAATGAAGTGTCCTCATTGTGATGTGGAACACAGTGACGAGAACAAGTTTTGCTGCAATACTGGAAAGCCGTTGAAGGGAGAGACGCAACCTGACGATTTGTCCCGACGTTTAGCTGAGTTGGAGTTGGAGGAACGGGAGCATGAGCGAGACATGATAGACGCTCAGACAGGGATAGAAATGTTGGCGAAGTTGAAAGAGATGCAACGTCAAGACTGGGAGAAATGTGAGCTTACTAAGATACACCTTCAACGTGAGCGTGAACGGAAACCGGGACCTATTCAACCTCCGTTGGAGCCGGGGCAAGTAGCCATTGAAATCGGCGACGAAGAGTTGGCGCACCTGGAACGTACGGTTGAGAGCCTGAGAGACCTTGGCCAGAGGCCGTGTGTCGTATGCCATCATGGTAGAATAATCCACAAGACTGGGGCCGGTGACGTGTTGAACCTCCAGAGTATCAAGGGAGCGCGGATCGAAGCTGAACCGAAATGCGACCCGAGTAATGTTTACGTCATGGACAAGGATCAGTTGGAGGCTAACAGAAAGAAATGAAGGAAGTGTCTTTGTGTGCTTTCGTTGTTTACGTGATCATTTCGTTGATCTGGGCGTTTGTTGTGTCCTGTCAGATGTTCCCCGAGGGTAGAGCTTGGGGGTTTTGGGACAGTCTCCGAGTAGGATTCTCGTGGCCGTTGGATGTTGCGAGAGAGTGGCGAAGACACCGACGCCGGAAGTCACCGTTCAAGTGGAGGAAGCCGCGGTGAACGAGCCGAAGCCGGTAGTCGTAGGAGGTCCGCTGGACGGGGCGGAGTTGCTGGTCTCAAAGGACGTGACGAAGAACGTGTGTTGGTGGGGTTTTGGACAGTGGTACAAGTGGCGGTGGAACGTCACGCATATCGACCTGGGTCCCGTGTCGGTCTATGAGTTGAAGTGCTTTTGGTTCTGGCGTCTCGTGTCGATTCTGATCAAGCCACTGAGGATGTACTACTCGTGGCGGATACGAAGTGCGAGGAAGAAAGACTGGATTGGTGAAGGTTTGTGAGTGTTAGTGCGATTTCTCCCGTGTTACCGTTTCGTGCCGTGGATGGACTCTCTTCCATTCACACGTCACACATGGCAATAATCACGGAGAATACGCGGCGAAAGAACTTGGGCTTGGAACCGGTCTATCCGTTCAATCCGTGGCGACCGATTCCGGCAGACTTGTGCACGACTCCTTTTCTTTCGGTGAGGAAGACGACACCGAAGTCACCCGTGAAGGTCGAACCACTGGAGATTAACTACGAGGTCGGGTCTCGTTGTGAAAGGTTTCGATGGGAGATAAGACAGTTAGGAGACTCGTTGGGGCCGTGGGCAGTTCAGGGCTTCGTATGGGCTATGTGGAAGGGAGTAGGAAATGATCAAACGTCTCACTGAGGAAGCCGTCGCGGAGATCAAGGGTGCTCTGGACGAAGATATGAGACAGGCGATAGATCGACTCTTGGTACGGCCGTCGGGGTCTGCGTTGTGGAAGAGTGGACATGGGCGTGCGAGGATTATGGCGGTGGTCGATGACGAGTACGTGGTCTTCAGACACGTCAAGTGTATGCCTGTCTTGTTGACGGTGAAAGACTTTCTCAAAAAGTTCCGTTATGTCGGTCCTAGAAAGTTGAAAGGAGGATGACATGGCAAAGCAGATAGACGAGAGCACGGCTCACTTTGTGAAACACTTGTCGAGGCTTCCCAGTGGGGAAATCTTCGAGGTGCCGGGTCAAGAACACCAGTTCGTAGTCACGGAGGGTCTGGTCGGGTGTCTGGTCGATGTACGGGCTCACCGGGACATGACGCTGGACAAAGAGACGGCCTTACAGTTGGCTGGAGACCCGGTGGAAATCGTGGACAAAGTACCAGTAGGGGAGGGAGTAGAATGAAGTGCGTAATGTATCGCAGGAGTCTGGAAGTGGTGGTGCAAAATCCACCGGACGAAAGTGGTGCGATCAGGCCGATATGGCTGATCCAAAAAGATGGCACGATTGAGTGTCAGCGGAACGTTAAGCGACTTGTGCTTCCAGGCGTGGACATAGCGAATGATAACCTTTACACGTTTCGGGAGATCGTCGAGGGTCATCTGGGGCGGTTGAAGGAAGAGTCACAAGCCGATCCGCAGGTGATCGTGTCTTTCTTCGGTTGTCAGCTACAAGGTGAGTTCTGCGCCGCGTTGAATCGACACTTCACGTTTCTCTTTGTCCTGGACTACCAGGTTGGTAAAGAGAACGACATCGGAGAGGTCTTCCAGCTTGAGAACATGAAGTTCTCGGCTTGTGCGCTTGCGACAGAGAAATCCTCGACGTGGAAGGTCGAGGGGCAGTTCGGTTTCTTTGCCATTGGTAAGGAGAGGGTATAACAATGCCACATTGTCACAAAGGTGAGGGATACACTGGTGGGGAGCTTCCGTGCGGTCACGGTGTTTTGCTCGAAAGGTACCAAGCCCTAGAACGGGAGATACGAGATTTTCTTGACAGTGACGAAACGACCGTTGACTACGATGCTCTTAACAAACATCTTCGTAAGATTTCTGTTGAGTGGGCGAAGCTCAAGGAAAGAGAGGAATAATGCTATGAAAGACTTATCTAGTTTGGAAGGAAAAACGGTGTCTCGTGTAGAGGTGTTGAAGGGATCAAGTTCAGGAGGTGCGGTTGCTCAGAGTGGTTCTGGGTGTGCAATAGCGGTAGGTTCAGGAGGGGTCGCGGCTCATACGGTTGGAGGGAATGTAGTTGTTGATGGCCGGGTTGAGAACAAGCCTTGTGTGAAGATATGGTTTGAGGATGGAACTTGCTTAGAGGCCGTGGAGGCGAAGGTTGTTTAAGGAATGGAGAGAGTAATGAAGTACTTGCTGGCGACAATCGTGGCGTTTGTTCATGCCGGTTTCCCTTGGCTGATCAAATGGTGTGCGGGTAAGTCGGTTGCGGCTCGGGAGTATGCTGGATTCGGTGGCTTGGCATTGGTTCTCTACTTGTTCGTTATCGTACTTGTGATCTGTTCGGTCGGACAGTCGTTTGGTCGGTGGTGGAAGGATGTGGAAGAGAGTCAGGAAGGGAGAATTTAGCGTGAAGGTCAAGAAACTTGTGCGCCATCTTGGGCGTGTGTACGGGGAGCGCTTGCGGGTTCGGTTTGATGGCAAGGTGTATGATGTTTCGGAGTTCATGGGAGTTGGGTTCGCTGAGGGTGATCGGTACGTGACCGTGTATCATGACTCCGCTATCGTGTGCTCCATGAAGTTCGATGGTGAGACAGAGCTAGTCCAGGAGTGGCAAGCCAACGATGATTCGTTTGAGTCAATAATCGAGAGTTTCTGCGATGGGCTTCCGAAGCCTCCGAAGCCGCCTAGAAAGTTGACTCCGGCGGTGCCGGAAGTTCCTCCGCGTAAGCGAGTGTTTAAGACGAGACGTGATCCGAAAAAGGGAGATTGATCAATGGCTACATTGCACGATGGTGTGGTGGGTGAAGAACAGGAAGAGTGGAAGCTGATCAAGAGAATCCACGAGTTTCTGGAGAGCGACGAGTATGTCACACCCTCTGGCGTGACACTGAGACAGGAACCAGAGCGGCGAGCGTTTATATTTGTGTCTGAGGGTCGAGAACTGACAATGACAATAGCTGATCTGAAGAAGTTGCCCAAGAACATTCGGTCAATGTTCGGCCCGAGGGAAGAGTTCGATATGGGAGAGTTCTTTAAGGCACTTGAGGCGCACGTGGTCAATCATCCTGCAATAGAGGGAGGGGTACCAGATGCTTTGTAAATGTGGACATACAGTGGACGATCATGTTTACCCACGTGGTGGTGATATGCCAGCGGGCGGATGTAAGAGGTGCGATTGTGCGTGCTATGAAGAGAGGAATAGGGAAGAATTTGATCGTGAAGAAAAGACTTCCCAAAGAATGGTCGCTTCACTCCGCGTTTCCGCAGAGGGTGTAGGAGTTTCAGGGTTGGGGTAACCGAACCTGGAAGCCGTGATACTGCGTACGGCGAAGCCCTTTTCCATGCCTTGTACGCACTTGTGAAGTTCTGCGTGGGGAACGAATCATGACAGGAAAGAAAAAGCTCATTCTAGCGTTGGACCCGGATTCTTTCGTGGACGCGTTTGCTGACGAGTTTGCTGAGTATGAGATCGCCAAGCGAATCATCCGTGTCGTATGTGTCTCTGAGGAAGCTCACACCTTGCTCCTGCGCTCTGGGCAAATGAACAACCGCGCCGGCACGTTGTGGGGAAAGCCGGTGGTGCCGGTCAAAGACTTCACAAGAGACGAGGTGGTGATCTTGTCGGAACTGGAATAGGAGAGACCAATGAGACAATCTGTGACTTACGACGACGTGATCGAGTTCTTGAATGAGTTGTTGGAAATTGATGCGGAAGCCGTTAAGCAGTTGGTGGAAAGTAGAGTGCCGTGCAAAATGTTGCTTGCGGAACACCCGACAGTGCAAGTGCGGGCACAAGATGATGAACATTGGGTTGGCTTGCTCGGGATCCTCAATGGACTCTTCGGTACGTACAGGGATGGATGCGGCCCTATCGCGGTGTGCTACGAAGAGTTCGAGGTTGTCGGGTTTACCAGGACTCGACCGAAGGCGGAGGTTCGATGTCGTGAGCTTGAGGATGTGCTTCGACAGGTGCAATGGACACCAATGGGAGGCTACAAACAGTCGTCAGTTCCTACGTGTGTCGGGTGCGGTGCAAAGTCTCACGGGGCTTTGAGTACCGAACCACACAAACCGGATTGTCCAGTCAACAATGTGTTAAAGGGAGGGGAAGATGATCAGAGCGTTGAATAGTAAGACGAAAATGGAGTGGTGGTGTGAGGAAATTTCGGACGGTGAATTGCCAGTCTTTGATTCCGAAGGGAACAATGCGTCTTCAAGTGAAAAAAAGAACCCACCGTCAATTGGTGAGACGTTCGTGATCTCGGAAGAGGGAAATCACGTTCTGAGTGTCTCAAAGCCGAGGCGTCGATACGTGCCGTTTTTTCCGGTGACGGAGACGGTGAAGAAATCACCGGACGCGGCAATCAGCCGAATCATTCAGCGGGTTGCGGACTACGGGGCGAAGCTCGTTTCGTGTTGCCCAAGGGAGAAAATCGTCAAGGCGGTACTCGTCTATAAACCGCCTCAATTCCGTGCGGTTCCAGGAAGCAGCAATGAGATTGAATCCATCGTGGGAATGGCTATATTTACGAAGAGCTTGAATACTGTGACAGAGACGTTGCGGAATACGATTAGGCAACGAATCGGTTTGGGCGGTGCGACGGCCTATCGCATTGCCAAGGATGCTGGAGTTGCCCCTGAGATAGTCTCCAGGTTCGTGAAAGGCGAGCGAGGTCTAAGTGGGGAAACGATAGATAAGCTGGCCAATAGCCTGGGACTTGCCCTTTCTCAGGTTTAATTACTTGTTTGTATTTCGGTAGTATTGAGAGCTACTACCGATGGAGGCCCGGAAATGGAAGCCACTATTTGCCCAGACAGGGCGAATCTCGTCCTGGAAAATGTTGGCTTGGTTCACCACGTCCTTGGTAAGATGTCCACTTACCTCCCACCTAATCTCGATTACGAGGACTTGGTTCAATCAGGATTGTCCGGTTTGATTGAAGCTGCGAATTCATTCAAGCCGGACAAAGAGATCAAGTTTTCGACCTACGCGTACATCCGTGTTCGAGGGGCGGTCATAGACATTCTACGTTCTCAGGGGTGGGGCTCCCGCGGCGGTCCAAAGAAAGTGAAGTTGGAAGATTCGTACAACCGACATGCGGCACATCTTGGTCGTGAACCGACCATGAGTGAGTTTGCCTTGCACCTGGGTGTTACAGATGCCGAGCTTCACTCGTTACTCGGCGAGAAATCTTTCACCGCTTGTATCTCGATTGATGTCTTGAATAAGGGAACGATTGACGTTGACCGGAGGTGCACGAGGGAAAATGTTGATGTGGTCGAACAATTGGACTTGAAGGAACGGGAAGAGTATCTGAGAGACGCGTTCGGCAGTCTCAGCGACGAAGAACGAGCAGTCATGATTTTGTATTATGTGGACGATCTTCGACTGAAGGAAATCGCAGAGGTGTTGGAAGTTACGGAGTCGAGGGTGTCTCAGATACACCGCGAGTGTGTCTTCAAGTTGCGAGCGAGAATGAAGAAACGGTTCGGTTCTGGGTGGAACTAATGAAGAAACGGTATAGACGACTTGGACAAGAACGACCCAAAGAACGCAGTCACTACGATGTGTTGCTGGAGGATGTTCGCAGGCTTGTGTGTGCGTCTCGGCAGCAGGACATACCGATGTTGGAAATGAGAAAGGAGTTGATGGGTACGTTCTGGAAGGTGGGCAAGTGTGTTCATGAACACTCGGAGGGGGCGACTAACAAGTCGCGGTTCTTCAGAGAATCCATGCCGAGACTTGCTCAAGACTTGCTGAAAGAGTTCGGGTCTCGGTTCTTTTCGGAGTTGAACCTCCGTGCAATGCGTCAGCTTTACCTCGACCGGAAACACGATGTGTCGCCAAAGGACATACCGTTCGTCGAGCTAGTGAAGCGTCACCGAATGGAGGAAACGTTGGTTTAGTTCATACCTCATTGGCTTGGGGGATAGTTCAATGGCGTTACCAGGTTTGCAGATCAAGGATGCCTCGCGTATGACAGGGATCCCGGATCATACGATTCGGTTTTTGGAAAAGGAGTTCAAGGATTTCTTGCAGCCGAGTCGGACGAACGGGGGTCAACGTCGGTACAGCGACGAAGACATAGCCATGCTACGTCGGATTCGGGCGTTGCTCAAGGATAAGGAGTTCACCGTCCAAGGGGCGCGGAAGTACCTGGAGAGTGAACGTGACAAAAAGGAAGTGGTGCATCCGGCACAACTCCTGGACGATAGCGATATTGAGCAAATGCTCGATGACATGATGCCGACGATTCGGTCGAAGCTGAAGGCACGAGTGAAATCGGCCACGGAAGAACTCATGGCCGTCAACCCGGAGACTGCACCAAAGGCTTAGTTACACCTGACAGGAGAATTGTAGATGGGCATATTTCTTGCTCAGTCGCTCTACCGGATTTCGGAGCGGCTCGGGGAGCTTCCCAAGGTCTTCATTGAGACGGGGACGTGGAAGGGTCAAAGTATCCGCAATGTCCAAACAACGGGTATTTTCCAGGAGCTTCACACCATAGAGCTATCTGAGACGCTCTATAAGGCCGCACAAGAGCCTCTGACGGGTTTGGGGGTGCAATGTCACCTTGGGGACTCAAAGCGTCTCCTGAAGCGTCTGGGAAGCTCCTACGACCAACCGGTGTGCTTTTACCTGGACGCACACTTTTGTAAGGAAAAGAGCGGTGAGGGAGCTATTGGATTTCCGCTTTGGTCGGAAATGGATTACGTGCGTGGTCGAGGTCTGGCGGACGTGGTGATCATTGACGACACCCATACCTTTGGCAAGCGTCGGCCTGACTTGAAGGGGAAGCTGGAAGGTGGGAGTTGGGAGTCAGTGACAAAAGCGCGCATCCTGGATTTCTTCGAGGGAAGGGTAGTCGATTCCTTCGAGATACAGGACATGTTCGTGGTGAAGCTGAAACCCGGGCCGAAACTCGTGGAAATCTTGGTGCCGTGCTACAAGCGGATCGAATACACGGAGCGGTACGTTCCCCTTTTGATCGAACGGACAGATCATCCTGGTCGGAGGATTGTCTTGGTCGATGACGGGTCGTGTGACCAGACAGGGGAAAGACTGGAAGCCATTGCTCAGAGCCACGAGGGTGTGGTCGCGCGTGTGTATCCCGAGAACAAGGGTCTGCGTTTTCGAGTCCTGGAGTTCTGGCTTCAGTCTCCGGCTTCCATTCTGGCAAAGATGGACAACGATTGCATCGTGCCGGAAGGCTGGCTGACGAAACTTGTCGAAATCTTAGACGAGTGCCCGGAACTCGGCATTGTCTCTCCGCTCATTAACGTGGCGTCAGTTCGTGGGCAAGAGTTATACGGAGAGACGATTGTGATCGGTCGGGACGTTGGTAAGCGGTACTGGGAAGCAGAGCGGATGGGTGGCTTGTGGTGCATGAAGCGACAAGTCATTGACTCGTTTCCGCTGGAGAAAAAGTCCACGGAGGCGACCCCGTACGTCAAAGGGGCTTGGGAACTTATGTGCGAGGTCAAAGCGGCGAGTGGTATGCAGACAGGGTGGTTGCCGGAGGTGGTGGTAGAGCACGTGGGTTGTGAGACGGAGAGACACCCAGAACGTGTCAATACGCCGGAGCACGACCAGTACGTTAAAGGGCGAATCGCGACGAACAGGTAAGTGTCCATGAAGGTAGAGGTTTTGGTTCCGTGTTACAAGCGTGTCGAGTACACGCGCCGGTATCTTCCGCCGCTGATTGAGAACACGCGGTACCCGGACGTTCATTTTCGTTTGGTCGATGACGGTTCGCAGGATGGTACGGCCGAGTTTCTTCAATCACTCGCCGAACAACATGACAATGTGAAAGCGGATGCTTTTCAGGTCAACTTCGGCCTGCGTTGGCGCATCCTGGAGTTCTGGGACAGTTCCGATGCTCCTATTCTGGCGAAGATGGACAACGACTGTGAAGTGCCGGAAGGCTGGCTGACGAAACTTGTCGAGACCTTGGAAGCGTGTCCAGAGCTTGGTATCGTCTCACCGGTCATTCATACAGTGTGGATTGATGGTGATACTCTCATGGCTCCGCAGGGGAAGATCGGATTCAACCGCGGGAGGAAGTATTGGGAAGCTCTGACTATCGGCGGCTTGTGGTGCATGAAGCGGTCGGTACTCGAATCTCCGAGCGACTTTGTGAAGGGGAAGGATGATGGTATTACTGGAGCCCACGAGCTAATCAAAGCCCTTCAGTCTCAGGGGGTCGTAATGGGTTGGCTTCCCGAGGTGGTCGTTCAGCATGTGGGGTATCACAAGGGGACGCACGGGGACTACATAGATTCTCCCGAACATCGTGAGTACAACCGAAGACGTGGCGGTAGAAAGATGAAATAGATGCCCACGAAGATGTCCTACAGTGAGTTGGTCGAGGCTACTTCCACGGAGGACTTGTTGTCGCTATTGATCCATAGTCAGCTTACGGAGGTTCAAGACTTCCTTCGTGACCGATTGGACAACAACATGGAAGAGTGGAGTGTTGAACGAGACGGGAGTTGCATAGTTATGGTGTCCAGCGGTGGGGAGCGAGCCAGTGTGTCTTTCGAGGCGGCGTTCTATGTATGCTGGAAGAAATACGGGACGGCGGAGACCTTGGCGACGTTCTTTGCTGGAGTGATCAAAGCGCGGGTGATCAAGTTGGTCGAGGATGGTGTGGTGTTCATGGGTGTGGTCGGTCGCTCATAGGTTATGGTGGTGTGCTTCACGATGTTGCAAGGCGACCTTCGACGTGTGTCGTTGGCCGCTTTTTCATGGGCCGAATTATTCGCAAATAATTCGTTTGAAAGTCGCGAAAAATCGGTTTGACACCCGAGACAGGATAGTGATACTGAGCGACCGTCGATACGGGTTATCTAGCAGGGTAGGTATCAGAGAAAACTCGTTTGACAAACGATGGATGATTGGTAGCTTTCGAGACAGTGAGGTTGGGCTTGTAAGCGACAAGGAAGACAATACATCTGGTTTCATTTGGGTCTCCCTTTGATGATTGAAAGGAGGTGATCAACGGTCCCAAAGTCTGTACGTTGCGGCCATCGGCTGCGTTAGGTTAGGTCTGCTTTTGCTATGATGCCGGTGTTGTATCCGGTTGGCAATGTTTGTTGTGTCTTTTGCTATGGGGGATAGGTTCAATGCCTACGAAGTCAAGTACGAATGGGAACGGTGACGCTCTTGCTTTGGGGAGTGCAGTTCGGTACGAAGTGACCGGTGTCTCGAAGTCGAGGATTCTCTATCATCGGCGAATGGATCCACCTGAAGAGGTGAAATGGGCAGAGAAGTGCAAAAAGGAGGGCAAGGATCCGAAGAAAACGGATAACGTTGCCGCCTTTGTGTACCGCTGTCCTGAGACGGGTAACATTATCATTCCGGCCAAGTGGCTCAAGGGAGCCATGTGTCAGGCGGTCAAGGGTGAAAAGGTCGAGGGGAAGGGCAACCTCGGTTGGCCAGGCAAAGTGAAGCCGGGTATTGCTGTGACTCCTGAGTGTATCGAGTACACACCGGGTAAGAAAAGCCGTGACGGTGTGTTCGGTGAATGGGTTACGGTGAACGGGAAGCAGGTCTGGAGAGATCGTCCGTTCGTTGCACCCGGCACCGAGTTCAAGTTCGTCGTAGAGGTCACGGAGACCGAAGACATATCCGAGGAAGTCCTCATGTGGATTCTGAAGCGTGCCAGCCTTTTCGGCATTGGCGATAACCGTCCTGGCAAGAGTGGTGGGAGCTTTGGCCGGATCAGGTTCACGTCTCTTGCTCGGATCGACGAAGAGGAAGAGGACGAGCTTGTCGTGGTTGACAAACGGAAAAAGAAAAACGGCAAGCGCAAGAAAAAGCGTAACGGGAAGGTTTCCACTGGTATCGCTGTGGGGTAAATCATGGAACGCGACAATTACCTAAAGGCGATTCTCGCGAGCACGAAACCCGTGTTCATGTCGCCCCGGACAGAGTTGTTGCCCCCTGACAGTAGTTCTGAAACGCTACGAAACGCTGCGAACGTAAGGCGCGTGGATGGTCAGGGGCGTCTGGGTCTTCCTGCGACTTGGCTGAAAAGGAGCTTGCGAGAGGCTTCCTCGAAGGTCAAGTTGTCTGGGACTCGGACGTGTCGATCCGCAGTTGATACAGGGGTGTTCGTCTTTCCAGACGAAGTGATCCCGTTCACCACGCACGAAGAGGAAACGTGTCTGCGTACGATGCGTATGCAAGGTATTGTGACCACGTGCGAGCGGTTGAAGGTGAAGTGGTGGGAACTTCCTCTCGTTTTGATGTATTCGCCGTCTATGATTACCCGAGAACAGTTGGAGGAAGTTCTCCGGGTGGCCGGTGAAGAAATCGGTGTCGGTACATACCGACCGCAGTTCGGTACGTTTGCGGTCAAAAAGTGCTTGAGAGTGAAGCAGAGTACTGCGGAGTCTCTCTTGGACGCCTATTGAATATCGTTGATTTTCGGTAGGTCAGGGTGTGTTTAGTTTCGGTATGTTGGTTTTCAGTTACGTTACGCTCCGTCATTTTACAATACCACTGCGTGTTGTCCCTGCTCCCTGGCGTTTGGGCCTTTTTTCGGTTCGATTCCGAATGGGAGCTTAGTGTTATGTTCCGTTTTGTCGTGGTTCGCTATGTTGGCTTGGGTTAAGGTTTAGTGTGTTCGGCTTTGTCGATTTACAACACCTTTGAGTGTTGTCCCCTACTCCTGAGAGGTCTGGTCTTTCATTCGGTTCGACCCCGGACAGGAGTGCTATCTGGTAAGGTCCGTTAAGTTTCGTTAAGGTATGATCAGTCATGTTGGGTTTTGACACTTTACAATACCACTGCGTGTTGTCCCCTACTCCTGAGAGTATGGTGCGTTGGTGTAAGGTAAGGCGGGGTTGGTTGGGTTAAGTTAGCTTCAGGTGTGTCCTTTTACAACACCACTGCGTGTTGTCCCCTACTCCTGAGCGACGGGCTTTACTTGGTTCGACTCCGAGTGGGAGTGTGGTTTCGTTGCGTTTCGTTAAGTTATTCTACGTTATGTTGTGGTCCGTTCAGTTTCGTTCTCTTACAACACCACTGCGTGTTGTCCCCTACTCCTGAGAGGTCTGGTCTTTCGATCTGGTTCGATCCCGGACAGGAGTGTTAAGGTTAAGTTAGGTTCGGTCTAGTTCTAGTATGCTACGTTCTGTTTTGTTCTGTCAGGGTTCGTCTCTTTACAACACCACTGCGTGTTGTCCCCTACTCTTGAGCGACGGGTTTTCATTCGGTTCGATCCCGGACAGGGGTGTTGTCCGGTTGCGGTTAGTTTCGTTTAGGTGGGTTTTGTTGGTCTTTGTTCGGTTCCGTCACTTTACAACACCGTTGCGTGTTGTCCTTATTCCTGTGTTTTGATCGGAGTGAAAATGGAGTCGATAGGAAGCGAACCGTTGTTTCAGAGGGCGAGAGCTAGAGCGTCTGAAGTGTTAAGTGTGGAGAGTGGGTTGGTAGTCTTGAGATTGAGAGTGTCGAGGATGGAAGGTAGTGGGAGGATTGATCATTCTAGTTCGTTGAGACTGCAAGGGTGGCTTGTCGGTCTTATGGATTTGTTGAAGGAAGAAAAGCAGGCAAGTGTTGGTGCTATGCGACGTATAAAAAGTGTTGTCAGTGAGTTTGTTTGTTGATTGTGTTACTCCTGAGAGGTCTGGTCTTTCGATCTGGTTCGATCCCGGACAGGAGTGTTGTCTGCCATGTTCCGTTAAGTTCCGTTCCGTTGCGTTGATGTGAGGTTTGTTGAGGTTCGTTCTGTCAATCTACAACACCTTTGAGTGTTGTCCCCTTACTCCTGAGCGACGGGTTTTTCTCGGTTCGACTCCGAGCGGGAGCTTAGAATTATGTTGGTGTCGGTTACGCTCTGTTCTGTTAGGTTCAGTTCAGTTACGTTCCGTTCGGTTGGGTCAATCTACAACACCCTTGCGTGTTGTCCCTACTCTTGAGTGACGGGCTTTACCTGGTTCGACTCCGGGTGAGAGTGCTAGTGTTACGTTATGTTCCGTTTAGTTAGTTTCCGTTGAGCTTTTGGTTTGGTGCGTTGAGTTCGGTCGATTTACAACACCGTTGCGTGTTGTCCCTTACTCCTGAGAGGTCTGGTCTTTCATTCGGTTCGACCCCGGACAGGAGTTGAGTGTTGAGGTTAGTTATGTTCCGTTACGTTCCGTTCCGTCTCCGTTACGTTACGGTATGGTTCGTTACGTCAATCTACAACACCGCTGCGTGTTGTCCCTTTTTGGAGGTTTGTCGGATGGAAGAAAGAAATCAGGATGTAGTCACTGCGGAAGCGAAGGCGATCAAAGCCTACGTCGATAAGACTTGGGGAAGGCATGTTAATACGGAACTCGAAGTACCGTTGCGAGACCTTTTCCCTAAGCCGGAAAAGAAACACCTGCATAGTATGTGGGAGAAAGGTGCAGCGGACGTAGTGGTAAGACGGAGGGACGGCAGCGTGTTGACAATCATTGAGCCAGGTGGTGGCCAGCATCTACGGCGAGAGCAGAACACGAGGGACAAAAAAAAGTTCGCCATTTGCTCTCAGAATGGCGTAGGGTGTCTTCAGATGTTGAACGGCGTCATGACTTCGTTACCGAAACGTCAGTGGCGGCGATTCCTTGGAAGCTATATCTGGGGGAATGTCAAGGCGTCTGAGACCAACTGACAGAGAATACTCTCTCCTAATCTTTTTCTACGACGGACACAGCAGCGGAGACGTTGCCGTGTCCGTCTTTCTATGTACTGATACCGGGAATTACTCGACGATAATTCTCCATGAATGCTCGAATCGAAGCCATAGCAGTCCGGGTGGCCTACAACCCCGAGTTACATCGGAGTGAACTGCGTGAGCGGGTGAAAACCAAGCCCAAGCATGTTTACAGAGGGTTGGCCATTAAGCCAAGTAGTTCAGATTGGGAGAGCATTAAGAGGTGGTCGCGGCCGCCAATGGAAGAGAGTGAAATCGGTCAACATTTCAATCTGGGGCCATTGGTCTTGGATTTTCTTGAAAAGAGACACGGTGGCCTGGGAGTTCATTGGTCGGTGAGAGAGAGCATGGCGAAGACGGCTGCGTATGTTCGTGGTCGTGAGCAGAACTCATTGCCCGTGGTATTAACGGTCGAGTTTGACGAGGGTACGGTGGACTGGGACGCGGATGATACCTCCGGTTTTACGACAGAGGGGGAGATACCGTTGAAACCCGGTGCCCGTGTTAAGGTTACGGATGTCTATTTGCCAGACCTTCCACTCAGTGAACGCGTGAAACACATACTACGTTCACCAAAAGTTGCGAGGGTGTAGTATGGCCAAGAGTATTGTCGCCTATCACCGAGGTCGGGTTGCTGCGAAGCGTAAATCCAAGGGTAAACGGCCTAGTGCCGCGTCTCGGATCAAGGGTTTGACGTATCAGTTGAAAGATACCCGACTCAGTTTGATTCACGATCAGTCGAACAAGGTGGTGGGTACGTGGGAGATTGTGCCGAGTGAAGCGCCGGACTTTGCCAACTTGTTCAACCGTTCTGGCTTGAAAGACATTGACTGGACCCAAGACGAACAAGGGATCCAGGAACAGATACCGACAATCTTGAAAGCCTTGGAGGAGATCAAGAAAAAGATCATCGAACAACGAGCCGAAGGTAGTGACGAGTACACATACATGTTTGGGCAAAAGCCACTCAGTCGTGTCCCGACAGGGAAGGTGTACAAGAGCAAGCAAAAAGGAACGTCGAAGGGTCGGAGCAAGGTTGTCAAGGTCAACGAGGAAAACGTGCGTCAGGTTTTGGAGGGAATGGAGAAAGGTGAGTTGATCAAGGTGAGAGCGAAACACTCACGCGCCGGCGAGAGCGACTACCGTGTTGAAAAGCATGGCGACGACAAGTTCATGATGTATCGTGAACATACCGGCCAGCCGAAGCGTTCACCGTACAAGCCGCTGGATATGGTAGTCGAGATACTGGTCGGTGACGGTTCGGCGTTGCGAACGGTCTCTGACCTGTACAAGTGGGTCGCAGAGAATGGTTCGGACATGAAGGGTTGGGGTAAGAGCGTGCTCCGAAAGATGGTGTCCGATGGTGTCATGAAGGATACGAAATACAACAGAGAGGAAATTTTCGTGTTGGTGGACAAGGCCATTCAGGAAGGTCTCGACCAGAGACGTTCCTGGGAAGAAATAGTAGAGGCGTGTCAGGCTGCTACCAAACGACACGTGTTTTCTAAGTGGGTCAACGAACGACGTTGGAATGTTGGATGATTCTCAAGACAGAAAAGGAGACTTGAACAATGGCAAACTTGGATGAACTGAAACACTTCGAGCGAGTCTTTCTCGCGGAGAAAATGCGTCTGGCGTTTGTTCTTAACTGCGCCAAGACCCCGCTGGATGAAGCTCGTGCGTACGCAGAGGAAGTCTTTGCGAAGGCGGGCAAGAAACTGGAAGAGGAACTTCCAAACTTTAGTCAAAACTACCAGGCTTTGCAGAAGAAGTGCGCGCAAGCTCTTGATGTGCCGCGTATTGACATGCCGGTGATAGAACCGACAGACATGAAGAAGTTTCAGGATGACTTGAAGAAAGGAGCCGTGGACATCTTCGCACCTTACGCGAGGGGTAAGCTCCAGCTTCCGAAGTCCATGAGCAAGAAAGAGGGAGAACAGTGGATCACTCTTGGTTTCTCGGATGGTGAAAAGAAAGACGACAAGGTTCGGGGTAAGTTGACGAGATTCCCGGTGGACACTCTCAAGCCTACTCAGTCACAAATCTGGCTGGAGAACATGATCCCGAAGATGGTGAAGTTTGGTACGCCTGGACCCGGCTCGCCGCTCCTGAATACGACAGTGATTGTGTCGAGGGAAGGCTTCATTCTCGACGGTCACCACCGCTTTGGCCAAGCTATGCTTGCCGATCCGAGTCTGAAAATGAGAGCGTTGTATGTTCCGCTTTCGATCAAGTTGCTCCTGAAGGTCGGGCGGTCGTACGGTGAGGCTCTCGGCAATACAGCTAAGGAATAGGAGACGGCCTAGTGGAACACCGAAGGCGAATTGCAGCAATTGCCGGTCGGGTTGCTGCTAAGTCTTACTATCACGGTGCTAGTCGTGAGAGTGCGGACTACCTACTCGCACACGGCTTTGGTACTGTGAAGCGGTTTGAAGGTATGGAGTCCGGAGTGTCGGAAGAATACAGACGCTTTACTTACCTTGCAAAAACGAAGGATGCCGCGGAGTTCTATGCTGGTGGTAACTTTCGGTTTAAGGAAGGGGTGGTGTTGCGGGTTAGGTTGAACGGACGAGTCTTGAACTTGAAGTATCGTGGGGAAAAGTACGGGGCTATGATGGCCGCTGGAAGAGAGCTAGGTCTTGATGTTGATGCTGACAACCCACGTGGAATGGTTCCTACGAAGCAGATTGTAAATAAGTTGAAACAGGAGGGATATTCGGCGATTGAGTTTCACGACAGTTCCAGTGGTTACCGAGCCGTGCTTGTGATCGAACCTGGGAAAATCGAGGTGCAAGGGGAAGTGAAAAAGAGAACTGCAAGGGTGCATTCTATCGCGAGGAAGATTGTGGCTACCACGTTGCCAACGGGGACGGAACTCGGTGTCCCTTCCCCGACAGAGGCTTTTGATCGAGACCTTGCGAACCTCCAGGCGGCTCGTGAAGCCGGTGAGGTGTGGAATGCTGACTTCAAAGAGTGGAAGCGGCGGATGGATACTGGTTTCGATAAGGCAATCCATGAGGTGACGTGGAAGGCAATCCAACGGTTCAAGCAGGAGAATGACCGGGACATGATCCGTATGCAGAAATACAACGAAGCATACGAGTACGGTTCGATGTCGTTTGTGAAGGATTCTGCGAGTCTCCTGAAAAAGCTGGCGAAGACGGCCAAGAAACGTCAGCCGGACACGATTGTCGAGGAACACTTGACGCTCTTGGAGAACGCCCTGAAGCAATGGCTTCCGATCCACGAGTTGCTCCAGGACTTGAAGCCGATGATCAAGAAAGGACGGCGGAATGTCGGTGAGGGTAAGCCAGTGTACCAACCGCCGCCTGCGAGAGCGGTGGATTTGACAAAGGTGAGAACAGTTCTGGAGGAAGTTGTCAATGACGCGCGTGCGCGCTACGTCACGCGGATACGCGAATGGCTCTACAGTGGAGTCGAGAGATACTTCGATAAACTGAAAGAGGAAACGGAAGATACTGAAGGTCGAGCGATCATGCTCAAACACTCACCGCGGCGTCTTATGAGAGACGGAGCCGAGTTCCTCTATGGCGATATGATCGAGTTCGACCGTTCGCTGGAGACCTTCGTGTTGAAGGGAAACCACCCGCAGCTTGCCCAGGAGATTGCCGAGCGTGAAGCCGATGCGATCAGGGAACAGTTCTTGACCAAGAACATGGCGAAGATGACTTCCTTGATCGGTGAGAAAGGTGTGGCGGTGGACAAGGCCGTGGTAACTTCGGGTGAGTTCAACGCGTGGTCCTTCGAGGGAGAGATTCGGGTGACCTTCGATGACGATACGGCGTTCACGGTGCGAAACAAAATCGTGACGAGTGTGTCCAACAGGGGGAATAGGTTCAATCGTTTCCCGACGACATTTCATGATGTCAAGTTCCCGGATGGGTCGGTACAACGGATGCGCTCGGAAAAGCAAATGAACGAAGAGTGGGTGAAAGCCGGAAAGGAGTTGCAGTGAATTTTGCGGAGGTTAAGCGTGTCTATCTGGAGTTGTCGAATTGCTGCAACCTGGCACATTGCCACAAGAAATGTCCAGCCAGTTTGCCGAAGGAACCGGTTTTTCTTCCGCGCAAGGTTGCCGAGTCGGCACTCGATCAGTTAGGAGAGCAAGGCTATCGTGGTTCGGTGTACTTTTTCGTTTTCAACGAGCCAACGATAGACCCTCGTTTGTTCGTTCTTGCTGAGTACGCGAGGAAACGGTTACCAGTGTCTAAGCTGCATGTGCTCACGAACGGTCTCTTTTTCAATCAGGCACTCATGAATGAAATGTTTGAGGTGGGGATCAATGTCGTAGAGGTTTCGTGTTACTCGCAGGCGCAGTACGAACGGTTACAGGGGTTGTGGTCTAAAGGCGGTCGTTGCTATATTCGATGGGTGCGTGAGTTCCGACAAGACATGATCGGAATATATGGAGCCGAACCATGTGGGGTGACTGATCCGTGCTATTTCTGGACAGCGTTGGTTGTGTCTCACACTGGTATGTTGCGGGTGTGTTGTTCTGACTACCGAGACACTATTGCGTTTGGCGATTTACGTACAGAGTCGTTGAAGGAATTGGTTGAATCGAGCAAGTTTCGCAAGCTCCGAGCGGAACTCTCCGAAGGGGTTCGTAATGAACATGTGTGTCAGCGGTGTAGTGCGAGGACGAAGACGGACGGAGGTTGTCAGGTGTATGGACATACGCCTAGAACAGTGGAGATCGAAGAGAGGTTTTACAAACACGATTTGCACGGGATCAATATATGAGCCTGTCGAGAGTTCACAAGATAGTCGCCGCGGTTACTCAAGCATCAGACTTTACGCTTGTGGACGAAAAGGAATTCGAGGACTGGCTTGAGCAGTACTTCAAGGATCAGGGTGCGGCATACGCCTTTTGTCAGACAATCGACAGGGAAATCAGATTGTCGTTTGGATTTTGGGAAGATCACTTCGACTCTTACGATCTGGACGAAGCGACCGAACAAATCGGGGCGTGGGTTAAGGGTGAGTTGGAGAGGGTTACTACGCTGCGTGGGTACCGGATCAATGAGTTCAAGTGTAAACCGGATCCACGGTTCTTCGGCGGTGGGCTTACGATCACAAAGAACCTCGATTGGTACGGTCGGGCGGCAAGGATTATAGAGATTGAAGCAATGTTACAGGGAGGTCTGGGTGGTGTTGAGGTGTCAGAATTTGTGTGGCATGTGACATACCGGGACAAGCTCGACAAGATTCAGACTAAGGGCTTGCTTCCAATGAGAGGGGGAAAGGAAGGTTCCTTCAGCGTGCACACACATTCACCGCGAGTGTATTTCTTCACGAGTCGCAAAGAGGCGTTGAACCATACGGGGCTTTTCGAGCGGGACGGTCGCGAGGTGATTATCTTGAAGGTGCGCTCGGGCGGACGGGTCTTCCACAAAGACTATCGTGAAGTGAAGATTCGTAACGGTGTGTGGACGGAAGGCAAGGTGCCGGCGAGTGCGATTGTTGGTGTGTATCCGTGGAGAGACTAATGGACACGGCAAGAGTTCATAGAATCGCTTCCAAGGTTGTGACAGCGGCCAAGGTCTATCTCTACCACGGGACGCCGCCGAAGAACCTGAAACGGATATTGAGTCAGGGTCTCATTCCTGATCCGAAAGATAGGTTGTGGTCGGAGGATAGAAATGAGGGAAAGACCTCACTCTCAATGGATTCTTTTCAGGGAGTTTACTTGACGAGAAAGCTGGAGATGGCTTTGAGTTCGATTACTCATGTGACTACGAGACATTACGGTTTGGTCGTGGTTCGTGTTGAGTCCAGAACACTTGTTCCTGACGAAGATACGCTAATTGGTGGATTTCCGTCTAGCTTCAAGAGTGTGGAAAACCCGAGTGTTCTTGTGGAGCTTTATAGGAGGGTTATGAAGGGTGGCGACGATCCACTGATCCTTGATAAAGCGAACAACATGTTTGATATGTGGTTCGATGAACGTCTTGGGGCGACGAGCCATTTGTCTGACAGAGCTAAAAAAGCGATACGTGAAGCGGTTATGGAGGACGTGGTAGAACTTTGTCGTAGGTACGTGGTTCGTGCTATGGCCTGGCTCGTGAAGGAACAGGAGGAACAGAAAGCAAAAGACGGTTCCTATGATACGAGTTACTACTATGGTATCAAAGGGTTGAGTGTCGAGGACGTACCGAGTACTCAAGACGCGAAGAAATCCTTCCGGGTGCAGTATGACAAGGTGCTTCGCAGGTTAAAGCGTTTTGCAGAGAGCATAGAGAGTAATGGTGTTGCAACGGCCAGGTCGCCCGAGGGGATTAACTACAAGGGGAAGAACAAGATCGTCGGAGTCTTTGAGTTCAAGGATAAGGAATGGATTGTCCACTTCCTTGGTGATCAGAAAGCATTGAAGATGTTGATCCAGGACTTGAAGAGTGAGGCCGACCTGTACACGTTTCGGATGGCGAACGGCAAGGTGCTCCGGGAGAGAGTGAATGAAGACTAATGAACGAATCCACGAGATCGCGATCCGAGTTGCTCTGAGCAAGCGTAATGTGATCCGGCGTTTGAAGCCGACGAGTAAGCTCAGTGTCTTCCACGGGAATTCGTCTTTGGCTGAAGTCTTCAAGATGTGTAAGACAGGGATTGATGCAAAGCAGCCGAAGGGGAGATTGTACCCTCATTGGTCTGGTGGTAAGCAGTTGGATGTGGGGTTGTTCGTTTCCCCAACACTGAAAGGAGCCCAACAGTTTGGGGTCAATGGAGCCGTGATCAAGTTCAAGGCACTGGGCAAGAACTTGTGGCATAGGTTCCCAGAGGAACAAGAGCAGGATGACGCGGTGTGGAAAGACAAACACCCGAAGTCATTTCGACCATCCGTGACCGATGATATGTTTTTGAACGTTGAGCCGCAGGCGTTGTACCGAGGGTTTGTCTCTCCAAGACAGATCGAAAAGGTGTACATGAAGGATGGGTCGAAGACGATTGGAATGAGTCGGGAAGAGTTCATGGAGTTCATGGAGTCTTACGAGGACAAGTATGTCCAAAAGTCAATGCGGGACAAAACACCTTACGGTGTCCTTTTCGAGCCGCAAGAGGTTCATAAGGCGACGTATGAGGAACTGATCAGACGGCTTGTGAAAGAGGAAGGAATGACTCGGAAGCAGGCGGAGCAAGGAACTGAAATGAGTCTCCGTAGGTGTCGAGACGACGATGAACTGCTGTACGAAATCCGAAATCTACTGGGTCATGATTCAGTACCGTACTCGGTAGCGAAGAAACTACTTCCTGAGTTCAAGGAACGATTCGGTCTGGAGTTCTGAGCATGGATACGAGAGAACGGATTCTCAGGATCGCGATTCGAGTGGCGAAGGCCCCGCCACCGAAGCTGTATCATGCGACTTTGGCTGCGAGTAAGATCGTCAAGGAAGGATTCAAGCTCGGCGTCGGTGTGGGCTTCGGTGGGAGTAGTGAAGGCAAGTACATATCGTTCACGACGAAGGAAAACGTCAAGAACTATTTGGAGGGTATGCGAGACAAGATAAGGGCGGCTCGGGGGGAGTATAGTGTTGAAGATGTTCGCGGTTTGTTTAAGAAATGGGGCATGAATTCGACTGGGGAATACCAGGAGTATTGTCGAGCTTATCATAGGGGAGGAAAAGGGGATTTAGACCGGGTGATATCCAAGTTTCGCAAGGTGGACGAAGACAGGGATTTTGGAGAGGACTATTGGCAACAATTCATGTCCTATATGTTTCATGGAAGGCCGATTCAACCGAAAGAGAAAATCAAGTTGGGGGAGGATAGTGAAGAGATTCCGGTGCCGAAGTTGACAAAGGACGAAGAGATTGATCTGCTAGTGTCCGTTGTTCACTCGATAAGCGTGTCTTCGATGAACAACTTCCCTTGGATTCTCACACAGGGCAATGACCGGGTTAGGTGGGGTAAGTTTCAGCCGTCGGATGTGGGTGTTGTTGAGGTAACGCTGAAGCCTGGGGTCAAGGTTGACTATCATTCTGGGGAGGAAGAGTGGCGGATATATGACCCGAACGATGTCGCTACGATCAAACTTGCGAACCTTTGAGTGGAAACACTTGTTTACAGACGTAACGGAGGGTTACCAATGGCCAAGAGCATAGTCGCACATCATCGTGAGCGCATTGGTGCGAAGTACATCCGAGTCCAGTTGAAACCTGGGGAAAGAACGAGTACGTGTCCACGGTGTGGTCAAGAGAATGATCACCGGACAGGTAACGTGTGCGACCATGTAGTGAAGCTCACGGCGAGTCGGGTGGTGTTTTACGAAGCTGGCGACAAGGAACGTCAGGCCGGTCGTAGCAAGAATGACATTGAGGTCAAGACCGAAGCTGACGTGCGGAAGGTTGGAAAGATGATCGACGAGGCTCGTGCGTATGCGAGTTCTTACTACAAGGCGAAAGACAAAAGAGACAGGTTGGTCTCGGAGAATCGTTCCAGGAGAATGAAGGGAGAGAAACCGGTTGATACAGGGAAGAAACTGGAAAAACCAGTGGTCTTTGTACACTATGAGAATGGTGAATGGAACGGTGTCATTCGCAGTAGCGACGAGTTGGAAGAACTGTTCTACGATTGTTTGGCTGAGAATGCGATACCTGTTGTTTTGAGAAAAGAGTTGAAGTCGTACTAATGGCTAGTCTGCAAGAGCTACGTCATTTTGAGCGTTTCCGCGTCGCCAAGCGTGTGGTCATGTATCACATGTCTCCGATCACGAACCTGCGGAAGATTCTTTCCGAAGGTCTTATCCCAGACCCGAAGAGAAAGGAGTCCGCGGACGGCGGTCACGGGACCATGAGTGTGGGTTATGACGAGGTGGACTACGAGTCTTATTTCGGCACGTACTTGGCGTACAAACCACTCGTAGCCTATGACGCTCTGCGGTTGACGAACAAACATCTTGCCGGTGGCGTCATAGTCGTAGTCCAGGTCGAGACCAAGAGCATGGTCTTGGACGAAGACGAGGTTGTGAGTTCCATAGATGACTTCACGAAGCTGCTCAAGGAACTGCTACCGGGAGACAAGATTGTCCGCAGCATGTTCAGTAGGCATGGAGACCGCTCCGAGGCGATTCGTTTCTATGTGACCGTCAGAAAAAGCAGGAAGTGGCAAACGGTTCTCGCCGACAAGTTCTATGACAGGGTAATGTCGAAGTTTGGGAGGAAGGTATCGCAAGAGACTCAGGAGAAAATGAAAGAGTCGGTGGTGAAGGTTTTGAAACCGGCCATCCTGGCACACATTCGGAGACAAGCTGCTTGGGCACTTACTGAAATGTTGAAAGAGAGCCGCATTGATCTTGACCGAGACCCGTTGGATCAAGACATACTTCAACAGGAATCTGAGGAAGCGGCGAACAAGTGTCTTGCGTTCCTGGAAAAGGAAGGGGTTGACTTCAAAGAGCTACTTCCAGCCAAAGATGTCGAGAGGGATATGCGGGCGGCTTACGACGTGGTGACTCGTAAGCTGAAGCACGTCATGTATGGCGGTGAACGTACGACGGCACGAGTCCTGGACAGGATCAATTTCAAAGGTGCGAACAAGATACTCGCTATCGTGAGCTATGAGTTTGACGAGGCAAGAGAGTGTGCTCAGTTCACGGTGAATTATGGCAAGGGCAAGGCCAAGGAAGCGTACGAGGAACTCAGTGAAATGGTCGGCTTTGATGGAATGGTAGAATGTAAGGAGTCACCTAATGGCTAACGCAAGAGAGCTTCGTGAATTTGAGCGGATGGTGATCGCGGGGGAAGTCATTCCCTTCGAGACCTTCAAGAAAAAGAGGGACGAGGCTGAGGCCAAGCGCACAAAGGGGACGCCGAAGGCCGAGAAACCAAAGGCGGACAAACCACATACTGAGACCGAAGGGTACCAGAAACGGAAGAAAGAATTTGAGGAAGACCGCGACCGGCGCAAGAGGGAACGCGAGGAACGCGTACAGGCTGAGACCGAAGCAGTGGCCAAGCGTGTCAAGTCGTTGGTCTCAAAACTCAATAGTCTGAAGGGTGGGGTCAAGTCTCACGTAGAGGACAATGGTGGGGCTAAGGTCTCGGTCGATGTGACAGAGATTCCTCATGTTCCTGAGTCCTCATACGGTGACGTGTACACCGATGTCGAGGTGGTGGTGGGTGTCGAGGGTGGTGATATGAAGGTCAAGTTCCATGTTTCCAGTGGTTCGGCATCGAAAGAGAAAATCTACTATGAAGGGGAAGCCTTCGTCAACGGTGAGAAAGTGCGGTTGTTCAGGAAGAACTACAATTGGCTGCAAGATAATGAGGTCAGTGGTCTAACCGCAGAGACCCTATTCCCGGCGCGACGGGTCAAGGCAATCGTTGGTGGAAAGACTCGGAAGAAAACGAAGGGGACGATGCAAAAACGGGACTTCGTGGAAGCGTTGAAACGCAAGGGGTACGATATTAACTACCGTGGAAGCAATGAAGTCCAGGCCACGAAGGAACTCTTGACAGGGCATACCTTTGGTTATTATCGGACAACAATGATGCGTCAAGGTGGTTGGATGCCTTTTACGGATGTTCGTGGGAATCGTAGGACCGGAGCGGAGAAATTCCGTCTCGTTGATCACAAGGCCGACTTGGGCGGCAAGGCACTTATAACGTTTGCCGAGGACGCTGAGGGGCTTCGGAAGATGGAAGACTTCGAGGGAAAAGTCGAGGTGATTGCCAAGAAAAATGTCTCGAAGTAATTGCTTGCTGATTATTGTTTTCTGAGGTCGTAAACAGTGAGATATAATCTGTCCGAATTATCTAGTGGTATTTAGGAGACGAACCGATGGCCAAGAGCATAGTCGCGTATCACCGCGAGCATGGAAGAACTGCCGAGAACGAGTCAATGGTAGATCGTGGTGGCAAAGGGGTAATGGTGACGGTGACACAACGAGTAGCGGTGAGCGACGCTTTCCTGGGGGACTATATCTCTGATCTTCGTGGCGCGGTAAGGACGGCGAAAGGAAACATGGAGAAAGCTGCCCGTCAGATGTCGGATAGTGTTGGGAGCAAGGTCAAACTTGAAGATGGCGAGACGGTCAAGGTAGATACAGAGAGCGGGAAGAGTACCCGTGTCAAAGTGACTTTCAATTTGAGTGGTGAAGCAGATGCCGCCGCTATTCGCAAAGCAATTCCGGCCTGGCTCTAAGAGAGAACCGAACAAATGTCCAAGTCAATTGTATCCTATCACCGTGCGCGTCAGGCCAGTTTCAACATTGGCCAGTTCTCGCAGCCTATGGAAGGCATGTCTCAGTTGGTTCGTTCGTTGAAGAACAACGGAATGGGCAATCTCTCCAAGTCTGCTCAGGGTCTATTAAACCAACTGGAAGCGTTGAAGGAAAAGACCAGACAGTCAGTGGAGTCGAGGACGGGCTCCCGTGTGCCGACACTCCATGAACGGCGTGCGCGGATTGAGTGTCCCCCGGTGATAACAGAGGAAGACTTGGAAGAGTGGGAAGCAGGTGAAGGTCAGTGGTCGGATCCGAAGGTCAAGCGAGCCTGGAAGGGATACGAGGTCAATGTTACCTTCAGTTTAGTGACGCTGGAGTCGGCGGAGGAAGGTGACGCCGCGGAACACGGTTATGAAGAACGTGGCACGAAGTTTGACTCACTCGAAGAGTTGACAGACCATTATGGAACCGAGCACACCTGGCTTGAGTGGTCGAATTCGTCTCCTGGACCCGGTGACTGGATTACGAGTGAAGCGGAGGAAGACTACTCGGACGGAAGCAGTACGACATACTCACTTCACATTACTCGTGGTGACGGAGAGGATTTGACGCGTGAAGAGATCAAGTATCTTGAACATGAGTTAGGAGTCTAAAGAATGAATGCTTTCGACAGAATCGTTGCCGATCATCTTCGCAAGGCCGATCAGGTGGACATTACCTTCGGTCGTGTCGAAAAGAAAATGGCTAAGGAACTTGGAGAACGTCTGGGTAAGTCTTCGGCGTCGTGGCTTGACACACCAGAGCTTGGACAGACGTTACCACGGCACGTTGACTGGGTAGGTGTCGGGACGATTGAGGACAAGAATGATGCCAAGCAGGCCATGGACCTGATGGCTCGCCACAACCTGAACGAACTCATGAGCACGGCTGACTTCCGACGTGAAGTCGAAGATGAACTGGAGTCGGAGTATGAGTTCGATGACGATGACGAGACCAAGGCGTACGTGGACGCATTCATTAACGCGTGTGTAGCCGGAGAGCTAATCGACGAATGGGAAGATGGGGTGTCGAAGGGAGTGCAGAAAGAGATCAAGTCTCGGCGTTTTGCTTCCCTAAATATGTTTGACAGTGCGTTGTTCCGTGAACTGGTCGGACGTTGCCGAATCTATCTTGGTGCCGTTCAGGACACGCAGACTGGAAACGCGTTGACGGTATCCGGGGCCGTTGGTTACACCGTTCGACGGTTGCAGCGCGAGTCGGCCAACGGTTTCCGTGAGGTTGACGAGGGCGAGTATGAGAAAGGTGAGTACACCGGTGTCCTTTTCATGGTTCGGGACGGCGAATACTCGATTCAGTTCAAGTCTCGTGGCAAGACAGGGCAATCTTTCAATATGACGGGGAAGGTGGTTTCTTCGGGGCCGCCGGATGTTGACGAGGTGGTGAAAAAGATCAACCGGAAGATTGATGGCTGGCGTGGCTTGTCTCTCGCCGTCCATTCCTTGGTCGAAGGGGTCGAGAATCTCAAGGGCAAAATGAAGGCGCGTGACAAGTTCGACAAGCTATTCAAGAAAAGCGCCGGGCTTCGTCGCATGGTCGTGGCCATGTTGAATGATATGGAACAAGATCAGAGTCGGTTCGCAAAGCTGGAGATTGACCGTTCCATCATGGGCGGCCAACCTTCCTCTTTTGCGAGATCGAAAAAGGGAGAACCGGTTGTGAAGGCTACTAGCCAAGCGGCAGACGAGATACAGGAAGGGACTCGTGGAGTTCTGGTAGATACTGCCGGTGCCAAAGTTGCCATTCTTGTCGATTTGGGAACGTTCTTTGGCCCTTGTGTGCTCTGGGACAAGAAATCCGCTTGGAAGAATACAGGGAAGAAATTCGACGGTGAACTGGATCACTTGACGGTTGAGTCGGACGTAGAGCGCGGAGCCACAAGTGTTCGTGATTACGAAGAAAAGGTTCTCCAGGAATTCGAGGGGAAGAAAGGTGTCAAGAAAATCTTCGTTGACGAAGATGGTATTCGAGTGGTGACCCGTACGAATCCAAAGGGGCCGGGTGGATATAAGAGCGACTACCAAGTGTTGGTCAAGAATTCCGACAGCGGGAACTTCACATTGGTAGTGATTATCAAGGGGCGGACCCGCAAGATGGAAGTTGACAAGGATGAACTCTTGAACGGAATTGCTGCCGGGATCAAGCTCACGTTGCAGACGAAGAAAGGGAAATAATGGATCGGAGTCGAATCGCTACCATTGCTAGGCGAGTTGCCGGAGCCGGCCCGACCTTGGCCGCAGTCGGTGACGGTAAGGAAGCAATGACTGAGGCTATTCACGAGTTCATGAAGTCTCGGAAGATGTTCGGTGGGAAGCCTGAGATTTCCGAGGACGAAGGAAGTCTAGTTCGTGTGGCGGTGAGCTTGAAGCATGATGATCGCTCGTACGTTGCTGATCTCCGTGTCGATCAATGGAAGAAAGGCAGTCCGCTGAAGGCGACGTTCTGGTTCACTCCTGACAGAGGACGTACTCTTACCAAGGCATATACGTACAAAGAGCCGGATAAGACTACGGTTGGCTCCGTGGCGATTGACTTCCGTCACTTCGTTGACGAGAAACAAAAGAATCTCAGGACGGCTGCAACCCAGTGGAAGGTGATCGAGGAAGACGGATACGTGAAGGTGTATCGAGGGAAGACCTTGATCGCCGCGGGGATTGTGCAACAAGGGAAGCGGCTACGTGATCTGGAGTTCATGGAGGACTCATACAGGAAATCGAATCCGACCCGACTGAAGGTCGTGAAACTTTTGCAGGCCAAGGGTTATTCTTAACAGGAGAATCGGTTATGAAGATGCTTGTATCGAAGAAACGTCTTATGCGGATCGCCAAAGTGTTGGTGTCCTCACGTGGCCGTATGCGTGTAGCTCGTGGCGGTTGGGAAGAGTTTGTGGAAGAGTTCGGTGAAGAGGAAGCCAAGGCCGCAGTAGAGGCTATGGGCTTTGAGCCGGAGGACGTATCTAGCTTCCAGGAAAGCCGCGCCGGCTTCCGTACGGAAGCATACGAGGTGGACTTCGGTAGCGAGGAGTACATCGGCTTCAAGGATAACGACGATGCCGAAGAGTACGCTATAGAGGTCGTGAAACAAGACCTGGAAGAGGAACCGGAAATCTTTAGTCAGGATTGGCTTCAGAGTCATGTTACGATTACGCCTACCGACAAGCGCATTCTTGCGAGTGAGGAAGCCGATTCTGTTTTGGAGTCAATGAGCGATGACGACATTCTTTCTGAGTCTGGCTATGACTCGAAGAAAGAGGAGCTTGAGGAAGAGTACTCGGAGTTGGAAGACGAAATCAGCGAACTGGAAGAGGAGGCTGACGAGTTAGAGGAAGATGATGAAGATGAAGACGCGGCAAACGAAGCCGCGGAAAAGAGGGACGAGATTCTTGGGAAAGAAAGTCGGATGCAGGAGATACAAGAGGAATTGGACGGTCTAGTGGACGAAGCTCGCGAAGAGTTGAGTTCCAGCAAGGCTGAGGAAATCGAGTCGGAACTTGACGATCCGGTTCAGTACTTTGTAGAGGATCAAGGTGCGTTCTCTATCGAAGACTTGATGAAAGCGTCGTTCATTAGCATCGACACTGATGCTGCTGCGAAAGAGGCTGTTTGGACAGACGGTGTAGCTCATTTCCTTGCGGGGTACGATGGTAGGAAAGTTGACGGCAATCGTTCGGTGTGGTACCGTACGAACTAGGATAACTGTCATGAGAAATCGAATACGACGAGCGACAACTGCGGTGACGAGAGCCGTAGGAGCAATCTGGGACGGTGTGGAAGAGACCCTTGAACGCGAAGAGGAAGGTGAAGAGGTTCAAGGGTCTTTGATGCTTGCCGCGATCCGTTGCTTCGGCGGGGAATCGTTTCAGATTAACGCCGGTGGCCGAGGGAACGTCCGCTTCAAGAGTGGGCCTTACGAAGGGTACACCGCGACCGGACCCCAGCTACGTCGTATCATGGAAGCACTTCGCAAGGGACGCTCTCAGACTGAGAGAGTGGTCGAGCAAGTGGTGGCTGAAATAAGGCCCCCAAGTTCCAGAGTAGCGTCCATTGCTATGAGGGTCTTGTCCTATCATTTGAATTAGCCTGAGCTAATTCCTGACGGCGATTTCTCGTGAAGTAATGCGGGGGATCGCCGTCGGTTTGTACGTTGGAATCGGTGGGGAGTTTTTGCTAGTATCAGGGTCATGGTCAAGACTTACTGCGTTCCGACAGGAAGTTATCCTGTTTTTGCCCACGGTTGCGGGGCAATGAAGACAAACGTACGCTTGTACGAGCGGGCGAGACGCGTGTGCTTTGCCAGACAAGTCGAGACGGGTCCTCACGGTGACCTCACGATAGTCACCGTGCACAACGGCACTGACCATTCCATCGTGGAAGAGTGGGCGAAGCTGTACAACGTCAATATCATGGTCGTGCGAGTTCCAGTGAAGAAATGGGAGTTTCGATATAAGCTGGAGTTTGTTCTCGACAATCTGCGGTTCGTTGACACGAAGTACATCATGTACCTTGATGCTTGGGACGTGGTGTTGATCAACGATATGCGCCAATGTGTTCCAGGATTTCTACGGTACGGTTGCAAGATGTTGTTCGGGGGAGAGGAAGGTTGCTGGCCGCGTGAGAGAATCAAGTTTGGAACCGGGGTGGTGGACTTTGAGGAGTTGAAGAAATGGAGTGCGGGGAAGTACAAATATCCGATGCAACATTTGAACAGTGGATGTTGGATGGGAGAGACAGATTACTGTAAAGAGTTTCTAAGGGTGTGGCGAGACAAGGTAGTGGCTATGAGCGAAGGGGGAAGAGTGGCGAATAATCAGATGGCGGCTCGTGTTCTTCAGCCGGAGTATTGGCCAGAGGTTCGGGTCGATGATCATGGTCTGCTATTTCTGAATCTCTTTGACTTTCTTCAGCGTTGGGTGAACTTTAAGGAAGAGGAAGACATAACGTACTTTTAGGGGTGAAACGTGAAAGCGAGAGCATACGAGTTCAAGAGGTGGGACGCGATTAACTTTGTCTCGAATGCGAGGGGATACAAAGTCTATCTGGAGCTTGGCGTCGAGCAGGCGATCACTTTCAAGAGAGTAGGCTGCGCGGAAAAGTTTGCGGTGGAGTCTGGTGCACATGCAGTCCGCGGGAACGTGTGTTATTCAATGGAGACAGACGATTTCTTTGGTAAGCATGGCTCGGATCGTAGATACGACATCATTTTCGTGGATGCTTCCGACGAGTTTGATCAAGTCTTGCGAGACATCTACAACTCACTCCTGGTGTTGAATGATCACGGAGTGATTTTGATCAACGGTTGTATGCCGGATCACGTGGAAGGTCACCGGGCAATGTGGAGACCCTTTCTTCACTTTTGTCAGTTGGCGACGGTGGATTGTTGCTTAGGAGATTTCGATCAAGGGGTCGGTTTCATTCTGAAGCGACCGACGCGGACACCGCTCGTTCTTGGTCGAGGCGCGCAAGATGTTCCCCTGATCACTTACAACGAGAATATGGAAAAGTGGCTACGGGTACTTCCGTATTGCGTGGACATAGTTGACTGGATTACTTTGAGGGACCCGGAGACTCCAGAGGAAGACTCGGAGCCCGCGTCTGAGGAACCAGAACCGACAGAGACAGGAGGGAACTAAGATGGATAGTTTGTATCACTACCGAGCGCACGTACTCTCGGTCTATGATGGTGACACTTGCACGGTGCGAGTCGATGTAGGATTTCGCTTGACGGCGAAACTGAAGCTCAGGCTGAGTCATATCAACGCACCGGAGATTCGTGGTGCGACGCGTGCTCGGGGCCTGGAAGTACGGGATTGGCTAAGGAAGCAAATCCTGGATAAGGATGTCGTGATCATGACGGAAAAGACCGGGAACTTTGGTCGGTGGCTGGCCGTGATCTGGCCGGATGATCGTGAGACATTCGTACTTGAAGAGAGCCTCAATGCTCACATGGTTCGGACGGGGCGCGCCGACGTGTACAAGGGGACACCGGACGATATTCGTAATCGTTTCCTGGGACCGGACTATGTTCGTAAGAGTCTCCTGGGACCGGACGACGCGCATGTAGTCGTCCATAATCCACGCAATCTCGTGAAGGAATTCAAGCGTCACCTAGAGGGTTGCTTAGCTCGGACAGGGAGGGTTGACGCGATTTGTTCGGACCGGGCTGGAGACGGATTCGGATTTCAGTGTCAGGTGTGTCAGGCTTGGTATGGTGTGCCGGTACCGAAGGCGAAAGAGTTCGTGAGCCGGAACCGGAAAAGTGTCGTGCCAAAGACCAAAGAGTTGGTCGAGAACTTGAGGACGGCGGTCGGTCGTTGGAGGATGCTGGAGACGCTTGTGAGCAAGTTGTCCAAGCGCGCGAAAATTGGGTGAAAATTGAGTAGAACTTGATATGATGGTCGCTTACCGACTTGGTTTTAGACCGGAAGTAGACGGAAGCGACAGGGCTTCACGAAAGCCCTCGACCCCAAGTCTTTTGCGAGGTCTCTTCGTATGGACAGGACAGCGTTATTCGACCTGGATGGTACGTTAGCGGATTTCGAGCAGGAGTTCATGGGACGGATGTCGAAGCTCGGAGCCCCCTCTGAGCCGGTCTCCGGTTCTGACGATTTCTGGCAAGACGACCTACCTGAGCATCTGAGAGAGCGCAAGCGGCTTGTTAAAGTTGAGCCGGGGTTCTGGGCGCGGCTCCCCCGGATTGAACTCGGCTTTCAGATATTCGACATCGTGGTCAATGAGTGTGGCTTCCGTCCCGTGATCCTCACGAAGGGTCCGTGGAAAAATCCGCGTGCCTGGATGGAAAAGCACGAGTGGTGTGCGGCGCAGCCTGAGTTGGAAGACGTGCCGGTGATCATTGCGGGCGGTGACGACGACGCCAAAAGCATGGTGTATGGCCGCATTCTTGTGGACGATTATCCGCCCTACGTGACGGAGTGGCTGAAGGTTCGACCTCGTGGCTTAGTCATCATGCCAGAACGGTCGATCAACGAGGGTTTCAGTCACCCGAACGTAGTGAAGTGTGACGGGTCAAACCTGGACGAGGTTCGTAAGCGAGTGCGCCAAGCTCGTGACAGGGACCCGGGAAGAAAACCCCAAGTGAGTGTTCGACGGGAAGGAAGAAAGAGAGATCATGAGGATTGGCAAAAGCCGTTCGTGATTCGAGTGGACGGTAAGATACGAGCAAGGGTGTGGTGGGTGAACGGTCATCCTTATTTGAGGTGTGAGAGATATGGCTAAGCGAGGGAAGCCGAAGATCACTGACAAACCAATCTCTGGATCCGTTGTTGATCGAGGAAGGGAGATTGATTCAGTACTACAAGGGGGGCCGCGTGATGTTATCGAGAGTGGCCAAGGTGTGGTAGGTGTGACGAAGGGTATGGTTACCCAGATCAAGCGGGGAAGTCACGGTGATATGCTGGTGATTCCCCCGTTTACACTTGTCTGGTCTCGTGAACCGTACGAGAAAGACTCGATGTCTACCGTCGCTCATGGGCCGGAAAAACGCTTCAACGCAATGGTCAGAGACGGCATGATGTTCCACCGGTTTGTGACCCGAGCGACGGACTTGATCGTGCTTTGGGTCGATGGGCGGTGGCTAGTTGAAGAGGGAGATTGGTTCAACAGGGAGTTGTCGAGTGCTTTCAGCGGAACTCAAAGTTAATGGGACGTTGATCGCTCACGTCTATGCCCGTAATGTGGCTGAAGCTGGCGGGGACGTTTGTGTGTACGACTATGAATACTACCAGGTCGAGTCCCGGCGAGTTCACAATGGAACGGTGAGACACGCGCGTTCAAAGGGTCTTCGGAAGTTGATCGTCGAGATACTTACGGATGTTCCAGACGAAGTAGAGGAAGTACCATGAATATCGTGATAGGACAGGGGGACTTTAGGGTGGCTTTGACGGAAAAGGGTCTCAAAGTAACCCGTGGAGAACTCTCTCCAGATGGTGAACAGTTGGAAGTGACCTTTACCCCACGTGCAGCGTTGTACCTGATTGGAAGTGCTCTTTCGCTTCAGGCCGTGAGGCTGTCGGATGTGATTGATGCTTACCTGGAGTTGTCGGATGCTCCGTCACATGAGTCTGTTCGCCCGGTGCTCAGTGATCTGACCGAGTTGTATCGGAAGCGAGCGGGTGAAATGGAGGTGGTTTTAGACTCTCTTGGTAGGAGTGAACATGATAGTGGTGAGAGTGAGAGAGACTCTTCGGATACATGATGTTTGTGACGCGCGCGAGAGAGTTATTCAAGAGGGTGAGGAAGCGGAGACCGTTGCGATAAACGGTCGAGTTAGACAGGTAACTTGTTCCAAGTGTGTAGAGGATAGAGAGAATGTCCAAGATCGAGGGAGACGAGGTTGTAGATATTGGTATTCACAACGATCGTACGAAGATCGTTGGCCGTTATGGTAAGTTCCTCGTTACGGAACCGTACCAAGGTGGTTCCATGACGCGTCCTGATCTTTTTCAGTGGGAGGTGTGGGAAGTTGAAGACGGAGAAATGGCATGGCCGGTGGCTGAGTTCCAGAAACAGGAACACGCGGAGTTGTTCGCCAAGGTTATGAGCAATGGCCAAGGTGCGTTCACTGAAGACGAGCTTGGTCACATGGTTGTTTGTCTCGCTGAGTGTGCGGAGCGAGCGTTGAGGTACGCTGAAGAGTTGCCGGAAGGTTTGGGAGAGTTTCTGGACGGGATTAAGTCGAAAGTGGAAGTGCATTGGGGGCTTACTTGGCCGGAGGTGAAAGTATGAAGCGATTGAACGTGGACATCGATCAAGGTGACGAGCGTGACCTACAAGCGATCATGAAAGCCTTGGGCACGAGCAAGAAAACCGAGGCCGTGCGAAGGATGATTCGCCTGACGAGCGCCGTTCTCAAAACGGCGAAGGATGGAAAGGTGTACATGGTGTCTGGTAAGGAAGTCGAAACCATCATTGTCTGAGAGGGTAACAATGGAGCCGATCAACGAAAATCCTTTCGAGCATACGTGCCGCAACGGCACCGTTTTTACCGCGAAACGGTGTGATTTCCTGGGCGGAGTGGCGTTCAGAGACGAGTCAGCCAACGAGGCTTTGTTCTTACAGGACTTGTCGGAAATGATTGGCTTTCACGCGTGCAATATACATCCTCGATTGAATGGCTTCCAGGGTTACGATTGTGTGAATTTTGTAAGAGAGGAAGGGCGTTCAGAGACGGAAGTGGACCGGATGTTCCGGCAAAAGGAAAAGGTTGTGAAGAGTGGTGTTGGTATGGCTCAGGCTGCGGCGACGTTGGTTTTGGCGGAGGTCGTTGACCGCCATTTTCGTATGGTTATTGACTTCATTGACGGAGACGGAGACGATGGCTCGGAAGGTGAAGAGAGCTAAGACAGGGCGGACGCACGACACGTATGCCACCTATCGAGATCGTTTTCTCTGGGAGTGTCGAGAGTTCGATCCCGGTCTGCGAAAAATGGGTTATCAGGAAGCCTCAAAGGAGGCTGTGTACTTTTTCCACCAGCAACCGCGGTTGGTCGAGAGTATCAATGCGGCTATCTTGTTCACGGAGTATGGCTATTACGACTCCGGGTGCGTGACAATCTTTCCCGAGAACAAGAAACTCTTGGAGTTGCTCTATAGGGTGAACTTCGAGGTGACTCAGGAGACACTTGTACCGAAGAACAGCTTTGTGTCGTTTGCGTGGCCGAAGGGGACGGTGATCGATGGTGTTGAGGTTCCCCCGTGCGTTATGGGTCATTACAGTGTGCGGGAGCTAATAGACCTTCACTCGAAGTACCGGCGCGAATATGGTTTGAATAGTTTGGAATTCGGCCATGATAGTGACGACATCGACGCAAGACACTTGGTCTTTTCCTACCAGGCTACGGAGACCAAGTGGGCGAGGTTGCAGTTGCCGGTGTCGCGAGCCGCAGAGGCTATGACGGTCGAGACTATTCAAGCGTTTGATACACCAAGTGTGTATGGCTCTCATGCCGTGATTGCGCTCGACGAAGACGAATACAAGTGCTTCCACGTACTCTTTCGACTTTGCTGCACCATGTGCATGTACATTTCGGATTTCCCCCACGCGGTCGTGGACGGGTATCCTGAGTCCATGAAGGGCTATGCGAGAGAGCGACACGTGAATCGGACAGGGGTTACCATAGCGGCTCCAACGATTGTCCGAAGTCACGGTGGAGGTACTACACACGCGAGTCCGCTCCCTCACCTTCGAGGCCCTCATACGCGCACACTCCGGCATGAAAAGTTTTACCGTGACGGAGGAACTTTGAGAGTGATACCCGTGCGAGGAACTTGGGTGAACCTGGAGGTTGATCCGAAGACGGTCAAAGTGGTTCAAACAGGAGAAAAATGATGTTCTATCCGTTTACCGGGAACGTGAAGTACTACGACGCCGCAGCCGGTTGTGAGCGAGATGTGTCGAGGACTATTGGTGCCAATAGTGTTGAGGAAGCGTGGTCGAGTACGATTGCGGTGGCAAAGCATCTGGGAGGTATACACAACGTTATTTACGTGTGGTTGACGACTTCGGTTTGGGAACGCGAAGGCGGTGTTTTTGCGTTGAAGGAGGAACCGGTTGCACGGGTTCAGGTCATCGACGATCTAGATATGATTCTTACTGCGACCGATGGAATGACCGTCAAGTTCATGCAGCGAGTGTGTGGCTATCGAGAGGGTGAACGTGTAAGGGAAACTGAGGTGTTCGAGCAAGATGAATTCGTGGTCCTGGACTTGGGTCGGTGTATCGAGTTGGATGATCTGGCAGTCTTCACGCGGTTCGCTACCTTGGAGCGAATGTGCGGTCACCGAGGTCGAGCCGCCTTTCTTTTCAGGAAGTGACAATGACAGAGATTGATGGAAAATACGTTCTGGAGTTGTCTTCCCGGCAAGCCAGATTGATCGTCAAAATCCTGGACTTGTATCTCCGCCTGGGAATGGGTCATTGGGAGGTTCTGGCCGAAGAACTCTCGATACTTCATGATCTCGATTTCCCGATACATGACGACTCGAATATCGTCTTTCGGCTTTTGATGGAAATGAAGAGGGAGGTGACGGGCCACTCGTATGGTGGGAGCTACGGCTGCGCGCACCCGAAGGTGCATGTGGACGCGAAGGTCGCGTGTGAACTTGAAACTGTGCTTCGTCAGGTGATTGCGAGAGCGGAGAATATGCAAGGCACCACGTGGAGCCACGATCCCTTGAGGATAAGTGGAGAGCCTTTGGCGTCGTGTCAGTTTGTCCCTACAGAGGATGATGAATGCGAAACCTCATAGCGTTGGTCATGATCGTCGCGGGAATCATTCTCGCTTTATGGCCGCAGTGTCAGATCATGGTGTTCGGTAGGGGCATCTTGACGGTGGAAGCATCGTTAGCGAATGTGGCCGAGTATTGGTACATGTACCTTGGGGCTACAATTCTGCTCGTGGGTGGATTCTTTGTCAGCGAAAAGGAAAAGCCAAGAGGGAGACTACCGTGAGACGACAAGTGACAGTAGAAATCACACCGTCGGTTATCGAGTTGTTGGATCACTTCAACAGTCTCGGGACCCTTGATAGGTTCGTCCTCTTTCACAATCTGGCCGATATGATAGTGAACGAGGACGGCGAGGATGGTCTTCGTAAGATGATCGAGTGTATGAGTAACGGCAGCTCCCTTCATAGGCTGGAAGGGAAAGCCCAATCGGTAAGAGACTTCGTAACCATGATCGAAAGGGTGACCAATGAAGCTGATCCGAAAGCACAAGCTACAAGTACGGATTGAGTGTAGCTCCGAGGCCGAATTCGAGTCGGCATCTGAAGCGTGTACTCGCTTCAACGTGGGTTGGGAGTTCATGAAGGAAGGGGACACGAAGGTGATCTCTTTCGAGTTACACACAAAGGACGAAGAGACACCGTTGACGCCGGTGGTCGGACAGGAGGTTATGTCGCCTAGTGAAGTGTTGACCATACTTCAATCCTACCTCGTGGGGCCGTGACCGATGCAGTTCAAAGATAATCGGGAAGGGGACTGCGGGATATGTGAAGCGTGCGGCGAAGAGTGTCAGGAAGTTCAGATTGATCAAGGGTTCGGACCCTATGAGTACGGGAGTATTCATGACATTCACCAGGACTGGGTGTGGGTCTCGCCGTGTTGCGAGGCCGAGGTTGTTCCCGGTGGTGTCAAGCTCGTACGGGAGAAAACACATACGGCTCGCCGAGATCACAAGGATGGGAAGATCAAAGTCGGTGATAGGTACGAGGTGAAGGTCTTCCGCCACTGGAAGGAAGGCGGCCCTTCGTGGATTACGTCGTCGAAGCGAAGACTGGCAAGTTAGGAGACCATCATGCTAGTGGACAGAGTTCCTTCAGGTCAATACTTCAGATTTCATGATCGGTTGTGGTTCAAGATCGGAATCCTTCACGAGCGCGATGGTGACGCGGTGATTGCCGTGGATGTCGTGGGCAGAGACTTGACGTGCGGCACATACGAAGATGAGATTGACAACACGAAAGACGAGGTGGAACTGGCTACGCAAGACGAATGGAACTTGCGAAGAGATCAAGTGTTCTGGGTCGCCGACATGATACTCAGGAGCGCCATTAAGACGGCCTGCGGTGACATACAGGACATGCTTTACAAAGACCTCGTGAACAAGGGGAGGGAGATTCTCCAAGGCTTTCTGGAGTCGGGGGACGAGGGTTATGATAAGGTCTTGGGGATCATTGCGTCGGTGATCAAGAATGACGAGGGCAAGGCTGAAATGTACGCACAAGCGGTGACGTGGTTTCGACAATTGACACCCGAGATTCTCGTGGACGGAGGTTGCTACGCTCGGGAGCGGGTTTATGCTGGTTTCCGGCTGGAAGAGTTTGGAGGAGACGACGATTGGCAAGAGAACCGAGACAGGAAGTAATTGACACCATGAAAGCGTTGGCCGACTTCACGTGGGCCGATTGCAAGATGAGTTGTCGGACGGAGTACTCGTGTTGCGATCAAGGTTACTGCGAAGCCGCGGCTATGTACGCACGTGACGTGTGGGGTGTTGAACTGGAACGAGTCAATGATGATGAGACCCCGTTTTTGGGAGGGACTGGTTGTATCGTCGAGCCACACTTGAGACCGATGTGCACGGCTCACCATTGCGAGATTTGTTCGGCTGGATTCAAGCGCGGTAACGTGGAATGGACGGAAGAGTACTATCGCTTGCGAGCGCTTGCTGACAACGCACTTGCTGAATTCGAGGAAATACTGGAGGGTAACGAACATGACACCGAAGCAAATGACCTACTTCCTCAGTCGTGTGTGTAGCTCCGGGGTAGATGTCCGGGGGAAGCGGTTTATAGACACGTCTGAGAGAATCGCCAACATGGTGGGACGGTCGATGTCAGACAGTGAAAAAGAGTTGGTAATCCACGAGGCGGGTGACGCCTTGTTCTGCTCGATTGAATGGAGGAAGGCATGAGTTCCATTGCTGAAGAGACGGATTCTCAATTGCTCTTGCTCATGGCTGCGTACAAGCGTTTGCAGCAAGCATTCCCTGACCACGAACTTTTGAGGTTCGCCGAATTGCAAGAGGATGGAAAGGGAGTTGTGTTCAGCGAAGAGTATCACGACCAGTACGTCGAGACCGACGACGAATACAGAATTCAAGGAATGATCCGGTACACCAGTGAACTGGAGAAAGCGTTCAAGGAAGGGACCTCATACCTTTGTGCCAGTGTGCCACCGTACATTGGTCATCGGACGCCGGGCGCGACACCACGTGACTCGAAGACCGTGAGGTGCTATTGGCGAGGCCGACCTTTCCAGGAAGGTGACGAGGTTGGGAGTGAAATGAAGGTGACAGAGGAAGAGATTGTTATATTCCTTTTTGCTCAGGAGAGTTCACAATGAGTTTGATGATCACTCGTGCGACCGAAGTGAGTGTGCACAAGCATGGAGAGAATCGTAAACTGTTGCTGCGGTTCTTTGTGAGTGGTGGGGAGCCATGCGTGTCTATCGAGGTCATGGAGCGGGTCGCAGGTAAAGGAGATCGAGAACATGACACCTGGCGTCCTCACTTCCGGGTGTCCATCGGAAGTGTCGATGAATTGTGTTGTGAATCCGTTGGCCAAGAGTTCGCAAAGGGGATCAGTCGCGGGGAAGTCGGCGGGAAAACGTTTCGATACTTCGTTCACCGGTTCTTGCGCTACTACCTTGTTCAGAACTGGAAAATCCTTGATCAGCTTCACGGATACTCTAAGATTGATTTGTTCGGAGCTTGTCTTGACGTAGGTGAACACTTCAGTGTCTCCACGGCCTGGGGCTTGACAGAGCTTGATCCTGGTACGAACGGGTTTGTTCACCTGGTTTACGAAATGGCTAAGTTCGGTGTTTCGTGGGACGATTTGAATGAGCGATTTGTGAAGCCAGACCCCGAGGATTTCCCGGAAACCTTCATGTATTGTGGCACCGAGCATTCTTACGAGGGGCAAGGATAATGGACATCGGATCAGGAGCCGGATACCCGGCGTCAGCGTTGTCAAACTTCGCCCCACATCCGTTCGTGATCGACGGTGTGAAGTGCTATTCAATGGAAGGCTTCCTACAAAGCCTCAAGTTCAAGAATCCCGAAATGCAGGTCGAGGTCTGCAAGCTCGTGGGGAAGGCGGCGAAGTTCAAGGGCAAGAAAAAGAAATGGTGGCGGACCCAGACCTTGTGGTGGCGTGGGGAAGAGATTGATCGTCATAGTGAGGGGTATTCTACCTTGCTTGACAGGGCGTTCAATGCTTTGGCCAAGAACAGCGGTTTCAAGAAAGCGCTTCTAGCCACCGGCGACGCGAAGTTGACTCATAGCATGGGTAAGCGTGACCCGAACCGCACGATATTGACTATCGGTGAGTTCTGTGGTCGGTTGACGCGGATACGAGAGAGGTTGAATGGCAATGGCTGAGACGTTGACAGTGAGTGAGGCAACCGAGGCACTGCGCCGCGACATTGATGTTGATCCGTCGCGCGATCCAGAGTGTTTTGATGCAGGTATGGTTCTACTTGGTTCGTTGATCCATGGCCCCAACATTAAACGGATCGCCAGTTGGTCGGGTATCCCACATGTTCGTGTTGCGACGGTTAGTCGTAATCTTCGTCAGTGCGGTGTGTGGAAAGGGAAGTGCATAGACGCACAACCGTGGTTTGACGAGAACGGTGGTGCGGTTGCCTTCCTGTTGGATGTCATGGTCGGTGCCGGCTTGTGTGAGCGCCGTGAACAAGATGACGATGAACCTTTGTACTGGTCAACCGAGGATCAAAGCATGACCGAGGTTGCTATCGACGCTCTGAAAGAAATCCTGGGGGAAACGAAATGAGCAAGGAAGAATGGAAGATGGAAGAGGCTGGGTGGTGGATCAACGGAAGCATTGCCGTCGTGCGAGAGAGTAACGGGCGTTGGCATAGTTACGTGACTGAGGATGACACACCGAAGAACTCCCCTTCATTCAAGACCATGCAGGAAGCCATGCAGGACGCGGAGAAAAGGAGAGACGAAAATGGATAAGTTTGGGTATGTGACAGGGGAGAGTGGTGACGTGGCGTTGGTCGCCGTTCAACTCCGGGCGAATATGTCGCTACGGATCGTTTGGACTGACAGTCGCGGCTTTGCGTGTCCGATTTACTTCGTCCCTTCGGCGACACTTGACTCGTACTATGATACGACTTCGCACACTACTCGCTGGAGAGACTCCGGCATGGTGGTCGTGTCAATGGAAAAACTCGGATGCTTCCACTTGAACTTACTGAACCGCGGTGGGAAAGAGTTCTCTGGAGAATACGTTGCCGAAAAACTCGGTGTAGATAAGGGACATACCGCGAACAAGTTGGCGGAGTTCTTGACGGCGATCTCTCGATTCGAGGCGTGAATAAGCTATGGTAATTCCGTAGCGAAAGGGACAACCATCTACACGGGTATGCCATCTGACAGTGGGTTCACGAACGGAAATAACTTGAACTTAGGGGCACAATTCATGAAGTGACGTAAAACGCCGTTTGCACTGGTATTGCGGGATTGTACGCTGAAGGGCGACTAACACAAAATGCGTGTTGGTCGCCCTTTTCATTTTGTTTCTATATACACCTACTATGAACCAGAACTGAGGTGGAGAAAACATGGAGTGTAAAGACAGGAAATAATGGCGACGTTTTGTCTTAGACGAAGGAGGTACCTGGGGTGTCAAAATCTAAATCAGATGTAACGCTGGCACGCGTGTTCGCGTTGAATCCCATGAAGACGATTGCCGACTTCGCGGCGACGGACGTGTACGCGGCAATTGAGGAGTTGATTGCAAATCAGTACGACGAAGACAGTCGTGTTTCTGAGGTGTTCTTCGACGGAGGCACGTTGACGTTGAAAGACGACGGCTCGGGCATGTTGCCCGAGGACCTTGTGTATTTCTACCAGGTGGGTGGAAGCCCGAAGGTGCGTGAGCCAATCTCCCCGGAAAAGAAAAGGATCCGAATCGGGAAGTTCGGCGTGGGCACGATTCTACTCGACTTTCTTTGTGAGGAGTACGATCTTTACACCATGAAAGATGGTGTGCGTACAACGGTGAAGGAACGATTCACCGGAGAGTTGACGGAAGGGAAGGAAATCCCTTACAGGACAGAGAACGTTGATCATGACTTGCATGGGACGACGTTGATCTTGAAGAAACTTCGCTTTGCCGAAGGTGAAAGTTTTGATCTGGAGAAACTACATCGTCGGTTGGCATGGGCGTTCTTGCCGGAAGACGAGTTCCATGTCGAACTGAACGGTGAGTTGGTAGAACCGAAACTCGACCGGTTTGCGGATAAGTTCGAGTACGAGATCAACGGGCGTGACATTGGTCAGGTCCAACTCGAAATCTATTACTCTAATGCGACTACGGAGCACGCGGGTGTGCACGTGTACGTGAATGGCCGGCGCGTTGGACGCCAGGAGGACTTCCTGGACCTTGGTAAGATTCGGGCGGACTTTGAGCGCCGTCTGGTCGTGAAGATTAAGGCCAACGGGTTGAATGACGCGATTCATTTCAACCGGGAACACTTCGACACAAATCATCCGACGTACGTGAACCTACAGAGAGCGGTGAAGCGTCGTTTGATGGAAGTGAAGTCTTCGGCGGAAGGAAAACAACGAACCAGTCCCTCCGTAAACATTCGACGCCGGATGTCCGAGTTGCGTAAAGACGTGGAATGGAGACTGAATGAGCGGGCGTTGTGGTCGAAGATCGGGGCCAGTCGCCGACTGACGTTACTTTTCAATGAAGAGGTCGAAAAAGATCACGTGGGGGAGATTGACTTTTCCACGGGTGAGTTGTCGATCAACCTGGAGCACCCTTCCTTGGCGATTACTCCTGACATGAAGCCGCTCTTGTTCAAGCACATGTTGCTGAGTGCAGCCTTGGAGACGATTGCGGGGACAATGTGCAAGGGGAACCACAACGTTTACAGACGCGAAATTGCCAAGATGTGGACATTCGTGTTAGCGTCAGATGTAGCGCCGGTGGAAATGATTCGCGGTCTGTTGCCTGGGAAACTTTACAACGTCAAACAACTCGCGGAGTTTACCGACCTGAGTCCGGCTGCGATTCGTCGTATGTTCGATGCGGAGATTGTCAATCAAGATTCGCAGGGGCGAGTTCGTGGCAAGGAAATGATCGACATAGAGAGAAAGTTGGATGGGTTTACTTCCCTGTTTGACGTAGCTCGAAGGGTACACGGTGACAAGTACGACTTCGCGGCGGTGGAACGGATCGAACGTCGCTTAGAGTCGGCGAATGATATGGAACCGTTTGCCATAGATTGTAGCGCTCACCCGAGGGTGCGGAGTTTCTTTTTCTATGACTTATGCGCGGACTACGTGTTCGACCGGCTCGCGGGCACCGAAGTGGCTCAGGCCGCAACGGTCGCGGAGCGTTTGCGTGACACGTATTTGTCAGTGTACCAACTGAGTCTGAAGGGCGGAGGGATTACGAGTCTTCCGAAAGACGTTGTGAACCGTGTTCTCAGCGACGCTCGGAAAAACCGTCTCACGATCCGGGAGAAATTCCAACGACAGATGATACGAGTTCACTTAGGTGACTTTGTTTCAGCTTGTCAAGCATTGAAGATAGGGGGAGAAAATGGCGACACTTAGAAATCAGGAGTTCGTTCAGTTCTTTGCGGACAATTCGCAGAAAGCCGATGCGAGCATGTTCGACGAGACCGAGGAGGAGCCGCGCAAGCTGTTCGCGCGAGATACTTTCGAGGATACCTTCAGTGGTATTGACGATCTGGTGGCTGAAGGTCAAGACTTGCTCGTGATCGCGAACGCGAGCGGGGCCGATACGATCCTGAGTTTTGCTGGTGGCTTGGCGGAGTACGCGAACGTCGAGTTGCTCGTGGTGGATTCGTACATCGGTTATCTGCGGAACTTCCTTTTCCGTGTGGCCTTGTTACAGTTGAACACGTCACCGGTGGAATACGTCAAAGACCTCTTCGGCGTAGATGACGATGCACTGGTAGCGGACTTTCTGAAAGGCGACGCAGCAAGTGCGAAGCGTTTGGCGTCACGACCCTTTGACCCCGATGCTCACGCGTCTAACCTTTACGCTAAGCTCCGGGCGGCGCGTGGTCTCAGCAACGAGTACATTGACCTCGTGTCGGAAGCGGTGCGAGACGTGGGAAGTTACATTCATGCCTATGATCAATTCTCTGATTTCGTCCAGGGCGTGTTCGGGAACGTGACTCGGAACAAGAAAACGTACTACCTCACCTCAAAGCGCCGGTTCGATGCTTTGAGGAAGATTGTGACTTTCCCCAATGGAAAACAAGGGAATGGTTACGCGGTACACATGATCAATCAGAACATGGCTCGTGCCGCCGCGGTGGGCAAGGTTCGGAAGATCGTACGTGATTACTTCCCCACGAAGAAAGGGGAGAATCCGATCAACTTCATTTTCGTACCGGATCCGGTGGAACTCACGGGGGCGGTACCGTTCATTGCTGACAACGCAGATTTCGTGGTCACGAGGAACAATGAGAGAGATCGTGTGATTGTGGTCGCGGATGCGACGGAGCTTGTGCCTACGTCTCACCAGGTGGCCGGTTTGGGCAAGTACAAGAAACTCCAACGACAGCGGAAACCGATCAAGGGTCTTGCTGACGCGCCGGTGTGTGAGGGTCTGGAACGAACGTTGTTCATGACCCACCTGGAGATCGGAAGCATCTATTCTGACGAGGCGGCGATTGAGGATATGATCGACATTGCCAATGGTCGGGGTGCCACCCTTTGGGTTACAAGTGCGGCGCTCTTTGGCCCGAAGATTTACCGGGGGAAGAAAGAGCGGCAGTTGTTAGACCCCGAGTATGCGTCCCTTGACGCGCAGTTACGGAAGTTCATGTACTACGTCGAACGGTTCAACGGGAACGTGATCTACGTTCTGAGTCCGGTTGACTGGGAAAACATGGTGGACTTGAAGACCATCTTCATTAAGGAACTCAACGCGAGGAAAACAGGGAAGATTCAGTTCGACCTGAATATCTCGCAGCGTGAGCAAGACTTCCTCACGCAGTTCGAGGAACCGGGAAGGGTCATTGTCCAGCATTACTATCCGACGTTACTGCGGCTCGGAGAGGACCCGGGGCTTTACACGGAGGAAGTGAACGTCGAAGGTGGAGCCGGACATAATAACGTCCGGTACATGACGAGGGAAGGAATCAGTATCGTCGATATGGTTCGGGCAATGGAGCGTCGAGCCAACCAGAAAGCTCCGACAGGGAAAGATCGTGAAGTCTTCGCAGCCATTGAGCGAGGGTGGGAGAACAACCCGAAGCTCAGCGTGTTCGATGACTATAGCGGCTTTGACCATCTGGAGACTGGAACTGGAGCGAAGGGTGAGAGGCCGAGACCGCTACGGGTTTTCCCGGATACCAGAATGACTGGCAAGACGGCTTACACGAAACCGTTTCAGACGTTGGCGCAGATTATGTGTCTGCGCTCTGGGGGAACGTTGGACGTGGCGGAGCCTATCGTGGTGGACGTGCAGCAATTCTGGCAACTGATTCGGATGACCTCGACAGGGGTCGCCTTGAGCACGTCACACATGGTGGACGACCGTCGGTACTTCGATGCGAATTTCTCGACGGCGGCGTTTAAGAGGACGCCAGGTAGCCATGTACACAAGCGGTGTACGAAGCCGAAGCCGACGATCAACATTCCTTCGGCGACGCTTGTGAGTGGCCATCCTGAGAAACGTCTCGCCTATGAGATGTACCCGCCGATGGTAGTTGATCAAGTGCGTAAGCGTGCGAAGGACAAAGGGCTTCGAGACGTTTCCATTTGTGTTTATCATGACACGCAGTTGGGTAACTACACGGAGCGTTTGGCTTTTCAGGTCAAGGCAATGGATTACGCGTTCCATGAGCGCGGTTGTTCATGTTACCTTGGACTCGGTGACCGCGGCCACGGGTGGAACTACAGAGACTTTCCCTTGGACGCGTCACCGGGCTTCATTTCGATCTCGGCTCAAAAGAAAGCCATCGTGGAGTTGTCGAGACCTTACTTCACACTTCCGCAGGTTCGGTTGTGGGGAGAGGTTGAAGGGAACCACGAAAAGAATAGCGACTGGGGTCACCAGGGGCGACACTACATGGACAGGATTGAAGAGGCGCTCAAGACTCACTGTCTTGAGTCGGGTCACGAGATTGCCTTAGCATTCCCTCAGTGGCTTCAGTTGAAGAATGGAGACCTGGTACGAGCGCCTTTTGGTTTCGCACGGATCAATGGATACAACGTCGCGTTTGCCCACAAGTTTCACGCGCACAAGAACGTGGGTAGCTTGGACGTGCCGGTGGAAATTGCTGCGGACTGGAAGCGCTTCATGGGTAGCACGGTGAAAGATGTGGACATTTGCCTTGCGGCACACTATCACCGTGCGGAGGTTCTTCAGGAGCACAACACACTGTTCTGTATGCTCGGTGGCCAGGCCGGGAATAGTGGTTACGAGTTCGAGCGCCAGTTCACCAGTGAGCCAACGACTACAATCATGACGATTGAGGCTTCCGGTGTGGTGCGTTTCGAGTTCCTTCCTGACTCTACTCTTGAAGGCTACGCGGTGAAAAACCCGGTCGTGAAGAAACGGGGTCTGGATGAATTCATTCAGGATGCGATCTCAGTGGACGTGCATCCGTTCCACACGGAAGACGTGGACGGTATGCAGGAGTTCCTCGTGAGAGAACCGGTTCTCAAGGATAACTTCGGTATCGAGTAAAGGGGGACGAATGGCCTACAAGCCCAATCCGAAGACGGCGGGAAGTGGGGTAGTCTGCTGTATACCGCAGACAGGGAAGTGTCCCAACGAGTGCGAGGATTGTTTCTTTCAATCCGGTCGCTCATACTTAGAACCGTTGGGTGCGAATCTACCGAATATGCCTGAGAAATCAGAGGTAGATTTTCGGGTGGTGCGAGTCAATGATGGTAACGATAGCAATGTGGAACGTGGACTTGTTGAACACGAGACGGTGCAGTATCCGTTGCGTTTCTACAACACTGCGATCCCGAGAGACTTGGAGACGTTCACTGCTCCCGTAGTTTTGACGGTGAATCCTGGTGGCATGACGGACACGGGTGCACACTTAGTTGATCCGTGTCCGCCGCAGCTAATGATGGTGCGGTTCCGTGCGAACGTGTGGAATGTAGAGTTGTGTGACGAGGTTGTCGAACATTATACAGAGAGGGAAATTCCGATCATCTTGACGTTCATGGCCTATTTCGCTTTGGTTGTGCCGGAGGAAGACAAGGGTGATTACGTGTTCCGTAAACGTACGACGAACTCGTACTGGGCAATTACTACCGAAGCCTGGGAGCGGGTCATGGCTCGGTACAAGTACAATCGGTGGGTCCACTCGTGTGGGAAGATTGAGGGGGAGAAAGGCAGTACCGCTTGTCGTCATTGCGGCAATTGCCTTCGAGAGTTCTTCGCGTGTAGGGAACGGATGTCGTCTTAGACCTACTCTTCAGCTTGGTAGGTGTTGACAGGGAGGATGTTGGTTTGTGGCTGATCCTGGGTCATGACCCGGTGAACTTGGTGTTCGGCTAAGTCGGTCAAGTAGAACTTCCGAATACGAAGCCCCCAGTCAGTAGCGCGGTGTCGTATCCCATCCGTGACTTCCTTTTTCAATTGATCGGACTTAATGCACTCGTCGAACGTATGAGTCATTACGAAGTCCGCAATGATTCCCATTGCAAGGTTCTGAAGCGACGTATCGTAGTCCTGGACTTCGAGGATCGCCTTCTGTACGTTGCCAATGGAGTATTCAATAGCGCCGCCAATTGCGACAGTTTTTTGATCGTTGGTGGTAACGCTTTGGTTGGGTAAGTTGATTACCTGCGGTGTAACGTCTATGGTGAGGATGTCCTGGATTAGTGGCCAGAACACATAGATGCCTTCCTCGACATCTCTACGGAAGTGGCCGGCGTTTAAGAACACACCTTTCTCATTCGGCGGGACTTTCTTAATCCGTGGAATGACTCTGGTAATTACTTCAATCAGTTCGACGAATTGCATCGGCAACCACCTTTCCCTGGGTCTACTGTAAGCTCACATAGGATGTTAAAACCGTTTCTACAGTAGTTTATTTTCAGTTTGTTTCCTGGTAAAGGTGTGTGGAGTTTCGGAGGTAGCTGTGAAGTTTCTCGTTTTGGCACTTAGCGATACTCTGGAACTGTACAACTATCTCTTCGGAGAGGAAAACTGCATAGTCCACCAGGTCGATTTTCAACCGTTTGATAAGAACGCAGAGCGAGAAAGATTGTCGGACACGCTGAGGGCGCACAATGACATAGCGTTCCTTGGCGGTGAGAGATTAGGGGATATGGCGATCAATCTCGGACTGACTCGACCGAACTGGTACTATGACCTTGACCTTCAACGTTTTTTGAATGTCTTCGGCCTTGGACGACTCCCCTTTCCGTTCATTCACGTTGACAGTTACGATTACTTCAACACTCTCTTTAACACCGGAACTTTTCGTGAACGAGACCTGGTTCTAAAGGGTCAGTGTCAACATGGTCATTTTAGTGACAAGGGATTGACGAGACGTAAGAAAGTGTTGTGGTATCCGTACTGGTTAGGTTGGAAGCGCACACTAACGACGTTAGTTCAAGATTGGACCAACGTCTTTCAGCCTACGGAAAAATATAGCGTGTGTTTTCATGGAACGTCGGCTACGTGGAAACCTAGAAAAAAGTTGGTCGAGTTGGTGAATGAAGCCTTTGACGATGTGTGTGCCGAGGTTGTTAGTCGGTGTGATGGAGGGAATCGAGTTGCTCCCGCGGACTATGTGAAGTTGATTCTGAGTTCGGACGTGTGCCTGAACATGCGTGGTAACGGGGTCCTGACGATTCGGTTCTTTGAGATACTGAGACACGGCCAGTTTTGCTTAACGGACAGGTGTTTACTCGACGGCTGTTATTGGCCAGTGAGTCCCCGTGGTAGTGAACGCTTTGGACGATGTTGTGGGGAGTATGAGGACATCGGTACCGTGGTGGCCGAGTGTCGGTATTGGCTTGAACATCCTGACGAGCGGGCGGAAGTCGCTCGCAACGGGGCCGAGTTCTGGCGTTGTCTGTACTCACCGGATGCCTTGAGGGTTTACGGTCGCAAGTTTCTCGAAGGCTACTGCTCTGGTGAACTGGAGTTTGTTCTTGCTCAATACCTGTCTGAAGTAGGCGGGGCTAACCCCGTGGAAATGGTGTGAAGATGATCAAAGACTTACCACGTGTTCATGGGATTGCTCGCAGGCTGTTTGCAAGTCCTCACCTACATGAGATAGAATGTGACGGGGAGGTAACACACGCGGATGCCAAGATAGAACTCTATGGGACAGGCAAGTTACCTCGATGTTTTGAGAGGTTTCTGGAGCGGTTCTACAATACGAGGGATAAGCAGAGACTTTTGCAACTTTCAGTCAGTTCTCGTTTGGTACCCGTAATGATGGGCGGGAAGGTTCAGGTAGTTGACCGCGATGCAAGGAAGTGCGTACGCACCGAGAAGTGCCGCTAACGGGACATGCTGGTGAATGAACCGGAATAAGCATCTGACATTCTCGTTTGACGACTATGATGCGGAGCTTCCTCGTGTGGCCGAACACATGGCGAAGCACAACATTCCAGCGACGTTCTACGTGTGCTCGGGCGCGTACGACCGTCATGCGTTGATCGATGTTATAGAAATGGGTCACGAGGTCGGTGCTCATACGCACAGCCATTCGCGTGTTTGTCCGCGTATGATGAAACAGATGTGTTGGCGTAAGGGGACGAAGTGCAAAGATTGTGCGGAGTACTTGGCGTCACTTGAAGAACATTTTCGTACGGAGTTACTGGAACCGCGGTTGCGTTTGGAAGATGCCCTTCGAGTCAGTGTGATCGGGTTTTCCTTTCCTCACAATTCAACCCCGCATATTCGGAAGTACGTTAAGGAAGCCGGTTACTTGTACGCGCGGACACCGAATGTGAAAGAGTTCATTTTTCCACGTGACCTGTTTTACATCTGGCCGACTGCGGAGTTTACGTCGTACCGCGGTTACAACATGGCCATGATGTATGCCGAGGGTATGCAGAGGATCGTTTGTGCCCACTTTTGGGGACATCCGAGGCACTTTGTTGCTCGGGGCCTGGACGTGATAGACCGCTTCCTGGGCGTGACACTGGAGAATGCAGGTAGTCAGGTGGCTACGAACCGGGACGTGTACTTGTGGGGAGCTAAGCGGGAGGCCGTTCGTAAACGGGACGAAGAGTTGAAGACTTGGTACGTTTGACAGGGAGAAAAACAATGTGGTCTGACGATATGAGGAAGGTTGAGAGGAAAGCTCTGGGAGCGTTCGGGAAGTCTGAGCCGGGGACGATCTCGATACCGTTGTCTCAGTTCCAGAACGCGTTTGCCGATATGGTGGGAATCAAGAGAGATCGGCGCGCTAAGGAGAGAGGTGAGAAAGACACACATGGTATGTCGCCTGATAAGGATGGCAAGAACCATCGGTTGGGAGCGCGTGGCGAGTATGCCTTTGCCCTTCATTCAGGGAAGCTCTGGAAGACTTTCATACCTGGCGGCGGGTACAAAAAGGGGGAGACAAAGATGGATGTCGGGGAGGGAGATAATGACATAGACATAGGCGGTCGTTACGAGATTCGTAGTACGGATCATGAGGATGGAGGGTTAATGGTCTATGGAACGGACTACCAATTCAAGGTGTGTGTAGCTGTCCGTCTGATCAATCCGAAAGAGATCAGGAGTGGGGGTGAACTCATTCGAGTGGACTTCGAGCGGGCCGACATCGTGGGCAAAAAGTTTGCGTTTGATGCTCAGCGCGCGATGTACAACTACCATTGCTCGTTTCAGGACAGGGACAAGTGGCCGGATAGAATGAGGAGCAAGTATCTGTCGATCCGTAGGAAGACACCGAAGAAAAAACGGGGTCCGGCCTTTCTCGTGGATCCACATCGGCTTTACCATATCGATCAAATGATGCTCGCTAGTCCGCAGTTTGAACACCGGACGTTGATTCGTGACGTGGGGAAGAAAGGGGTAATTGCTTCGCCGCGACCCCCGGCGCTTTTGTGGGAGGGTGCGTCTCCGTTGACGTTGAGCTACGCACTCGTGTGTCGTACCTTCGAGACCAAAAGGTTGAAGGGAGGTCGTCGGAAGAGGGGCGGTGAAGGGTCGGTGCACTGGATTGTCTATAACGTTACCAGACCCGTTACAGGGATTAAGAGAGAGAGATTCCGTCAGACACCGGTGATTGACGAGGATACGGTAAAGCGTTTTCTTTACGACGGTCACTACGCGGTTACTTCAGTGTACCAGATGCAGAACGACTACGGGTATCTCGGGTATGCTCCATTGGGTTCCAGGAAGGGGAAGCGTGGGACGCGAGAGGTCGAATTTCGACTCTATGCTCTCAGACGATTCTTGAATCCGTGTCGGTTGAAGCACGGGATCGCGTTCTTCGAGAATCGTCTCATGAAGCGAGCCAAGGAAAAGAGAGACGTGTTGAATACCGCGGTTTTGGTCGGGTGGTATTGAGTATCTGTTTTCTCCGCGCTCACTATGGAGAGAGCAACACGGAGGAAACGAAATGGCGAAGAAAGACAAACGGGGAGATTTCCCCTGGGCGAAGGCCGTGGACGTGTGCATGAGGATTGCGGCTGCGGCTATCATCCTGGGGTTGGTCACCTTCCTACTCAGTGAGTGTTTTCGGTGCCCTTAATCGGTTGGCAGCGGACGAATTAACGTGCTACAATTCCAGTTCTCGCCGGTGAATTGGTAAGCAGTAATTCGAGGTATGAGGTTTCTTCGTATGAATCGGACAGAAATGATCCGTCGCACGGGTGAGCTTCAGGAAATACACGGAGAGTGGCCTAGAGAGCGTGTGGCGCACGCCGTGAGCATCGAAAAGTGGGAGAGGTTACCAGACCGTTGGGAGCAGCTACACGCCGAGTGGAGAGGCTCTGAGGAAGCGGGAACAACCCCCGAGGATGCGATTGTTCCGATGACTCGGAACTGCGGCCTTTGTGTTCACCATCGTCATGAGGTGGGGCCAATACTGACGTGTGGTAATTGCCCTTTCAAGCCGGATGAAGAGGAACTTGGGTGTGGTGAAGGGAGTGATTATCGTCAAGCAATGATCTTCCTCTCGAAGGGAGACAGGAAAGCGTTTGCCAAGGTCTCCCTGGAGATCACTCTGGCGTTGAAGGCGAGTTACCGAGGCTTATACGGAAGCGACGACATCGTTGGACACGGCTGCTAGGTCGTGTCTTTTTTCGTGGGCCGATAGGGAGGAAATCATGCCGAAGGGTACCAGACTTCATTGCCATCCACGGATGGAAGAGAAACACGGTGTGCCGGATGGACACGTGATTGTGGATCGTGATGCTCTGGAGTTGGCACACGGAGTGATCGTTGCTTCGGTTGAGACCGAGGTGCGACAAGATACGTCCCCGTTGACTGGGGAGAAAACTTACGACACGCTGGTCAGCGCGTCACTTCCGAAAGAGTTGGGTTTGAAACACGGTCAAAAGGTCAAGGTTGTTGTCGTTCGGGAAACTGGACCCATGGGTATCGGATAAGGAGGGACAGGAAATGAAGAGGGAAGAGTTTGCACAAGCGTTGGATATGGTTCGCCGGAAGGTCTGCTACTACGACGGAGTTGGGCAACATGACCCGGACGCCAAGCAACCGTCGAAGTGCGACTGTAAGTTCGGGATTCGTACCCGCACCTTTCGTGGCGGTGAAGAGAGTGGTTGTCCAGAAATGCGCGTCGCCGTTCGGATCATCGAAACCATGAGCGACCGTTCATTCAAGGTAGCGTTGAAGCAAGCGGGTTGGGAGAGTCTCCTCGATCATGACATTGAGCCGGAGCCGTGGGATACGGAAGAGAACGACGAACTCGTGGATCGTGATTATGACCTCGTGGACATCTTTGGTGACTCGAAGTGGGAGTTGATCCAGCTTGCAGACGAAGAGAGTCCCGCGATTGAAAAGAAACGGAAGAAACATGGAGTGGTCGTAGTGGACGAAACAGGGGACAATGCCATGTGGGTGCAGAAAGGGATTGTAGCCTCAGTTCCGATGTTCGATGTGTCGGTCAGAGGATCGTCGCACGATGACGCCTTGGATCGTTTGATGGACCTCGTTCGTTCGAGGCGGGACTTCCTCGTGGAAACGATCAAGGAAAGTGGGGTTAAGATCGTCAAGCGTTTCCTTTTCGTTCGAGGTTTGAGTGTCGAAGGGTCGAAGGGCAAGACCAAGCGCCGGAGTCGATGGTTAGCTTCCGTGAGGGTGGCAATGGGTCTGAAATGTAAGACCCCGCAGGTGCCCTCGGGTAAACAGTGGGTGTTGTTCGAGAATGACATCGACGAAGACGAAGACTGAGGTGTGTTGGAACTGCGGTACTTGTTTACCGCTGTGGGAAGCGTCAATCGAAACTAAGGGAGGGGCGCCGTGTTCACGAAGACAGTTAGAAACGTAGCGCCAGAGGTCGGTGAAGTGTCACTGATCGGTGTTGGAAAGAACCTACCAGCGTCCTGGGCAAATTACTTTTCTTTCGCTTGCGGTCTCCGTTGCGTGAACATGTGGGCGGAGAACATGGAAGAGATTGTCCGCCGTAAGCAGATGACGTACATCGAGGTCACGGTCTTCAATGATGGCAAGTACGAGTTCGGGGCGGTGTCGGATTCGAGAGTACCGAAGGAATGGTTGATACCGAGGCGGCATGGCGGTTTGTGCTTCACGGGCGGATGGAGACCTACGCGTGAAGTCATGGAAGCTCTCTTAGAGTTCGCTGACGTTCCGCAGGAAGAACGGAGGAAGAGAATCTGTGGCTGCGAGGAACCGAATCAGAGACCATGTATTGGGTACATGAGTCAAAATGGTGAGACGGAGGATGTTCACGGCTATCACTGCCAGCATTGTGATCGTCGGTGGGAGATTCGGGTGCCACACCCTAAGCGTGAGCCGGTTGATCTGAAAGGCTGGAAGATCACGGAGAGCATCGGCGAGGGGGCGTACAACGTCAAAGCACTTGGTGCGCTAGTAGTTCGAGACGAGAAACCGGGTCACTGAAGTTGTGGGCTCTCAAGGAAAAGTTCGTGTAGATTGACGGAGCGGAGCAAAGAGTGAAACGTCGAATCAAGATGTGGATAGTCCAGGTTCTCGGCTTGGCCTTGGTCATACAGGGAGGGGTCTGGATTTACCAGTGCGGATTCTTGGAGTCTTTTTTTGGCGTTGGTCTGGGGGATCATCATGTTCCTCTTGATCATTAACGTCGGCTTGATCATTGACGAGTTCTCGTTCACGAGAGCCATTGCTGTTGTCGTTACCTATTGTGCTCAGGAGTATCTTGCCGGTCACACAGAGGCTTCGTTCTGGGGGACGGTCTTCAAGTTTTTGTTCATGTTGTTCGGTCTTGTGCTTGTGGCGTGGCCGTTTATCTGGGCGATACTCAGAGAGATTCTGAAAGCGATTGCTGAAAAGGAAGAGAATGCGAAGAGAGAGGCTGAGGCTCGTGCCTATGCTCGAAGTTCTGGGACTCGTAACCAGTATCAGCGAAGGCGTCGAGTGTTCACTAACTTTGTGTCTGGGTGCTATCATGCGAGTGCCTTGAGAACAGTCGGTGTCAGTCCTGGGGCAAGCATAGGAGACCTTGAACGTGCATATCGGATTAAGTCGAAGCAATGTCACCCAGACTTGCACCCGGACGATCCTATGGCTAAGAAAAAGTTTCAGAGCTTGGGAGAGGCGTACGAGTTCTTGAAGAAATACGGTACAGGTCAGGCAATTCCTACTACAGGGAGAATTTGAGTGTGGCGAAGTGGAAGACGAAACGGATCAAGTTTCGGGAAGTGCCGCTGATTAACGTGCCGCCTGGCCGGATTGCGTTAATGCTGAATGCTCGGGAAGGGGTCGAGATTCGACTAGGGGAGACGACGAGCGTGATCATGCGTAAGGACTGGGAGACGCCAATGAAACGTCTCATGCTCATGCTCAGGGTTGTGGCTGAGAGGTTCGGAGAGGTCGAGAGTCGGATGTTATTTAAGGTCAATCATCGTCAGGACAGGTACGTGGGTCCCGTGGTCATTGTGAGGGTCTGAGAATGGAACCAAGAGAGTTTGTTCAGGACATGCTCAATGGAATGTGCGAGCGTTGGGAGCAAGCGGGAGTGCCCATCGATCACCGAGAGGACTCTCTGAACTGGCTGGTCCTCGAAGCAGCGGATATGCTTCGACTTGTGCGTGAGGTGCACCGTATGAGACGGGTCTACATGAAAGGTGTGTTGACGTACGTGAGTGTCTTTGGGAAGGTCGTGGGAGAGAATGTCTCGACACCGTGGTTCCGTTTGGATTGTCTTCAGGCGATTGTTGAAGGTGATCGCCAGGTGATTCTGAACATGATGCGCGACGGTTTCATGATGTGCACGGTGTGTGAGCCGGGGAGGTTTTCGCACGTGATCGATGGTGCTCGACGTGAGGACATCTGCAATGAGTGTGGACGCCGTTACAACGGTCTCGGACACCCGTGGACTCCGATTCTACTCGGTGTGACAGACAAGACGATTGAAAAGATCGCCGACGCGATCCTGGAGGAGTAAATGAAGCTGCGAAGACTACTCCCTAGTTTTCCGAATCCGATGCTCACTGTTCCATCGACGATGCTCGGGAAGGAAGTGAAGAAAGGGGATACGATCCATCTAATCGTCGCTCGATCTGGTTTTACGAGAGAGGTCATGATCAACGCGAGTGATACGGACGTGAACTACCGCAAATCTGATATTGACGCAAAGGAAGACAGGGACAAAAAGACATTCGTGGTGAAGTTCACGGTGGACGATTTCTGGGGAGTGCCAAGGGGGAAGCGGAGTGTTTCTAGCTCTCAATCAAAAAGCTAACGAACTGATCAACCTGGAGAACGTGTACTACGTGAGTTTCGAGGGTGAGATCGTTAAGGTGTTCTATCGTGGCGGAGTGAGTAAGTTGGTATGTCGCCGTATCGAACGACCTAAAGCCGTCCGGTGCGTGCGAAAGTTTGTGACCGAACAAAAGCAGTTCGCCGATGTCGGTGAAGGGTACTGGCTCAATCTCGACTTCGTAAGCGAGATTAAGATACCTGGTAGGTTTTCTGAGGTTTACTTCGATGGTGTATCTCGACCAATGGCCGTGACGTTCCGAATCATGGTGAAAGATTTCGGACAGGAGTTGCTCGGGGTTTCTAATGGAAAGGGGTCCACAAATGGCTGACGAGACCAAGTACGAAGGTCGGTTCATTCGTATCGTGAGTCGTGACGGTTGGGAGTTCGCAGACCGCGTGAATTGCACGGGTGTTGTGCTCGTGGTCGCACTCACCGATGACAACAAGATCATTCTGGTCGAGCAGTTTCGACCGCCCGTGGGGAAGAACGTGATCGAGCTTCCTGCGGGACTGGTAGGGGACGAAGACAGTAAGGAAGGGTTGATTGCGGCGGCGATACGTGAGTTGGAAGAGGAAACAGGGTACAGGCCGCGAAGAGACTGCGACGCCTCGTTGCTGGTTTCCTACGGCCCCTCGACACCGGGTATGGCTTCGGAGCTACTCGCCATTGTCGGTGTGGGCAACCTGGAGAAAGTCGGACCAGGTGGTGGTGTTGGCCGTGAGAACATCGTGGTTCACGAGGTGCCGAGGATGACCTTGTATCATTGGTTGAACGCGAAGTCGCGTTCGGACGAGGTACTGGTGGACTTGAAGGTGTACTCCGGTGTCGGTGCGCTCGTCATGCGTGCCGGAACAAGATGGTGAAATTTGGTTTTCGTCTGTTGGAGGTTTGCGACGAACCTTTCAGAAAGGGGGTGATTGCTAGTCGTATGGTCGGGAACGTAGTGGGTTGTGACCCATCATGTTTTGTATGAACAGAAACGACAGGAGTAATACCAGTGGAAGCAAGCTGGAACCTAGCTGAATTCAGTTGGGTGAACGTCGATGAATTGCACGGTTTGACTCGCTCGAAAAAGACCAAGCCGATCCTGGCCAAGACTATGACGGCGATCATTGCGGATCAGACCATGATTCCTCGGTTCCTGTTGAAGACCATCGAGGGTAACGCCGAGTGCGATGCCACCGCGATGGTATGCAAGGGAATTGGAGAGGATTACTGGGTACAGCCGAAAGACAAGGTGGTGGATCGTTACGACTTCGCCGACTTCGCCGATAACGGGTGGGTGTCGATGACACCGAAGCCCGACAAGGAAGTGGATGCGTTTCAGGTGACGAGAGCAATGTGCGGCTCGGAAGGGTTTGCCATTCGCGCCGGTAACTGGGGCGAGAAAGCGACCGTAGACGGTGAGGAAGTCATGGTTCACTTCGGGCGTCCAGGGGACTACATCTGTATCGACCCAACGGACACGAGCGACCGATGGATTGTTCTGCGAACACTCTTTGAGAACAGCTATGAATCCGTTGAAGGTGCATCGACCGGGACAGCCGTCGAAGAGGAAGCCGAGGTGTCTGTCTAGGACACTTGCCTTCGTGCGCTTTGCTCGGTAGGATCAGGCGTCGGGTAGGAAACTGGCTTTTGATATGCCGAGTGAAGCCACGGAGGATACTACGATGGGTAAGACAGGGAGAAACGGCAAGGCGGGGGTCGAGCAGGCGGATGGTTCCGGTGGAAACGCATATCATAGATTCTTGAAGAGACAAAAGATTCGTAGAGAAAGACGTAGAGCCAAACGAGACCCAGAGTGTGTTCCGGGTTACCGGAAGTTCCGCGGTTGGGAAACCTGAATAGGAGAACACAATGACGGATACCAGCGTCTCGTACAAGTGGATGGACAATGTGCTCTGGATTGGCGACGAAGGTTACGGCCAGCTTGTTCAAGCTCGCGTCCCTGAGAAAGGAAACTGTACCGGGAAAACGTTGTGGGAGTTTCGATGTTGCAACTCCCTAGACGAATCGTTCACCGTAGGCCCCACTGACAGTGAGGAAAACGCCAGGAAGCTCGTCGAGGAAGTGTGCGAGGGTCTTGGTAAGTTCCTGATTGAAGACGGGGAGGATGGGAAGACTTCCGTCGAGTTGTCGATCAAGCTAACGGAGCGTGGCTACGTTCTATCGAGTGTCATGCAGCAAAACGGAGGGTGTAGTGGCTCGACTGGAGGGGGTGTGTGTCTCTGGGGTCGAGAGGTCGATCCTATAGAGGCCGGGCATCGTGTCGAGAACTTCGTGCATCGTCTGGCAAAGACGCCGAAGAGGACGTTGTACCAGGGTCCACGGCGACAAAGGAAACGCATCAAGAAATCGTAGAGTTGCTCAAGCGCCCGGCCCCCTGGAAGGGAGTGTCTCCATCTTGGAGCACTCCCTTTCTTTTTTTCAGCTTATTTCCTGTCAAAGAGGGAGAAATAGGTTTCGATAATTCAACGGTGAAGATCAATGGCTAGTGTGAGGGAACTGGAGCGATACGAAGCACGAGTGAGGTTTGCCGGTATGGTCACTCCGCCGCCAGCTATGGTAAAGGAAGCGGTGCGTGAGTACAACAAGGCCATGCGAGCGAAGCACGCGGCGTTTATGTTGAAGATGCAATATGGTGAAGAGATTGAGAATCTAAGGAAGCGAATGAGATCGCTTACTGACAGGAGGCTTGAGCTTCTAAAGCAAAGAAAAAAGACCGAGGACGAAGACGTTATTGCAGAGATCAACGAGGAACTGGAAGACACGGATCGGGCGGCTGACGACATAGATGCGGAGCGGTCGATATACAGTAACGAGGTTGCGGATGACATAGGGGTGGATACGTTCTGGCCGGAGGACGAGGATGTCTATGTCTTTTACGTGAACTTGAATCTGAAAGGCTGGAAGTACAACAAGCTCTTGAAAAAGGCGACTAAGACCCGGAAGCCGATGGTCGAAAAGGTTCTACGGGACTACTACTCGATACGATTCGAGATTCACCGTGAGCGCAGGAGGCCAGCCGGGCGGTGGGTGGACGAAGATGGGTGGCAACAACGTAAGATTGAATTGTCTGATCAACTGCCTCTTGAACGTGAACAGGTGATTAAGCATGAGCTAGTGCACATGGCACAAAGCCTATTGACGAAGGCGACCGGGGTCCAGATAGGCTATCCCTCGGAAAAGATGCGAGACCCGGACATTGAACAACACATGGCGGATGACCCGGAGTTGTGGGAGCTTCGCAAGCGGAAGTTGGAACAACGTCTATCGAAGGCTGGATTCGATCAGAGCACATTGCACCATCTTGACGACATTGAGTTCTATACAGACATGTTGAGTTGTCTGGAGCGTTTCCGCAGGAGTTGGCGTGAGATTCGTGGACGTAGGGACGTGACGAGCCGTAAAGATTTCTTCCAACACATGATGGTCGATGGTGGTGACCGGTACATGAAAGACCTGAAGTATCATAATCCGCGGAAGTGGAAGAAAGCCATTAAGGAACTCTGGAAGGCGTTGTTCAAGCGCGGCTAATTCTCAATATAATGATCTGTTTATCCGACGCTACATGTGGCTATGTGTGCCCACGGAAGGCGGTGATCTTTCATGGGAGGTGGCTCAATGTGGTGTTTCGCACAGGTCGATATGAGCGTCGTGTCGTTGGTCGGTGCCGTTGTTTTCCTTTTCTTACTCGGAGAGTGGAAGTCTCGGCGTGAAATTGCACACTTGTCACGGTGTCAATTATGAGCGAGGACAGAAACAGACGTTGATCCGCGTGTGTGATCTTCGTCAAGAGGTAATTGACACGTTGCTAGTGTGTGTTGTCGAGAACTTGTCTGAGGAAGCGGGTAAGTTGGTTCGTCAAGCGATAGAACGAGCCAGGGATTCAACTCAGGACTATACCGATATGGAAGTCCCGGTTGAAACTCAGGAGATTTCCACTAGCGGACTTGAGGGATTGTTGAAGGTTGGTAAGACAGCGAAGCCTTGATTTTTCCCTTGTGAGCGACCAAGTAAAAGGACGGTGGTTGGAATTGATGTCAAGTAATTGTCGGCTACCTCCCTCTCCTGTCGGGGTACGAAGGGCGCTACTGCTGGAATGGTAGCGCCCTTCCTTTGTACCTGGGTTTATTCTTTTTGTAGCCCGGTAAAGGTGTCTGGTATTGTGAAGACATCGAATTGCTGCTAGGTATTTCGTCATGGAACTGCAACCAAGACAGTGTGTGATCGCTAAGAGGGTGGTGAAAGCGTCCGGTGAGTTCCTCTTTCACACAACGAGCCTGGGGTCACTCAGGGGTATACTCAGCAAGGGTCGGTTGAAGGCAAATCCGTACGTGTCGTTCTCTGACAAACCTTATTTCGGGGACATTAGTGGTAACGGTGCGGTGCTTGTGTTCCATCGGTCGGCTCTGCGTGGTCTAGTCATGCAGGTGGTCTATGTAGATGAATGGTTCGACGAATATCGAGACCACGGAGAGTACATAGCCGGTGAAGGCTGGCGAGAACAGTTCGTGCTTGACGACTACCTGGAAGAGGGCGACATTGATGAAGACGGTTGGATTGATTCAGATGTTGAAGAGGAAGCCTGGCGTCTCGGCGCACTTGAATCCTTCCTCCAAAAGAGTGACGAAGACGAGTGGATTTCCATTCACGAAGGTCAAGATGTTCAATTCGATCCCGAGGACGTTGACGTGATTCTTGTTCGGAACGAAATGAAACCTTTGTGCGTTGACATTCAGGACGATTATCCTGAATACGAATTCGGAGAGATCAGCCGCTACTAAGGAGTGACCATGAAAGGGCACATTCGACTTGGCTACAAGATGGTGGTTTCCGATGCTACGTTCACGAGGGCGGTTGACAAGACAGAGGAAGTGGCGGAGAAAGTCATAGAACAGAAAGTCCGTGAGAATGACGAAGTAAAGGAGGTAGTTGCTCAGATTGCTGAAGTAGTAGAAAGGCAATACGAGCCGGGGAAAAAGATCGACTGGAAGGCGGTTATGGACGAGGTTGGCAAGGGCGAGATCAAAGCCGCCAAGGAAGCGGTGAAGAAAGACATCATTGACGGAGCGATTGAGGCCGGAGAGAAAGTGACAGGGAAGAAAGCTAAGCGGTGGAAGAAACTCTTACGCATCTTTGTCAAGAAAGCGTTGCCGATGGGAGTCTTCGGGTTCATTGATAACGTGATCTTGGTACTCGTTGGCGAAACACTCGATGCGACAATCGCGCAAACTATGGGTTTCAGTTCGATGGCGTCGGCGGGGATCGGAAATGCAATCTCGGACGCGGTGGGGGTCCTCGGACAGGACACGGTGGATCGAGCGCTTGAGAAAATCGGACTGGGGGGAGAGAATGATGACGGTGAAGAGGGGTTTGCGGAAAAGGTAGTTGGGAAAACCGGTGGCTCAATCGGGATCATCGTCGGTTGTCTCATTGGCATGTTCCCGCTGCTATTCATGCGCGGTGGGAGCGTGGACGAAGAGGAAGATCGTATTATGCGAATTGCGCGGAGGATAGAACGAAATGTTCACACTGGGAGTTGAACAACGGGTTGCTCGAATTGCGTCGAGGTTGCTTCCACCGACGCGCGTGGCGAAGAAAGTCTATCTTTACCACGGTACTCATCCGCGGAATCTTCGACGGGTACAGAGTCAAGGTCTTATTCCTGATCCGAAAGTAAGGGAGTGGGCAGACGATCCCTATGCCAGTTATCAGCAATTGAGCCGCACTTCGTTTCCAGGAATCTACTTGACTGCTAATCTCATGACGGCGCGTTCGTCGGCGGAACGAAGCAGTCCGAGGAAGGCCGTGATTGTAGTGGTACGTGTCGAGACTAGGACGTTACTACCGGACGAAGACGAACTGACCTATTCGTTCATGCACGAAGCCTGGACGAAGTTGATGGGACAAGAGTATAGCATGAATGAGTGGAGTGGAGGTCAGGCGTATATCATGCTGAAACAGGGAAAAATGGACGAACGCATTGACGATGCGGTTGAACGCACGTTGACATTCTGGCTGCGTGAAATGGAAGAGGGGAAAACCAAGGAAGAGATTAAGGAAGCGGCTCGTGATTCAGTAGGTGAACTGGTTCGGGTGTTTCTGGAGCGTCAGATCGCGTACATCATGAAGTATGAGGAAGAGACCGAAGGTAGTTGGAAAAAGGTGACACTTGGCCTGGAAGAGGAAGGATTGGCCGACGATGTTCCAACGGCTAAGGACGCGGAAAGAGAGTTTCGACGGGTGTTAGAACGGGTCATGCGCCATCTTAGCAAGCTAACAGATAACACGGAGCGGTTCAACTACACGTCTCGTGCGCCCGAGGCGATTAACTTCAAGGGTGCGAACAAGATTGTGGCGATTGTGAGCTATGACGATGACGAGCGAGAGACCCTTGATCATCCTCAGCCGGTGCACGTACATTATGTCAGTGACTCCGCGGCGTTGAAGATGCTCATGAAGGATTGGGAACAATCGGTTGGTAAACTGAAGCTGATCAAAGCGAGGTAGCAATGGCAAAGCGTGGTGACTTGGAGCAATGGGAACGAGAGCTTGTGCGCTGGGCCGCCGGACGTGGTGATACGTCCGGTGCAATTTCCTTTGACGAGCGAAGTCCTACAGAGCAAAAACTGATCGAGGACTACAACAAGAAAATGACTACCGATGAATGGGAAGGGAGCTATGAGGAAGAGGAAGACCCGCACTGGAAAACGGTCGAGACACATTCACCGTTGGCCGAAGAACTCGTACGTGATCTGAAACGTGAGGGAAAGAGTAAGGCGAGGATTCTGGAGATCGGAATTGGTAGTGGCGTGGACAGTATCTTTCTTGCGTCTTTCGGTCATGAGGTGGTCGGTATTGACGTGGCAGAATCACCGGTAGCGTGGGCGAAAAAGCAATCGAAGGGAAGAAAGAACGTGACCTTCGAGGTTGGGAAGGCGGAAGCCCTGAAGTATGATGACGAGTCTTTTGATGTGGTGTACTCCGTAGCTGCGATTCACTCGACGTTGCTGGACGAAGTGCTTGTGGAGATACACCGTGTTCTGCGTCCGAAAGGGAGTGCGAAGCTCTACCTGTACACGAAGACCCGAATGGGAAAGCAGTGGGTGAAGTACTGGAGTCCGACGCAGATCAAGTCGATGGCTCAAAAGACAGGGTTTAGGGTGGAAAAATTCAGAGAGGGACACAATAAGGATGCTATCGAGATTCCGGGAGTGAAAGGGAAGGTTGAGCAAGAGTCTTACATGGCGATCACCACATTACGGAAGCCTGCGAGGTAGCAATGGCGGAGCGCTCGGAGCTTGAATCCTACGAAAAGAAACTGAAACGGCGAAAGCAACGAAAGCTGCGTCGCGAGGTCAACGTGGTGTACTGCCGTCGGCCGTACACGATCAAGGATTTCCTTCCGACTGTTGAAGGGAAAGACGGGGACTTGTACCGGGTCTCCAAGGATGGACTGGCCAAGCTCGTGAAGTTCATGGACCCAGACGACGGCGACTTGTACCGGCGAATTGTTCCGTTTGTGTGGAACCGCAAGCGCGGAAAGTTCCTCAGTGGTGACCTGGACGATCAGGTGCACCTTATGGGAAAGACCTGGAGCAAGTCGATACGGAGTCTGAATCGGTTACAGAGAATGTTTTGTGCCAAAGCTGGAATCGACGTGGACTGGTAGGAGAGTGTCATGAAGATCGCAAAGAGAAAGTACACACATTGGCTTTCGTTTGATCCCATCTACCAGGATAAGGTGAAGGTGGCAGTAGAGGCCGGTAGTGGTTTTGTGATCAAGCGTCTCTATTCTCACCCTACAGACATGACGTTGACGGTTATGGAGATTGAATCTGAAGTCCCATACAATGATCTTGATCTTGATGTGAACTCCATGAGTTCTCGGATCAAGCGTATGACGAGGAAGCCGAGTGGATTGTCTGGTGGTTTGTCGGTAGAGGGACATGAAAGGATTTACGGTCCTCTCGGAAGACCGAAGAGTTCGACTACACAGAGGGAAAGGGAAGCGGGAATGATGAAGCGTTGGCTGGAGGACATAAGTGTTGAGCTTGGCCATGACGGTGAGATCAATGACGAGGTTCTTGCTGAAGGGAGACGCCGAGAAAAGATTGCATGTAGGGTGGCTGCGCGCAAGCTATCGGTGAGCGCTCTCAAAAAGGCGTTGTCTCAAGATCGTTGGACTCTTGATCGTAGAGACCAGTCGATAGAAAAGCGTACCGCAGAGTATGGTGACGGTTCGTTGACGGTCGAGCATAGGAGACATACAGGGTTGAAGGAAGAGGTGTTCCGGGTGACCTACTATGTCGGAGACCCTAAGCAGAGGTGGAAGAGTAGGATGTTCAACGACATTAAGGAAGCGGTCAAGTTCGTGAACGAACAACTGCCAAAGTCTGAAGAGATATTCCAGAACGAGTTGAGTAGTCAAAACTAGAGAGGGAGGGTTAGTTATGCCACTTCCGATTGCACACATGGTTTACGACGCGGTAGCTCCGGTTCCTACGGACGCAGCCGAAGTGCTTACGCGTCTGGATTGCGAAGAGTTCAGTTCCATTGCTATCTATGGTCAGTTCGTCCTCGGCGACCTGGACGACGTGACGGTGACCATTGAGTTCAGCTACGACGGGGATACGTGGTACACCGGGCAAGCGTGGACCTGGGACGCTACAGCGAACAACCGACAGACCATCGACATTGTGGACAAGTACGCCAGAATTTCGATTCTTGGTTCTGGAGTGGTGAATGATGATTCGTCTCTCATTATCGAACTGAATATGGCCCCGAGGTAGTAATGGCAGATCGTAGGGGATTGACGAGCTTTGAGAGGATGGTGATCGCCGAGCGGTCGGAGGCGCTTACCACTCTTGTTGGTGATCTGGACTTGTCTTCGTTTGAAGGCTTCACGGAGAGTCTTCGTGACTTGGAGTCTGAGGAAAGAGACCTTTTACAGGGAGAATATGATCGGGTTAGGGAAACCACGAAGGGAAGTGTGGGGGGTAAGATTGAGTTGTATCACGGGACAACCCGAGTCAAGTCGGAGAAAATACGAGCTTCTGGTTTCAAGCTCACGAAGGGTCAACGTAGTGGTTTTATGGGTGCTATGAAGGAAGTAGACAACCTTGGTATTTTCCTTTCAGACAGTAAGCGGTTGGCAAGGTATTATGGTTTCAACCGTGGGGAGTCTTTGGGAGACAACGATCTGATCGTGTGCTATGTGAGCAAGTCGAAGTTGCTGGATGCAGACCGGTTGAAGGGGGACGTGAAGAAACTCGGCCTGCGACTCGTGAATGATTACGAAGGCACGCGAAAGACAAAGCTCGCTCAGATGGATTTGTGGTGGCTACTTGATCAACGTGAGTTTGTCGATTTCTTGAAGTCCAAGGGTTATGCGGGAGTGATCTTCGACGAGCTTCGTTCGATTCGTAAGGAAGCCGGGGATACGAGCGCTAAGACATACATGATCTTTGACCCGAAGCAGATCAAGATCAAGCACAAGGATGTTGTTGTTACAGTGAAAGACTTTTACGAGTATCTTCGACAAGGAACTGAGTAATGGCGAACCCAAGTGAGCTTCAACGATTCGAGCGTGGCATGGTCGCGAACCGCGAGGTCAACCTTCCTTCGATTACGGAGTGGGTGGACAAGTACGAGACCGAAGACTATCCGTACGGTCGTCTCCGCACTCACGCGGAATGGGTGGTAGATGGACGTAAGGGAAAGATGCGCGTACTCCGTGTGACGGTGAATCCGAAGACAGGTCGGGAGAACAAGCCGAAGAAACTCACGTACGGTGCAGCGGCGAAGATTGGTCTGGGTAGTGACGGGCGGACGTACGTGTTCATTGGCGATCCTGGGCAGATCACGGTGTATGGTGGCAACTTCAAGTACCTGGGGTCACTCTTCACCGGACACGAAGATTACGAGAAAGTAGCGCGAGCAATGGGTATTCAGGCTGAACGTAAGGAAACGGAGGTCAAGCGTCACGAGAATGGTGCAACGATTGATGGCTTACAGGGACAGACGAGCACGATCCGGGAGATACTGGAGATTGCCGGGTTTGACACCTCGGATGTCACGGACATCGAGAGAGTGAGGCGTAAGGCGGAGGCCATGTACGATAGATTTACCGTAGAGTTCAAGTCCGACCGTCCTGACTTTGTGATCATGGTGAGGGTCTAAGGTGAACGTGAGAGTCGAACATGTTGCCATGATGCTACGGGTTGCCGCTATAGCGGATCGTGTCCGTTTGGCGGTTCCGCGTTTTGACGATGGTAAGTGGAGTAAGATCGAGTCTCTTGCAAAGATTCTTTACGAGTTTGGATTGAAGGTCTTCGATGATCCTCCGGGTGAGAGACCGTTTACTTCGGAGGACAAATACAAGTATCGAATGGGATTGCTCCAAGAAAACAGGGGGTTGTTGGGTGGTGTGTCGGTGGATGTAAACCAAATGATCGAGGACCTGAACTGGATCGTTGAGTATGAGACGGCCTATGACGAGATCATGGATAATGTCCGAGAATTGCGAGCGGTTGCTGAGGATATTCAGACGACATACCACGAGATCGTTGATGGAGAGAACAGTCGTAAGCGACGACCATCTGATAAGATAATGCGGAAGGTTGTTCAGCGGGTTGCGACGTTGGCTGGAAGCTGTGGAGAGTTTAGTCCGATAGTAGCGGAGTTGAAGAACAATGTGAAGTGGACTTACTACCAAACTGGACCGAGTGAGTTTTCGTACGAGGGCTTTAAGGTTGTCAATCGGTATGGTGCCACGAGCGAGGAACTGAAGCCTTTGCGTAAGGCTATCTCGGAGGCCGCAAGATTGCTAAAGTCGGCGGGCTTTGGAGAGTTGATCTATGGTGTGTATGAGGTGAGGACGAATAGAGAGGGAAGACCGGATGCGACAGGTACTAGCAGTGCCGGTGGATACTACCAACCGAATGGCGATTACTTCGTGGCGTATGTGCCGTCTAACCAGAACCGAGCAGACCTGGTGGTTCATGAACTAGGTCACCGATACTGGTTCAGGTTCATGGATGCGAGTCAGAGGCAGTACTGGACAGGGAAGTTTCAGGAGCGTGGTGGGGCTTTGGACGACGAGGTTGTGCGCCGTGCAACGATGTTTACGCCGGGCGAGCGACGGGAAATGTGGAAGGTGATCCAGCCGTTACTTGCTCAAAACAAGTGCGCCCTGATCGATTCCAAGATTGAAAAGAAATTTGGTGCCGTAGGAAACTTGAAACTGCACGATTATCTGAAGTTTCGTTTTTTGCCACGAGGGGGCAAGTTCCCTCTTACGGGTGTTATGTTGCGAGAGGCGTTTGCGGAGGTGACAGTCGGTGGGAGTTTACGTCAGGTCAAGTCTGGCTTAAAGGAATTGGGAATCGAACCTCCAGAGCATCTTGACGACGAGCGGTTGTTCGGGCCGAAGTGGGGTGACTATTTTCGTTATGTAGTGAGGATGCCAAAAGGTACTCAGTACCGTGGGGTGAGTGAAGACTTTGCCGGGTTTTTGTTTTCTATCCGTCCACGTACCCAGGATAGGAAGAGGTTTATTGGCGAAGTAGATCATGTTGTCAAGGGTTACAAAGTCGATGATATGGTCAGACTCTATCTGGAACATACAGGGGAGAAACCGTCGTCAGTGTCGGAGTATGGTCAGAGCAACGAAATGGAAGACTGGGCGGAAACTTTCGAGCGGATCGTCATGAAGCAACGGGTTGACGAGGAAACGGAAGCTCGGTTCTGGAGGACGATCAAGAAATGATTCACCCACGAATGCGACGAATCTTTCGTATTGCGAGCCGTGTCCGTCTGGCGAAGGTCAAGGTGTATCACTTCACCGAAGAGACTTTTGACGAGTTCAAGTCGGGGAGTTTCTTCGCAGAGAGTCCAGCGTCCGAGGCTAGGCTCCGGGCGGGGCTTGGACATGGTGACAGAGAGGGGGTCTTCATGGAGTTGACATTAGACCCTACGAAGACACTCGATCTCGTGAAGCAGTGGAAGGTGGCCCGGAAGCTCTTGAAGGGCAATCGACTTTACCGTGGCTATGAACGGGTTGACTTGGAAAAACTTGAAGACCTGGGTTTCTCCGAGCCGCGGCGCTTTTGGGACAATGTGTTCGACCGGACGGATGCTTCGATGCAGGTAGTAAAGAACGCACAGAAAGCGCGATATGATGCACTTGTGTATGATACACCGAAGGATAGCGCCGGTCGGGTCTGGGTAGTGATCAATCCTCGAATCGTGAGTGCCGAGCGACGTGAACTTAGTCGGAGGCCAAGTCGTTATGATGCTGAATTGTCCGATTGACGGAACGAAGATGGACAAGATCGTCGCCGGTGACGTTGAGCTTGACCGTTGTCCTCAGTGCGAAGGGATATGGTGTGATCCTACCGAACTGGAGACCATCCGCGAACGTGGTGTTGTTGTTGACGAACTGCCGTCTATCTCAGAGAAACAACGTCGGAATCCGCCCGGTGAAGTCAGGATGCGTTGTCCACGGTGCTACAAGGGAGGGAGAAACGAGGGGCGGTTGATGCGTCAGAACTGCATGTACGGACAACCGATTTTCATTGACCGGTGTTTGGATTGTCAGGGTGTCTGGTTAGATGCAGGTGAGCTTGCGGCCATTGTAGAGGTTCGTAAGACAGTGAAGCGTAAACTTGGAAATGAAGGGGGAGTGTTTTCGCTACTTAGTTTTGTTCGTGGTCTGATAGATTGAAATGGAGATTCAGATGCACTTGAAAGCCGTACATGCCAAAGTCGAACAGATGGCTGTTCGTCACGTAGTTCCTGATGGTTCGGTGGAGTTAGCGTTGTCAGACTCGGACGTTGGCTTCAGTCTGCAAGAACATGAAACGTGGATCAATGAGGTGTTGAAGACGTTGAAGGTCGGTGGAGTGATCTGCTTCACCGGGCATCCGAAGTCTCAGTTGTTTGAGGCAGATACGCGCATCCGTGTGCGCGTCTTCCTGGCATATCGGAAAGGGAGAGAGGATGATTCAATAGCTCTTGGAGATTCCATTCCGTTCTACAAGTACAATGAAGAGTGTCAGCCTGAAGGCTGGTTCTTGATTCGTGTTGAAGAGACCAAGGATCGTATGTGGTGGTTTCAGGCCATGAAAGAGATTGTTGTTCGACATTCGACAGAGGGAGGTCTGGTCTTGGATTTGTTCTCTGGACGTGGTACTGGAGCTTTTGCTGCGGCGTTGCAGGGTCGGTGCGCGGTTGCAGTCGAGAGTGACCTTCAACGAATCGAAGCTATTCGATACCGCTTCGAGCGGGCGAAGACAGAGCATGACGTGGTTTGCAACATCTACTATGGACATGAACTATGATTGTCAGGGAATACGGGGGTCGGCAAGCGTCGTCAGGCCGGGTTATGAGAATTGCCTCCAGGGTCATGGAGTCTTACTACCGATCCGCCGGTGAAGTCGAGACAGATGTAGTGCAACGTATTCTGAAGACCTTTGCGGAACGGTTCACACCGGAGACAACGGTACAACTGGGACAGAACGAATACGAATACGGTTTCAAGACTGAGGCTGAAGCTAAGGCGTTTCTGGAGTATCTGAAGGAAAAGAAAAAGGGGAACAAAGCGGTGGTGAAGGGGTGTAAGTTGAAAGCTAAGGACCCGACGTGTGTCATGGTGAAGTTGAAGGATGTCTTCATTGTGACCTAGTAATTACTCCAATATAATTCGATAGCGCCTAGAAAGCCGTTTGGCCTGGCCAGACAGGCTTTTTTTGATTTTGTGGGGTGCTAAGGGTGTAGATGAAGACTAATTGATTGCACACATTTCGAGGTCGGATAGGACGAATTCCAGGACGCAACCAGGAGACGGAGCAATGTCTCTAGTAGCCTACCATCGAAAGCGTAGAGCAAGTAAGACAGACAAGAACGCTGAGACCAACAAGTGCGCGTGTGGCGCACCCATCGCGTGTGAAGAGACCGCGTGTAAGGCTTGCATGACGGCCACGAAAGTGTGCAAGGCGTGTGAGAAAGAGTTTGTCGGTGACGGGACAGTATGTGACGCTTGCACGAAGGTTTCTTCCAAGGCGGTCAAGGCCGCTCGTACTCTCATTGCGAAGCGACACGAGATTGCTTTCACCGCGGCGTTCGACAAGGGCGAGTACTTCGACGACGTGAAGGATCAATCGTGGTTCGTGGAAAAGGTCGCGCGTCGGGTCGAGGACCTGATGCGTAAGGCTGATATGGACGATCCAGACGCGGATGACCTTTACGAGTGGGTTCAAAACGATTCCGATCTGTACAGACAGCAACATCTTCCGTGCAAAAAGAACCTTGCCAAGAAAAAGCACAATGGGACGTATGATTCTGACAAGGCCGTAAAGCTCATGGAGCATCTTGCGGACTCTGGAGCGAAGAGTTACTGCAAGCAACTGGACGTTGGCGGAAGACCGTGGCACAAGGTGTTTCCGAAGAAAGTGCGTACGGAAGCGGCCAAGATGCTTCGCGACAACTTCGAGAACCAGTGGGGTAACGAAGAGTACGACTTCATGAAGCACTCGAAAGAGGCGGCGGCTCGTATGGCCGCTACCATTCGGGAGAACTCCGGGCCGTACACGGTGGACATTGACGTGGTGAAGGAACACGACTCGATTCCCGCGTACGTGAAGCTCGTCGAGAAAGAGGTCAAGGATGGTAAGGGTCTGGTGGATGTGACGACCGTTACAGGGAATACGGCGTCTATCTTTTCTCACGGCTCTAATCCGGTAAGACGGATGCTCGGTGCGATTAGCGTGCCCGTCGATGCACTCAAGCCCGCCGCCCGAGCGAGGAAAGCCAAGAGTCTTTCTCCGGCGCAGACTGCGTACCGGGAGTTCTTCCAGAGTATGCTCAAAGACGAGGGAGTGAGTTCACCGGCGCAGCTTGAAGACAAGTCGGCGTTCTTCAAGAGAGTCAAGACCGAGTGGGCGAAACAAAAGAAAGCCTCGGTAAGACAGAAAGTCGAAGACCCGTCCGTGCTCAAGATCAGAGTAGCGCGCGACGAGGCTTTGGAGTTGCTGGATTATCACGAAGGAATGGATAGCAACGTGTGTCTCCTGGGCACACGGAACTATGCCGGAGAACCGGTGCCCGTTGACATTGCCGCAAGCGCACTCCGCGAGTTGAAGGCTTCCCTTCGACGGTGTGAGGACACTGATCACTGCGCCGGACTCAGGAGGGTCATCGGCTATGTCAAGCAGGCCGCACAGAAAGCATCGAGTAGCCAGTAGCGTTGTCGAGTTCCATCGGCTGCGTCTGGCGGATCGACCGAAGGATTATCTTGGAGAGTACCTAGACGCTCAGAGGCAATCTGAGGAACTAGACGGGGCGATCATGCGCGAAGAGTTCAAGCCTTGGACTTCGCGAATGATCGCCCTTTTACGTGGTACGACAAGGTACTCGCCATACTTCGGTGACGTGGTGAAAGCTGCGGAGCATGGCCTGAACATGATGCGAATGAATCAGGGGTCGGTGAAGGAACCGGAGAAACTCGTGAAGCAGATCGAACGTCTGGAACAGATGGTTGCCAAGACAGTGGGAGAGTGAAGCGATGTACGCTGAGTTTGCACAAGAAACGGCGGATCAAGTAGCAGTTTCCGCGGCTCCGTTCTTTGCCGATATGATTAACGATGTGGCCGCGTCGAAGCAGATTCGAGTTCACGAGGTGTTTGGTTCGTTGGGTATCCGGTTGAAGGGTGAGTTGGAAACGTTGTTCAAGGAAGAGGGGAGGGTGTACTTTACCGACGCGTACAATCCTGAGCAGGCGGACAAGGGATTGAAAGATGATCCAGACGAGTTCAAGCAGGTGGTGTCGAAGGTGTTGAAGTCGATCTTTGGTAAGGCCAAGTGCAGGTTCGATGGATTCGGTCCAAAGTCGATCACGATGCGACTTAACAAACTTCCCGATCCACCTTACGCGAAAATCATGTGGGACAGGGCAAGACTGTTCTACCAGATGCGTCACGCGTTCGTGGCCGTGTCCGTCCTCGATAAGGTCATGCGACGGAGCCGAATGGCTATGACGGTCTCGACCATGCCGACGTTGTGGTACGAGAACGACGCGGGAGAAAGATGGGAGCCGGACCTTGAAAGCAACGGCTATCCAGCCGAAGGTTTGCCGTCTGGATTCTGTTACCAGCATTCTCAGTTTCCCAACGTGCTCCGACACACGATCCTCAGACTTGTGCAAGAGTCTGAAGTGAATGAGTGTCCGCACTTGGAAAAGGACATCGAACCGACCGGAGGTTGGGTGAGTGGTATCGAGGGGAGGAAGTGTAAACAGTGTGGTGGAAGCCAGACCAAGAGAGTCAGTGACCCGTGGCCACAACAGTGGGACGCGTACGGAAGCCAGGAGTTGGCCGCTATGGAGTCGAGCTACTCGGAAGACCTCGTGCTCGCAATGGCGAACTCAGGCGACTACACGCTGTCTCAGGCTATCCTCGTTGCTGCCAACGCGTGCGAGCGGTGTATGAACTCGTTGGCCGAGAAATACGGTCTGGAGTGGGGCTATCCCGAGTACTCCGTAGAATGGGAGCGGAGCCGGACGGAATGCGAATTCTGCGTTCCGAAGACGGGAATTATTCACAAATAATTCGACTTGAATTACTTCGGTCTATTTCACGGGATCCAGGGTGTAGATGCGGAATACGGTGGTTTTGTGTCTGGATAGGATGGTCTGACTTGGACGTGGGAGCCTCTGGGTAGTTGACAACTTGACTTGATTTGCTTTAATTCTGGACGATAATTCTCTTGTAGGTTTGACAACGAGGACAGGAGAGATTGGTGTTTGCCTCGTCCAGGTCTAACCCGATAGGACGCCTCCAATCGAGCGCGCGACAGGACGCGCATTTGCCTGGACGGGGCAACATCGTTATTCTACTGGTGGAGGGAAGCACAATGAAGGAACTACTGAAAGAGTTGTGCTTTTGCGTGCGTGCCTGGTTCGAGGCTCGGTTCGGGACGCGCAAGATCGCCAGTATCCAGGACCCGGAGAAACGTAAGCGGGCGAAGGTGCTTGCTTCCGGCTCCAGCGGGAAAGAGACTCATGTGGTGGAGGTTCGGTGAAGTGTCTTACAGTGTCGTCTCTTTCGGTTGCCGTATTTTTGCTCCGGCGAGGGGGAGGGTGAGGTTCTTCACAACCTTGCTCTCCCTTTCGCTTTTGAGGGGGAAGCTATGAGACAGCGAAGGCTGAAGCGTCGTGATCCGGTGCCGGGGATCAAGTTGTCGAGGTTCAAGCAAAACTTGACTCCGCTCTCTGACGATCCTGCGTGCGACGATAGGGAAGCGTATCGGAGTTCGGTGCTCGAAGCTGTTCGGTAAATTGAAATTGAAATCAGGCTAGGACTTCGGCTCGTCGGAAGGCTCCCAACATTGTAAAGCGCCAGGCGGCGAGCCAAGTCCAGCCTAACAGGAGCTAAGATGCTGTTCGAGATTGAGACGACGGGAAGCAAGGTAGAGTATCGGGTGGACAAAGCGGTAGTTGCCGAACACTACTGGGAATGGCTGCGGGACATCTACGTCAACAAGCTCTTGGTCAACGCAGTTGATTTGGGGTCTGCCGACATTAACAAGGAAGTCGTGGCTTTCGTCATGGACGGACGCCTCCATATCAAAGGTATTCTGGCCGAAGTTCAGGACGACAATTTCGTGTTGGTTTGTGCCCACGTTATGGGTCTGGGCGATGGTGACGACGAGGAAGAATTCTTGACATTGCTTCGGAGTAAGTATGGGTCGCTTATGCGGTTGAGTGGAGGGTCGATTCGTGTTTTCTTCGAGGAAGTGAGTCGGAGCTTCATTCAGCGTGATTCTACAGAGCAATTGAAAGGGAGAAACGATGACACGTGAACAATTTCTGGCGTGCTTCAAGGGGTGTGTCGTAGGGGAGTTCAAGCCGACCGAGGGGATCAAGTTCAACGAGAACGTGACGATCACGATTGAGCTACGCAGTCACGTTAAGTGCGGAGGCATGGTCGAGTCGAGTGAAGGTATGAGCTACCGCAATGAGATCGTCGAGATCGCCAATGGTGTATTCGAGCTTTCGACGTTCAGCGAGAGCGTGTCCATCCGTACGGAACGTTTCGCTCTGGAGGACGTGCTCAAGGTTCAACAGGGCTTTGACGAGGCCGCAGAATGAACGAAAAGAATCAGCTACAACCTCCGCGGTTGCTGAATGAATGGCTGTCCGAGAACATGCCGAAAGAAACCATGAGATTTCGGAACGGTTTCTGGGATCAAGTCAATTTCGTTCGTCAAGAAATCCTTGGTTTTCTTTCCTACGAGCCGGAACGTCGAGACAGTTACTTTGAGGAAGAGTTCGACCCTCTAAGGAAGGAAGGGATACGAGTAATCGCGACTCATGGATCGAAGTCCATTGATCTTCCAGTCTATGACTTCACGTGGCGTGGGATACGTTTCACGATGGAGTACAACTTCCATATCTGGTTTATATCGGTGCGTTCGTCGGTGGCAATGTCGATTGACTTCGATAACCTTGTGGGCGACGGAGACTATCGGAACTCCGGGTGCGTGAATGGGATCGCCAGCAAGGATTTGTTCCCACCGTACAAACAGGATCATCGGAACTTCACCGTGTGTCTTGGTAACAATTACCTGGTCTTCGTTTTCTTTTGGCTGATCAAACAGTGGCAACTGAGAGTGTGTGGTGGATATGAAGGGGCGAAAGAACAAAACTATTCCGCATAAGTTCTCGGGGCCGCCGTCCAAGGGCTTCCTCTTGGCTCACTTGCGGAAGAAGATCAATCAGCGGGCGGAGTTTGTACTGGGTGACCTGGATCGAGGTCACTGGGGCGAGCCGCTGAGTGAGGGTGGTTTCGATCTGGCTCGACCGATAGTCGTGAAGGGAATCTTTTGCGGGATCATTAAACGACTGGATGGTGACCGGAGTATCATTGACCATAAACTACACAATTATCCCCCGGACAGGATGCAACCTCTCTTCGCGTTTCGGGACGTGGTTTTTGTTCAAGATGACAAGGAAGCCATCGTGTTCGGTCGGGATCGTCGGGTCAATAAAAAGTGCATGACATACTTCAGCATTCGAGAGATCATGGTGTGGCGACGTTCGATACTTCCGTCTGGTGACGGAGCAGATTTTTTAATGAGCGGGATTGCTAAATCAGGTGAGTCTTTCGCGTGCGGTTCCTCACTCAGAAAAGAACCGCCGCCCCCGCTTAAATTGGCATTGACAGGAGGCTAACACATGCCGAAGATTCACAACTACGATACTTGCTCTGCGCTTTACCACGGCCTGAAGGGACACGTGGACAAGTGCGAGTTCCGCGAAGAGGAACAAGTCACCTATGAGTCGTCAGACTTTCCCCAGGAGCAAGAACACGGGTTTCAATGCGATTGCTGCGGCACCTTGTTCGTGATCAAGATGGATCAGATTAAGGAAGCCGGAGAGAACTGCCCGGCTGGCGTCGTGAAGGCGTTGACGACTTCCGAGGGGCGGTGTCGGTTGGCGAAGCGTGTGGCCGGGGAAAAGCTCACCATTGCGGAGATCATCGAGGAAGGTTTCACACACACGGTCACGGGTGTCAAGAAATCCGGGAAGCGCACGTACATTGTCATGAAGGTGTTCGCTAACAAGGAAGTGATCGGCGAGTTCAAGGTCGAGTCGGACTGGGAACTGTACCCGTTGCTCCATGAGCTTTACGGACAGGTGAATGGGAAACCTAAGAAAGGGAAGAGGAGAAAATGAATCTCCAGTTCCTTGAAGGCGACAAGTGTCCAGGGTGTCATGCGACGACCGTGGTGCGAGAGGGTATTTCTCACGACCACGGAGTGAGGCGAGAACCGACGGGTCGCCAGATCAGAACTCACGTGAATGGGAAACGGTGGGAGGAGTGAGAGTTTCTCTGCGGCTGCGTACTGGAATACGTGCCGAACTTTGAGAGGACTCAGGTCAAGACTGAGTGTCCGAACACGGTCGAGCGTATCGAGCAACGAAGGCGACGGGAAGAGTCCAAGGAAAGGGTGACGAGGTACATTAGTCGGTTGCAGCATGTAGACCCTGGTTTCAAGAAAGCTCTACGTGGTGCGGTTTCGGGATTGTCGGTCGATGGTGTGTTTGTAGTACCGTCTGACAGGTAACTGGGTATGAGCGTCATAGACATTTTCGTCGATGGATCATGCCTTCAGAATCCGGGTGGTGTCGGAGCGTGGGCGGCGATACTGGAGTCGGGTTCTCACCGTCGAGAGATCGCCGGTGGTTTGACCGAGACTACGAACAATCAGGCGGAGTTAATGGCGGCGATCAAGGGCGTCTCCCTGATCAAGCGTGGTGACCCGGCCAAGGCGATCAACGTCAACGTATTCTCTGATAGCCAGTACGTCGTCTATGGTGCGCGGGAGCGAGCGAAGCGTTGGCGCTCACAAGGCTGGCATACGAACTCAGGTGGCCACGTGGCGAACGAAGGTATGTGGAAAGACTTGCTGAGTCTCACGGAGCGAAAGGACTTGCTCATACAGTGGGAGTGGGTGAGAGGTCACTCGGGGCACCCTCAGAACGAGGACTGCCATTACTTGGCGGAGCAGGCGGCGAATGCGGCGAACTGCGGAAGAGTGGTTGAGCTTGACCGACGTGGGTACTCGTTGGCGGCGCTCTGCGAAATGGGAAACCGTCATGTCCAACGGGGACGCGAAGAACGGGAAGTTCAGAATTGGTTCATGGGCAGTATTCGTAATGACACGGAAGCTGATTGCGAACATGACTTCAAGTGGGAAGAGGAAGAGATTGATCTCGGTGGTGCGGCGTACCGAGTCGAGGTGTGTCTGAAGTGCGGTCACGTGCGGTTGTGTGTCGATTGGTCGAGCTTGTACGAAGCCTTGAAGGGAAAATGAAAATGTCCAGACCTAGCCACCCACCATTGCCGTTGAAGCAAAACCTCATGGAACTTGGGAACCGTCTTGTGACAGAGCACGGCTTCAATCCTTCAGCGGGCACTGCTGTGGGGCCGATCCATGAAGAAATGCTGCGTTCGACCGATGTCATTACGCTTTTCACGAGGTGGCTCAATGAGGTACCTGAGGCTCGTGAGATTCTCCTGGACATGGGTTACCAATGGCCGGTGTATCCGGTGACAGAGTAAGTGCCGCTCAGGCACTTGCATCGTTTCGTCTTTTCTGGTAAAACTCCAAACAGAGTTGTTGAGTTGAGTAGCAATCAGACCCAGAATCCAAAGACGGTTTTCCCTTCATGGGGAAAATCGCCTTTTAGACGCCTTACGGCTGGAGGACGCTACTCAGCGATTTCCAGCCGTTTTCTTTTGCCTTTGAGGGACTACCTATGCGGTGACATTGCTGGAAAGTGTTCGTGGGAACGTCGGTGAAAATCGGAATCCCATACAGTTGTTGAGTTGTTGTAGATCAGATAAGGAGACGATCATGTCTTACGAGACCAAGATGGACGAAGCGCGTCAACTCCTGACGGAGCATAACGCGTCTTTGGCAGAGGATCAGAGAGTTGACATTGACGAGATCATGGGCAACATCCGCGAGGGCGGAGGGACGAGCGAAGACGCTCTTGCCGCGGCTTCCTACGAAGACCTTGCCGCGTGCGGTGTTCCGAATATGTTGGCCAGACTGATTGCTCGGAAGTTCCGAGTCGGTGTGGAACTGGAGGGGGGACAGGAACCGGATGCGGAAGGTGGAGTTCCTCAGAACATCGTCGTGGAAGTCAATGACGACGACCCTACCAAAAAGGCCGCACGCTTGAAGCCCAAGCAACTCGTGGCCGAGTACGATCCCGAAAACCCGGATGACGCGTTCGGTTCGCGTCTCGCGACGATCTCCAAGGGACAGCCGTTCCTGGTGTACGATGACGAGGCCGCGTTGAAGCTCAATGTGGCGGTCTCCCAGGACCTCTTACAGGAGCTTCGCGACGGACACACTCCGCGGGACACGTACAAGCTCGGAGATACGGGAGTCGTTCGGGTGTACCCGGTGGGTGCCAAGCCCGCACAGTACTTCGACGAGAATCCGGTGCGACCGGGACAGACACTCAGGAGTGACGGGACTTCCGCACTCGGTGTGCCGTGGGGTCGGCTTGAATTCAAGGTGCGTCAGTTGATCTGGATTGCCGCGAAAGAGACTGGGGAGATCGATATGACTCCTGGTGTACAGCCGGTGCACGCGACGGGTACAAGTCGAAAGACCCTCGCACGGCGAGCGGAACAGGACTTGTTTGACATCCTTCGGGACAAGCCTTTCGAGGAAGTCGCGGAACGGTTCGATGAAGCCGCGGTCAAGTTCCGCGAGTTGTCTCCGGGCAAGCTCCCGGACCTGCGAATCCTCAAAAGCGCAGGCGACCGGAAGGACAGACCGGGAAGACCGCAACAGCCGTTCGCAGTCGGAAACGAAGTGACGTGAGTCGCTCATGATCCTTTCGTATTTCGTGCGAGGGGTGCGAGCGTAATACAGGGCGCAAGTGCCCCTCGCGCATTCTTTCTGATTCGAGTTTGGGAGATACGAGACCATGAATCGACACAAGTACATGGAAGTGAACGGTCTTTTTGCGACGATCAATACCCCCGAGGCTCTGAGGGGAGATTTGTTGTACGGTCTTCCCGATTACGATCCGGTTCGCGCGTTCAATGTGGATCGGTATCCGGGGTGCCCGGACAACTGGATGCACGGAAGCAGTATCGCGACTTCGTACTTCCTGGGTCTGCAAGCGGGCCGGGGAATGTGGTTCGACTTTACAGCGAACGAGAAACACACCCACCACGTCGCGGTGGTGATCAGCGTTCAAGGAGTCAATCCGGTTACGAATGAGCCGATGACGAAGTTGAACCTGAAGAAAATTAGGGACAAATGTCCGCGTCACGAGATCGAGTTCCAAGGTAATCGCTTTTGTCCACACGAAGAGTGTGGGTATGAATGGCCTGCACAGAACTACCTCGCGACGACGACAGGTGAGTGTCTTTGGCTTGATGGCTTCCGTGGCGCGAAGGGGGAGGTCGCTCAGTACATCATCACTGCGGAGGAACTGAGAGGGGTCGCGGCTCAGGTGATCGGTGACGACCGGGTGTACGCCATCGGTTTCGCTTTCTATCTCAGTGTGAACCCGAAGCCGGAACCACCTGCACCGAAGATTCGACGGACAGTGAAGTCGTCGGGATACTCGAAGGGAATGACGAAGAGTGCCGGTGTCTCGTGGGGTTTGCTCAGTGGCATGGACACCAGTTTCACAACTTCACTGTCTGACAGAGGATCCAAGAGTGTTCGTACACGTGGTCTTTCGGGTCCAGGTGAGATGCTCGCGCGTGGTGAAGTGGAACGACATATTACAGCCTCTCCGGCTTCGGCAGAGGGAGGGGAAGATGTGTTGTTCATGGAGAGTGCCGGTGACGAGACATCGGACGACTGCGAGGTCGAGACCAAGCTCGAAGTCGGGGGAGGTGCTCGGATCAAGCAAAAGATCGGGGTCGATCCCGAAAAGATCGGTTTCTGGCAAAATGAACCGGCTGGCCTGATCTACGTGAACTACGTTACGCCGAAGGAAGAACAGAGGATTCGTGAGACCGGGCAAGTTGGTGAAGCTCGTGACGGCGCGTTGAAAGGACTGCGGATTGGGAATCCGTAATAGTTTGACAGGAGGAATCTCGGGGCCGTGTTTGGTGCTCCCGGACACGTGCCCCGAGGATTCGTTTACTGAGGGTTATTGGTATGACACGGGAAGAAAGAAAAAGACTAAACGAGTGGATGATTCGGTGTGAGCGCCTGCAAATGGTGGGTCTCAATGTCCATTCATTTGATCCGGGACTGGAAGGCTATTTCCGTGGGTCTCGGGTAAGTCTGGACGGAGCGGCACTGGCTTTCGTCGAACACCTGATCCTGCGACTGTGGCAGGATCACAAGATTCACGACGAAGAGTATCTCCTGGAACATCGTGAGAAACGAGTGAAGGCGCAGAAAGAGCGTCTCTTGAAGGCGAAGCGTCTTGCAAGGAAGGTCTGGAACAACAAGCGTAAGAAACTGACAGAGAAAGCTCGTAAAGCATTCAAGAAAATCATGCCCGAAGGTTGGATGTCGGTCGATAACTTTGAGCAAACGGTGATCGACTTTTTCAAGGAACTCGAAGTTCCGATTATGAGCATTTAGGATGTGCTCGGGGTCTTGAACTTCGACATGCAGATGAATGACGAACTACGAGAGCCGCAAGGGTTCATTCGCATGGCGTTTCGTCTGGGAAATACTCAGGCAATCCGGCGGGCGTCTCAGGAAGGCGGTACGTCGGTGGACGAAGCTCAGAAAGGCATTTGGATACTGATTGGTCAAGGTATCGACCAGATCGTTGAAGCGGAGGCCGAGCGACATGAAGTGTAAGTTCTGCAAGACTGGTGATACCAGGGTGATCGATAGTCGAGAGTCCCCGGACGCGACGGAGATTCGACGGCGACGAGAGTGCTTGTCGTGTGGAAGGCGTTTCACGACGTACGAGTCGATTTTGGCGGAGGGACATGTATCTGAAAGACAGCGAGAAAGACGGCAAGATGTGGAAAGGGAGAAACGTTACCAGGAACGTTTAGCCGAGGCTCGAAGGAAGCAAGAAAGGTTTTTACGGAGGGAACGAAGATGACTAGCGAAGCGACAGACATGGAGACTGAGGGTAAGTCTGCGGTTGCAAAGATGGGAAGTCTGCAATTGGACACGAAGCATGTGAGTGGTGCACACTTGATGTTTATTAGCCACGGTATGTACGAGCAAGGGCTTCAATACAGGAACCAGGCGACCTTCCGAAAGGACGGAAAGAGACATGAGCGGGTTGTCATGGTTTTGACGACGAACATCTGGGGGAAGTACCGTCACGGCAAGCTCTGGAAGGTTTGGTACCACCTGGAGGTTATCTTCCCGGAGCTAATTGGTCAAAAGGGCATGGCGGGTGTGGACACTTCTCCGGGAGCGAAGCATTTCGTCGAGTGTAACTTCGCGATTCAAGAGGACTGCAAAGCGTCAGATAGTGAGCTTACGGTTGCGAAGGCCGTGCTTGCTCACGGTCGTTTTGAGGGTACTTATTTCGACGTAGCTGAAGGTGACGACGCGCCCGACTTCCCAACAGAGTACGGCGGTGTCCCGGTCTCGATTCCTACAGAGGTGGAATCGTCTTCCGGGGAGTTCAGTTTCAAGTTCTCGGGTAGTGACGGAGAGAAAACGGTCGAGATACCCAGGTCGTTGGTATTGCGTGTGGCAGACGTGTTGGACGAAGACGAGGACGATGAAGGTTTTGACGAGTAAGGTCGTTCGTAGCTCCATTTAACAAGGGGCTTTCGTATGGATATTCTGAACATCATTTACTTTCCGTGGAAGTGGTACTTGCTGGCCTGGTTTTTGTTCATCGTCGTTGGTCTCGTGCTTCAGTTAGTTCTTCCGACAGTGAAGGACAGCATGGGGCGACCGAGGACTCACCCGGTAGCAGGTTTGTTCCTTGCGCCGGTAGCGGTGTGTTCCATCGTGTTGTTTGTAGATTTTTGGATCATGATCATCCGCGCCGCTGTTGGTGCTGGCTGAGAGGGTCCACTGGTTTCTTAGTACTTGGAGGTCAACATGACTGTTCTGAGATCGAAGAGAGAGCTTCGGTTCGTGGTGCGTAGCGCGAAGACAGAGGAAAAACCGTCAAGGGAACGTGCGGTGAAGGTGAAGAAACTGATCAGGATGATCAGGCACAGAGACCTCATAGAGGACGTGTTCCTGGTAACGAAAGCAGGGCACTCGACCGTGGAAATCTTCGTGCAGTTTGACGAGGGTGACGCGATAGGTGCGGTGTCGCTCGTCGAGCACGATACCGGTTGCTTGCTCGCTATCGAAAGTGGGTGGGATCCGAATCTCTCCGGCCACGAGATCGAGTTCGCCGTGCCGAGCGAAGAGGATGATGCGCCAGACGACACGACAGACTTCGCTTCCCAGACCAAGGCGCAACTTCGTTCGATGTGCAAGAGCCGGGGAATCGAGGTCAAGTCGAAGACTACGAAGACGCAGATGATCGAGGTTCTGACGGCTCAGTCCGTGGGAGACAGTGAGTAATGAAGATGGTGATCGTGATCAGAGAAAACGTGTTCATGGGGATGCGTGACGTGAAGCGTCTCGGAGACCATCCGTTGTACTTCGACGGAGAGAACCTGGTTCCGTTCACGATTGACGAGACCGAGCCGGATGATTCTGAGATACCCATTCTTGCGATAAATGGGAAGAGGCTCGTGCGCCTTGGTGTGTTCATGAGCGTCTTGGAAGGACTGGACGGCGTGTACGCCATCATGGTAGTTACGCGTGCCGGTTTCTTCGGCTTCGTGTGCTCGGGCTTCCAGGTTCGCGAATGGAAGAAAGGCGACGTAGCCATACAACTGAAAGACGCGGAACTGCTAGAGAGTGAGTGTCTGAAGTCGATGGTGTTGTCGTGTGGCAATCGCTCCGTTCGTGTCCACGGAGTTAAGGGGAATGTGGCCGAGGTCGGTTACATCTTTCCGTTGGCCGTGGGGAAGAAATCAGGAGCGAAGTCTTTCGAGGTGCCGCTTCACACGCTGCGTTGTTCGTCGCAATACGGCGTAAAAGAGATCAGGACAGGTGATTGACGGAGACCGGTGTAACCGTAACAATACCCTTCCTGGACACGGGTCGCCGGGAAGGGTATTTTCGATTAAGGGACAACGATGAACTTCGAGCACTTTCTTTTGACGAGGTTTAATCTGGGCAATCCAGACAGGGGTTGGATGGAGTGGCGGTTCAATCTTTTCGAGTGGTATTGTCTCCCCTCCGTGGCAAGTCAGAAATGTCGCGACTTTACGTGGCTCGTATTCTACGACAGTCGGACGGATCAAGACTTCGTGGAACGGCTGTACAGCTATGAGGCCGTGGTTCCGGTTGAAGTTGATATGACCTGGGGCTCCGGTGAAAAGACGTTCCTGGTAGACCGCGGTGTAGAGTTGAAGCGGTTGCTGGCACGCAAGGTCTCAGATCGCTTGCGAGGGAAACCGGTGGTTTTGACGACACGGTTGGACAATGACGATGCGATCCATGAAACGTATATGCAGCGGGTTCAGGAGTATTCACTTGGCATTAAACCAACCGGGGTCATTCTCAATTTCTCTGTTGGGTATCGGTATGAGCTTCGACATCGTTACCTCTACCGGATTACTGACAAGTGCAATCCGTTTCAGACGTTCGTAGAGGAGTCGGAAGGCGGAAGGATCAAGACCGTCTTTGATCAGTCGCATAGTCGAGTGTATGTAGATCAACCGGAGTTGCTAAGACAGGTATCTAAAGGGAACTTGTGGCTGGAGGTGATTCACGGTGAGAACTACTTCCATTCGGAGTACACGTGCCGTTGTGGAAAACCGAAGTGTGATTGTGAGCCGGAGACGAGACCGAAGTTGACGAGACATTTTCGCCAACGGTGTATGGGTGTGATACCAGATCGAGTGGTCAACGAGTTTCACTTCAACGAACCGGAGGATGTGTCCGATACCGTTTCGTTTCGGAGTGAACTGAAGGTGTTGCCGGAGAGAGTAAGGTAATATGGCCATGCGTTATCGGACATACGGTAAGTCGCTTCCGCCGCACGTCCAAAAGCATAGTGGTCGGAATCCTGCGACGAGGAAGTGTTTGACGTGTGACAGGGAATTTCCTTCCTGGGGACCTGGTAACCGCCGGTGCCCGAAGTGCGACGATGATCGGAAACATAGTTCGTCAAGAGACGAGCCGGTCAAGATTAGTACCCGTAATGTGAGGAAGCCAGAATGAATAGTCTATTCGGAAGACGGTGGGATCAAGCCTGGAGGCATTTCGACGAAAGCATGAGCGCTATGAGCCAGTCCATGAACGCCATGCAAGAGTGTTTCAGTAAGGTTGGCGAAGATGACGATTCGTTGCTCGTGGACGGGAGTGCTACGGTTCACCGAAGTGGACGCAAGGTCGTTATACGCGCACCGATGCCGGGATTTGAGCGAAGCCAGGTCAAGGTACGTCGATCTCCGAGCAGTATTGTTGTGACGGGGAGCAAGTCGGGGTTGGAGAACATCGTCAAAGTGTACTGCGGTGAAGGGCGTAACTTCCAGGTGAGTTCCTGCAAATTCGAGGGAGTGGCTGACGTGAAAATCGAGGCCGATATTGTGGCCGAAGCTGGAGAGGAAGTCGGGATTTCGTAAGACAGACAAATAGGAGTAGAACGATGTCTAGCGAAGAGATACCAGTCAAAAGAACGAAGATCGATGACGAGCGCACGCGTAGTGAGCATCCGGCGTTTGGTGTGATTGCCATTCACCGTGTCACGTCCACACCGGGAATCCATTTGTTCGATAGTGCTTTTCAGCATGGTCAATACATATCGCTGAAGATCAGTCGAGCATCCGTGGATCGACACCTGAACAATCACTGGATTCACAACGAGGCGCAACTGATTGAAGTGAACCTGTCCGAAGCTCAATTCGCGACGATGATTACTTCGTTGAACCTCGGGGTCGGGAGCCCGTGCACAATCGACTGGTTCAACGGGGAGGATCAAGGGCGGTGTCCCCCGGATGATACGAAGGAAACGTTTAGCATGGAGGTGTCGGAGAGTACTACAGAGATTGGTGACCAGGCTTCACAAGTCGAGGCGGAGTTGGACAATCTACTTGAAAAGCAAAGGATGACGAAGGCTGATAAGGAAGGGATTCGTAGGAAGATGGCGAAACTTACTCAGAACATCAAACACAATCTCCCATTTATTCAGGATCAATTCGCTGAGTCAATGGAGAGGACGACCGAGCAGGCCAAGGCAGAGGTAGCGGCACACATGCTCAGAGTCAAAGGAGCGCTCATAGGTGGTGCGAGTGACCAAGAGGTCGATCAGCTATTAGGATTCGCTGACGACTCTCCTGCGTTGCCTGAGAGCGCTTCAGAGACCGAGTGACGAGTCAGGTAAATAGCGACGTTTATTTTCTAACTTGTGAGCCGGAAGGGGTACTTCCTGTCGCGCTTTGAGTGACGTGGCACAACGATGTGCCCAGTGTCGGGTCCCTGCCAGAAGTCCTTCCATATACTTCGCTCACCTGACTTTCACTCAAAAACAGTTGGTTTGTTATGTGCGCCGTCCTACGCCCATCGGGACGGCGCTTTTTTTTGGCTTGTGCTAATTCACTATGAGGTTTGAGTGTGAATTGTCGAGAGGTATTTTATGGAATCTCGAAAGGTAGCCAAGAAAGCCAACCGATACTTGTACCACGTAACTCGTGCGAGACACCTGGACGATATACGTGAGTATGGACTGGTTCCGAATCGAAGTGGCAATTCTGCTTTCGGTGGTGGCTACGGCGCGCACTCGAAGGGCAAGATATTTCTGGCTGACTTCAAGACAGCGTTGAAGTGGTTTGAACATATCGACGGTGTGTCGAGTGACGACCGGCCTTCAGACGGTGGCACCCCAGTAATGCTGAAAGTTAATTTCGGCGGACTGGAAGTGGAAGATGACGAGTTGGGAAACCGCGACCTCATTGGCAATTCGTTCTTCATTGAGGAAGAGATACCACCGACACGAATCCGGGTCTGGTATGGTGGCAAGTGGGAAAAGATACGTGGTGTCGATTCGGAAATGTTCCTTGATGACGTGGAAGCCACCGCAGAGACAGAGGAATCGGAGGAAGAGTTCGACGAGTATGGACAACCCGCGGAACCGGAGTATCTATGGTGGGACACGGGAATCTTCAAGCCCAGGAAAGCGTCGAGAGTAATGCGAATCGCGAGTCGAGTTCTCATAGCTGGCATGGCGGAAAAGGAAGTCGAGCGTTTGATGCGCGTCGTCCTGAAGGATTCGGACTTCCGGGGGAAAGCGTTCGCCGTGGGCGGATACAACCGAGACGAGCTACTCGGCATCGACAGTAAGGACCTGGACATCGTGGTCGAGGAAAAGGGAGGGGCGGAACGGTTTACGAAGTACCTTCAGTCACTCTTCCCAGAACAGACCTCACGACCGAGACCGCTTGGAGCCGGTTATCCGATCTGGCAGATCACCTTCAAGGAAGATGTGACCTACGAAGGGGAAGAGTATCGTACGAAGGGAGCGGAGATCGAGGTGGCCGATACGCAAAAGGAATCGTATCCCGATCCGAACACTCGCCAACGAGTCACGGAGTATGGAACGCGCGAAGACGATGCGCGCCGGCGAGACTTTACAGTGAACATGCTCCTGAAAGACTTGACGAGTGGTGAGTTCGTGGACCTTACTGGAGAGAGCAAGGAAGACGTACGCAAGGGTGTTTTGCGAGGACACCCGGAGGTGCCACTGGACAAGATGTTCTCCGACGATTCTCTCCGAATGTTGCGACTTATTCGCTTCCAAGTGAAGTACGGGTGGGAAGTCCCACTGGAAGTGTTGCGGGGAGTGAAGCGCAACGCGGATCGGTTGAAGATTCTCTCTGCCGAGAGGATCCGTGACGAGTTGGAAAAGATCATGAATCTGGGAGAGCTTGCTCGGGCGGTGCGGATCATGAAAGCAACGGGACTCCTGAAACACGTGTTCCCCGAGATCGAGAAACTCAAAGGTGTCGAACAGGGAGGTTATCACCAGGAAGGGGACGTGTACAAGCATACGTTACTCGTGCTCCAGAACGCCAAGCCTACGGTCGAGGCTCAGATGGCAGCGTTGCTTCACGACGTGGGCAAGTCCGAGACTCAGGAGTTGATCGGAGACAAGGTGAGCTTCAAGGGACACGAGGCCGTGAGTGCCGATGTTGCGCGAGCAATTATGAAGCGGTTGAAGTTCGACAACGCGGTGACGAATCGGGTGGTTGCAATCGTGGCGAATCACATGCGCCCACACACACTCGTACGTCATGGGAAGGTGACGCCGAAAGCGTTGCGCCGGTTCATGCGGAAGGTTGGGGAAGAGACGTGGGAAGCCGTCCTCGATCAGGCCGAAGCCGATCATCTTGGTAGGCTCCCGGAGACAGAGAATCAGGTGCCGATGATCCGTGAAGAGATTAAACGTCTCCGTGAAGAGAGTGGACCCGTGGGTGAAACTGCGGTACTGGACGGCGGCGAAGTCATGGAGACGATGGGGATCAAGCCGGGGCCGCAGGTGGGTGAAGCGATCCGGTATCTACAGGAAGTAGAGGACGACTACGCCAACGAAGGGCGGAAACTCTCGAAAGACGAGGCGAAGGTGCTTTTGCGTGAGAAATACGCCGTTTAGATGTCGGTGTTAATTCGTCAATTACTGCGCGTTAAATCTGCTTGATCCGTCAAGCAAGGTCTGGTATCATTCCACCTCTTCGTTGGTTCTTTAAGAGATTGGGGAAGGGACAGGAAAGCGGTAGGGAGTTTGCTCCTAGCGTGTCGTCACCGCGCCCGTCGATCCAGTGAGACTTGACGCCTCCACAACGTCGAGCAAGGCTGGCTGTCCTATACTCCCCTTTGCTGGTCACTTGGTATGAGCAGACAGGAAGTTACAAGCGGTGCCAAAGTCTTCGCCTTCGGGGCGGATCATGTTACTGGCTCGTTCTGCCAGTACTGGTCGGATGCTGAGAACGACGCGCCGGCCATTACCATCGACAACATGGGTGTAACCGTCAGGATTGACGAGCGAACTTTGCCGTTGGGGGTACGTTCGTTCTTGGTCGTTCTCCGTTGCCGTTTTACGTTCGCACGTGAGCAAGGAAACCCGCGACCGAACATTGACGTGCAGGCGATCAGCCAACTGGCTCGTTTGCTTGGTTTCGAGATTCCCGAAGCTGACATCTATCGCGCTCTTGATTGAGGATTCAAAGGTGAGTAGAATCGACCCAACTTGGTATCTGATTTCTATGGCCGGTTGCCTGTTGCTCGGGTTTGCAGTGGCCATTCAGTACGCGGATACAACGCCTTGGTTGGCTCCCTTTCGTGGGTTGTCTACCAAGGCGCTTTTGATCGGTATCGGTGTCATGGCGGTTTTGTGTCTGGGTGCGTGTGTGTTGGGTGCGTGGCTTGACAACAAGAGGTTGCTCAAGGATGCGGAGTACCTTCGACGAGAATTTGACGAGAAATCACAAGTGTTTGCTGAGTCCTACGACGTGTCTCCTGAAAAAGTCAATCGAGCCATGTGGTATGCGGCGCGACTGATCGAAGCTGGCAACATTCAGAATCTCGACGCAGCGATAACCAAAGCCCAGGGGGAAGATGACAGTGAGTAAGACCTACGTCCTCTATCATGGCGGCTGTTACGATGGTTTTGCTTCGGCCTGGATCGCGCGGAAGCATCTGCCGGAAGACACGGAGTTCATTCCGGTTGGATTCAGTTCTCCAATGCCTGAAATCGAGGATGGTTCAGGGGTGTATATCCTGGACTTTTCGTACCCGAGGGACGAACTCATAGCTCTCCAGGAAAGAACACAAGTGCTTGTTCTCGATCACCACAAGACCGCCGAGGCGCAACTGAAAGGGTTGTCGTATGCCGTTTTCGATCTGGGTAAGTCTGGGGCGACGTTGACGTGGGAATGGTTTAACGGCTTGTGTTCAATGCCACCTGAGTTCATTCGGTACATCGAAGACAGGGACTTGTGGCGACACGCTCTGAAGAATAGCCGCGAGATCAATGCGGTGATTCGTTCGTACCCGTTTGACTTTGAGGTGTGGGATCGGTCGGTGTCGAACGTTTGTGGGGAGGCGGTCTGGGTAAGCGAAGGTCGGGCGATTCTCCGGGCGCAGCAACGTGAGATCGAGTTTATGACCTACAAGGTTCAGTACGCGTCGTTTGGCGGGTATGTGTTCCCGTGTATCAACGCGAATTGTTCCTTCCAGTCTGACATTGCCCACTACCTCTATGAAAACTTCCCGACGTACAGGCAAGATACAGAGGGGTGGCTCAGGAAGACGGATGTTCGTGGCTCTGCGGTGTACTCGGTATGGCCGCACGGGGACAATGGACAGGTGAAGTTCTTTTGGTCTCTTCGCAGCAATGGTTCGCTTGACGTGAGCGAGCTTGCGACTGCGTTCGGTGGTGGGGGGCTTCCGCAAGCGTCTGGCTTCCGTGAAGAGAGCGCGTGTGCTCAGGAACGTTTCGTGAACCGAGACCTCATAGAGGCGATTGAGAGGGGGTAAAGAAAGATGATCACGATTGAAGCAGGCTGGAGAGAAATGGCGAAGATGCTCCCCGAGGGTGTGATCCTTTGGCGAGGTCACTCGGTCAGTGAACCGGGTTTTAGCGGTGGCTCAGCCTACGCGAGCACTCGTGCACACGAGGTGGACTTTGCGCGTACCGAGAAACACGGGAAGACTTCGCACATGTGTCGAACAACCTTCGGCTCTGACAGTTGCAGTTGGATGCACGAGCCTACTGTTCACTTCAATGAGTCGGTACGAAACAAGGGGACGGTGACGTTCCTTGACGAGCTTCCACCGGACGGCTGGACGTTTCTGCGGTTCAAGCGTGCGTCCAGAGAGGGGAATGCTATCTTCGCAGAGTATGGTGGGACGATCCCTGAAGACGTGGTGACGAGGATGTGGCTTTCTTCGTACCACGCGGTTAGACCGTACTTGAACGGGAGTGCGAGTGAGAAAATGGTCGGCTTCAGTACCGTGTTGAAGGCGTACCAAAACAGTGGCTACGACTTCGGTGACCACAAGTTCTTATTCGTCAGTACGGAGTGGCGCGGTGTGGATGCGCCGAGCCGGTACGTTCCGGCGATTGAAGTATTCGATGCTCAGGGCAATCCCTTACAGCTAGGAGAGGACTAGCCATGCGATTCGTACCAGTGGTGTTGTTGGCAACCGTTTGTGGGTTGGCCGAGGAACCGAGAGAGTTAGTTCGGTGCCGTCAGGCGTACGGACGTAGCGTTGTCAGAGCAACGTCTCCGATTGATCGCGGGTACGTCAAGTACCTGGAAACTCTCAAGCGCAAGTACGGGAAGTCGGGAGACGCGACACATGCTCAGGTGATCCAGAACGAGATTGAAAGGACGAAGGTCCATTCTCTACCTATTGGCCAACGAATCGTCGGAGATTGGCGACTGGTAGCCAATGGTGCGACGGAGCGCTTGTTGACGTTTGGTCGTGACGGGTCGGTAACGAGCAACTACGGGACGCATGTGAAGACGTGGAAGCACGTACGAGGTCATGTGTACGAAGCGTTGTGGAAAGGTGGAAAGACGGTGAAGGTGGAGTTGTCGCGCACGATGGACGGATTTACTTGGGTGGTGGAAGGGAGTGGTGCTAAACAGAGCTTTGTGAGACCGTGGTTGCGCGAAGTTGATTTCGAGCCGAAAGAACTCGTGGACGTGAGGGCGAAGTACCGAAGCAAGATTGATGGTGTCGCCGTCCCGATTATGAAATCCTACCAAGCAAAGCTAGAGACGATCAAGAAAGCTCTCGGCTCGAAGGGAAGGACCGTCGCGGCAATGGCCGTACAAGACGAGATCGAGTTTGTCTCATGTGAGTTGCTGGCGGCTCACGTCCGTGCTACTCCGACCGAGGGAAAGGACAATGAGTAAAGAGAGAATCTACGGCTACGAAATTCTGCGAGAGGGTGGTAGTTGGCTCGGGGCCGCCCGTACCCGTCTCCAGTCCCACGGCAATGGTGATCGGGTGACCTGGGGGAGTGACGACGTGATTCAACCTCCGCTTACAGTGCGTCAGGTGGAAGAGATTGTGGCCGAGGCTGTAGCTGCGTTTCAGAACGATCTCCCGAAGGATCCAACTCGGTACCAGTGTGAGCTATGCGGCTATGACGAAGGTCTTGTGCGCGAAGCCAAAACAATGTCGTGGAAGGATGATAACAGACCCGTGATTGAGTGTGGGAAATGCAAGGGACTGATCGTCCTCAATACCGTGGGGGCTTTGTGGTCTCCGCCGGAACCACCGGAGTTGTGAATGACTGGACTGCGTGAGCTAATGCTTCCGCCTGGAGTGGAAGTCGCCGACGAGGACGGTTGGAACCAATGCGTACATTGTGGATACTGCTGCAAGCAAGCTCCGTGTCCTGTGGCAAATCATTTGTACCCAGGTCATACAGGAGATTGTCCCGGACTGGTTGTGACTGAAGAGGGTGGATTCAGACTTTACAAGTGTGCTCATGCGGTCGCATTTCAAGAGGAGCTTTCCATTGGCCAAGGGTGTTGTTCGGTTCTAAACAGTGACCGGTGGCCGTACCTGGAAGCGACCGGTGTATTACGGAGGAAGACCGATGGTTGAAAACTCCATGATGGTTGAAAACGATCTTGCCGTACGTGTCGGTGAAGCGGTTACCAATGAAATGCAGGAAGCCGCGAATACTGGAGCGTCTTTGTTCGCAGACATGCTTGTCGCCGAGGGTGTTTTTGACCCAGAGACAGGGGAAATACTCAAGGAACAATTCTTTGTTACTTGTAGGTTCCGGGTCAATGATGAACCTGGTGGCGAGATACCCTCGACCTTTCAGTTTTCTGGAGAGTGTGGGGACGTGGACTATTCGGTATGGAGGAAGATGCTAAAGCGTGTTAGGAAGCATCTGAAGAGGAAGCTGAAGCAAGATGGTAAAGACGAAACGGGGTGAGTGTCCATCCTGCGGCTGCAAGACGATCAGCTTCACGCGACTCGAAGCGTACGTCGTGGCCGAGGACTCTGACGGCTCGATCAGTGCGGAGTTCGACGGGGTAGTTCGTGAGCCGAAGACAGGGACGTGTACTGAGTGCGGTCGGACAAGGATACCGAGGGCTAATCAGTGAACTACTTCAACATTGACATGTGTGTGGGTCAACGAGTGTGGGTAGTGGCAAACAATGCCGAGCCTGGCAAGAGTCAGGTTACGAAAGGGGTGCTTTCTGGGTTCGGTCATAGGGGACTTCCTATCGTCGATACGGGTGAAGGTGAAGTGTTGTGTATGGGAATCGTGATCCCGGAGAGTGAGGTTACGGAGCAGGCGCTTGGAGGTCTGAGCGATCAAGATAAATGGGAGTTCTTGCAATCGGTCGTGACCTTCGTGCGGAATCTTGATAGACAGAGAAAGACATGAAATTCAAACCCGTTGACCTTATCGTTGAAGGTCCGATCTACGGCGGAGTAGATTGGGGAAAGCCGCTCAAGGTGATTGTGAGCCGGTTACCAAAATGCGAGTTGGTCTGGATTGGCGGTCATACCGCGTACGTGGATCGTGGTACTGGAAGTGTGTACGTACCGTCGCGTCTTGCCTTTCTCGATTATGGTGGTGTTGGCCCTAAGTGGCCAGACAGGCAAGTAACGCTTTTAGAGGGAGGGCGGTTATCTTGTGCCCGGCTGGAAGAACAGGTGCCTAAGATTGCTGATTTGTTCGGTGTTCCCGAGGTCGAGATTTGCAGTCGGATCCATTCGCAGATGACGATCATTATTAAGGAGTGAGTCATGTTCCTTCGTCGAGTAGAACGGAAGTCAGAGCAACCTTCGATGTCAATGGACGAAGCGACGGTCAGAGCTAGGGAAGCAATGAAGAACAATGAAGAGGTGTCGTGCCCGGAGTGTGGTGAACTTGTGAACCTGGGAGACGTGGAAGCGGCTATGGAGCACATGAAGAAACACCCGGAGGCACTGGCGCGAGCGCAGCTTAGGACGGCCGTACATAGCATGACCAAGACAGGGATTTTGCGAGAGGTTCGACCGTAATGGCAGAGACCATTGGACACCATTTACAGAACTTACGAAAGTCTCTCGGTTTGACTCTTCGAGACGTTCAGCGTCAAACTGGAGTGTCGAACTCGTTTCTGAGTCAGGTAGAGAATGGTCAGGCGGTGCCGTCTCCAGATAATCTTGTTCGGTTGTCGAAGGTGTATAACACGAGTTTTGTGGAACTTATGAGGAAGTCGGGACACACAGTCTTACCTGGTGTAGAGTTGCTCGACGGGTTGAGTGACGAAGAGGTCGAGCAGGTAAAAGATTACGTTAGGGTATTGAGGGAAGGGCGCACAGACGAGGGTTAAGTTTTGCGTTCCTTACGGGAGAATAACGATGTCTGAACAAGCTTTACAATGGGTAGAAAGAAAGCTGGGACCTGATGGTCAGCGAGGGCCAAAGCGTAAAACGGCTGAGTATGTCGCAGTGAAGATGGTTTTTGACAGAGGGATAACTGATCTTTACGAGTTGTCAGAAAACACTGGTTTAGAACCAGGTCGTGTAGACCGCATCTGCTATGCGTTAGGTCTCAAGAGGACGATTCGAGAGAATAAGCCTGGTAGGATTTCTAAGAAAGAGGTAAACATTCCGAGGGCGGAAATGGTTATTTCAGGGATGGTGTTAAAGGGGTGTAGTGTTTCAGAAGTTTGTATGAAATGCCGGTCGTGTCGAAATTGGAGATTTTGTCAAAGCACACCGCGGCGGGTTGACTTTTGCGTACAATCGGCTCAAGACGCGGTTGTGGTGTCGTGCACCGGTTCGGGCAGCAGTCGCCCGAGCGTGGTACACGGTGGATCGGGTGAAACTCGAAGCGTTCTGTTGCTATCTCTGTGAGGGACGTGTACCCGATTCGTTCAAGGACACAGTGACAACGACGGTGGTACGTTTTCGCGATTGGGTGATTCAATCCGGGCCGCGACGTTATTTCCAGGACGAGTTACGTGACCGGTGTACGGTGGCACTGGAATCGTTCTTGTCGGGTGAGGAAATCCCGGAAGGTCGGGAATGCCCTGCGGGGTATATGCCCTTTCCGATTGACAACGAAGAGAAGATTTCTCTGGTCATTTAGTTGACAGAAAGGACAACGATGGAAACCAGAATCGAAGAACTGGAGCGTGTCATAACTCACCTGGACTCCCTCTACGAAGCAGGGGAGGACTGCATACACCCGGACACTGGGCTTCCAGTCTCCGATTCTGAGTACGACGTACTGAGGAAGGAACTGGCGGGTCTGTCTCCAGACTCGCCAGTTCTCGAATCAGTCACAGCTTCGATGCTGGAGAGCGGCGTGAAGAAAGTGAAGCACGATCCGCCCATGACCTCTATCTCCAAAGCCATCGGAGACCTGGGAGAACGTCGGCGAATCCTCTTCAAGTGGCTGAAGGAAACAATGGTGGAGTTGGGCTACTCCGACAGGAAGGGTCATTTCGTCCAGTCCTACAAACGTGACGGTGTAGCACTCTCGCTCGTGTACAAAGACGGCAAGCTCGTCTCGGCTGGGCTCCGGCCACGGGACGGTGTGAACGGTGAGGACGTGACGGCGAACGCGAAGTTCGTGGAAGGGATACCGGCGCGATTGCCGGAACCGATTACGTGCACGATCCGTGGGGAACTTGAGTGTCGGATTTCCGTCTTCGAGAAAATCAACGCGGAGCTTGAAGCTCGCGGCGATAAGACGTACGCAAATCCGAGAAATTTTACGGCGGGATCGATCAGACAGTTCAAGGATCCGAAGGTCACGAAAGAACGGCGACTGAGCTTTACCGCGTACCGGATACTTGGCTTTGACGACGCACCGTACAAGACTGAGATCGGTATGGCCAAGTACTGTGCTAAGACGCTGAAGATTCCGTTTGTTCAGACGCGTCCGTTTCGTGTGACCGATCTTGCCATGATGGAAGAGAACGTGCCGAACCTGGACTACGAGGTTGACGGCGTAGTGATCTCCGTTGAAAACCTCGAAGACAGTGAACAACTCGGGACGGTCGGTGGGAGCGATACGGGCAATCCGAAGGGGAAACTGGCTTGGAAGTTTGCGGAAGAGATTGCGGAGCCAGATGTGGACAAGATCGATTGGCGTGTCGGTCGTACCGGCGACATAACTCCCGTCATGATGTTCGACGCGGTAAGACTGGCCGGAACGAACGTTACTCAGTGTACCGGACATAATCTCGGTTTTTTGCAGCGGAAGCGAATCACGGTCGGTACCAAGATTCAGGTGATTAAGTCTGGCAAGATCATTCCAAAGGTGGTCGGGGTTACGTCGGATGCAGGTGATCCGTGTTACCCGGACGTGTGCCCAGTCTGCGGTGGTGACACGTCGGTCGAGAAAGGTGGTAAGGACAAAGAGACAGGGGAACAGCTTGTGAAGCTCGTGTGCCCGAACGTCCTTTGCGGAGCACGCAAGGCAAACATGATATGCCACTATCTCACGACACTGGACGTGAAGGGGATCGGGGAGAGTGCGGTACAAAAGCTCCTGGATGCTGGCGTGGTCACGTCGGTTGCGGACTTGTACTCGATTCGCGTCAAGAAAGCCCGTGAGGCGGGTCTCAGTAAGCGTGAGGCCATTCTCCTGGTCGCTCGCATTCAAGGGATCGATTCACCGGAGAGGACGAAAGAGAACAGTAAGCTCTTGGCGGCGATCAAAGTCGCTCGGGGGAACAAGACAGTGGTGCCCGCGGCGAAGTTCGTGCAAGCTCTAGGAGTGTCGGGAATCGGTCGTTCGACAGCCAAGGCGTTGGTCTCGCACTTCGGTGAGTTCGCCAATCTACGGGCGGCAAGCGCGGAAGCTCTGGAAGCCGTAGAAGACGTGGGAGAAAAGACGGCGCGTAGCCTACATGATTTCTTCGCTTGCAACGGTGACGTGATAGATGGTATCCTTGAGCATGTCGAGTTAGAGAAACCGAAGACAGGAATCTTCACCGGCAAGGCATTCGTATTCACTGGAGGCTTTCCAGGGGGCAAGAAAACCTGGGAAGGCAAGGTGGAAGAACGGGGCGGGAAGTGTTCTGGCTCGGTCTCAAGCAAGACAGATTTCGTGGTGGTGGGTACTGACGCCGGAGCTAAGGCACAGAAAGCTGCGTCACTCGGAATCAAGATGATAGACGTGACGGAACTGGAGTCGATGTTAGTGTAAGTCCGGAGGCGTCCCTCGTCGAGCAACAGGAGGATGCTGGCGAGGTCATTGAGAGAGTGCGAGAGATTCGTTGAAGACGAGAAAGGGAGAAAGTCAATGGTGACGATGACCAAGGAAGAAAACCGAGAACGATGGATTAAAGCCATTTCATTTTTCATGGAAGAGGTACCGGAGGACGAACACGAGAACGGTCAAAAAGGCTGTTACCGGTCTGGGAGCGGACAGTTCCTCTTGTTCCACTTGCGGGAAATGAAGCTCCCGCCACCGTCCGCGATCAGATGGACGGAGGTGATCACTGAGGGGGAGTCTGGGATTACGAACGACTTCATGATTCTGCGCGTGATGATTGAAGAGTATGGAGACGATGAACGACGCGGCAGTCGTCGTGGGGATTTCAGACCGGAACAGGGACGACAGGAGAAACGTGAACCGTTCCGTAACATTCGGACGTACTGTGTTCCGTGGGAGGACATCCTCGCAATCTCAGTTCAAGAACGGGTGTAGGAGACAAGGGGGAGTCCTCCCCTCGGGCTCCCCCTAGCGCTTTTGTATTACTCGGTTGGGAGGTACTTGGTATGTGTAAGGTCGAAAAGAAAGACTTGTCCAGCGACGGACAGGTCAAGACAGGAGACGTGGTACTCGTCAACAAGGGAGGGGTATGGGCAATTGCTCAAGTCGATTACCTCTACGACGAGACGGCCCCAGAGTTCGCCGGGGAATGGGCGCATATCGTCGAAGGGAATCTGGAAGACTCCGTGTCCAGAGATTCGCTCACCGTAGTGAACGAACTCGCACAGCAGGCGATCTTGCTTTTCACCGAGTTGGGAAGTGTAGCGGGTGGGTTTGAAGAGTCGGATGCCGGTTTGCTCTCGAATCTCCTGGAAGCCGGGCGGTACGTGGCCGAACGGAATCGTTATGACGAGTTAATGGAAGATGAGTTTTACGACGACCGGTACGATGACTGGTACGATGACTGGTACGATGACGACTGGCTCGACGATGATTTGATGAGTGGACCTGTTCCTGCGGCGTTACAGTTGGAGTCCGTGTCCTCAATCAAAGAGAGACACGGCATTGGTAGCAGAGAGCTTTCCGATGCTGGTCAAACTCACGATCAAGAATCTTAGCTTCACGAAGCGTATCACAGGGAAAAAGACCTTCGAGTTTGGTCGGGTGACGATCCTGGCCGGCCCGAACGGCTCGGGTAAATCATCCGTACTCAGGTCAATGGAAGCGCGGATGCAAAAGCAATCCGGGAGCGAGAAAGATGTGTACGTTCTCGACCCGCCCGCCAGGCTCTACTTTCTGGACTCTGAAAAGACGGCTCGGAATTCAGGGAGTTTTGATGAAACCAAAGACTTTGGTGTTCAGGTTGGCATTCGTTACATGAGTCATGGCGAGTTTATGAAGATTGCGTTGCAGTCGGCAGCAGCGGCAACTGAACCATCGATCTTTGCAGTGGACGAACCGGAGAGCGGTCTCGATCTGGATGGCTTGTTCGAGTACCGTGAACTCATACAGGGAAGTAAACACCAGTTCATAGTGGCGACTCACCATCCGCTGTTCTGGACAATCCCTGAAGCCAAGATTATCGTACTCGGAAAAGACAAGGAATACGTGAGGAAATGTCAACGGCGATTTCAGGAGTTACTACCATGAATGAACTCGTGATCAAGGGACTGCGGAATGAGGATGGTGCGAGGTGTCGGATCCGACTTTCAGTGTCGGGTAGCGCCGGTTTTCAGATGTGTTGGCTCACGTGCGTGAAGCTGAAGAAAGGTAAGCGGGGGAATGGGAAGATCAAGTGGGTCCCCGTGTCCAAAGATGTGCTTCACCTCACGCCAATGGAGACGGCGCGAATCTCGGCCTTCGCGTCGGGTTTCCTCGGGTGGGCGTACGGGAGAGTCAACAACGTGAAACGCGGTAACCCGAAGCCGAGACGGACGGAGGTCACCGGCGTGTGTGACGAGACAGGAAACAACGTCATGCAATTCGTTTTGTCCGTGGACGAACGGAAGAAAACAGGCAAGGATGTTCAGCGATTGATTCCGCTCTTTTGTCTTGCCCCAGGGCAAGGTGGATTCGTTCCGAGTCGCATCTTCCTGGAAGCCAGACACGTCGTGAAAGTACTGACTTGGTTGACCATGTACTCCGCGACGATTTGGGAGTCTTGACGATGATCCAAGTTCACCGGGGGTGGCTCGACAACATGTCGCAAAGTCCCTCGGAATGTACCTTCCATTTCGACTACCACGGCGAGCCATTTTCTCTGTATATGAGGTGGCGGTGGACCGACCCGTGGGAGGGGCGATTGATCCAAGGTCACGACATCCTTCGAGGCCGGTGGACTCAAGACCTTTTTCGCCAGCCAATGCGACACCATTTCTTTACCCACGATCAGGACGGGGAAGCGAAAGCGAAACTCCAGGAATTGGCGAGTGAGTGGTTACAGAGAAATTGCGACCCAGTATTGGAACTGGTGGGAGTGGAACGTCCGGGTTTTCTCCCTGAGTTTCCATCGGAACGTGACCGGGTGATAGACGCCGTGAGAGCGAGCCGTGCGAGTTACCAAGTGCTCGGGGGAGTGGTCGGGTATGAGCTTGCTCGCCAGGCCAACGGAATACTCGACTTGGAGATTCTCCTGGAAAGGCGGTACGAGGAAGAGGACGAAATTGTGTGGGATTATCACACCGGCGAGGGTGGTCTCGACCAGTACTGGGAATACCGGATTGCGACCCTCCAGATTGAGTTTGTGTACCAGTTGCTCTTGGTCGTGTTCGCACCGGAGCGAGCGACTACTCAAGCGGCAATTATTCATCGGCAATTGACGGATTGAGAAAAGGCGTAGAAATGCCGTCTAGCGGCTTCCTAGACCGTTTTGACGTAACGGCCAATTCCTTGTTTCGGACAGGGAATTGGTCGTGTCTATTTCGACGTAATTATCGGCGGAAAATTGCGAATTAAACGTTGCTAATTCTCGGTTTCTATGAGAGAATTAACTCCGTCAGTTTTGACAACGAGGAAGTGGTGGAAATGAGGCGTCGCAATTTTTCCAAATTTTTCATGATAAACCGGAGGGTGTTGAACTGAGTCTACAGGTGGAAGGGGAGAATCCTCTCCCTTTCCACGGACTCCGGCGTTCGGTGTCCGTCTTCCACTTGAGTGATAATTGAGTGAAACGGAGGAAACGATGACGACGACGCAAGAGAAACGAATCGAGGAACTGCGCCAGGCGATTCTGCTTAGCGACGGACTCGGCGAGGCGCATGTGGACGGACACGAGTACAAACGTTTCGAGGTGACAGACCACGAGTGTGGTCTCGTGTTCGTTCTTGCGGAAGTTGGGCGGAAGGATGACGAGGGAACGATGGCTTCGATCTACGCTCGTACTCGTCGTCACATTTGCATCGGGAGACGCGGCGGACTGAAGCTCTTGAATGCGAGGAAAGGTGAGCGTGGCGGACGCCGCGAGCCGTGTGGTTTCTGGAAGGTTGTTCATTCACGAACCGACAGCTTTGGAGGGTAACATGGCAAGGCGAGAACCGTTGACGATTGCGGAGGTACGATTGCTGCTCGACAAGGCTTCGGCCGCGTCGAAACTTGGTGAGCAAACGTATCTCTACCTGAGTGAGTCTGGACAAGAACATCGATCAGTCATCGACATCGTTTCAGGTGAAGATCAGTTTGGGTCAACGTGTCTTGTTCTGGTGGATCGGTTTCGTGAGGAAGAGGACTGGTCACTGCAACAGGACGAAACCGCGGAAGCGGCCCTTCGGCAAGGTCGGCCACACCGTGGGTGCGACTCTGGAGAGCGTTTCAGTTTCTTCGATCAGTGACACCGGCCCCGACCGGCTTTTGGGGGAGCCGGGAGGGAGTGAGGTCCAATAATCACAACAGGAGTAAACAATGACTGATTTTCAACTTTGCGAGAGGATGACAGAAATGAACGTGTACATCTACCAAGCTGACGTGTGGTGTGAAGACTGTGCCGAAGCGATCAAGTCGAGACTTGCGTCCGAAGGAAATGTGCCGGAAGACCCGAGTGACGAAACGACGTTCGACTCGGACGAGTACCCGAAGGGTCCGTATGACGACGGGGGAGGGGAAGCGGACTCGCCGCAGCATTGCGGTGCCGGGTCTGAGTGCCTGAACGCCGTCGAGTTCGCGGACGGCCACAAAGTCGGGTGCTTCCTTGAGAACCCACTCACGTCGGACGGAGTGGACTACCTGGTGGAACAATACAGGGAAGACCACGAGAGTGACGTGGTAGCTCTTTGGGTGGACTACTACGACGACGTGCTTCCGAAGGTCGAGTGTCCGACGTGTCTGGAACCGTCCGTGTGTCTGGTCGAGTACGAAGGTGAGCAAATGTGTCCACCGTGTGCCAGCCACTTCCAGATCGAGGCGGAGTATGACGCGGCGGAATACGAAGAGTTTCTGAAGTCAAGTGAAATGAAGGGTGCGGAAGATCAAGAATCTTGCTGCGAGACTTGACGAACCTTTAACCGACTGAGAGAGGGGGTGATTTTTCTGAGTGCTCTAAGCACAGTTACCGACTCGATTCGTGCGAAGCAACAGGAGCGCGACCACTTGCTTACCGTTCTGGAAATGTGGGAACAGGTGGAAGCGCAGGGGATCGACCCGGAAGCGGTGAAGTCGTTTACCTTCGATCCTTCGTTGCTGACGCCGGAGCAGAAACGGTTTCGCAGCCGTGAGATTGCAGAGCGTCGTGGTGACCCATTCGTGGGCGAGATCACGATGACGGATGACGGTCGTCGAGTGGCGTCCGTGAAGATGTTCAACGTGGTACGGATGCGCGACGGTCGTCGAGTGGTGTTGGAACCGATGATCGACCGCGTGTGACTTTCGACTCCGCTCGCCAGGTTCAGTCGGGTGTACGATTGACCTGGCGAGCGACTTCCAACAGGAGCAAACAATGAAGGAAGTTGGAACAACGACGTTCAAAGTGAAAGTCAAGGTTACGCCGGCCCCGCCTCGTCAGGTTCCGGTCGAGGTGCGACGGGTTGTCCGGGCGAACTGGAAGGAACTCCTCCAGTACGGGCGTCCGAACGGAAAATGATTTTCCATGATAAGCGGAAGGGTATCGGATTGAGTCTACAGGTGAAACGTGTTTTTCAGGTACTTCCTTCAGACGAGGTGAACCATGCAGCTTTTCGTTATCTTCGAGGAACAGGTTGGGAAGAACAAGTTCGTGGACCGCGAATATGCCAAGCTCAAGACGCAACAGGAAAGTGAACGCAAGCGCCGGGAGGCCGAAGAGAATCAGGCAAGGCGCGAGGCCGAGCAACAGATCGCGTTGGAGTTGCGGATCGAAGAGGCGCAGCGTGAGTTGCGCGCAGGCAACGCTCGCATCCGTTCACTGGACCATAGCACGTCCACCATGTTGTCGGGGGACGGAAAGATGTCCGGTGACGAGTTGGAACGGTTCCAGCGTGAGCGTCGGGAGATCATGCGACTGCGACGGACGTGCGGTCGATTGCGTGGCGAGTTGGACAGACTCACTGCGTAGGTGTCACATTTTTCAGAGTTACTTCTACAAAAAGGGAGAACAGTGAAAGGGAAACACGATTGTCAAAAGCCGAAGTCAGACCCGACGTACAACGCCGAGTGGTCTGGCGTTAGCTCTGCGCCGCATTGCGAGAACAAGTGCGGTGAGTGTGGTTCGGTGGTGGTCGCGAGTCAATGAGTTCACTGTTGTAAAAGGAGAAAATGATCATGATGTCAACGGCTACTCTCTCCCGGTTGAATAACGACGTGTGTGCCAAAGCTGCGTCGAAGGGACTCAAACCTTATGTCCCGTTCGACCAGGCCGAGATTGACGCATTTCCGCCGTTTCCCTTCCCGAACCTTGGCGGCTTCGAGCCGGAGGGTTGGGAAGAGGTTGGTCGGTATTTCTTGGACAAGACCGGAACCGATGACAGTGGTCCGGCCATGAGTCTCGATCATTTCAAGAGTATGCTCACACCTGGTGTCGGGTACGCTATCGTTGAGGAAGGTGAGTACCAGGTGTACATTGGCGAATTCGCCAGAAAGGGGAAGAACGATGGGTTACCTCGGGTTGAAGAGAATGGCGAAGCAGGCTCACGATAAAAAGACTCGTGAAGAACGGGATCGCTTCCAACGAGCGTTGGTGAGTGTTTTCGGGATCACGGAGGCAAAGGCGGATGAATTGGCGGAGGATTTCTTTCGCCACGAGCCAACCGGGTATCTCGGCTTACAGGACGATGACATGACCTTGCTTCACGACGGCAGCAATATGAAGAGGCTTCGTCTGGTGAGGGTGTGTCGGTGTGGTAAGCCGTACGCTGACGAGGTGACCTCGGCGGAGCAATTGGGAGCGATTCTCAGCCAGGAAAGCCCTGTATGTCACTCGTGTGCCAGGGGGACTGCATGAACGTCTATACCAAAGACGGCAAGGAACGTAAGAACCTTACGACGTACCAACGGACTCACCGTCCCGTTCGGTCTCGTGAGGCTCGTTGTACCGGTGGACTGAAGGATGGGCAATGTGTGGATTGCGGTCGCTTCCTTCGACGGAAGGGTCCACACAAGCCCAACGTCACCGGTTCTCTCGGATGGATTCACCAGTACGCAGACGGCTCCTGGGTTGTGGCTGGACCTGGGGAGTCAATACAAAGGAGTACCACGTGATCAATGCTGGAAAGATGATCGTGAGGACCCACCGGGCCGCTGAGTTACACGGTAACCCGGAGAATCCTTTTTACAAACCGGCACACTGGCCGAAGCACTACACGTTCGCCAGGAGTCGGTACTCGACCGAACAGGCGAAGCTATTGATGAAGGAAGCTATCCTCCAAGCGCAGGAGGATGGCTACGAGGTCGAGGACCTTCGTTCGGTCGAGGATCAGTGTGACTGCAAGGTCATGCGAAGGATTAAACTCGGTTGGGTGTGTCTCGTTCACGGAAGACAGGGGGAGTAACCCATGCTACCTGAGTTGTGCGAAGTCGGAATGAAGTTGAAGGCCCGGCTGTTCGGTCAAACCGAGTACGTTGATGTCGTAGTCGAGGTTGTCAAGACCTACGACGAAATGTGTCGGGAGAACCTTCGTGGACGCATCGGTGTTCGAGTCCTTTCAACAAGCGCACTGGAGTTCATTCCCGGTGCGGACGTTTTGGGGGAAACTGAATGAGTGGATTGAACCGTATCAGCAAGCGGGAAGCTCAGAAACGATTCGCTAACCGTGAGCCGGTGATCTTTTGCCCGTGTTTGCTTTGGCCAGGTGGACCGTGGAACGTCGAGTGTGAGATCGATCCGAAGCCGTGGATTGAGCGCGCCGATACTTACAGGGGTCATCCTGATCTCTGGAAGGGAGACGCGGAATCTACGGCGTGGTGTCTCGCCTATGCCAACTGGGCGTACTACAACACTGGCCCCGGGCAAGGTCGCTATGCTCACTACTACGTGAGGAACGACCAATGTACGACTGGAGAGAACGCGTGTGCGAACTCTGCGACGATATCTTAGGGTGCGACGTGTTCGTGGACGCGACCAGCATACGGGTGTTTTCCAATGATGCGTTGGTACTCTACCTGGAGGCTGGCTCCGAGTCGCAACGTGCGGTCGTTGTCGCGAACACAATGGCAGTCCAAGGTGACGTTTCGATTGCTTCATGGTCTTCCGGGTCTCGACTATCGGCTCGACAGGTGTTGGATGCTTTCGTGGAGCTTCGGGACTCGTGTGAGGCCGTAGGGAATGGAATCAGATAGGAGCAAAACATGAAGATGACTAAAGTCGCAATGTTCGCGATTGTTCGCGAAGCCATAGAGTTCACCGGAATCGACCAGGAGATCGTTGAGTATCACCTGAGCGAGATCAAGAACTCCAGGATGACTATCAAGGCTCTGACGGACATCGTGCGGCTGCTTGCCGCTGTGGCCGGGACACCCCGTGGTGACAAGTACTACGGCTTCGAGGTACGTCGGTCAGTACCGGTGGACGTAGTGGCCGATCAATCGTCAGTCAATCCACCTGAGTTTCGGGATCGTCGAGGTGCGCTCGCACGGCTTATGGAAGTGATCAAGTTCACTGGAATCGATCCTGAGATCGTGAGGCAGAGTTACTATCATTTCTACAACGAAGGTCTGACGGTTAAGGACCTGCAAACAGTGGAGAGTCTCCTGGCCGCGGTGGCCGGGTCTCCGTACGGTTCGACTTACTATGGTCACCCGGTTCGCCGGTCGGTGGCCGTCAGCCAGGCCGAAGACCGGCGAACCGGATCGGACAGGCTGGATCCGTAGAAAGGGGTAACGAATCATGAAACAAGTGTTCATGGATCAGATCGGTTTTACGGACTGGAAGCAACTCCGCCCGGAGGACGTACTGGAACTGACGGGTCGCTCGGACATCGGCAAGGTGTTCTTGAGTCCCGACGTTCACAGCCTCCATATCGTCTGGGAAGAGGACGAACATGTTCGTCATGAGGTTGCGGACTATGACGAAGACCAGGCCATCGGAGAGTTTCTGGGCGAACATATCGGTGACGACTCGTGGGACGACCACGAGGGCGCGGACATCTACGAACTGATCTCTGACTTCGGTAACGAGAGTGCGGAAACCACGGCGGTGATCTCTCTCGCCGAACTGACACAAGGGGAAACAGTCAATGCTTAACCGTGAAGCGAACGAAGCGGTGTGCAAAACTGCGACCAGCATCCGGTGGCTGGATGTTCATGCTGCTATCTCGCAGGCGGAGTACATCCGGTCGTGTTCCCGTGTCCTCATGGAGCAGATTGACATTCTCTCCTATCGACGTGGGGGAACCTTCGAGTGGAACACTGCTCTGGAGACCGTGAGGTCGCTGGAGCAAGAGGTCAATGACAGGACAGCTAAAGTCATCGAATCACGGAGGAAAGATCATGTCAAAACCGGAAGGTAAGATCGTTCAGTTCGACGAACTCAACGAGCATGGTCTCGTTCTGAAGCTGGACAATGGAACGACCGTGAGGGTGTCTGCGAATCCGAGAGGACTGTACCTTCATGTGAGTGGTATCGAGGGAGGGCTTCGGGTGGCTGAGTTACCTGATGCTAGTCTCTCGAATTTCGTCAACCTTCAATTCGATCCTTTTGACAGCGGGGGGTGCGAATGAACTCAAACGATCACCAGTACGTCGATGGTCTGCCGCAGGAAAGGATCGACGAGATCATTTCCATCGTACACGAGCGGTGTATCGTCGAGGTACTACCTCCCAATGCTGAGTTCGACCACCGCGTGGTGGAAGACGAGGACGAAGACCCGGTTCTCGAAATCTGGCCATGTTCGATCCAGATGTTCGGGGGCGAGGACGATGGGCAAGTGTCTCCCGCGGACTACGCTCTTGACGTGAACGCCGTGGTCGAGCATGTCTTCGACGGCGAGTGTTCAATGAGGTGGGAGTCAACAGGGGACATTATGTTCTTTCACGAGGACGGAGAGTTCACGTTGCGGTTTTTGGTCGGAGACCCGGAAGAGGACGACGACACGAAGCCGCGCTTTCGCTTCAACCTTTTCGCAGGAGAACTGCAAAGCAATGAACTTGATGAACCAGAGTAAGCCGTGTCCGAAGTGCGGGAAGCCGAACTCGTCTCCTGACGGTGAGCAGTACTGCGGCTCTTGCGAGTCCGCGTACCAGTGTGACCGAGCGAAGCACGAGGGACGTGAAAGGCAACGAGTCCGCAGTAAGTTCGGGATTCCTTCGCACGTCCCTGAGTCGAATTGGGCATCGTGGATCAATGCCTGAAACTTTTTTCCGACTTTTCATGATAAGCGGAAGGGTATCGGATTGAGTCTACAGGTGAGGGAAGGAAGTTCCTTCCATGTTGGTTTTTGGTATTTCGCGACGAGGAAGATGAATCATGGGTGTTTTGACTTACAATAGCCGCGCTAACCTCTACGTCTGGCAGGGCGGGTACGAGGAACGGCACGTGCCGAAGCAGGCCGGTTTCCGGTGGTGCTCCGGGCGTTGTAGTTCTAAGTACAACTGCAAGGCGTGTTCGTCTGGACTGAGGAAGGTGTGGTGGACAGACGACGGAAGCGTGGCTGCAAAACTTGGGCAGTACGCTGACGACTCGGCTAAGGCCGTGTTCGGCGGCGAACCGCCTGCGGCTGCGAGTGCTCCCGAACCTGCGCCTGAGCCGCCCCGTGATACCAGTAAACTGATCCGTAACGAGGAAGCTGGCATCTACGTTTGGCAAGGCGAGTACGAGGAAAAGCACATTCCGAAAGAGGCTGGCTTCCGGTGGTGCTCCGGCAATTGCGATCCGAAGTACAAGTGCGGAGCCTGTCCGGCTGGCTTGTCCAAGGTTTGGTGGACGTACAAGGACGACGTTGCCGCCAAGCTCGCAAACTTTGCGAACGCCGAGTTGAAGCATCGGTTGCTTTCGGTTGGTCGTCGTAAACAGGAGCGACTCGACGCAAGTCGTGCCGCGTCTGCGGACGTGGAACTGCCGAAGCCGGAAGGGTTGGAATACCTCCCGTTCCAGAAAGCCGGTGTCGCGTACGCTCTTGACCGACACAGTACGCTGATCGGTGACGAAATGGGATTGGGGAAAACGATCCAGGCCATCGGGATCATGAACGCCGATCCGAGTGTCGAACAGGTGTTGGTTATCTGTCCGGCGTCACTCAAGATCAACTGGAAACGTGAGGTTGAGAAATGGTCGGTGCGTCCGGTGAAGGTTGGAATCGCTTCGGGCGATTACTTCCCGGATTCGACACACAACGTGTTCGTGATCAACTACGACATTCTCAAGCGTCACGAATCCAAGATGAAGGGTTTTCAGTGGGATATGTTGGTGGTGGACGAATGCCACTTGCTGAAAAACCCAAAGGTCCAGCGAACGAAGATCGTGCTCGGTCACTACGACCGCGAGAAAAAGTGTCGGACGGTCGAGCCGATTGATGCGCGTCGGCTGGTCTTCATGACCGGGACACCTATCGTCAATAGGCCGGTTGAGCTTCACCCGATTGCGGCTCGGCTTGCGCCGCAGGTGTTTGGCAATTTCTGGAGGTACGCCCAGAGATACTGCGACGCACAGGAGACCAAGTACGGTTGGGATTTCACCGGTGCGTCGAATCTGGAGGAACTCCAGGAGAAACTCCGGTTGTCGATCATGGTGCGACGCCTGAAGTCGGAAGTTATGAAAGAGCTTCCGCCGAAGGTGCGGCAAGTGATCGAAATGCCAGCTAACGGTTGTGCCAACGCCGTGGCACGTGAGGTCGAATGGTTCAACGAGTACGAAGATCAGATGGAAGAACTCGAAGCCAACGTCGAACTCGCGAAGATCGGTGGGACGGAGGAAGAGTACCGGGAAGCGGTTCGTCAGCTTCACGAGGGCATACAGGTGGCCTTCACCGAAATGTCTCAGGTGAGGCACGCGACCGCGTTGGAAAAGGTCCCGATGGTCGTCGAGCACTTGGAGAACGCTATCGAGTCCTCGGGCAAAGTGATTTGTTTCGCTCACCACCGCGACGTGATTGCGAAAATCCTGGAAGCGTTTCCGGATGCCGTGTCTATCACGGGCGATACGCCGATGGTGAAGCGTGACGAAGCGGTAGCAAAGTTCCAGAACGATCCTGAGTGCAAACTCTTCGTTGGGAACATTCAGGCCGCGGGAGTGGGGCTTACGCTTAATGCGTCGAGCCATGTTGTGTTTGCCGAGTTGGATTGGGTACCTGGTAACGTGAGCCAGGCCGAAGATCGGGCGCACCGGTTCGGACAGAAGTACTCCGTGCTCGTTCAACATCTTGTTCTTGAGGGTTCACTTGACGCGAGGATGGCCAACATCATCGTGGTCAAGCAAGAGGTGATCGACAAGGCACTGAATGACGAGATCAGGATGGAGATCATGGAGGTGCCGGTGACCCCGATCAAACGTGACCGTTCCGAGATTCAACGTGACCTGCTTGCGGAGGAAGCGGAAAAGATCACGGTGGAACAGACGGAAGCAATCCACGAGGGTCTCCGTGTGATCGCTGGTATGTGTGACGGTGCCGAGCAACTTGACGGCATGGGCTTCAACAAGTTCGACACGAAGGTGGGCAAGCGGCTTGCCGGAAGTATCGTGTTGGAACCGATGCAAGCTGCGTACGGTCGTCGGCTTGTAAGGAAGTACCGTCGGCAGTTGCCGTCGGACCTGGTGACGCTCGCCGTCGAAGGTACGAACGGAAAGGCTGCGTAACGAGGATCGTCGTGAGGGGGAGTAGGAGGCTTCCCCTCACGGCATTTCAACAGGAATCCTTTACTACAGGAGCGAGAAACATGGGAGCATTGCAAGCTGCTGGAATGAGGGAAATATTGAGTCGCAGGCAAGCCGTCGAGTGGCACCTGCAATACAACATGTGTCCTCCTGTGCCGCTCGTCTGCGCCGACCTGGCGGAGACGTTGTTGGAGGAACTGGATTCGGGCGATCTCCCGGATGACTGGTGGAACGAAGAGGTCGATCATCCGTTCAAGGATACGATGGTCACGAAGCGCGGAGTCGTCGAGGGGCTTCGCCTGGAAGCGTTGGTTTCTCACGGTGACGACGAGGAAGGGGGTGAGTAAATGAAGTCGTCTCAGATGTTCGATGTTGACAGAGAGGGTTTGCGGAAGCTCCTGGAGCGTCGTGGCAAGGGAGCAATCGTAGCTGAGTTGATCTCCAACGCGTGGGACGAGCCTGGTGTCACGCGAGTGACGGTCAAGTTGGCTAAGCTCTCTGGGCGTCCGCTGGCAAAGCTCATAGTCGAGGACGATAGTCCGAACGGTTTCGTAGACCTGAGCCATGCCTGGACGCTTTTCGCTGAGTCCGTCAAAAAGGGCAACCCGGATCAGCGTGGTCGGTTCAACCTTGGCGAGAAACTCGTACTGGCGTTCTGTCAGGACGCGTCAATTGCGACGACCACGGGGACGGTCACGTTCAATGGGAATGGGCGTCAACACTTTCCGCGTCGGAAGCGGACGCGTGGGTCTGTCTTTGAGGCTCACATCCGCATGAACCAGGAAGAGTACTACGAGGTCGAGGACTTCGTGGGGCGTCTCATTGTCCCGGACGAGATCAAGACCATCTTCAACGGCCAGACCTTGGTTCGCAAGATGCTGGTCGATACGTTTGATGCCACTCTCCAGACGGAGGTAGCTGACGACGAGGGTGTCCTGCGCCGGACGACGCGTGCGACGACAGTGAGGTTGTTCGTGCCTGGGGAAAACGAGACACCGCACTTGTACGAACTCGGTGTCCCGGTTGTTGAGTTTGACGGGAAGTACCACGTGGACGTGGGACAGAAAGTACCGTTGAACATGGAACGCGATAACGTGACTCCGGCCTACGCTCGGAAGTTGCACACGTACACGTTCAACAGAGTCTTCGACGAACTCGACGGAGAGGACATGAACGAAGCGTGGGTGGCTGAAGCGACCGCTGACCCGGAAGTCGCTGACGAAGCAATCACGGCCTATGCCGATAAGAGATTCGGAGAGGAACGTGTGAGCTATGATCCGAGTGATCCTGAAGCGAATCAGAATGCTTATGCACACGGCTCGACGGTCGTGACTGGTTCGCAGTTGGGAAAGAGTCAGTGGGACAACCTCAAGCGTGCCGGGGGAATCGAGTCGGCGGGAACGAAGTTTCCGACTCCCAAGCCGTACTCGGATGACCCGAACGCGAAGCCTGCGAACATACTCACGGAAGCGCAGATGACGGACGGCATGAAGTTGATCCGTGATTACGCGAAGTGGGTAGCAGAGGAAGCCATTGGAATCGAGGTAGAGGTCGCGTTCGTTAAGACCAAGAACGACTTTGCTGCTTGTTGCGGTAGAACGTTCGAGGGTTGTGCGTCACTTGACTTCAACGTCCAGCGGCTTGGACAGAAGTGGTTCCAACAGGGGATCACGGCAATAGACGACTTGCTCATTCACGAGTTGGGTCACTACTTCACGAAGAGTCACCTCGACCCGGCCTACCACAAAGCGCTCACCAGGATCGGTGCAGCGTTGAAGCGGTTGGCTGTGGACGAGTCGAGGAAGATGCGCCGGTTCATTCAACGAGGGGAGGAACTCTAGGGTGTGGCGGGGAGACGGCTGTCACACCGTCTCCCCTCATATTCTTTTGAGGACAATGTAATGGCACAACAAAAGAGGCCACCGAAGCAAGAGACGAAGTGGTGCCCTGACTGCAACAAGAAAAGTATGTACCCGGAGCTTGGTAGCGTCGGTCGTCTGACGACCCAACAGGGCATTGTGTACTTGTGTCGGTTCTGCAATCGTCGAAGTCAATAGGAGCAAAGACAATGGTTGACGAAGTTATGGACGCTCACTTTTTGCTTTTCAATCTTCACGTCAACGACGCGCAGGCGAAGGCCGACGCGGCTTTCATTAAGCGTTTTGGTCAGCAAGCGTACGACGAGTTGATTGCTCCGCTTCACGAGTCGGGGATCATGGAGATTACGACGGGCCGCTGGAAGACGTGCATCGTCTCTGGTACCTCGAAGCCGTTTGCATCTACGTGAACGAAGTAGCGGAACTGAGCGAAGAGGAAGGTCGGAGGTTGGACGAATGGTATGAGCGAACTAAGCCGGAACAGGAAGGGGGTAGTGAAGACGATGAAGAGAAAGACTAGGAAGATTGACACGCTCTCCAATCCCCAGTACCGAAAACTACTCGCGGACGTTCAGCGATATTGCTGGCGTTATCAAAAGCGGTGTGAGGAACAGGGGAAGGGGACTCAATACCGGACGTTCCGAATGATCGCCAAGCGGTTTGGTCTCCCACACGCGGAGATTGAGTTGTTGGCGGACGATAGCGAGAACCTCGATTGTCTCAGTGCGGTTGGTATCTCAGGTGTCGGTTACGCTGACATCGAACAGCGTGGTGACTGGATGATCGAATGTATCAATGAACCTGAACAATGGAGCAAGCCGTGAACGACGACAAGAAAGACTTCAAAGCCAAGTTGACTCTGGCGTCGATGACAGGTTTGGCTTTTGCTCTGACTCCCTCTACTCCGGTTCGCCAGGTGGGGGGAGCGACCAAGAAACGAGCGAACAAAGGCAAGCGCAAGGAACGTCGGCGTCAACGACAGGCACGAGCCAGAAACAGGAAGAAAAAATGAGATCAAGATCAATGAGAACCAATCGACCTGGAATTGGAAAGCCACCGAAACTGCGATTCCAGGCCGGTTCGTTTGTGAGGAACAAAGCGTCTGGGGAATTGTTCTGTGTGCGGATCATTTACCGCGACTCAGGCAATCCAACTGAGTGGCTTTTCGTGTTGGAAGAACGGGAGGGTCTTGAACCATCTGGGAAAACCAGAGAGTTGGACCGGTTGCTCATTGCTCACGAGGCGGCGAAAGGTGAAGACGTGACGCGTTCGGTGGTGTTGTGGGAGCCGCAGCGTCAAAGCCCGTTCTTGAACCCGGAGTTAAATCTGCTTATGAACTCGTCTGTAACAGTGTCGAACAAGCAGATGCTCAACGAGTATGAGGTGGTGTCGAGTGGGGAGGTGGAATGATGACGTTGAACAATTCTCAGAGGAAAGCGTTGGAAACGTTGGAACGTTGCTATTTGTCTGGTACTGATTTCGGATGGGTGTGGCCGTCACGATATTGCCAGCCGTGGCAATCCTTTAAGGCACTTCACACTCGTGGTCTTGCGGACAAGCGCGTGTGTCTTTACGTTGGCTACTACCACGACGAGTACCGGATCACCGAGACCGGACGGGAACAACTCCGTTCGGAGGAAGGAGAGAGTTAATCGTTTTTAATTTTCGTTTTGTATCACTCCTGCGTATTGCGTGGCTTTGGTTTTGTCTTTCAATACGCAGGAGTGATACAAAATGGATGAAGCCGAGAAACTCTTGAATTTAATTGTAGGTTTTGGGTGCTTGAATTGTGGTGAGGAACTGAGACGTGGCCAGCGTAAATTTTGTTCCAGACGTTGCCGAGATAAACATTGGGTTAGAGAGAACAGAAAGAGGTTCAAGTTTACATGCGAGAGGTGTAGAAAGAACTTCTACAGGAACAGGAGAACGGATGGTCGTTCGACGTTTAAGTATTGCTCGCGCAAATGCGCCAATGTTCGCAATGGAGAGCGGGTTAGGTCAGAACGGATATTCAATACAGGTGGGTATGTCAGAGTGTGGAATCCAGAACATCCGAAAGCGTATGGCGGAAGGGTTAGCGAACATGTGCTTGTTGTTGAGAGTGTGCTTGGGCGTTTGTTAAATGATGGTGAAGTTGTTCACCACAAGAATTTCATACGTGATGACAACAAGGCAGAAAACTTGTTTCTCTGTAATGGGAACTTGGAGCATAAGTTTATAGAAAGGATGACGCGGTGGCTTGTTTTTGAGTTTATTTGTGAAAGAGGGTTACAAGATGATTTTGAGAGCTATGTGTCTAATAAGTTTTTCAGCCGTTATTCGCCAGGAGATTATGATCGGTATGATGGTCTTAGTAACACTCGACTGTTCCGTAAGTTTTTCGGAAGAAGAAATCGTTCGAGTCAAGGTTGTTAAGACGGTTAAGGCAATCGTGACAGCTTATTGTCCTAGAAAATGTTGTTGCGGAAAACATGCGGATGGACAAACGGCTCTTGGGCGTGACGCAAGGAAGCGTGGGGCGGCGGTCGATCCAAAAGCGATTCCGTACCGGAGCTACCTGAAGATCGAAGGTGCTTCGGGCTACGTGTACGTCGATGATACTGGCGGGGCCATGCGACAGTCGTGGAAGCGAGGGCGGTATCACGTTGACCTCCGCTTTCGCGATCACAAGTCGGCGCTTGAGTGGGGACGACGGGAGAATGTTCAAGTCACCATCTACAGGAGAGTGCGACCATGAGCGGAGGGAGTGTGACCGAACAACATGGGTTGGATTTTGGAGCAAGGTGTAAGGAAGTCATGGAAAGCAATCCGGTGCGAGATTTTGCGAGACAACTGGTTGAAGCGGGATTTGACGAAGCCCGTCTTGTCAGTGAGTTCAGCAATCGTCCTGAGTTGCCGAGTGACTTTACCACCCGGCTTCATAATGAGTTTCGCAGTTTGAAGTTGGGGCTTTTGTAAACGGAGGAAGCTATGTACGGAGCAATGATTCTCAGAGCAGGAAGAACTCAGTTGCTCGTGAAGGTGGAGCGGAACGTCAAGAACCCTTTGGAAGCACTTCGACAGTGCATCTGTGATTATCTGGCTAGTCGTCCGGGTAAGCTCCACATGGCGGGTAAGGACACACCTGATTTCAACTGGGAGGACGCGTACGGGATACCGGCTGAGTACCGTGACCCACATGGGATCGTCAGTATCGAGCCGGTTGATCCGACGTTCACCTACTGTGTGGAGCCGGAGAATCATTTCACCGGCAACGTGAACGATGTCCGGGAGGAACTCGGTTATGGTCGGCAACAGATCAGCATTGAGCCGTTGATCGAGCGTCCACGTCACCAGTGTGGTGTCGAGTACGGGTGCGACAGGTTCGTGCTCGTGCGGAAGGGAAAGCGGGAGTTGATCTGGTGTGGTCCGGGCACACACTGGCAAGACCGGATGTCGGGTCATGTTTACGATCCCACGGAGTTGAATCTCGTGGACTGGACTGATAGTCCCGGAATAGGAAGAGAGACTAGACTCCAGACCGGAGGGCGTTTCAGTCGAAAGTCAATCCAGGAGAACGCCGAAGCCATCATGGAGTTCTTCGGAATGGACGAAGGGTGGCTTGGGAAGATCAGTCGTTCGCACACCATCGTTATGGAGGAAGAGTCGTGAAACAGAAAGTGATTGCCGCGGATTCTCTCACCGCGCTCAATGAGCAGATCGCACACGAGAACGAGGTCGGGTGGAAACTCGTACCGGATTCCGTGCGATATTTCTGCGGAAGCTATCAGATGTCGAACGTTGGAGAACAGCCGGACTACTGGATGCGGTACTCCAAGTACATCGCCGTCATGGAGATGTCGGTATGATACCTTTCGAGGTGATAGCCTGGGGCATACAGGGTTGCTTGTTGACTCTGAAGTTGACGGCGATCCTGTACCCCTTTTGGCTACCTCCGCTGATTGTCTTTGTGGTTTGGAAAAGATCGTGAAGATTTTCTGAGATTTTTTGATAAGCGGAGTGGTATCGAGTTGAGTCTACAGGTGAGGGAAAGTCGTGTTGGTTTCTTTGGTATGGATTTGGTACTTTTATTACACGGAGGACAGGAATATGAGCGGTAGCTCACTCATTCTTCATTGCGGTGGGGAGCCGGTTACGCGGGACGACCTGAGCACCATCGTTGCGCCGGAGCCCACGAGGACCTGGCACCCGGTGCCTCACTCGCTCTTGCTCGAAACCGTCGAACAGTCGTTCGGTCGCGCCGGTTTCGAGATCGCCAAGCAGCAGTACGGTGTCTCACACGAGGGCAACAGGTTCTTCGGTGTCATGGACCTCGTGTCGGAGATCACCGAGGGTGTCAACGTCGCGGTCGGACTCCGTAACTCGACGGACAAGTCCATGCCCGCCGCCGCATGTTTGGGCGAGCACGTGTTTGTGTGTGACAACCTGGCGTTCTCCGCCGAGGTTTCGTTCACGCGTCGGCACACGGCTCGAATCCTCGCCGACCTTCCGGGTCTCGTGGACGGGGCGGTGGCGCAAGTGGGCGCATACCGGGACACCGCAGTTCAGCGTGTCGAGGGTATGCAGCAGCGTCGAATTACTGACCAGCGTGCACATGACCTGGTGGTGCGTGCGGCGGACGCACGGGCAGTCAGTTGGCAAGACGTTCCGAAGGTCTTGCAGGAGTGGCGTGAGCCGCAGCATGACGAGTTCAAGCCGCGGAACGCGTGGAGTCTGTACAACGCCTTTACGGAGGTGTACAAGTCTCGTTTCGGTCGCAACCCGGCAGACACCGCGTCACGGACGGTGCGGTTGAACGCGTTGCTCACGGAGACCGTCCTGGGCAACTAAAGTTTCTCTCGCTCGTCTCCTTCGCCTGCGGAGCGGGGTACATGATGTACTCCGCTCCGCGCGGACGAGGTTCAATCTTCGTGTTACAGGAGCAAACACAATGACGCTTGAAGAACGACGTGCCAGTTGGGAATACGGCCTGAAGCCGCTCAGCGTGATCGAGAGGGGCCGTCAGGCTCTCGTGATCCTGGAGCGTCGCGGTACTACGGACGATCCAGATACGTGCCATGACGTGTACCACTGCCATCGGTACTTCGAGGCCGGCCCGGATAACTACGAGGTGAGCGTGGATGGACAGGACGTTCCGCTCGCCGCCGTGTTCAGTTGGCTGAATGATCCGTCAGCTATGACGACCCAGGAACCGTACGTCGAGCCGGAGCCGGTGGAAGTGTCGGAAGATGAACTGGAGCCTGAGTCGGTCAGGTAAGAACTTTTCGTCTTGTCTCGTTTCTTGTCTCGCGAAGATGTAAACTTAGATACAACAGGAGTCAGTGAGAATGAATGAGAAGTCGCAGACCGCAGCAATGATCGAAACGTACATGCAGTCGCGGCTGGAAGGCGGCGATCCGGTGATTGCGAACTACATGTTGGAGAGTGACGGTCGTCGTCTTCGTCGCGTGTTGCGTGAACTCCGGGAAGCCGGGTACATTACGGAGGCACCGGACAACAATCAGTCACTCGTCACGAGCAAAGCGTACGACGAACTGGAGGCAGAGCCGTGCGACCTTTGTGTCGCGTGGAACGAGTCTACGGAGCGAAAGGACAGTGGCGCACTCGGGAAGTTCGACGCGGTGCGCTTCGACTCACTTCCCATCGGGCAGAGGAAGTGCCTCACGGAACTGGCTCTGAACCAGGGAGACGTAGAGGTGCGGATGGTGTGTGTTCGGTGTTTCGGTGCCACGTCTCCGAGTTATGAGGTGGTGGTACCAGGGGTGAGAGACAGTTTTGTTGCCGCGTGGAACTCGGTGGGCTTCAACTCGGTTTTCGTGTACTTCACGAACGGAGAACTGAAGGCTCACGCTACCGATTCGCTGAGAGGTAGTCGGGTCAACACACTTGTCGCCAACAATCTTTCTTGGGGTGTCCAAGAAATCGTTGGCGTCTCCAAGGAAGATGCCAAGCTCGTCGAAGGGCGCGACGGAATGCAACTCGTTGGTGGTCCTCGCTTCAGCAAAGACCCAGAAAAATGGGAGGAAGAGTTGGCGACGGCGAAGCGCAGTGTTGCCGAGCGTATCAAGAGTCTCCAGGAAGATGCCGAGGCTCTGGAGAGGATCGATCAGGCGTTTAAGCAGTACGGTGGCTGGACGAAGTTCCATTCCGAGTACCGCGAGCGTTTGGTCGAGTGGTCGGACGAAAACCCGGACGAAAACTCGGAAGACTAACAGGGAGGAACAATTCAATGGCGTTGGAAGTTTGTGCTTATCGCTACGGCTTCATTGCCGAAGGCTCGGTTGGTGAGAACGAGTGTGTGATTCGTGTCCAACGTACTCACGGTGAGTTTGAAGACGAAACCTCTCCGCAGTTTTGGATACACACCGAGGCTATGGACGAGATTTCTCTCGAAACCGCACGAGTGTTCGGCGAGCTACTCGCGGAAGCGTGTCAGTTTGTGTCCGTCGAGACCAAACTGTACGAAAGTCTCGTGCGTGTCTGGGAGGAGCGTGGCGAGCACGAGCGCTTCAAGGTCGGTTGTCGGTTGTACGACCAAGGTTACATGATCTTCCACCTCATGGAAGGTTCGACGGCGGTTGCTGTTGACAGTGATCAACTCGTGTGTGATCTCTTGGGGTTACTCTCCGTCCGTGAGCGTGACACGGATGACGAGTACTTCAGTGATTACTCTGCGGAGCAACTGACGTGGCGTGACGAGCGTGCCGAAGAGTTGCAGTTGTGTATGGTAGCTCTCGAAGACCAACTGAGTGGGAGGGAAGGATGATTATCCGACTCGATAACGGATGGACGATGGTCGTGGAGGTACCGACGGTTCTACAGGTGCGCTCCCCCGGTGTCTCCGGGGAAGTGTTCACCTGCAAGTCGGTGGAATCGATCACGTGCGGCGCGAGAGACGGCGTGGTGAAGGCCACAAGCCTGGATGGTGAGGAAGTCACTATCGACCTGGAGTGTTGCCATGTCGAGTGTGAGGAAGCCAACGGACTCGTTGTGTGCGCTCAGTGCAACTTCGTGTTCGGTCCGGTGTGTGACAAGTCGCCGGATCGTATGTGTCACTATTCCCACGAGCTTCGTGGCTCTCAGGTTCTCTTGGCAACAGGGAACATGGCTGCGGTTAAGATCGTCGGGGAGGGTGACGAGTGTTTGTTCTGCGGAAAACAACCGGAGGAAGTGATCTAATGTCTGGAACGAACATTAACATGCCGTTCTGCGGCACTGTCAATGGGTGGGTGTCGCTTGACCGCCTGGCTCGTGATCAGGAAGCTGAAGATTCAAATGTTCAACGATTACAAGAGCAGTTCGCCAAGGATGTCGAAGCCATGCTTTGCGACTTCGGTGTGTCTACCGTCGTGGCAATTGTGAGCGACCAGATCAAGGAAGCCGGTAAAGCGCTCAAGGGAGCTAACGAACATCGACGGGGCGACGAGCACCTGCGGATCGCAGAGCGTGTGAGACGGTCAATGCAGGAAGGGGGTTTCTAATGGGTTGGCAGATCATTCAGCAACCGAATGGGAAGTTCTGTGTTCACTCGACCGTTGTCGATAACTTCATGATCCTTAATCTCGGCAAGCGCGCGATGATCGGTTGGTACGGTCGAAACGCTGATAGTCGTTTGGACCAAGCGCGAAAGGAAGCTGCGGAGACCATCGAACAACTGGAGAAAGGTGGGAAGCCGTACTACCAATTCACCATGAGCTTCGAGGAGGCTCTCGTGCGCTTGTTCGTGGTACATGGCTATCGTTCCCGTTTCAAGATGTTCGACCGCCTAGAGAATCTGGGTATCATGCGTAAGATGTCACGGGAGACGACCAAGGCTCTTTATCGAGAGTGTTGGGAAGCTCAGGAGGATGACGTTGATGATAGCCGGATTCGTCAGTACGTTCGTCGTATGCTGATCAAACCAAAGAGGGTCAAATGAAGGTTCTGGTAGTCCTACAGAATCCGTACAACAAGGGGCCGCTCCAAGAGTGGCATCCGGGTCGGTGGAAGCGTGAGTACGAGACGAGCCGTAGCGGCAAACGTCTCTCGATTGCGCTTCCTACTTCGCCAGACGTGAGGGTTCACTACACGAACGCGAATCCGAAAGTTGGTGACGACCCCAAGGCAAAGTTTGACGGACAGGTGAAGCACGTCGAGAGGGCGTTGAAACGTGTCCAACCAGACATTGTTCTGGCGTGTGGGAAGAACGCCGAAGAGGTGGTGTTGAAGGTCTGGACGGGGCCACTTGTGTGTCCCACATCCGGCCTATCGCGTACTCACTGACGAGCTACTGGACGGTGCGTGCAAGTGTTTGACTTCGTTCGGAATCTTTTGCAAGCAACCGTCGTTCAGGCAACGGACCTGGGGTCGTTACCCCGAAGCCGTTAAGTCGGAGAACCCCCGCGTTGCCCTTCGACAGGGGCGTGGTGAAGTGGTCATTGAGAATCTTGGAGGGATTCATGCTTAGATACTCTGGTAAGACTCAGATGGTGTTGGAGAATCTTGCCGTCCGTGTGACGGGCGAGCGACGGGCGAACTTCGTCAGCGGCGACAACGTGTACTATCTGGGTGGTGGCTACTGGCGTGCTTTGCAGGTGTTGCTCCCGGTGTCGAAGTTATTTGGTAGTACTTTCAACCTGGAGGAAGCTGGTATGGTCATGGAGCAGTCAGCCGAGAATGTACGGTTCGTTTGGGGCATTTGTTGCCAGTGTCAGTCAACGGTGCCAGTTGTGCCGAAGGGAGTCTCACACGTGTTTACCAGCGAGGACCCCGAGGGGAACTTCGTGTGTATCCCTCACTCGTTCTTTGATAAGTTTTGTGACGGGTCCGGTACTGAGCCGCAGGCGTTGTTGAGACAGGAGGGTGGGTCGTTCGATCACTCGGTGAATGAGGTGTATGAGTCTGACGATGACGAAGAGGACGAGTCGATCACGTGTCTCTACACGAGGCGTCAGTGCATGACCTACCGGTTCATGTTCTCCGAATTGATCCAGGTCCTATTCGAGAACCTGGTCGGGAGAAACAACAAGGGGAGTGCGCTTCGGTTGTACTTCGAGACCAATAATCACGAGACCACAGTGTCCCTGATCGTCTGGGCTCCGGCGAACTACGTGGCCGTGATCTCGGTCAAGGATGAAGGTCGGGAAGGGGAGTCGTGGAAGGTGTGGTCGTATCACGATTCATGCTGGCGTTCGGACGGTGTTGGACGGTTCGTTAGAGAGCTTGAAGACAACCTTTCCGGCTTCGATAGGGTATGCAGGACGTACGCGGTCGTGGCCGTGAGCGAGACCGAACAGGAGCAATACAGGGCGTTGGCTCGGCGCTACTAGATTGGATGTTAGGTTCAATGTTCAATGAGAGTGTTGACAAGCCGAACTGATTGAGTATTATATTAGCTCTTTGAGGTGGGTTTGGGACAGGAAACTTTCAGACCATTTTACGACCGGGAGGGAAGTTCATGAAGTGAGCCGTTTGTGTTGTGTGACAGGGGGATATTTCAGAATTCGATACCAGTAGGAGAGAAACCAGATGAAGACCGCAAACCTTAACGAACTTGCCACCTCGCTTTCGGTCGGAGACCTTGAGCGTCTCCTGGCCTTGAAGCAGAAAGCGGCAGAAAAGAATGCGGGAAGGATCGCGAGGCTCAACGAGCGGCGCGATAAACTCAGTGGACAGATCAATGAGATCGACACGAAGATCGCTGCGTTGGAAGGGGCAGATGCTCCCGCTCCCAAGGCGCGGAAGGAAGGGAAGGGGAAGCCGAAGGCCAAAACCGGACCCAAGCCCAAGGTTGAACCCAAAGCCGCTGGCCGGAAGTCCGGTGCGCCGACGATTGCCGATCTCGCCAAGTCGTTTCTGGCCGGACAGGACGAACAGCAAGCGGGTCTCAGCGAGATTGCCGCACATGTCGTGCAGACTCGGACGGGCAAAGCCGAGTATGGTGGCAGTGAATACACGGCGATTTCGACCGCGTGTCGCAACTGCCCGGACATCGTGAAGGTTGTACGTGGTGTGTACCGTCTCAAGGCAGGTGCCACGGTTGATGCCACGGAGGTCGGTGACGCGTCTGCGGCTGAGGACACGGCACCCAAGGCCGATAAACCGTCCAGGCCGAAGCGTCGGAAGACCGCAAGCCGGAAGACCAAGACCAAGGCCGAAGCCACTGAGGGCGGTTCTGAGGCGTCTGAGGGCGGTTCTGAGGCGTCTGAGGGCGACTCGGCGAAGCCCAAGCGTAAGAAACGCAAGAAAGGCAAGGTTGCGAAGGCCGGTCCTGTCGCAGGGAACGGCAAGGTCACTGATCAGGCGTTCGAGTACCTCACGGGTCGTAAGAGCAAGTCCGCGACCGTCGATTCTCTGGTCGCGAAGGTGCTCGGTGCGGATGTGGAGGCACGGAAAGTCGCCGGATTCAAGATGGCACTTGGCCGTGATTCGCGGTTCGCTCGTGAGGGCGACAAGGTGTCGCTCGCCGGATAGTCGGAAACGTAAGGGCAAGCGCGCCTTGGTCGGTGCGCTTGCCCTTTTTATGTCGGTTCATATACGTGTATTACGACAGGAGTAGAGTCATGCCCAGGAGTCCAGAAAGCAAAGAACGCCGCCAGCGTGTTGGTTCGGCACTGAAGGCGGCGGAAGCGGATACCGAAAAAGTGCCGGAAGCAGACGACAGTAAGATTCGCGTCCGGGTGCCGAAGAAACATCGTGAGACGGCGAAGAAACTGATCGCTGCGACCAGGGAGAACAAACGTGGTGAGCGTGATCGCAAGGAAGCTCTGGCTACGTTGCTTCCCTTCGCTCGCGTGAAGTACGTCGGTGGTGCGACCGAAGGTCCATATCGAGATCACGTTGTCCTGGACGTGGGTGACGATGACGAGTCTCCGCCCATTAACGTGATCTTTTCCCACAAGTACTCGGAGATTCCACTCGACCAGGCCAAGGTGCTCAGGGAGATCGTTGGTCGGAAGTTCGCCGCGTGCTTCGAGACAGTGAAGAAAGTGACACTCAAAGACGCGGTTGCGAAGTCGGAAAAGAAACTCGACTCGCTAATTCGGGCGCTCGGCGGAGAGCAGCGTCCTGGTAAGGAAGAGGAGATCGCTGAAGTTGGCAAGAAACTCTTTGCCGAAAACTTCGACGTGAAGCGCTTCCTTGCCCCGACCAGGCACTTCACGGAGGAACGCTGGCAAGAGTTCACGGCGGAAGAGAACGCCGCGCTCGACGAGATCATTACTCAGTCGGCACCTCAGGTCAGGATTGACGTGTCGCTTGACGACGGCGACGACGAGAGTTGAGATAGTTCCCAGGGCAGACCCGCCTCGGTGTGGCGGGTCTGTCTTTCTGGAGGTCATTGATGCTACGAGAGCGGTCTCACGAATTATTTGCGGTTAATTCGAGTTGCCGTGGTTTTGGGCGATTGACAGGGAATAGCCGGATTCTTAGAATTAGCGCCCAGTAATTGATTTTTCGATTTACTGGACACTACCTTGGGCGTCCGCAGTGGGCGTCCAGATTGGAAATGCGAACTCGTGTTTCCGGCTTTTGTCACCGCCACACAGTTACGGAGGTAGCACAATGGCGAAGCGTAGCAGGAAGTCGTCGAAGGGTAAGGGCAAGGTGAAGGGCAAGGACATCGAACAGGAAGTTGAGGAACAGGAGGAACAGGAGGAAGAGGTCGAAGACGAAGAGGAACAGGAAGAGGTCGAAGACGAAGAGGAACAGGAAGAGGACGACGAAGACGACGAAGACGAAGACGACGAGGACGAAGACGAAGACGAAGACGAAGACGATGACGAAGACGATGACGACGACGAAGACGAGGACGACGACGAAGACGAGGACGACGACGAAGACGAGGACGACGACGAAGACGAGGACGACGACGAGGACGACGAAGACGACGAAGACGAAGACGACGAAGACGACGAAGACGACGAAGACGACGAAGACGACGAAGACGACGAAGACGACGAAGACGAAGACGACGAAGACGACGAAGATGACGAAGATGACGAAGACGAAGACGACGACGATGACGAAGACGAAGACGATGACGACGACGATGACGACGACGAAGACGAGGACGACGACGAAGACGAGGACGACGACGAGGACGACGACGAAGACGAGGACGACGACGAGGACGACGAAGACGACGACGGAGACGATGACGAAGACGACGACGATGACGAGGACGACGAAGACGAAGACAGTGACGACGAAGACGAAGACAGTGACGACGAAGACGAAGACAGTGACGACGAAGACGAAGACAGTGACGACGAAGACGAAGACAGTGACGACGAAGACGAAGACAGTGACGACGAAGAGGAAGACGAGGATGAAGACGAGGAACCTCCTGCAAAGCCCAAGAAAGGCAAGACCAAGCCCAAAGCCGCGGCCAAGCCTGCGAAGGGAAGCAGTCGGCGTGGACCACGACCGGCGATTGAGGACGAACCCCTTGTCCGACGATGGCTCGACGGTGTTGACCTCTCCAAGGTCAAAGAGAATGTCGCCGCACTTGACGACGAGAACATCCGTCGAAAGAAAGAGCAGTTGGAAAAGGAAGCCATCTTGCTCAAACTTTGCGAGGAACAGTCGAAGGGGAAGCTCAAGGGGAAGACCAAGGGGAAGACCAAGGGTCGCAAGACCAAGAAATAGTTCGCTGGTAGCGGACAATCGGTATGATCGATCAAGGGCGGGAGTCATGGCGTTGACAGCGTTGTGCCCCGCCCTTGATCTTTACTTGGACAGTTGAGTACGTTACGGATCGGTTGGTCACTTAGTGGAGGAAGTGTCATGGTGAACGTGGTGCGTAGGAAGAAATACATCCAGACCAATGTGGACGAAAGCCACAACAAGTTTTGGTACATAACCGAGTATGACGACGCGACCGTAGTGCGTGAGTGGGGAGCAGTTGGTACGAGGGGACAGAAAGACAGTCCAAAGAAGTCTTTCCCCTCTCAAGATGCAGCCAGCAAATTCTTCGACAAGGAATGCAAGGGGAAAGAGAAAGGGAAGAAAGACAAGAAAACCGGCCTGCGGAAGGTCTATACCGAACTCCAGGTCCTCGACGACGATGGACAGGGGGCAGTGGCACAAGGCACGGTGGCCAATGATTCGTTGTCGGATGTGGCGCATCGGGACATAAGTGGTGGTGACCCGATTGTCGGCGAACTCGTGGCCATGTTGGTTCGTCAGAACCAACACAATATCCTTACGAACACGACCATGAAGTACAGTGCGGCGACGGGCTTGTTCTCGACGGCGTGCGGAATTGTGACTCAGGCGTCGATTAACGAGGCTCGTAGTCTCCTGAATCAGTTGGTGCCATACGTGTCCAGTCAGCAATTCGAGGACACGCAGTACGCGCCGTTGCTGAATCAGTACTTGATGCTCATTCCGCAAAAGGTGAAACGTCAGCGGGGGAAGCTCGTGGCGTCATTGATCTTCCCGGACGCCGAGGCGTTGCGAAAGCAAGACGAGATTCTGACTTCGCTACAAGCGTCTCTGGATACGTTACAGACGAGAACGAACGGGGGGAGTGACGCGGAGGTTGCCAAGGTCTTCGACGTGCGTGTGGCGCTTATCGAAGACGAGGAAGAGATCGAGCGGATCACTCGGAAATACATGGAAACTCGTACGTCTATGCACACGTGCGCCCACCTGCGAGTGTCCCGAGTGTTCTCCATGAGGATTGGGAGCATGGTCGAACGCTTTGAGCGTGAGGGTGTGCCTCGCGGCAACATCTTTGAGTACTGGCACGGGTCTCGTACCAGTAATCTCCTGAGTATTCTTCACAAGGGTCTCATGGTGCCGCCGAAGTCTTCCGATCATGTTACAGGGAGACTGGTGGGAGACGGTCTGTACTTCAGTGACATTTCCACGAAGGCGTTGGGATACTCATACGGTTTCTGGAGTGGTGGAAACCAGAAAGACAATAACCCATTCATGTTCCTCGCGGACGTGGCAATGGGTAAGGTCTTCGAGCCGACGAGTCTGGCCAACGATGGACCTTTCCCAGTGAGAGGATATGATTCGACGCTCGCCCGAGCCGGAACAACGATTCGCGGACATCGGACGCTGAAGAACAACGAAATGATCGTGTACACGGTCGGACAGGTAAATCTCAAGCGCATGGTGGAGTTCACGTCTTAGTCGGTTACTTGGTATCACACGGAGGAAAGTGTTATGAGTCTGCAAGCATCTGAGATCGAAGCAGTCGAAAAGATTGTGTCGGTGAAAATGGACGCCGAGGAAATGTTCACGGCGTTCAACGTGACCCTTGAGGCGCAGATGCAGGGCGTCCATAGGAAGAACGTCGAGTTACGGGACATCATTCACATGATGTATGAGCGTGGTAACATGCCAGACTATACCCGGACGTTAAAGGACATTCCGGGAGCGCCGGCCCCGGCCTGGGTCTATCACCCGGAGCACATGTCTGCGGATGATTTCATGCCGTTGGATCGAACTGGGCAACGGAGACAGAAACAGGCGACGGCGATTCAGGTCGCGCAAGCGGCAATGGGAGCTTCGCCGAAAGCTCCGGTTGCAACGGCTCCGCAACCGACGGCTCCGGTTCCGGCAGTTGGGGCGCATGTGCCGGACGGTCGTGGTCGGGTGTGTGTCCCGGTCGAAATGGTGAAGTCTCTCGGGTTGGTCAAAGGTGACGACGTGTACGTGGCCGTGAATACGGAACGGCTGGAGGTGACGAAGGGTTACCCAACGGCGGACGTTGCGGTGATCGGTTACGTGGTCGATCCGCGAGGTAACATTCGCGTGTCGAAGCAGACTCTCGACAGGGCACAGTTCAAGTGCTCCGAGTTCAACATCGTGGCGGAGAACGGTACCGTTGTGATCACACCAAAGTAGGAGAGTGAACGATACCTAGAGAGTTTGCGTTGATCAAGCTCAATGACCTAAGTGTGTTTCGATTTGATTTCAAGGAAGACCTGAAGAACGCGGTTCAGGACTGCGAGCGTCTTGGCGTTCGATGTATCGCACTTCGGTGGAACGAGCAGGCTGAGCAGTACGCGGAAATGGAACAAGTCCCGTGGTAGGGTGACTTGTTCGTACGCCAGACTTCAACACGGAGCATGACGAGGAGCGTGAGGACAAGACGGCGGCGGCGATTGAATACTTCAGGACAGGTCACCAGTTGGTTGAATCTGTCGGCTATTGCATGTACCGCTTGGGAGGGACTTTAGTATGACGTGTCGAAAGCGACTACTCCGGTGGTGTCAAGATCACGTGGTGGGGATCGTCGCGGTGGTGTCACTCCTACTTCTATGCGGCGGTGTCTTTTGCTGGAATGTGTTCACTCCAGGGACGCCTTGGATTGACCGAGTGGGGTGGAGACACCGGACAGTGGTGGACATGACGATCCGTGAGTTTGCCGTTATTATCTTTGTGACGGCCATGTTCCATGCGGTGATTTCCAGAGTCGTGAAGAAATGAGGTTGGCGATACTGGTCATACAGTGCAAGAAATGTTACATTGAGGGTGTTTCGGCGGTGTTGAATTAACCGTCAATAATTGCTGAAATAGAGTGGAATAATTCAATTGAGACGATACAATTCCGGGGTGTGTTTTTGGTAGTGGGATTGACAACGAGGAACACGGAGGACTTTGGTATGCGTGAGGTGCATGACCGACAGACCTTTTCCCTCTCCCTGGGCAAGGTCGCGTACACAAGTCAACGTCGGATTAACTCCGTTGACTTGACCCTGGAACTGCGAGTCGGTGTCCCGACAGAACCCGCCCTTGACATCGACCTAAACCCCGTCGAACAACTCACTGAGGTCAGTATCGTTGGCAACGTCTGGAACGGTAGTCACACGGACATCGTACACGGTGGTCAGTGTGTGGACACGATCCGGGAGTTGTTCCCACGAGGCAAGCGCGTCCAGCGAATCTGCGAACTCTGGGATCGCTGGCACCTGAATGGCATGGAGGCCGGGACTCGCCGACAGCGTGAGTGTCTCAATGGTCAGTCGTTCACTGACTATGCGGAGCAGTGTGCCTTCCTGGAGAGTCGTGGCTTGATCGATGACGAGAACTACCGGTACGGTTCGGCGTGGCTCTGCGAGCCGTTGCCGGAGGAAGTCCGAGCGGAGTTGGTCGAACTCTTCGGCGGCAATGAGGAAGGAGGTGAATGATGTCGAAACCTTCCTGGTTCAGAGAGTATGGTGAGTGTCTGGAGCTACAGAAGACCGAGGGGAGGATTGAACTCTCCTGCGAGTTCGGAGCGGTTCACGTAGGCTTGCTGAGAGCCTCTCTGAGCGTTTACTTCGACCGGAAAGGCTCGTGGGTCATTGAGTGGGAGATCGCCGAGTCTGAGGGCGTACAGAGCGTCAGAGGTGCACGTGTCGTGGACACTGAGACGTTCCTCTCGCTACTCGGCACGAATCGAAGCTCCTACCAGCGGATGGGTCTGGGAATCCGGGTCGGTCTCTGGGCTTCCTTTCCCGGCCCTGGAATGAATCACGTCCTCGATCCGAACATCTGCGTACACGTCCGTGACGAGATTGCCGTGGCCGTGACGAGTCTGGTCGCGGACGAAATCGAGATCGTGGACGGGGAGCCGGCGGAATGAACAGAGAAGTAATCGAGCTTTGCTTCGAGCCGGACACCCCTCGAATCGAGGTGTCGAGAGAGGTGGCTCAGATGATCACTCAGCTTCGTGACGACCTGGACATTACTGACCATGACCTGGCGGAGCGTGCGGGTGTTGCGTATGGTCTCGTGTGGAACTGGTCGCATCCGAAGGGTAGTCGTGGATTGTCGGTTCATACCTTGCTCCATATCGCACGAGCTTTTGACAAGCGTCTCGTGATTCGTTTCGAGGACATCGAACAGAAAGGTCAATGATGGGACGCCGAATCAAGTACCTGGACAAGGACTTTCGCGCCGATGCTCTGGCCATTATTGAGCAAGCGAATACGATCATTGACGACTATCGGTCACAGGGCTTCGACTTGACTTTGAGACAGTTGTATTATCAGTTTGTCGCCCGTGGTCTCATGGAGAACGAAGACCGGAACTACAAGCGCCTTGGGAAGATTATATCGGACGGGCGCATTGCGGGACTGGTGGACTGGGACGCTATACAGGATCGAACCCGCAACCTTCGGGCGAATGAGAGTTGGGCTTCCCCTGCGGACATCATGCGGGATACTGCCGGATGGTATCACCGGGACATGTGGGCGAATCAGAGCGTGCGTGTTGAGTGTTTTCCTTCCGATACTTTGGTGAGACTTCGGGATAGGATGGAATTGATAGAGAGTGTCAGGGTCGGAGACGAAGTTCTTTCGGATGATGGTAGTTTTAGGAAGGTCACGAAGACGTTTGTTCGTGATTACGTTGGCAGGTTAATCGAGATTGACGCGGTTGGTTTACTTTCGTTTGCGTGTACGCCAGAACACCCTATCTTGATACGACCGTATGACGATTCCAGACCTGGTTACAAAGGCGCTCGTCGCAAGTACGGCAAGAGATGTTTTGCTCATACCGATGTTCTAAAGAAGTATGATTTTCTGTGTGTGCCGAGGATACGTTCTGTGAGAGACGTGTCGTGTGTCACGATGCCCGGAGGAACAGTCAGAGCCAAAGCCTATTCGGCAATACTGGACGAGGACATGTGTGCCTTGATCGGAACGTATCTGGCAGAGGGGAGAGTGAGAGAGGATGGACGTACCTTACAGTTTACGTTGAATGCAAACGAGACCGAGGCACGAAAGAGAATACAAAAGTGGGCGGAGCGCGTTGGATTGAGACATCATTGTGTGGTGAGTGGAAGTGTGGCTCAGGTCTATGTTTATAGCAAAAGCGTAGCGGATTGGTTTGAGCAAAACTTTGGTAATGGTGCGTACGAGAAGCGAATTCCTGAGTGGATGATTTTCCTACCTATTCCAAAGCAGATGGCTTTGTTGAAGACGTACTTTGAGGGAGACGGTTCGTTGTGGGACGAAACACGGTCGTCAATACGAGCAAGTACTCGTAGTTATCAACTTGCCTCTGTGATTCAGTTAATCTTTGCTAGGGTTGGTCTGGGTGCGTGTCTCAATACTCAGATGGATTCTGGGGATATGAGGTACGAGATCGGAGTGAATGGTGCGTTTGCTGAGACATTGGCTAGAGAGTGGGGTATCGAGTTACCCAAGATGTCCAGTAGATATAATTGGATCCGTGTGGATAGTGAGTTTGTGTACTATCCTGTGAGAGAGATAGGAAATCGTTTTTACCGCGGTCCAGTGCATAATCTTGAAGTGGAAAAACGACATACCTATTGTCTTCCATGCGTTGTACATAATTGTTGGATCGAGAAAGACGCGCTAATCGGTGTGATTATGCCTGTGTGTCGTGAGTTGGACGTGCCGCACTTTTCGTGTCGTGGGTACGTGAGTCAATCTGAAATGTGGATCGCAGGCCGGCGCGCCGTCCAGCGTTGGGCGAAGGAACGTAAGCGTACGATCATCCTTCACCTGGGAGATCATGACCCCTCCGGTGTCCAGATGACAGAGGACATGGAGAAACGACTGGACATGTTCTCGACTCCGACCGAGCGTGACGGTTTCAATCCAGAGGACATAATCGAAGTCAAGCGCATTGCGTTGACGATGGAGCAAGTCAATCAGTACAACCCTCCGCCTAATTCGGCCAAGCTCACGGACACGAGGTCGAAGGCATACGTGGCTCGGTACGGTAATAGTTCCTGGGAACTTGACGCGTTAGAACCAACTGTACTCGATGCTCTGATTCGCACTCACGTTGAGTCATACCGAGACCTGAGTCAGTGGACTGAGGACTTGGAGAAGATCGAGCGTGAGCGAAAAGTGTTGACAACGATCTCTCAGAATTGGGTTGAGGTCGATGAATTCGTCAACGAGAACTTTGAGCCGGAGCCAGAGCTACCGGAGCCGGTCGAGGATGACGACGAAGACCTGGAAGACGAAGACCTGGGAGAGGGAAATGAGGATTGAAGTTGTCGGAATGACGGTAGCTCAGTATAGAGCAGCCATGTGTATGCCGATGTCGTTAGGTGAGTGGGGGCACCTTCACCATAATTGTCGTGCCGCAATGGAGCGCCACGGATATGTTGAACGACAAACCGGCGACATGATCGCTCTTACGGACGTTGGCTTAGAGGCTATGAAGACCAACATCCAGTATAAGATTGTCAAGGATGATACAGACCGAAAGATAGGGTCGACACCTATGTCTAAAGCGAGGTGGCTGGATATTGTGTTTCGAGGACTGGCAAAGAAAGCCGCAAGTGAAGGGGCTAAGCCTCTCCCGATGTCATTTCATGAATGAGGTGTTCAACGAGAAAGGATCAATAATGGAGTTCACACTCTACTGGCAATTTGGGAAGTGTGAGGTCGTGACAGGTGATAGTATTCACGATGCCATGACACATGCCGGTTACGGTGGGGGTGCAGTGAACGCTTTGGACTTTTGGAGTCATGGTGACGTACCCACACATGCCTGGGACTCGACGAAAAAGTCCTGGGTCAAAACCACTGCCAACAGGGTCGTGCTCACAAACGGGGAACTGGAAGCCTTGGTAAGTCTGGTGGACAAGGCTATGAATTGCGGGGAGATCACCGGTGGTTTTGCCGGGGAGACTTTGGAGAGTCTTCGACAGGCTCAAGGGAAACTGGAACACATGTTCGATCAAATTGAAGTGGAGGTGTAGCCGATGATCGTCAGCTTGGAAGATGACTTTCTTTTGATCACACCGGACGGGGATCGCGACATGCAACTCCTTACCAGCATGGTCGGGGTCCGGTTCATGCCCGGAATGAAGGTCGAGGACGTGGGGCCTCTCGGTGACTATCGGGACGTGCACGTGATCGATAAGGGCACCATTGCCGTCGAACTTCGACGCAAGGATGACGGTGACAGTGTGGCTGAGGACGGCCACAAGAAACTTCGTCCAGTCCAGGTCGCAGAGCTTACGCGCCTAATCGAGCGGGCCATTCGGCGAAATCCGGATACACCACGCGTGGGTGTGGACGAAATGGAAGGGTGGGAATGTGAACTGAGAGAGTCGGTGAAGCAGTCGCGGATTCTCCCTCCGTACGAGGAACTCGACCGGGAGTTGGTAGAGACGTTGATCGAGTACTTCGGCGACAATGAAGGGGCACACAGAACCATTCGTGGTTCGATGGGAAACCTATGACAGACCCGAACCGGATTAAGAAAGCGTGGAAACGGGGGTACTCCTCTGGGCGCTATTGGCGTCTGTACCACACGAAGCTCTGGCCGGAGTACTCGAAGATGTCACCGTATTCGACTTTCTGGCCTGGGGTCCAGTGTCACGTGGCGTGGAAGGTTGGTTTCCGCATGGCGTTCAACGTTTCGGTTGAAAACTTGAACTTGAGCTACCTTGGTGTTGGGAGGGAGAGATATGAACGCGTCGGTTGTTCACCTTAATCAACCTCGGTCAGAGACGTGGAGGAAGTCCCTGTATAAGCAGGCCGCGGCCGATACGGGATTCTCCGTGAACTTTGGCAAGGCTTTCGGGAAGGGAAGCGACACGTCTGACACACTCGACCAGACGTACTTTGGTGTGTCGATTACGAGACCACCGAGTGAAGAGTGTCATAGTCCGTTTTGGAGACGGATGGAAGAACTGGAGAGAAAATACGCCTCTCGTCTGAAAGAAAACCCTCACGCGGAGAGACCATGCCCGGAGTGCCAGGCCGATCATGCTCCGGTGTCGTTCTGCGAGAAATGCCACTCGTGTCTCTACAAGAACTCGGAACAGATACCAGACGAACAATTTCCGTTGCACAAGTGCACGAAGTGCGGTCACGTCAACTTTTGGGACTAGGAGCGAATGATGGCTAGAGGTGGAGGGAAGACTTTCGAGGTTTGCCCGAAGTGCGGGAAGAAAGGTCTGTATGAAGTGCGAGCCTATCCGTACGATGGATCGAAGGAATGTCGGTACTGCTACCACAAGGTGCCAGGGAAGCCGCGTGGATTTGATCGACAAGCCTGTGTGTCAGTCAAACCGGAGTAGATGTAATGAGCAAGAGGGTGAGATTTCAGTGTGAGTTTATTATAACGGCTTTACTGAGAGAGTCGGATGTTGTACCGAAAGCCGTGGTGAACCACATGAAAGATGTAGCGCGACAACTTGATCGAAAGTATGTCGAAACTTCTGTCTGTCTTGAGGAACTAACCGAGGGTCGTGTTGTTGCCTTTCACCTTCATGTGTCAGGTAGGTCAACTAGGACAGAAAGACACACGTATCCAAGAGTTTCTATTATGGATGACTTCCGCTATTGGTTGCTGCTAGAAATTGGTCTTTTGGGTACTGACAAATGTAGTAGTGATTCACCATCTATCGACGGTGTGCATTACGTTATGGTGGAGAGCTACGAAGGTGTCGAGGAAGACAGCTTGAGACTGCACAAATTGTTCTATCCTGCTCTTGGATAAGGGAGGGGCTTAATCATGTCAGGAATGTATGGCTTGCTTGTTTCGGCAGCGGAAAACGCGAAGAGTCCGACACACCTTTTACCTGAGCGGCGACCTTAGTCAGATGTCTGCTCAGGGACGCTTCCTGAGAGGTCGTGGCTTCAGTGTCGAGCAGAACAACGTGTACCCGTGTGTGACGCCGGAGGACAAGCAAGCGGCGCTCCAGGCAATCTGGGACGCACGGTGCGACGGGTGGTGGCACTACCAGCGGGAGTACGTCGAGTTGGGTATCTGCACCGCGGAAGAGTTCAAGGAAGCTCTGGATATTCGGTGTGCACGCTCCAGGTCAGGGAGGGAGTAATGGACAGATACGCCGCCAGTGTTATCGTTCGTGGCCCTGCTCCGGTTCATGTTGGCTGGAGACACACGTGCGTGGTCTTTGAGGCGTTCAATGAAGACGAGGCCATTGGTAAGGCTATGCGGTTTGCCTTACGGGTCTATCCTATCTCACGAGGTTTCAGGCAACACGATGTGTCGGTGTGTAGTGTCGAGAACGTTGTCGATGTGGACACTGCTAGTCCGAATGGAATAATACCTGTCGGTCGATTTTAGGAGGATAATTCGATGTTTGAACTTGCATGTGTTTTCACAGGTGTGGTCGTGGTTGGTCTGGGACTCGTGATTCATGGAGCGTTTTGGTCGAAGAATGGTGGTGAAACGTTTTTTGGGTTGAACCTGGTTGTCGTTGGTTTGTTTGTCGCAGTTGGTCTCTTCAACACTCCCGGCGCGAAGCTCACCATGCAACGGATCGGAGCCGCTGGCACGGGACATAACTGGCTTGTGGTGGACAACAGCGGAGGACAAACCATGCGACACTGGGTCCTTATTGAACGCTACGTCACGGCTGCGGAGCAGAGCGACGGTTGGCAGTTTACGGATGAACATGGTAACGTGTGCTACGTCGGAGGTGACGCCTTCGTACAGCAGATCAAGCAACCGATGGATGAATGGCACGAAGGTTACAGGGAGCGTTACAGCATTCCCGCCGATCAGACTGCCCTTCAATAGGAGCACCGAATGAGCCGACCGACTTTGCTGGAAATCTTTCCGACGATCCGCGGTGACACTCAGTCCGTCAAGGAAAGCCATTTTCTCCAGGTGTATGAAGAAATCTTTAGCCAGTTCCGTGACGACACTTTCACCTTGGTCGAATTCGGGGTCCAGGCCGGTGGATCGGCCAAGCTCTGGATCGAGTACTTTCCCAACGTGGGGGTAGTCGGGGTGGACATTAACGTGAATCAATGCACATTCGAGCACGAACGTTTCCAGTTAGTCCAGGGAGATCAGTCGGATGTCGGGTTTCTTCGAGACTTGGGAAAGAGTCTCAGGAACGTGAAAGTGGTGATCGATGATGCAAGTCATATCTCGGCTCACCAGATCGCGTGTCTCCAAACGTTTTTCCAGTTGGTCGAGACAGGTGGCTTTTACATTGTCGAAGATTTGCAGATGTCCTACCGCGACGATGGTGAGTTCTGGGGCGGGGGTCGAGCGCACTGGGGAACGTGTGTCGAGTTTACCAAGTGGTTGATCGATGTGATCCACCTCCGTCATGTTGAAGGGAAGGGACAGTATTTGTCCAAGCGCGAGAGACTTTTCGAGGGACTCACCGGTATGCGAGTGTATCCTGGTTTGACGATCCTGGAGAAAGGGAATCCAGAGGAACACATGCTGACAGGTGGTTTCTTGTCATGGAAGCAACCGTTACCTTAGTGAGGACCCAAAATGAGCAGACCGACTTTGAGAGACATCTACCCAACGATCCGCGGAAAGAGAGGCGATCATAACTTCAAGGCGGGCAAGGTACTCTACTACCTTGATGTGTATGATCGGTTGTTCGCACCATTTCGAGATCAGGAGTTCAACCTACTGGAGATCGGCGTACTTTTTGGCGGGTCTATCCAATTGTGGCTGGAGTACTTTCCGAAGGCAAGGATTTTCGGAGTTGATGTCAAGAACAACTGCTTGGTTAGTCATGAGCGATTCGAGTTCGTTCAGGGTGATCAGTCTGAAATGGCTTTTCTTCAAGAGTTGGGGGAACGAGCGGGGCCTTTCCAGGTGGTGATTGATGACGGTGGTCACCAGTACAAACAACAGATCGGTTCATTGATCCACCTCTTCCCTTTTGTGACGGAGCCCGGTATCTATGTCGTGGAAGACCTGATTACTTCCTACTGGGACACGGGACCTTTCTTCGGTGGTGTGGGAGAGGGGTGGACGACCGTGGAGTTCCTGAAGTCTCTCGTTGATCACGTGAATTGTGATAAGAGGAACCGAAGGGCGAAGACGTTTTCAAAGTTGGTCTCCATGCAGTTCTATCCGTGTATGGCAGTTTTGTTCAAGGATGATCCTGATAAGTTCAAGATCGAGTCGGTCAATTCAGACCGGTTGCCGTTGCCAACGCGAGCGCCCCATGAGTAAGTTTCCGACCGGAGATCAAGGTCAACGTTACGAGATTCGGGCGATTCAGTCTGGGGAGGAAGTTGTGATCGGATGGTGTGAACGGAGGCCGGAAAAGTTGGTCGAGGCTGCGAAGGCTCACCCGGCGTGTTCGGATGCTTGGCATGTTGACAGGAAACCAAAGGGGAAGAAAACATGAACACATACCTGTATGATGCAATCGACTCGACAGGTGAAGAGATCAAGGGTGAGATCAAAGCCGAGAGTGTGTTGTATTTGGTTGGTCGTTGTATTTCTCTCAAGCCTATCTACGCATAGTTCCCTGGAGGTGGACTCCGGTTTCGAGCGCACGCGGAAACCAATGGTGGACTTAGGGCGTGCAACCTCGGCCAGCCTTTCCAGTCGGTTCTTTTGGCATGTTCATTACGGAGGACGTGACAGGTGAAATTCCCAAAGACATTCAATGAGCTTCCAGCGGAGTCTGCCAGCGTTGCGGCTGAACTGGGTGCAGCGGTGGGGAGGATCATGGGTGTGCTTGAGCAAATGGGTGTCGAGCACAATTCGGTGGAAGTGGTGATCTGTGAAGAACAGGTCATGGTGCACCGAGACCGTGATACCGAGTCTCAGAGACGGGTACCAGGCTTCCAGTGCGATGTGGTGTGGATGGTGCCGTTGAACGACCGAGCGGAATACGGCTTCAACGAGTACTCCGGTGGCTACGGTTGTGCGACCCTATACTTTGCCGCGTCATGGACGGACTGCGAGGACGAGATCACTTCCCCGTACGTCGCCGTCCAGATGAACTCGTATGTGGGGGTGGACGATAACACGAAGCGGGAACGAATATGGTACGCAAACGCAGTCCCGGAGTTTGTTCTGACTCCTTGCGTGCTCGCTACAATCGTGCAGGGCTATGAGGAAATGCAGGCTTGGTACTCGGTCTTGGATCGTGCGTTGGAGGTCCTCGACGGTGTGCCGACAGTGGGGAACGAGCAATGAGAAACCTGATCGAGTCGGTGACGGTCATGCTCGGAGTACTTGCGTCGTTCGTTGTTTACCACCATGTGATTCGTACGGAGTACAAGTTTTGGATGTGGCTTTGGGCAGTCTTGGCGTTGGGGACAATGATGTTTGTGAGTTGGATTCTGACCGATAAGAAAAAGGGAACGAAGCCGGGTCGTTCGTTTTGTCTCTGGACGGGGATCGTATTTCCGTTGACCTGGCTTGTCATTCTCGGAGCCACTTTGTCAACACTCAGTAAATCCAAGAATCACTCTTGATATAGGAGGCGCTTAATACAGGACAATTCGTAGGGAACTTTCGTGTTGGTTTTTGCTACGTGTTTTGTGAACCCTCAGACGGAGGAGGTTGGTATGCCATACCAAGGCAAAGAGCTTCATTGGCTCATTATCGATCCGCAGAACGACTTCTGCCCCGGTGGGGCGCTCGGAGTCCCCAACGCTGACGGTGACATGGCGCGGCTGGCCGCTGCTATGGAGCGGACGCGCGATGTTACGGATGACATTCACGTGACGATGGACAGTCACGCACAGTACGACATCGGCCATCCGATGTTCTGGCGAATGAAGAACGGCAAGCATCCGGTGCCGTTCCAGGACCTGCTCGGTGCGGTTCCCGTCTCCACGATCACGGTCGAACACCTGGAGTCGGGCGAGGTCTTCCCGACCACTGACCCCAACCCGAAGCACGCCGGAGACCTGGACACGGTGTGGGGGTGGTGTCAACACTACCTGACCGCGCTTCGCGACAACCAGCGGTACGAGTGCCAGGTCTGGCCGTATCACTGTATCAAGGGAACGCCGGGGTGGTGCATCCATCCTGCGTTGCTTGAATCGATCCTGGCCTGGGAACAACGTCATGTGGGCATGGCCCCGATTATCACGAAGGGAAGTAATCCGATGACGGAGCACTACTCTGCCGTGAAGGCTGATGTTCCGACAGATGACCCGAGCACGCATCTGAACGAAGAGTTCATTGCTCTGATCGACAAGCCGAACGTACTCGTCCTCGTTGGCGGGATCGCCGGAAGCCATTGCGTGCGCTTCACCGTCGAGGACGTGGTGAACAACTTCGGCCCGGATCACCTCAAGAACCTCGTGTTGCTGACGGACGCCATGAGTCCGGTGCCGGGGTGCGAGGGGCTCCAGGAAGAGTTCGTTCGGAAGATGGTGGATGACCACGGTCTCCAGACGGCAGTGACGACGGATTTCTAGTTTGTCACGACTACGCGTACTTTTCACACGTTTCTACAAGTTCAAGACAGGAGAAATGTCATGCCAATAATGGGCGCAGACATGGAACAGAAAACTGCCGGGAATTTCCAGTTCTCCGCAGTGAGGCCGGAAAAGCTCGGAGCGACGGAGTACACGGTTGCGTGTTTGGTCGTGGACAAGACGGGAAGTGTCCAGGAGTTTCGCGACCTGATCGCCAAGATGATCGGCGAGATCGTTATGTCGTTGCAGCAATCGCCGCGGGCGAACAACCTGCTCCTGCGCGTGATTCTCTTCGACACCGACATCGAGGAAGTTCACGGCTTCACGCTGCTTGGCGATCTCGACATCGACAAGTACGACAAGGTGTACCCGCAGCGGCCTTGGGGGCGGACTGCTCTGTATGAGGCTTGCTGCAACGCCATCGAGTCCATCGTCGCGTACTCCGAGGAACTCTTCGAGAACGGCTTCGAGGTCAATGGGTACCTGGGTGTGATCACCGACGGCATGGACAACGAGTCCGAGCGGAAGGGGATCACTACGGTTTCCGTGAAGGAAGCGACGACCAAGGCCATGCAGAGCGAAATGCTCGAATCACTCATGTCGATCCTGGTCGGTGTCAACCTGACGGAGCCGATGGCCGCGGATTACCTCGACAAGTTCCAGAAAGAGGCTGAACTCACGCAGTTCACGGACGCGGGAAGCGCGGACGCAAAGACGTTCTCGAAGATCGCCGGATTCATTTCGTCTTCGGCGGTCTCCCAGAGCCAGTCCATCGGAAGTGGCGCGGCTTCGCAGCCGTTGTCCATCTAGTTTCAGTTCTCCGTGTTCGGCGGTGCGGGGTTTGCTTCACACCTCACGTTGGCGGCCCCGCACCGTCGTCATTTATCGCAAAGGAATTTCCGTATGAATGCCGACGCACATTTTGAGATCGGTAGCACTCACACGGTATGTGAGGACTACGGGGTGGCTATGAACTGGAATGATGGTGAGCGATTGAGGATGGGAGAGGTCGGGGAGGCGGATGACAGTGAAGTGGTTATCGCAGACGGTTGCTCAGACGAGCGGTCGGAATGTACTGACTTCGGTTCTCGTTTGCTTTGTCGGTCGTACATCGATCATGGTCGAGACACACAACAGTTTGTCCAGCGGGCGTATGCGATAGCCATTCAGCTTGGTTTGACTGAGCGGTGTTTGGATGCCACGTTCCTTCACCTGGACGCGAAAGGGAAGGTGTTGGTGTTCGGAGACGGATACGTTGTCCAGTGGACTCAGTTGGTTCCCTTCAGCTTCCGGTACGTTGAGATCGATCACCACGACTCACCGTGCTATCTCAGCTACGCGTTGAATGAACGTCGGTGGAAGCGTTACTTAGAGGGAAGGAAAGACATCGGTTCGTTTCTTGTTCAAGATGCCAACTGGACAAGGGGAGAGGATGGTGTGGTAGTGTTCAAGATCGCAAGGAATCGGTTTGGTATTCAGATCGAAGGTCTTGGTGACAGTGTGTGGACTCCTACAACACCCTTCGAGTTCCAGACACCACATGAGCCTGGGTACTTTACCTTCGTCATGACGGACGGGATCGGGACGTTTACGCGTGTGACGGAGACGGGGCAGAAAGAGATCATGGAACCCGAGTTAGCCATTGCCCGGTTCTTGGAGAACGCACACAAGTTCAAAGTGTTCCAGGGGCGGTTCGTCCAGCGTCTTATGAGGCGCTTTCTCAAAGGTATGAAGGACGATGGTTGGCAACATGAGGACGACCTGACTATCGGCGGTATCTACTACGGCAAGCGCGATACAGGAGAATAACTCAATGGCCAATCCACCAACGGCAATTCCGCAAGCGCCTGATCGAATCACGGTCTTCGTGAGGGGGAAAGGGAAGAAAGGGGTCACGCTCACGGAGAAAGAGTATGTGGTGAGTGGTGGTGAAGGACATATCTGGACTAAGAATGGTGTAGCGTTCAAGGTATGTCACAAGAACCGGATGATACCGCTCGGCAAGCTGGACGAACTCAGAGTCTTGAACGCTCCCTTTCTGGTCGTGCCCAAAGATATCCTTGAAGACAAGCGCGGCAAGCCTATCGGGTACACGATGCCGTTCGTGGATCATACTCACGCAATGGCGGAACTATTCCCGACTGCGTTCTGGAATGACAACGGGCTTACACCGCCAATTGTTGCGGATGTCGTTCGGGAGTTTCAGGCTGGAGTCCAGTACGTGCATGGGAAGGGGATCAAGCTCGTGGACATTAACGAGTGGAACTTCCTTGTGACAGAGAAAGACTTCAGTCCGATTCACTTCATTGACACGAACTCGTATGCAACTCCGAACTTCCCGGCGCAGGCAATCTCTCCGACCGTGCGGGACTATCACACCCAAGGTTTCAGTGAAGAGACCGATTGGTACTCCTGGGCGGTGGTGACGTTCTTCCTCTGGATCGGAATCCATCCGTTTCGAGGCCGGCACCCGGACTGTGGTGGGGATATTGTCGAGCGCATGAAGAAATCCGCGTCGGTGTTGGATCCCGGTGTCAAGATACCGGGAAACTGCCGGGGCTTTGATACGATCCCCGAGGGACTACGGAGGTGGTATATGGACTTGTTCCAGCAAGGCAAGCGTGGTGCCCCTCCGACCGATTACGAAGCCGTCAAGGCCGTTGCGACAGTAATGAGGAAGGTGGCTAGTACGGCACAGTTCAGCATCGAGGACATTCAGGAGTATCCCGAGGCTATCGTGCGCTTCCTGAGTGAGTCTCGACTCCCCACGGTCGTGACCCGGAGCGGAATTCACGTCGGCCCCCGAGTGGCTCACGCGTTTGTGCCCAAGTCGGTGATCGGTGTCGGGAACAAGGGGACGCCGGTTTTGTGTTCGATTAAGAACGAAACCATTCGATTAACCGACTTGAACACAGGTAACGAGCTAACGACTTCGGGTCTCCGTGGTGAGCGTTTGATGTCGTACTACGGACGTGTCTTCGTCAAGTGCGGAACGATGGTCAATGAACTTTCGCTTCGTGAAATGGGAAGCACGTTCGTGGCCACGGCTCGACAGGTTGGTTCGGTCATGGAGAAATCGACTCGCATGTGCGACGGCGTGATCGTGACGAATATCCTGGGGGTGTGCTACGCATTGCTTCCGGGTGAGAGTCAAGGGTGTTACCAGGTGCGGCTCGACGAGATTGAGCCGGGTACGAAGATTCTCGATGCGAAGTACGACCGTGGTGTGCTCATGGTGATCGTCTCAAAGGGTGGTGTGTACTCGAAGCTGATCTACCGGTTCAATACAGCGTTCACGGATCGGTCGCTTCGGGTCGAGGAAGACGTGTCCGCCGACGCGCCGGTCTTCACCGTCCTGGAAAAAGGTGTGTGCGCGCACGTGCCCGAGGACGGCAAGGTCGAGTTGTTCGCGGTCGATCCGAAGTCCGGGACGATCAACGTGATCGAAGACCCGGTGATCAGTCTCGATATGAGGCTATTCAATGATGGAACGTCGGTGGTGTTCTCGACAGGGAACAAGTTGATGCGACTCCGAATGAAGTCGTGACCTTTTACATGGAGGTCGAAATGCACTACAACGAATGGAACCGTAGTAGACAGGAACAGGAAAGTCGAGGCCGGAAGGCTTTGGACGAACATGCCCAAAGCTGCTCGAAGTGTCGGAACTCCAAAACTAAGTTTTGTGAGGAGTGGAGGAAGCTCAAACGTCAGACGGTGTTTTAGACTACCGTCTGTTCTGACGTGGCTAGAACTTTTACTTGGAGGATTAAACGATGTCATGGATTTTCTATGCGGTCAATGCGTTCTGTTTTGGTACGTTGTTCTCGGCGTTTGGAGATTCTGCCCCGACTATTAAGAACAGTATCGGCGTTGCTTTTGTCGTCTCGTTGACTCTGACGGCAATTCCGTTGTTTGGGGCGAGCTATTGGATTGGGTGCGCCGTTCTGGTGTTTACTTTCTTCGCCTTCATGGGGACACAGGCAACACTGCGTATCAACATCCTAATGGTGTTGACTCTGATTTACGATGCCGTTGCGTTGTTCCCTCTTCAAGAACTCTTTTGGAAGTGATACCCCGATGCACAACGTGACCTGGACATGTCCAAAGTGTGGTCGTGAGACCGTCTTTCGTCGTTTCTACACGAAGAGATCGGCGGAGCGTTGGGAGCAAACCGTTCGTGACCAAGTGTGTGAGTGGTACTATGGAGAACCATGCAATGGAGACAGATGAAAAACCCCGTCGTGTTAGAGCCAGGATACGACGTACGGTAACGGAAGTTGCCATAGTCTTGCTAGACAAGGAAGGCAATGTAGAGGAACTTGGGGAAGTTCTTGAAGAACTTCAGATGGATGATGTTTTCGTTGAAGACATTCAAGCGGTACATTCAGTGCATTCATAACAGGGAGAAAGCAATGTCTGATCCAGCCAAAGAACGAGAGGTAGTCCGTGGAATACATGAAGGTGAGTTGGGTATGCACCTTCACACGAACCTGCGAAAGTTCTGCGACTCCAGACCGACTAGCCTGGCGTACAACTTGGTTCACTTAGACTCGTGCAACGAAGCGTGGTACGGGTACCTGGATGCCGTGTGGGCGAAGCTCAAAGAGAGTGACAAGCCAGCGTGTGAAATCCTCAAGGAATGTGCTCATGACGAGGATGGGTCTCTCCAGTGGGGAGACAGTGCTCGGAACGCTTTGCGGATCGCTTTCGATTGCTTTGACGATGGAGATTGGGTTGGCATGGCCGCGTACATTGATCCGAAAGACTGCGAGGTCGATGAACCTTTTCCAGCGGAAGACACGGAGGAGTAAGACGATGGATAGACTGATCGGTGACGAGTTACTCCTGGATAACGATCTCTACAAGTTCTCCATGATGAATGCGGTCTTGTGCCACTACGAAGGGACGCCGGTTCGGTACAAGTTGTTCAATCGAGGTGACACACTATTCAGTGCCTCTACGGCTTCCATGCTGCGCGAGCATGTGGACGCGATGGGTGGATACAGTCTCTCCGAGGGTGCCTTGGACTGGCTGCGTGCGACGTGTCCATACTTCACCGACGAGTTATTCCAGTACTTGTCAACGTATACACTCGACCCTTCAGAGGTCCGACTGACGTACGACGACAACCTGGGGATCGAGGTCGAAGGTGCGTGGGAGAGTGCGATCATGTGGGAGGTGCCTTTGATGGCGGTGCTCAGTGAGCTTCACTTCCGGGATACGCAAGTGGACTACTCGGAGTTTCGAGCCAATACAGTGTTGAAGAGAGAGTTGCTTCAGCGTCATGGTTGTATGCACGCGGATTTCTCGACGCGTCGTCGGTTCGCTCGGAGGTCGCAGGACGAGGCCGTGGACGCGCTCCGACACTCTGAGTGCTTCCTGGGTACGAGCAACGTGAGGCTGGCACGTAGCCGTAACTTGAATCCTATTGGCACGATGGCACATGAATGGGTAATGGGTCTCTCGGCGATCCTGGGTCTCCGTCATGTGAATACGAAAGCTCTTGAAGCGTGGCAAGACGTGTTCGGGAGTTCATTGGGAATCGCGTTGACGGATACGTATACGACGGACGCATTTCTGCGAGAGTTCAACAAGGAACTGGCGGAATCGCGTGATGGTGTGCGACAGGACAGTGGTGATCCACATGCGTATCTCGCAAAGCTCGTCGCTCACTATCAAAGTCTCGGGATCGATCCGAATACGAAGACGATCATCTTCAGTGACGGGTTGTCCGTGAGTAAAGCGGTGGCGATCAAGCTGGCGTGCGACTCGGCGGGTATCAAGTGTGGTTTCGGAATAGGAACTCATTTCTCAAATGACTTCGAGGACGTGACGCCGTTGAACATCGTGATCAAACTTGTCATGTGCGATGGTAAACCGGTCGCCAAGCTCAGCGACGATCCAGGGAAGGTTACAGGGGATAACGCTCAAGCAATCCAGGACGCTCAAGATAGCATCCGTGTTTGAAAGGGGAACTACAATGAAGCGACTACGATTCAAGTTCGGTATTGAATATGCGATTCGTGAGTTGACGAGCCAGGCGATCAACTTGGTAACGGAGGCCGGGAAGAAAGGGGTAGCACTAGGAGTCAGTGGTGGTGTGGATTCCGCAACGGCGTTGAGCGTATGGCATGAAGCGTTTGCTCGGTACAATGCTCATGAGTCGGAGGAAGACTGTCTTCGGGTGATCTGCTTACTGATCCCTTCGGATGCAAATGATCCATCGGACTATGAAGATGGTGTCAGGGTCGTTGAGGGTGTTAGAGAGAAAGGTGGTGTGGTGGTTGAGCAACACGTGATTGATGTGGAACCGTTTGTTGCACCGTTTCGCACGAAGGCTTTCAGCAAGTTGATGCCTGACAAGTTGCAGAAAACGTTTTGGGAGAACCTCTACTCCGAAATGCGAGCGGTGATTCTCAGTCGGGTGGCTGAGGCCCATAATTGCCTCTTGGCCGGGACAGGAAACTATGACGAGGATTACGTCCTCGGATATTACACGAAGCGTGGTGACGGTGCGGTTGATAACAACCTCCTGGCCATGCTTCCGAAATCTCTTGTGCGAGTGTTGGCGGCGAACCTGGGTGTTGATTCTGAGATTGTGAACCGGGAGCCGACGGCGGGTCTCAGTGAAGGGCAGACCGACCGTGGTGACCTGGGGTACGATTACGAGGTGGCAAATGAAGTGTGGCTCGAAGCGTTGACTCACTCGGCGTACATGAGAAAGCATGACAGGGAGGGAGTGGCTCACAGCATCTTCGGTGCGCTCAAAGGCCATGTTGCGTCTGAGAGTGTCCTGGACGTTCTCCGGCGCAATGAGACCACGGAGCACAAGCGCAAGCCGCCAACAATCGGTATGGTCTCCCTGGAACTGGAGGAAAATGGGAAGTTCTCTACCTGGAGTGGGGCCGGTGAAGACGGTATCTTCCGTTGTCCGGCAATTGGCTTTGAGGAAGAGGTCTGAATTACTCACAGTTAATTTTCTTTTTCTCCGTGCAAATAGACAGAGGTATTTCTGACTGGACTTGGAGAAAAAGAGATGACTGAGACGTTACATTCCTGCGAGCTTGTCTTTGATCCGCAGACCAGAACCTTTGAGGAAGTGTCCACAAGGGAAATGAGGATTGCCTCGAAGATGTTGAATTTCGGGGAAGGTCAAGGGTCAGAGGTAGTGCCGCAGTTCAAGCGTCAGATGGAACCGGGAGGCATGATCATTATGTCCACCGATGTCAATGCAATGGCCGGTGGTGGTCTTACGGGGAAACTCAAGGCTCTTGTGAAGACGACGCTTAACAGACTCTTTCGCAGCGACAAGGCCAAGAAAGTGATCAAGGATTTCTTCAAGTCTTGGGGAATGAGTGCCGGAATGAGTATTGGTAGGAGTTTCAACGGCGTGTTCTATGATGCTGACGAAGACGTGACCTATGACGAGAACAGCTTCACCGTGGACTTGAAGGGTGTACCCTTCCCGTTGGTCTCGGCTATTGGTGCTTCGTTGGCGAAGGCGTTTGATCAAAAGTCGGTCTTGGTAGAGGATAATCGTTCGGGTACGGTCTTTGAGATCGGCCCGGCAGTTAGACCGCGACGGGTCGCGGTAGCTTAGTATGAAGTTGGTGGGACAAAATGGACAGGAAGCAACAAGAGAGAATCCTGGAGTTGATCCAGAGTGACGAATGGCCAAAGGCTGTTCCTGATCACTTGCTCGTGGACGAACGTTCGGAGCGAGCCAAACGTGAGCGTGCACGCGCGACGATTGACCTTGCGGGTCTGAATGTCACTGAGCAAAAGGTTCTGGACTTCGGGTGTGGTCAAGGTCATGTTACGTTGGAAGCGGCGGGGACTGCGGCACTCAGTGTTGGCTTCGACATCGAAGGGCAGTGGGACGACAGCGGGAATGGATACGTGTTGACAACAGATTTCAGTGAAGTGGATAAACATCGGTACGATGTGGTCTTCCTCTACGACGTGATCGATCATCTTTTGGAGGGCGAGAGTCCGAGGTCCGTGTTGTCGGCGATTCGTGGAGTGCTTGCGGATGGTGGCCGTGTGTTCGTGCGATGTCACCCGTGGTTCGCGAGACACGGCGGTCACCTTTACAGTCAGTTGAACAAAGCCTACATACACGTATTTGTCCATGACCAGGATGACGTGCGAGAGTTGCTTGGTCTTCGCCCGGAGCCGGTGCGACGGTACAGTCCAGCGAGTGGAGGAAATCCGTTGACGGCATACGACGGTATGTTCCAGCAGGTGGGTTACAGGATCGTTGAAAAGCAGGTGGTGAAGTTCGACTTGGATCGGTATTTCTTGGATACATCTGAATGCCGGGCGTGGTTGGCCGGTGGAAGTCTGGAATTGATCGGCTCCAGGGTGAATTTCCAGGAAACGTATTCGATTGAGTTCGTGGACTACGTTTTGGGGAGATAGTGGTGAGAGAGAAAAGACACTGGGAGAACTGGGATCAAGGTGATGTTGCTGAGAGGATTGACCGGTTCTGGGGTACTGATTCAGGAGAGTGGGCACTGCGTCGTCAGTTGGCGGACGAAGTGGTGAAATTCGTTGGTGGTGATTTCCCGGTTCTGGAGGTCGGAAGTGGAAGTGGTCGGATGGCTCAAGAGTTTGTGCAGCGAGGCTTCACAAAGGATACCTATGAAGGTGGGGACGTGAGCGACATGATGTTGGGTATGGCACGGTTGAGGTTGCCCGAGTTCACCTTTCGGAAGCTGGACATCTTTGCTTTGCCAGACGAGACTTTCAGTAGCGTGGTGTGCATTCACGTGCTTCAACACCTACCTGAATTTGAGACTCCGCTGCGGGAGTTACTCCGAGTTGCACACAGGAAGTTGGTCGTCGTGACTTGGTTTGCTGAACAGACGGAAATCAATTTGTCTCATTGGGGTGGTGTTTCCTTTTACAACAATGCGTATCGGGAGTCCGAGCTAGTTGATTTCGTTAGAGATAATGCAGGCGATCAATCCGTCTCGGTGACGACACGAACGACGAGAACTCATGGTAAGGTTCATGGATCAATCGAGGTTGTGTTCACAGGGGTCTAGGATGCCCGTGGTACAATTGTCAGAATCAGGGGTAATTTCGAGTCATGGAGGCTTTGAGAGGCCGTTAGGGGCGATTCTGGGGCGTCTGAGAGGCATTCTGCCGGGTATTTCGGCCTGGAGGGTAGGTTCTGAGGGTGAAATAGGGGTTTCTGAGGGGCTCCAGAGGTCGTTGGCGGTGTTTTGAGTCTCTGAGGCCGGGTGTGTAGCCCGGCGCTCTCCTGGGCGCTCTGAGAGCGTCTGAGAGGCCAGGAAATGGGTCGGTTGTGTTACTTTGTACGACAGGAGGAAGTCATGGCTGAGTCAGGTTGGGATCGCACTGAGAGAAAGGTCTCGAAAGGACCGGTGAACGCCATTGTGTGCATTGCCGGGATTCTGTTCGTTGCCGTCCTCGTGTTCGGCGCGATGGGCGTGTTCTTCGGTTGGTTCGGTGAGGCCGCAAGTGTCGCTCGTGAGGAGTTCGGACCCCGTGCGGGTCTGGATAAATACGAGTGGTTCAAGCGGACCGCGGCGCAACTCTCGAAGAAAAAGGCCGACATCGCGATCTATGAGAACCGGATCAAGAGTATGGAAGAGGACTACGAGGGAACGGCTCGAAAGGATTGGGATCGTACCGATAAGCAACAGCGGAATCTCTGGCTTCAGGAGGTGGCCGGTGTCAAGGCTTCGTACAACGCGCTGGCCGCGGAGTACAACGCTCAGAGTCAGATGTTCCACTGGGAAATGTTTGACATGACGGAAGGTGGTAAGTTGCCGAGGTCGTTTCAACAGTACGTTTCTGATTGAGCGGAGCACGTGACTCCGTTCACTTGTTTGTAGGTCTCTGTTTTGGAGGTTGGTTCAATGCGTTTCAGTTCCAAGTTCGTTCTGTTTTCGACGGTCGTTTCGTTGGCGTTTCTGATCGGGTGCAATCCGAGTCCGCAGCCGCCCGTGTCCGCGTCCGGGGTCAAGAAATTGACCGTCAAGGTCCAAACCGGTTCCGATGGTCTGACAGCCGAACAGCGGAATATCAAGTACAAGTACGACGAGGACAACAAGCCGGGTGCGATCAAGCATCTGTACATTGTCTCCGCGTACTCTGGGGATTGTATTCTCTACTCGACGGTGGACGGCAAGGTCACGTCAAGTGGGAAGCGTCTGAGTCCGACTACGGTCGCGGCTGGACGGTACTGCGGGATACCGGTGGTCATCGGTGGTCAAACGTACTACACGAGTGAAGTCTGCCAGGACGACGGTACATACGGCCATTCGATTCCGTACTTGATCTGGAAAGATTCCCGCGGCTTCGGTCACCAGCATTACGTGTCGGGAGGGCAGATCATCCATATCACGACGCAACCAATGTCGTGGCCGAAGATCATCCTGAACCTCGAAACCCAGATGGCCGAGTGACAATCGCCGCTACCTTGACTGGAGGACAAAACATGAAACGTCAAGTGAAGCGTCGAGCATTCACATGTGTCGAGTTGGTCATCGTGTTGTTCGTCTTGGGAGTTCTTGCGGCGTTGCTGCTACCAGCGTTGCGGAACCTGAAACACAAGGTGATCAAGCCGAAGCCGCCCGTGTCGGCGTTCGGTGTGAAGCAGTTGACCGTCAAGGTTCCGGTTGGAGCCGATGGTCTTACCGCGGAGCAACGGAATATCAAGTTCAAGTACGATATGGATAACAAGCCGGGGGCGATCAAGCACCTGTATGTCGTGTCGGCAGTTTCCGGTGATTGTGTCCTTTACTCGACGGTGGACGGCAAGGTCACGTCTTCGGGTAAGCGCCTGAGTCCGACCACGGTCGCGGCTGGACACGAGGAAGGGGATAAGGTCGATTACGACTGGGGTGTCTCGGTCACCATCGGTGGTGAGACGTACTACACGACCGAAGTATGCCAGGACGATGGTACGTACGGGAATTCCATCGACTACTTGCTCTGGAAGGATTCTCGTGGCATAGGCCACCAGCATTATCCGACAGATGACCAGATCATCCACGTGTCCACGCAACCGATGTCGTGGCCGAAGATCGTGTTGAACCTGGAAACCGTTGGGGTCAGGCCGAGAGTCGAGTAGGAGCTACCAGGCTCGCCTGCGGCGTGTTGACAGAGAACCGTGCAGAATCTTGTTGACACGTCGCGGGTACTTGCTAAGATTTCCTTCCCCACTACGGTGGAGACAGGTGAAGACAACGAGGTCAACAACGAGGCTCATTGAAATTTCGGCGGAGGGACTATGGAAGTGGTTCTGAGAATAGCTCACTTCGGTAGAGCATTTGCTTTAGGGGCAAAAGGTAACCAGTTCAATTCTGGTTTCTCAACCAAACTGCCATTTTCGCTTTTCCCTGCGCCGTCTTAACTTTCGGAAGGACTGGGGAGCAAGTCAGAGTTTAGCGATTCACAATCGTTGCCAAAACAACACCCTTGGTCTCGACTTTCCTTCCACTTTTCGACATCTTGAATCAATCGCGACGGTGGAGTCGTTTCGCAGTTCGCCGTGTTACGCCGAGTACCGTAAGGGAAACGTGTGTTGTGTGTCTGCCCGGCGTCTCCCGTCGCTTTTGGACGCCCTGTTACGTACGGACAGGGTAACTTCCTCTGGCTCATGTGCCCTGGTAAAGGTAACCCCTCGACGGGTATGTCGGAGGAAGTTTCTAATGCGGAGTGGAGCAGCCTGGAGTGCTCGCTGGTTTCATAAGCCAGAGGCCGTGGGTTCAAATCCCACCTCCGCTACCACTGTGGTCTGTGAAGGTTCAATTCCTTCGTCCTATTCGCAGTTTGTACAGACGGTTTAGGCTTGGCGAATACATGAATCGCTAGGAAGGCATGGTGCCGCAGGTCCCTTGTTCTTTGAACTCTTGAGCTTCAGCGGACCCACGACGCTGTTCTCAGCTTGTCTGAGAGGGGAGAGTGGGTGTGAAAGTGAAAGTCTTATAAGAGCGTGGTGAACACGCGACCCTTAAACCGTAGCTTCAAGAGTTCTTTGTTCGAGAGAATAGACCAAGGCGGATTGGGCGCATCGACTAATATGGCCTAAGTCACCCGGTCTTCGGACAGGGAAATGCTGGTTCGATTCCAGCCGTCCCGCATGGCTGTTCTCTCGGCGTTATACCGAATGGTGTAACACTGATTGGTGTAACGCGGATGTGCGTAATGCAGAACTGCGTAGAGGGTTTTTGGTATGCTTCGCTCATTCATAATCGGTGCAGTGATTCTTTGCTCGGCGATTCCCGTTCAGGTAACACTCAGGTTGCTTGGGCTTCCCCGAGACGTTGGTCTAGCCGCGGCGGTTGTCGTGGCTTTGATCGGTGCGGCGTTCCAGGTACGAGCCTTTTGGACGGCACACGTGGAACGTAGGAAGTTGGACGAGAGGATGTATGTGCAACGAAAGTTGCTGGAGTATTCGATCCGGTGTAACCCGTAACTGGTAGCGGAGCGGATTGTTAATCCGTGGGTCAGTACCCCTGGAGGTTCGAGTCCTCCCGCTGGAGTGAGACAGATGGCGCGTCCCTTAAAGAAACCTCTGGAGGATGGGACGCTTGCGAGGCCCTCGGGTGACGGGCTCCCTCCCACCGCCTTGACATCTGACAGGTATTAAGCGGACGTAATTCAGTGGTAGAATGAGAGGTTTCCAACCTCTTCGCCTGAGTTCGATTCTCAGTGTCCGCTCCAGGAGTTTCGCCGTTTTAGGGCGGTTAAGCTGATCGTCTGAGGTCGTGTAGTCCCGTGCGACTCCGCCCGAAGGGAACGAGGGTACCTAGGAGGGAGAACGGGAACTTATGGGGAGGCATGTTCCAAGGGGGCGACTGACCCTTGCAAGGTCGGTGTGGTGGATTCGATTTCCACCCTCTCCACCAAGGATTAGTTGTTAGTCGTTAGCTCTTTGAAAATTTCGGTCGGTCTCTTGCCTGTGGCTCGAAATGCCACTACCGTTCGTGGTAAGGCAACGCGTGGTAGGGTGAGTGTTACGTGGGTACAGAGAGTAAGGAAGCGTAATGTTGCTGCGGTTCGATGCCGTAAAGAACACTCAGGTGTCGTTTCGCGGTGAAGGTGCGAATTACATTGAAAAATCAAGTTGAACGGCGCACCTTGGAGGTAGAGTCCTCCCACAACGTTGACGGCGGTCGGCCAACCGTCACGAGTTGTGTGACAGAACAACGCGACTATACTTGAAGTTGAGAGAGGGTGACTCCTTTCTCCGGGTAAGAACAGACCGAATGGATTCCTGCACCTCTAGCGTGGTCGCTCTTTTGGAGTTCGATTCTCCGGTAGGGGTCCAGCGTTGGTAACACAGCGACAACCGAAAGCATCGGACTCGTTGTGTCAGTAGATGGTCGAGGGAAGAAAGGAATGATGATTGTACGATACTACCGGAAGCCCCGGACCTCGTGCATAGTTCCCGGAATGAATCGACCATACCAATGCTCTTTGAAAACACGGGCGTAGGCGAATCGGTAAACGCCGTCTCATGACTGGGTGAGACGTAAAGGGTTGCTTCCGACTGGCCGCATTATTGGTCGGTCGTCACAAAGTGAAACCCACAATGTTCCAGGTCAAGGTTGGGCCTGGAAAGGGGAGTGTTAAGTAACACATCCTCTTCGTTGCCTTATACCCAGGTGAGTGAGTGGGAAAGTCGTGGCCAAAGTGCACAATGACTGCGACACGAAGCTCGCTTTAGCGACGAGGCAATAAACGTGTTACAGTTGGTTCGACTCCAACCGCCCGTGTGAGCTTGAAAATACGAAGGGACTTGGGTGTAAGTCATAGACCCAATGTTTAACTGGTAACACTAACCTTGTGCCCGCTTTTCCCTTCAATTGAAATCAAACAGGAGTGGTGCAATGGGACTTTCCAGGTTTAGTAGCTCGGCAATTTTGTCGAGCAGGTGTAGCTCAGTTACGGTAAGAGCACCGGTTTGAAACGCCGGGTGTCGTCGGTTCAACTTCGACCACCTGCACCATTTGACAGAGCACAGGTTCGAGTCCTGTAGGACGTATAATGGTAAAGAAAAAGAAAGAACCAAGTGAGACGGAACTGCTCCGTGCCTTGTGTGAAGCGAGTAATATCAAGGTGACTTCAAAGATGACAAAATTTGACATGAGAGTTGCTTTGAGTGTTTCACATTCGACTTTTTGTTAGTTCCGTTTTCTGGGGGCGCACCGTGGCTATGAACGGAAAGAGGTTCTCAGAAACACGATAGCGGCGCGCGCAACCTATCGGACGCTATGAGGGCTTATCCGGGGGTCATGCTCCCTTGAGTGCCCCGCCAAAAGACGGAACACTGATCTTTGACATTCCCTAACGCTCCCACCTCGTTGGCCCCAGGTTTACACCGACCTGGGGTAATGGTACCGGCTCTTGGGACCCTACCAAAACAACAATCCCAAGAGTCGGTGCCTACAACTTTGGACGGGAGACAGACATCGAATTTTGAGGGGACTATGGGAGAGGTTCTGAGAACATCAGCTTCACACGCTGAGAGTATGGGTTCGATTCCCATTACGTCCACCAACATAGGACGCATAGTTCAATTGGTTTAATACCTGTCTCGCTTTTCCCCTCAAAGCTCTTTCATGGGAGGCTCGGATGCTAGTTGGAAGGCCGACCCATAGCTCCGAGTCTCCCTTATTTTGAGCCTGGTGGTTGCGAGTTTGAGTCTCGCCAGGGTCATACGGGCGACTAACTCAGCGGCTAGAGTGCTTGTCTTACACACAAGTGGCCGGAGGTTCAAATCCTCCGTCGCCCATGAGTCGATGACATTGGGAACAACAGGAGGTAATGATGGAACAGCAAGAGGTACTCACAAGAGCCTTCGAGAAAATCGGAGCACAAGTGGACGTGACTCCGCGGTCACGGCTTACTGGTCGTGCGTCGGTACGTGCACGTCAGAACGCACAAGCCGTCCGTCTGGACGTTGCGAACCGTGGCAAGCGGGGGGAAGTCTTTGACGTTGTTCTGAATGACGAAGACGGGCTTGGTGTCCAGGTGAGCGTACCGGACATCGACCGGAAGGATCGCCACCTCTTGCTCGTGGTTAAGTCTCAGGGGGCACGACAGGGTATGCCGCAGACGACCGAGAAATTCCTTTGCGGTCACGACGAGCGTCAATGGTTTGTGGCCGGTGTCAAGAATGCCGGTGTGCGTGACGTGCGTTCGGCCAAGGAATCTTTGAAGCCGGGCTATGCAGCGGAATCCCAGAGCAGAGCCAAGGTAAGAAAGAAAGATCGAAACCGTCGGAAGAACAAAGGCTTCAAGAGACAGGGAGAGTTTTTCTTTGTGCCGGAGCCGAGTTTCAAGCCGGACGAAAAACTCTTGCTTCGGAATGAACCGATGCAACGGGGAAGTGCCGGGAGTAAGCCGCACATGGCCGAGTTGCTTGTGCGTATGGGTGGTGAGACGGTACACGTGTCACCTGCTTATCCGAACGGTCTTACTCAGGCTTCGTACGACAGGCTTGTCAAGGAAAATCCGAATGCGAGACGTTGGGCGTGGCGAACTATGAGACGCGATGCGACCGCGTATGTGAAAGGCAAGGTGCGACACTCGGATCACAAGACACTCGTGCTGAAGGAATGGCACCGGGTGCAAATCAGTGAGGAAGAGACAACTAGCAGTGTCGCGTTCCTCGACTAGAATGAGCCGGTCACGGGAGACTAGCTCAACTGGTAGAGCATCGAACCGATAATTCGAGGGTTGCTGGTTCGAGTCCAGCGTTTCCCATACAGCGAGCGTGGCGTAATTGGTAACCGCGTATACCGTAATTCCTAGCACGCCTGGTTGGGTAGGTCGGATCCGAAGACTCTATGGCGTGGAGTCAGGCGAAAGTCAATTAGGGTTGCTGGTTCGATTCCAGCCGCTCGCGACTTTAGGGTCGCAGCAAGTGGGTGTTGCGGTCGGTCTCCAAAACCGATGTCTTAGAGGGTTCGATTCTCTCCGGCCCTGCTCGGATTGTGGTTGTTTTTGGTATTTCAAGACAGGAGGAAGCAGCCATGCGAGGAATGGTAGATTATCTCACGGCTGCGTGCGCGGGCACCGGCCAGGCCACCATGTACAACACGAGGGAAGAACAGGACGCCGCATTGGCCGTGGTTCACGGTGAAGCTCTCAAGGCCAGTCGCCGGTTCTATGCCTTGTCTGCGGTGTTGCCCATGAACGACCGGAGCAAGCAATTGACCATGATCAACTTGCTGCGGACGGGTCAGTCTCTCGTACACCTGGACGAAGACGAGTGCGAGACGGAGATCATGATCGAGGAAAACGTCTTCAAGTACTTGCTGGAGACGATGCCTTTTAACAGGGTCCTCGACCTCTTCGTCATGCTGCGAGAGGCCAAGGTGAACAATAGCCGTACGCGCCGGTTCGCTCGTATGGTCTGGGAGGAAGTGGACGCGTACCGGGCAATCAAGTATCCGACGAAGCTGCGTGCGCTTTTGCGCCACGGCCACGTGCCGGAGAAAGGTGTCCCGGAGAGACGAGAACTCCATGCGTTCTTGTTCGGTCGGATCAAGAAAGCGTCGGATGTGAAGCATTGCGCGTTGCTAAAGGATCGTTTCCGAGCGCGTAAGACTTACGAAGCGTTGTTCGCGTTGCCGTATGACATTGCCGTTGATCTGGCGGTAGGTTTCCACGGGAAGACCGCAGAGGACTTCAAGCGAGAATACTCCAGTCACGGTAAGGCAACCCGGAAGGAAAAACTCCGGGCACGACAGACCGCGAAGGCTGCGGTGGACTTCAACAACTACTCGTTGCTGGAGTTGCTGCGGCACTTGTACCAGCATGAAGATGATCTGGACGCGGCTCGTGACGTGCTTGACCGGAAAGCGTCCAAGGTTGCGGGAGGGATTATTCTCCCGGAGAAAACGGCCTTGGTCGTGGACAACAGTTACAGTGCAATCGGAAGTGGAGAACGGAAGTTCCATTCGTTGTCAGTCATCGAAGCTCTGACTCGCATTTTCTTCGCCGCGGATGGTGAAGGGTGTGAGGTTAAGGCATTCACCGTTGGCCCCGAGGTTGATGGTGGTTTGATGCGAGCCGCAGGTGCGACGGAGATTAGACGCCCGCTGGCGGAAGCGTTAGTGTGGCGACCGAACGTCGTACTGATCCTCTCGGACGGGTACGAGAACATGAGCGCTGGAAGTGCGGCGCAGGTTCTCAATACTCGTGCGGTGCGGGATAGTGGAATCAGTGTGATCCATCTGAACCCGGTTGTGTCCTTTGAGAAACGTGAGGGTACTGGCGTCGTTCGCCAGATTGCTGACAGAGCGCCGTCTCTGGTTCTGACGGCTCCAGAGCAACTGCCGATGGTTTACCTCCTCGGTCGCGCTCATAGTGACCCTCGTTTCCTGGAGGAGTTTTTCGTAGGTGTCGAGAGAGCCGTTGTGAGTGGAGGAACCGACGATGTTAAGAGACTTACTCAGGGGCTTAGAGGCTTGCCCGCCCCAGTCAGTGGGTAACATGGTCGTGGTGCCGATCATCGGTGCCGAGACAGAGTTCCGAAACGTCGGTCATGTTGGCGACGTGCAACTGCGCGAAGATGTCAGCTATGAGTCGATGCGCTTCGGCACGGACTCTCGGCACGTAACGATTGTGCCCCAGGGACTCGTGTGTCTCACGAAGGAAAGCGCGCAGGACCGCGTGCTTCCGTCCGCACACCTCTTGCAGGGGAAGGAAGGGAAGCAACTTCACACGTTCTGCGTTCAGTCGAGCCAATGCGGTCTCATGCGTAAGGACAGGGAAGAGGAACGGCAGTTCCGATTGCTTCCTGCGAGTTTGCGACTCAAGGCGTACCGTAACCGGGACACCGCAGGGTACTCCGCGTTGTGGGAAGACTTGAGAGCATTCAATACGTCCACGGGTGCGACCGAACGTGGTAGCCAAGGGGAAGACTTCCTCGTCAATTTCTTCAGGAAGTTCGACGAACAGATCGCCGAGTTCGTTGCGGAGTTCGAGCCGGTCGAAGGCCAGCGGGGAGCTATCGTCCTCGTGAATGGCTCCGTGGTCGGTGTGGAAGTCATGCCCAACCGGGAGACCTTCCTGGATATGTGGCAGTACCTTATTCGAGACTGCTACGGCTCGGAAGCTCTGGCAAGGATCGACAAGGCTAAGCCGGAGCGAGCGTTTGTCCTTGAAGACGTTGGTGACCTCGATCAGTTGGTCGGTGCCGTTGACCGGTTGGCTGAGAAAGAGCAGGCTTGGGCAGAGGAAGTGGCCGAGTCTGTTCTGAGTGAGGGAGTCGAACTTCAGTCCGCGGAGGCAGAGGGTGCATTCTCTCTCCATAACGTGGACATGCCTGGCTATGATGGCCAGTTGGTCAAGAAAGAGGAAGATACTATTTTCCTGTCTCTCTTGGCAAAGGAGGCCGGACGCCGTGGATTTCGACGTGCAACGCGCACCAGTCGGAACTAGCATCCGACAGAGTTGAAAGTTAGGGGGAGCGTCTTGGTTCTAACGGACCTTGGCGCTCCCCCTTTTTTGTTTCTAAATGGTCAATGTTATGGGTTACCCGTTCGATCAAGAATCAGTTGAGTTGCGACCGGCCTTCGTGTGGATGTGCCCGGAGTGTGGAAAAGAATTCTTTGAGAAAGGGATCGTGATCGAGTTCCCAGAGGGTTCGGACTACGACCCGGAGGATGAACCTGGCTGGCTTGAAGGACCTGAAGTGGTGCATTGTCCCGATTGTGACAGGGAGTTTGATACGGTAGGATTCAACGAGTCTCAGGATGATGTTGAAGAGGGGCTAGAGCATAATGAAGACGATTGAAGTCCGCGTGTGGGTCCGGGAAGTACCGTCGGATCGGGAATGGGTGGAAAAGCTGCCGATTAAGGTCGGTTCGTGCGAGCGTAGTGCGGTCAAGGCTGCGATCAAGACTACGCTTCGAGAGTTCAATGTCGAAGAGAAAGTCAGGTATGGCGAAGATGCTCCCCAAAGGAAGCTAGTTGCATTTCGGTGGAAGGAAGTGCAAGATACGGATCATGACTGGGAAAAGGCGTCACTTGTGACTGAGGCTGGAGGATACGACCGTTACCGTTGTGTCCGTTGTGGAGCGAAGGGAAAGCGATATGGTGTGGAAGAAACGGTGAGGCCAGACAGAAAGAACCAGTTGGAGTGCATGGGGAAATAGCTTCGGGTGTTGCAGTTGAATTATCTGGTCTTATTTAAGATTTTGTTCACACCTATTTCGTCTATGAAAGAGAACAAGGTCAACGGACTCAGAATCGTTCGCAAGTTTCGAGAGATCGGTGCGCGCGTGGACATTGACAAGTTCCCGTCTCCGTTCGCTGAGAAATGGAGCGATAGGCCGGTGCCGAATCGTGTATCGGTTCTTAGAGACCGTGACGGGTTGATCTTCGATGTTTTGATCAATCCATCGGAAACGACGAGCATGGAGGCTACAGTGAACCATGAGAGTCGTACCTTGTTGCTTTCGATAGGGAAGGTGAGTGGCGGTCAAGATCGCTACTTGTGTTGTGTTCGGTCAACGCGATATTATCTAAGACCATTGGTTGACGGTATGCACCCAGACCTGAGTAAGGGCGCAGCCTTGTTCGAGCCTCACATGGGCGTCGGCAATAGGTTGCCAAAGGGTGCGAATCCACCGGGGCGTTCAGTGTTGAAAAGTCCCGAGAGTGTTCACTCTGTCTGATTGTTCATAGGAGGGAATGACGATGCTCGCCCAACTGATTCGAGCGGGAAAGATCAAAGTCGAGAAAGGCTTCCTGGGAATCGGAACTCAGGATGTTGCTGGAGATGTGAAGGTTGTACACGTCGAGCGTGATTATCCCGGCTTCCTCGGCGGTGTTCGTGTCGGTGACCGTGTTATGACGTTCGATGGTAAACCGCTTAAGACTTCGGCGGAGTTCAACGATGCCGTGGATGCGATTACGCCTGGTACGAAGAAAGGTCTCGAAGTCGAGAGACCTATTCGCCGTCGTAAAGGAGAGAAAGGAGAGGTGACAGAGACCGGGGAAAAGATTGCTCTTGAAGTGATCATTGGCGGCTTCCAGACGACTTCGGAAGTGGTCATGTCGTAGTAGAGGGGTGGGTATTCTCTCAGGTGATCGCGTACGAGCAGGTGCCACAAAATAGAATTGGGGAAAGAGTTGATGACAGGAGATAAGCCCTGGAACCACGTGGTTCCAGGGCTTTTTCCGTCTTAGGATCGGTTTGCAAGTTTGCGTCAGGTCTGGGATCATAATCTTTTTCTAGCCCGCCAACGGAGACTGGTGAGAGCAAAGACTCGGAACGAAAATGAGGGCAACGAGGTAGGACGTGAGGGACTCTTGAATCGAAAACGATAGCGAGTGGTTACCATGAACTCGACGGAGTTCATGTGGGTGTCTTGCGCTCATTACCGGCAGATTAAGACTAAGATTAAGACACCGGAACACACCGAATGTTTCTTAGAAACTCAGCGTGTATTGGGAGAGGGAAATGCCAGATAGACAAACAGACACTATCGCCAGTAGGGGACGGCCAGCAACATTAGTCGAAGAAGACAACGGTGGGAATAGGAATGGGAATGGGAATGGGAATGGGAATGGGAATGGGAACGGGAATAGACCTCGGACTAGACTTGAGGAAGCACCGTGGAAGATGACAAGGTTGTTCACACAGGACGGTGTAGATGTTTTTGACGGGGTAGAGTGGGAACTACGAACCGCGTCAATTACGAATGACAAGGGAGACGTGATCTTCGAGCAAGAGAACGTCGAAGTTCCGCGTTCCTGGAGTCAGAATGCAACGAATATCGTTGTGTCGAAGTACTTCCGCGGAGGTAAGGGCACGCCGGATCGAGAGACGAGCGTGAAGCAGTTAGTGTCTCGTGTGGCAGATACTATTACTCAGTGGGGTGAAGAGGATGGCTATTTTGGTGAAGGGGAAGCTCAGGTCTTCCGACAGGAGCTAAGACACCTCTTGGTTCAGCAGATGATGTGCTTTAATAGTCCGGTGTGGTTCAACGTTGGGGTGGAAGAGAGACCTCAGTGTTCGGCGTGCTTCATTAACTCCGTAGAGGACACAATGGAGTCGATCCTCGACTTGGCGAAGATCGAGGGCATGTTGTTCAAGTACGGCTCGGGAACGGGATCGAACCTGAGTCCGCTCCGCTCGTCAAGAGAACGATTGTCCAGTGGTGGACATGCCTCGGGGCCGGTCTCATTCATGAAAGGCTATGATGCGTTTGCAGGAGTGATCAAGTCTGGTGGCAAGACTCGGCGAGCGGCCAAAATGCAGATATTGAATGACAGTCACCCTGACATCATGGAGTTCACGGAGTGTAAGGCGAGAGAGGAACGGAAAGCGTGGGCGTTGATCGATGCCGGATATGATGGGAACGTGGCTGGAGAGGCGTATGGCTCCGTGTCGTACCAGAACGCGAATCTTGCGGTGAGAATGTCGGACGAGTTCATGCGAGCCGTGGAAGAGGATGCGGATTGGTCAACGATAGCTGTTAAGACAGGGCAACCGGTGGATACCTTCAAGGCTCGTGAGTTGTTGCGGAAGGTTTCCGGGTGTTCGTGGCAATGTGGGGACCCAGGAGTCCAGTTTGACGACACGATCAATGGCTGGCATACGTGCTCGGGGACAGATCGTATCCGTGCCTCTAATCCGTGCAGCGAGTTCATGTTCCTGGACAACACCGCGTGCAATCTGGCTTCGTTGAACCTAATGAAGTTTCGGGATCGTGACGGAGAGTTCGATTGTGCCGCGCTGAGTCATGCCGTGGACGTGACGATCATGGCAATGGAAATCTTGGTAGATCGGTCGAGTTATCCTACGGCGTTGATCGAGCAGAATAGCCATGACTTTCGTCCGCTTGGTCTCGGCTTCGCGAACCTTGGGGCGTTTTTGATGGCACGGGGTCTTCCGTATGACAGTGACGAGGCGAGGGCATTTGCCGGTGTGGTGACGGCTTTGATGTCTGGGCGGGCTTATTCAATGTCGGCTCGTCTGGCGCGTCGTAAGGGTTTCTTTCCTTCATATCCTGGCAATGAGATTCCGTTCGCTGAAGTGGTCGGGAAGCACCGTGAGCGGTTATCCACGATCAATGCAGCATTCGTGCCTTCAGTTGTCCTGGAGACCGCTAGGTTGGCTTGGGAGTCTGCTGAGGCTCTTGGAGAGCGACACGGGTATCGGAACTCTCAGGTTACACTCTTGGCTCCTACGGGAACGACGGCGTTCATGATGGATTGTGACACGACAGGTATTGAACCTGACATTGCCTTGGTCAAGTACAAGAAACTTGTCGGGGACGGTGTGATGAAGATCGTCAACATGACGGTCTCCGAGGCTTTGAATCGTCTAGGATACGCGTCGGAACAAGTTGTTAATATCCTGGAGTACCTGGAGCGGAAAGAGACAATTGAGGGTGCACCTGGATTCCGTGACGATCATTTGCCGGTGTTCGATTGTGCTTTTGCGCCGAAGAACGGGACACGTTCGATTCACTACAAGGGTCACATTCACATGATGGCGGCGTGTCAGCCGTTCTTGTCGGGTGCGATCTCGAAGACAGTGAACTTGCCGGAGGATGTCCAGGTTGAAGAGATTGAACGGGTCTTCATAGAGGCGTGGAAGCTCGGCCTGAAGGCGGTGACGGTGTACCGGGAAAACTGCAAGCGAGTGCAACCGTTGAACGTGTCCAAGGAAGCCGAACGGAAGAAAGTTGATCCGATTCGTGAGAGGTTGCCAAAAACCCGTCAGTCGTTGACTCACAAATTCTCAATCAGCGGACACGAGGGATATATCACTGCGGGTATGTACGAAGATGGACGCTTGGGTGAGATATTCATTACGATGGCCAAACAGGGAAGCACGATTAGTGGTCTCGTGGACGCGTTTGCAACGTCAACGTCGATAGCGTTGCAATACGGAGTTCCGTTCAAAGACCTCGTTCGGAAGTTCACCTACATGCGTTTTGAGCCATCGGGTTACACCGGGAATGAAGAGGTGCCGAGAGCGAACTCGATCATCGACTACATATTCCGGTGGCTGGCTGTCAAGTTCCTTCCTCCTGAAGATTGTGACTTCCTTGTGAAGACCAATGGCAATGGTCACGACTTGGCGAAAAATGCTGGAGACAGCAACGGGGATACGGCGGAGTTGAAGGTCGTTGAGCAGGAAGTACAACCTACCTTGACGAGCACTGTGAAGGTTGCGACGGATGCGCCGTTGTGCAACCTATGTGGTACAATCATGATTAGGAGTGGCACGTGTCATTCTTGTCCGAATTGTGCCAATACAGGCGGTTGCTCTTAATTACCGCGAAGTAATTAAAATCTTGTAGGTGGCTATTAGTGCCTCCTGGAGAGGAGTCCGCTCAATGTACATCAAGGAAGAGTACGGGTGGAAAGACGGTGGCATGATCGCCGATTGGGCGTGTCACGTTTGTCACCGTGTGATCTATCCGAAAACCAATGCCAGTGATCTTCCCAGGTCGATTCACAATGATCCGTGCGACCGTTGTGGTGAAATCATGGAACTGGCTTATAGGTTGGCTGAGAAGTTGAAAATGGAACATGGTGTGCGCGGTAGCATGTACGATCTCAGAGACGAGTTGTCACGCTACTTCAACGGAAAATCTCCTGGATTCATGTTGCGACGTGTCTTGAAGCAACACCGCGAGTTAATCGAGGGTGCTAAAGATTCAATCCGTAATGGTTGACAGGGGGAGACAATGGATATTCTAAAGAAACTCACGCCGAAGTTGGCCGCGATTGTGTTGTGTTTCAGTGTGATCTTGCTGGCTGCGGTGTTGTGTCTTGCCGTGGTGCGTGGCTCGGCAATCAGTCTATTCGGAATCGAGATTGCATCTTCGATTCCGAAGCAGATGCGAATGTACATTAGTTTCAGTGAGCCAGTCAATGCCATTGACCCTTCAATACGTGTCAATGGTTATATGCGTCTATCAGAGCATAGCTTGAAGCGGCTGGAGATAGTTCGAGGGAATGAAGTCGGTGGTATGTTCGTTGACCTGAACGTCGGGGAAGAAACGAATCCGATCTTTTTCGAGATTGTGGACAACGGTAAGAAATGGGTTACAGAGGACTATTCGAGTTCGTTTGCACACCTCACTGCTTATCGGATACACTAGCCATGAAGATCAAGATGCTGCTAGTTGGATTGTTATTCACATTCAGCGTGTCTTCGTTGGCTGAAGTGGTCAAGGTTGCTCCGAAGAACTGGGCAAAGGAAGTGAAGAAAGGGTGGTGGGAGTGGGGTATCTATCTGGACGGAGCGCCGGGAGAGTTAGACAAGGTTGATCGTGTTGTTTACAAGTTGCACAAGAGTTTCCGAAACCGGTATCAGGTACGAGAGAATCGAAGCGAACAATTTGAGCTTCGAGCGAACGGGTGGGGGACGTTCACGGTTGAGGTTATGATCTTCGTGAAGGGGTCGAAGGAAGGCAAGACATGGATCGAGAGCGTAACAGGGAAGTACATCGTGTTGAAACACTCGTTGAGGTTTCACGGTGTCCCGAAGGATCGGGTGAAGTGGGAAGGTTCTCCGTAGGTGCGTTAGACGGCGTTTTAGGCCGGTGTAGAGTGTTCTTCGTATGAGGAAGATGATGGGTAACGAGATTCCCTTTGGTGACAGCAATCCTTACAGGTTGCTAATTGACCTGGAGATTTGTTCGTGGGACGATCTGGAGTTCTCCCAGGCCGACCCGCTTGACTTTCTTCGTGCTCTGGAGATACTTCCACGAGAACCGGCTCAAAAGATGGTCAAGGGGCCGCATGGAGCCTTTGCCACGGTACCAATGTTCTGCGATAGGTCTGACAGGGGAGAACAGGTGTGCATCCGATTGTGTGGCAACCTCGGGGCCGAGCGGCGTCCGTGTTGCTCCTTTTGGCTGCGACTGAAAGAGTCACTGGAGGACTAGCAGATGGCAAAGGTAGAAAGAGGGGAGCGTCTCAAGGGAGACGAGATCAAGAAAAAGGATAAGGTCGGTAAGTGCTTTGGTCGGTTCATTAGGAAACATCCAGATTGCATTCAGTGTTTTGCAAAAGACTTGTGCGATCAGGTGACGAAAGAACGGAGACGTGCGGGGGGATAGTCAATGGAGTTGAAAGTATCCAAGTTGGTTTGCTCTCGTTGTGGTGCACGTTTCGAGAGAGACGAAGGGGTGTATGTTGAAGGATATGCAGTTGTTGCTAGGCGGTTCAAGGTGAGAGACAGAACCAAGATGCCGTCCGGTAAACTTGAAGCGAATAGCGTCAGACTGCTTTGTCAGACGTGTAAGGCGGAAGAGGAAGAGGAACAAGAACGGCTATTGAAGTAGCGCTATGCCTGAGACAAAGAAACTACCTAAGCGTTACCCGGTATTGTCTTATCGGGAATTACTGAAGCTATTCTTGTCGTTCTTCATTGACGATACGGTTCTCATATCGTTTGGACCGCAGAATCAAAGGGTGTCTAATTGCATCCAGATTCGCAACATGAAGATGACGGTGAAAGACGTGTATCTGGCCGCGGGAGTTGTGGTGGTCGTCGGGCGCGTAGATAAGTTTCTCCAGGAAGTTCGGATTCCTACAGAAAGACTGGCGGTGTTTCCAACTCAGGGCAAGGTGTGTTACTGGACGGGTGAGTGGGGCTATGTGTCGTTTACCATCCGCTCGTTTGCGGATGACGGCACGGATTGATTGTCATGGTAATACAGGAGCGTGATATGAAGGATATGGTGGAAGTAACTCTGCCTTCAGAACGTGGCAAGAGGACGAAAGCAAGCGACCAACGGATCGCGGTGTTCATTGACGTACAAAACATGTTCTATTCGACGTACAAGCTCTACCGTGGAAGACTCCGGTATGGACAGTTGCTCGACTTCGTAGTCGCAGGCCGCAAGGTGTTCCAGGCCACGGCGTACGTGGTTGAACAAGAGGGGAAGTCACAAAGACCTTTCAAGGTTGCGTTGGCCGACTATGGGTACCGGATCAAATCCAAGATGTTGACAGAGCGTTCAGACGGTTCCAGGAAAGGTGATTGGGATATGGGTATTGCTCTGGACGTGGTGAAGTGTACGTTGCTTGCTCCGCGAGTAGACGTGATCGCGCTCGTTACTGGTGATGGTGACTTTACGGACTTGGCACACTTGCTGGTGGAGAACAACTTTGAGGTCGAGGTCTATAGTTATGAGGACTACACTGCTATGAGTCTGAAGCGTGTGGCCAAGTTCTTTGAGATACCAGAGCGGGTCGTGTTTCAACACGAGGACGAAGAGGACGATGAATACCGGGAAGACTGAGGATTCTAACGAAGCCATCTACGAGAACGCTGTAGAACTTTTCAAGAGACTGACAATGCGTCCGATTGCCAGCGAGATCGCTGGTACTATCAAGCTCGCAGTCGAGACGGACGATATGGCTTTGCGAGTGTTTCGGATGACTGCTTCAGTGCCGTTGGAAGGCCCGGGTGGCTATCGTGGGGAGATTGTCGCACCGTGGGCGGGAATCCACCGGATGCAATTAGCGGCTATGGTTCGGAACTTACTCGACCTGGAATTTGAGGTTCACCGTGCGAAGCAGGACAAGAGATACTTTGAGGCAGTGTTCGGTATCTGGGAGCAGTACGACACTGAGACCGTTTTGCTTTTCCTCACGGATGTTGTTCGTTTCACGGCCTTGAATGCAGCGATCTGGATGTCCCAGGCGTATCGGATCATAGAGACGAGTCTTGGTCATGGTGACGTGTTGCACTCGTCGCAGGAGATCAACTTACTAGAGGAAGCTCGGGAGAAATGGAAACAGGAGGAACCGACAGATGAAGGAAGTCCTGGGTAAGAACATCGTTGTGGCCAAGGGTGCTTTACGCGACCCGGAGTTCGCCAGCAAGAATGTGAACGTGGTGTACGGTTTCAAGGTGACAGGTAAGGTGAGGCCGGACTTTCCTCCGTTGAATTTGCAACTCGTTCTCGTGTGTGCCGAGGGGGTTACGTTTGGAGAGAGTGACGCTACTCAGTACACACATGCAGCTACGCTTGCTAATGACGAGTCCGCTGGATTCTATGTGACCTTCCATCCTGGGGAGCTAGGAGTCGGTAAGGTTAAGTTGGCCGAGTTGGTCGTGAGTTATCTTGACCCGAATGGAAAAGAGATCATGAATGAGACCTACGACGCCGACTTAACCATCGTTCGGAATCCGGCGCTCGTTGGGAACAAGGAATCGGAGTTATTCGAGGGGCTTGAGGAAGTGACGTGAAGCGAGTGCTTGTGGTACTTTACGCGTTTGACACCCCGGACGTAAATCGTCGTCGAACAGGAAGACGTGTCCTAGACCTTCGAGCGAAGGGCTTACAGGGAAATTTGGCCCTGGTTGTGTCCAGGGTGAGGCAGTCGGTGATTGACTATGAACCGACGAAGGTTGTGTTACATGCGTCGGATGCCTTGTATGGGTTGTTACGTGCGATGGTGTCCGAAGAGTTTCCTGGTATCGAACTGGAGGCAGTAAGCAATGGCTAAGACAGATGGAGGAATTGAACTCATTGGTGTGGAGGAGCCGAAAGCCTCAAAGGAAGAGGTGGACGCGGAAGGATGGTACCGTATTGAAACCCCGGCTGGAATGACGTTCGTGGCGAAGGTGTACTTGCCGACGATGACGGAACTCCGAGAGCAGACGGAGCAATTGAAGCAAGAACTTGGTGCGGACGAAGTTGACGAGAGCGATGTGCCAGACCCGGAAGACTTCACTATTGAAGCATGTATGCAGACCGGGAGACCGATCCTCGTAGAGCAACTCATAGTCAGTGTTACAGAGCGACGTGCCAATCAGGTCGTGGTAGGCGCTCGGGACATTACGACTATGCCGTTCGGTGATCTGCTGCTGTTCCCGATCAAGTTCAATCCTCGGAATATCGCGTTTTACTCTGAGGTCAACACAGAGTCCCAGGTCTGGCAAACGATACGTGACCAGATACTTGGTGAGACGGTGATCGAGATACCTCAAATCGATCCAAGCAAGATTTCTGAACTCAAATCAAAGTAGGAGTGTAAGCCATGAAGGAACGGACCGCGGTACGGGACTACAAGGAAATGCCGAAGATCGCTCGTGAGATTCGGCGGGCACGTCCTGGCATGAAGGCTCGGATCGTGACCAAGAAAATCCTGTTCTTGAAGACTACGGGGAACCTTACAGGAGGGACTCGGGCGAAGGTGACTCCGATTCGTTTTCCGTTCTACGTACTTCACCCGGAAGTTGAGGAACTTTGTTACATTCTCGAAGTGGACAAGCCGGTATGGGACGCGTCGCCCAAGCATGTCAAGAACATGCTTATGCTTCATGAGTTCCTGCACATTCCCGAGGGAGGTTGTGACCCGGACTCGAATCAGTATCGGAAGACCGTTCCTCACGACATCGAAGATCATTCCGTGATCTTGGCGTTGGCCGCGGATGTGGATAAGGAAAGACTTCATTGGTGTCATCCTGACGCAAATTTCCCGGATATTCTGGAGATTGTCGAGCGGGGGCCTCAAAAGGGGACAGGGAGCAAGAAAAAGACGCGCAAGAGGAAACCAAAGGAGTAGTTTCTCATGGCGAGCGTCAGCTTGGTCATGATCGCAAAGAACGAAGCGGTCAATCTTCCGAAGTGTGTCAATAGTCTAGTTGGTATTTTTGACGAGTTCATTCTGGTAGATACCGGCTCGACTGACGACACGAAGAAAGTAGCGGAAGAACTGGGGGCCAAGGTCTTTGACTATCCCGAACAGGATGGTGAGATTCACTTTGCCAAGTGGCGGAACTATGCCAAGGATCAAGCGACCGGCGAATGGCTCATTTCGATTGATGCAGACGAGTGGTGTGAGGAAACGTGTAAGGACGAATTACGGAAGGCGATTGAGACGGCACCTGAGGATGTTGATCTGCTTTTGTTACGGAGCTATGTCGGCTCTCGTAGTTTGGACGATACTCCCTCAATGATTCAGTACGTCCAAAAGGTCTTCCGCAACAAGCCGGGAGTAAAGTGGGTTTCCGGTCGTCACAACTTCCTCATGGTGCCAGGTAAAACTCGGGAGTGCCCGAATGTCGTCTGGTACCACTTACACGGGGTGCGGAGTAAGGAAGCCAAGACAGAGCGGAGTGTGGGTCGTCAGTCGAACATTGAGTTCTTCGAGAAAGAGGTTGAGAAAAACCCGAAGAGTGCGCGTTCACTGTTCTACCTGGGGAATTCGTATCGGGAGAACGGTCGTGGTGAGGATGCTATTAACACGTACATGCGTTATCTGGACGTGGGGTCGTGGGACGAAGAACGGGCGCAGGTGGCGATCTATCTTGCCGGTTGCCTGAGTGTTGTGAGGCGATATGACGAAGCGCGTTTCGTGTTGCTGCGTGGTATGGCCGACATGTACAACCGGGCGGAGTTGTACCTGCAAATGGGCGAAGTATGTAGTCGCCTGGGTAACCTAGCGGAAGCGACTCACTGGTACCGTGTGGCGACGATGGTGCCATTTCCCCAGAACGCCAAGTTGTTCTTGTCGTCGAATGCGTACTCGTCTGAGCCGTACGTTCGATTGTCCGTGAATTTGTGGCATCGGAAGCTCTACAGGGAAGCCTCTGAGGCCAGTTACAAGGCGCTTGAATTCCTACCGAACAATCGCCGAATCCGGCGTAATCTGTCCATATCGTATCTTGCTTCCGGCGAACATCCTTTTACGTGTACTCGTGAATGGGAGCCAGGGGACTTTGATGTGGTGAAGTCTATCGAGGGGGCGACGAAGGCAGTGTTCTTCCAGGAGCAAAGCCTGGAAGTACTTGATGGGTTGCCGGGGTGGGATATTAGACAGTGTGTCTTGAATGGTGACGACGGTGATCAGTGTCATAACACTTCCCCGTTGTGGGGGCCGAAGAAATGCGAAGGTTATGAGGTCTTCGTGTATGCTCCTGGTTTACTTGATCTGGAAGACGAGTTTTTGACGAGAGTATGTCTCGCCGATATGGTTTCTTTCAGACCGAAGAAAGCAGTCATCTTTACGTACCGTGACGACACGATGGTGAGCTTACTTGAGTCAACAGGGTGTCGGGTTTTGTCGAATGATCCAGGGAAGGGAGAACAGGAAAGCGTGATCGTTGCGGAGCCTCAGGGTGAGGTTTTCAAGATGGTCGGTAAGCGTCCATATTTCCTTTTTGGGTCGGAGGACAAAGGCCCCTCTGGAGGTGAGGGAGAGGGCGTGTCTAAGGTGCGACAGGCAGACAAGCCAAAAACGGAGCCTAAGAAAGAGATTAAAGACCTCGGACGGGTATTGTTCCTGGGGTACGACGAGGCGTTGTCGAAGAGATACCCAGAGGCAAAATGTGTCGATGTCAACGACACCGTACCTGATACAGTGTTTGTTATTTTTGATGACTCGTGGCTTCCGTTCGAGGATTCGGCGTTTGACGTGGTGGTGCAGGTGAGTGACAAAGTGAAGGTTTCTTCCTCTGAGCTTACGCGTGTGAGTGGTAGCTCCAAGACGATACCCGTTGAAGGGATTTCAGGAGTACCGGCTCCGAAGGAGACCAAAGGACTGACGGTAGTCAGAGCACCGCGGTCTCCAATGGTTCTTCCCCCTAAGAAAGCGTCAAAGACTAGGACGGCTACGATCTACTGCGGGGCATCTAGGTATCCCTTCGATGGCAATACGATCCATGATGATTCGTATGTGAGAGGATCCAGTAAGTCGGCGATCTACTTTTGTCGGGAACTTGCTCGGGCGGGTTGGGAGGTTGAAGCGTACACAGAGTGCGAAGGGTGTGAAGTGGACGGTGTGAGGTGGAAGAACTATCGGGAGTTTAGGTCCTCTAACGCGGACGTGTTCGTGTCGTATCGCCGTCCCCAAAAGTTCGGTAGTGGTTTCAACGTGTTCTATTGCCATGATGCCGGGTTGTACGGCAAAACGAAGTTTGCTGATTTCCACTTGGCTTTGGCGGTTTCGGAGTGGATGTCAGACAGGTTTCAACGTCACTATCCGAAGTTCCGGGACAAGACACGTGTGTTGCACAACGGCGTGAACCTGGAGCGGATTGACGAGCTTGCTGCGAAGGTTGCTGAGCGAGACGAGAATTTGTTCTTCCACCATTTCTCGGTAGACCGTTCGCTCTTGGCATTGCTCTACATTTTCCCGATGCTGCACGCAGACAATTCGCGGTTGAAGTTGAAGGTAGCGGGAAATTTCGAGGACTGGTTATTCGAGTGTGACAAGCGTAAAGGACAGGATCGTGAGCGGGCGGAAAAGACTCGCAGTCTGATTGAGGACGGTATGGAGGGGGTCGAGTTCGTGGGGCCGCAAGGCGAAGAGTACGTGATCGAGAATCTACTACGGTCGAAGTTATGTCTCTTCCCGAACAATGTGCGAGAGTCTTTTTGCATGGCTGCAATGGAAGCCAAGGCTTGCGGTACCCCCGTGATCGCGAGTAGGATTCCAGCTTTGACAGAGATAGCCATACCTGGTTCGACGTTGCTGCTATGTGAGACGAAGGGGAATCTGGCGGACTACAGGGACGACACCGGCCCCTACTCGGAGGATTATCAGAGGCGCTTTGTGGCGGAGTGTGGCCTGCTACTTGATGATGATGGTCTTTGGGAAAAACTCTCCGAAATGGGTCGTGCCCATGCCCGTGGTTTCTCGTGGGCAAAGATCGTCGAGAGGTTCATTGGTCTCGTCAACGAAACTATGGAGTAACGACAATGGAAGACAAGGAATATCAGATCGGAATAGACCCGGCCAAACCTGGGGCTGACAAGACGGTTGTTCAGAAAGTCAGGACAGGTCAACAGGACCCGAAGGTGGTGGACTCGACACCTACGGACGTGTCTCAGGGCGTGGCCGAAGGCCGTTGCTGGATCAAACTCGGAGCGGGGAAGTGTGAAGGTTGCACGAGGTATGATGCTTGTGAGCACGAAGACAAAGAGTGAGCTATACGCCGAGTTCGCTAGGCGAGAGGCGCTCAAAGAGCATATTCGGGAGAACCAGGTCTGGACGAGGGCTGAACTGGAAGAGACAGGAAAGACCGTCAAGGAATATCGGGTGGTCTTCGGTAGCTGGATTAAGGCTCGGGAAGAGGCGTATCATGCGCCGAAGTTTACGGTTGAGTACTTACGCAGATTGGTCGCTCGTCAACAGTTGTATACTAAGGCCAAGTACCAGGCTTTCAGAAACACTCACCGTCCAATGTGTCCGAGCTTTGTCGAGTTGAAGAGGATTGTCGGAAAGAGTTGGACGAAGTTTGTCGAGGAAGCTCAAGTCAATGATCCGAAGGCGTTGTTGGCGATTCTCTTGAAGGCGACGGCGAACTCGGGGAAGATAACCCGATGGATGTTTGGTCGTGGTGGGGTGCCGCCGATTACGCACTACAGGCCGTTTTTCAAGTTCAGAGACCTGCAATATCTTTGTAAGATCAATCACGAAATTGTTTCTAGGGCGAAGGCACAAAGGAGTGCATTGGTATGAGCGATAATCTGATTCTGCCTGAAGTAGCGAAGAAACTGCGAGCCTTGTTGAATCGCAGACTGAGCCAGCGGCGCAAGCTGTTTTTGGAACGGAAACCTGAGAATTGTGGCCACGGAATGGTATCACATGGGAAGATTCGGTGTCCCGTTATCGACGGGAAAGTGTGTACGCAACCGGTGTGTGTCGATTGTGGTCATTATGAGTGTGGTAATGACCGGGCGAGCGTGGACAGGAGTTTCTTCGATGTAGTTTCTGATCCAGCCGCTTGCAGCAAGGCGTACCCGAAGATCGCCATTCTCATGTGGGTACTTCATATTGGCAATCATGACGGTACGGCGGCGGCAGTGGCGGAGGAAGTCAAAGTCAACAAGCGAGTCAAGGGAGATAAGAATGGAGAAATCGGCCAGCCGTCTGGGGAGGGCAATGGTCAAAAACGCAAGCGCCACAAGGCTCGCCGCCGCAAGAAAAAGCGCAAGGTCGAGGTTGACCGCGGAAAGTAACCGTTGGGTTGGCTTAAACCTTTCTTTTGACTTTCGTGCGGACGAGCATTATGGTGTGATTGTGAGGGAACTGAGAAAGATTTTCGGTGACCGCGTGTCGTTCTTTCTCCCTGGAGACCTCATGGAAGAGGAAGCCTTTGATACGTTTTGCGAAGGTTATATCTTCGTGTGGTGTGGAGACGTTGGTCGTTACGAAGGCAAAATACAGCGAAGTAATGTCTTTTACACCTACAAAGATGACATCGGTGAAATTCTTTACGCTGATCCTCATGAGCTAGTGAGGATGCAGGTGTATTTCGAGAATCATCATCGACGTGTGTTCAAGCCGGGAGACCTGGTGGTCGTTCAGAAAGGGGAGTTTTGTGGTCTCAGAGGGATTGTGACAGCGGACCTCGGGCGGCTTCATTACGAGGTGTTCTTCAAGCTGTTCTCTCGGCAAATGTCTGGTGTCTTTTCTTCCCAGAATCTAGTGTTCAAGAGCACTGGGTACTTGCCGGTTGTTCGTTGTCCGTTAGTGCGGATACCGCTGATCCGGGTGCCGCTCTTGCGTGTTCCTGTTCTTGCCGGAGAGTGACGTGAAGATCGAATCGTTCTACGGTAAAGAACTGGAACGGCTCGATGTACAAAGGATCGAGCCAAAGGTAAGCGCGATATTCTCCAGCGTTGAAGACCTGAAGCTGCTTTTTGACAACATGTATTTACTTGACGCTGAGGACAGAGACCTCATGCTCTTGTTGTTCATTTGTCAGAAAAGGCAAGAGGACATTGGTGTTCTATTCGATGTGACGCAGGAAGCTGTGTCCTATCAGATGAAGAAACTGAGGTCTCGAATACGGTTCATTAAGCGTTTGCGTTCGGTGCAACCGCAGGTTGACGAGTTCTTCGAGTTTGTTGTAGGTACCTCGGACATTCCGGTGCATTTCATTGAGTCGGCAGCGTTGATGTTCTTTACGACTTCGCAGACTATAAGTGCCCGTATCCTTGGTGTGAATCAGGCGACGGTGAGATACCGGTTCAGTTCATTTGTAGATGCTATGAAGAAAATCGCAGTCCCAAAGCGCTTCCGTAAGATTGCGAAGTATGTCAAGGGGTTACAGAAGTACCACAACCGCGTGAAGAGAATTAGACGCGGTTAATTGTTTGGTTGGATATTGGTAAGTTCATGAGACCCAACCTCGCGTGTACGGGGAAGGGTCTTTTTTTCGTTTTGTATTTCACCTTCCTTGACAGAGGGGTTTTGGAGCTTGTGTGAACAACGTCCCGAATCGTTGGCCAGAGGGAGTTTCCGAAATGAAAGACAGTATTAAGGATGCTGCGGTGATTACTGAGTGGCATTCTACACTGGGCATGGATGCCATGTTCCTGAAGGATCGCGAGATCAGGATTGCGGCAACCGACGAAACGCTCAGGGAATTTGTTCCCGTTGGCCAATTGTTGATCAGCCGGGCGACGAAGCAATTGTGGAAGCTCGCTGACGACGGGAAGACCATCGTTAAGTTATTCGACGACGCGGATATTCCACTGTCGTTTGATACGGAATCTCTTGCACAGAGCGAGGACTGATCCAATGAAGCAGCAGGATCCTATCGGCAGCATTATTACTCAGGACGATTTCAGTGAAGAGGAAAGCATTGAGCTTGGCCAGGTATCACAGGGGCCTCGTGACATCCTTTCTTTTTCCTCGCCGAGAGACGTAAGGGAAACTGCTTCCACTGATCGAAGGAAAGTCGATTCGGTGGACGTGATCCGGGTGGCCAAGACATTCCTGTCTCATGGAATTGTCGGCAAGCAATTGGTGGCGAATCTCAGAAAACAGTTCTCCAGGACGGTTCTGGCAAAGTGTCAGGAACAGTTGACTGAAGTGATTGATCAGCATCATGGGTTGTTGGGTACCGTTTACTTGGACGCGAGCCTTCACTACCCTGATTGTCAAAAGAGCATGACCCGGTTGAAGAAAGCATCGGCCAACGGGCAGACTATTGATGCCGTGTTGAAGACTGGTGGTTGCACTCGGTGTCAACATAACAGTGGTCCGCTTTGCACGTCCACCGGGATGAAGTTGCTGAATTCACCGGATGATATTGGTTCGGATACTCTCAAGAAACTCAGTTCTCTTGGGTTGGTCGATCAAGAGGAAGTGAGAGCGGCGGTGGCGAGTGTGATCGAGGTCGAAGGCCGACGTGCTGTCAATGCTCCGCGGGTCCTCAAGGAAGTGTTTGCAAGCAGACTCGTGAGGCAAGCGGAGGAGAGGGAACCGAGCGAAGCAGAACACTTGGTCTTGCAGCCGAGTGGTGATCTTCCGATTGATCCTGAACCAGATGCTCCTGTCGAGTTCGATGTTGAATACGAACAGCCAGACAAGATGGCTGATCTCATGCCGGAGGAAAGAGAGACGGTGGATGCCGTGTTTGACCATCTGATCCCGGATGGAAACCTCCCGATTGAAGACCCGGCAGAACTGCCCGAGTACGTCGAAGTAATGGCCGCGGTTCAGGACGGGATTACTGAGAATCTGGAAGGTGTGGATGATATTCCAGAGGAAACCGATCTGGACGTGAACATGCAACTCGGGGGTATGGACGATGTACCTGACGAGTGGGTGGGTGTTGAAGAGGAAGATGACGAAATGGATTTCGAGTTCTCTAGGGATTCAGACCTTCCGGTCGGTGACGTGTTGGAAGAGGAAGAACCTATTGAAGTTGAAATGGGCAAGAGTAAGAGAACCGTGTACAAGGGCAAACGTGGCTTTGGCCAGAAAGTCTAACAGGAGGGAAGTATGGCTGGCCCGAATCTCAGTCGATTAGTCGGCCTGGACTCTGACGCCGATGACGTGGATCATGACCCGGTTGTTGATGACGGTTTCCTGCGGTCTATGAACCGTGGTACGGACTTGCGGGTAGAGCCAACGGAAGCGGAAGACAACGAGCTTGACGAGTTCTGTGTGGACTCTATGAGTTCGTTGAACGACCGGGGAGGTGATTCCATTGACGGAACAATGGGTCAGTTTTTCGACGTGGACGAAGACGAGGAAGTGACCGTTGAACTAGACAACTCAGAACAGCCTATAGATTTTGAAGAGGAAAAGGACGGAATCGAGATCGACATGGAAGGTGGAATGGACCTAACAGGGGTTGTCTAATGTCTCCGCAGAATGAGTGTGCGTTATGGAACAAGATGCTAGGGAGTTCATTGGTGAAGATGGGTTTATTCGGTATCCGGTGCTTGATGGTGTAAAGCAGGAAGACTTGGTATCGGAGCTTGGCGGGGAGTCTTCAAACGAAATCGACACGGGTGACAACGGGGTACCGGTTTACGGTGGGAACATGCCGATGCCTATCGAGTTTGCTCCGGTTGCAACCTTAGCGGATAGGGACGAAGCCGTTAAGGAATACTGGCAAGACCGTGAACACTATCTCCAAGCGCTTGAAGACGGCGACTGCTTGAAGCTGATTGATGGCATTGTTAAGGAAATGTCCACTGAGTCAGATCGTCTGCTCGCGAACGAAAGTGTTGCCAGCAAGAACAATGACATTCAGTCTTCAACGGTGATCATTGCGAAGCGTGTCGATACGCTGAAAGAGATTGTGCGAACGATCTCTCAAAAGCATTACTTGGCGCGGGACATGGACCTCGATCTTGATCATCCGCAGATGCAGACAGTCTTTGAGTGGATGTTCGATAAGATAACCCGTGTGATTCAGAGACTAGAGCTTCCTGCGGAGCAACATGAGTTGTTCTTTACAATGCTTGGAGAGGCGACGCAGAACTGGAAGCACGACATCCGTATGCGAATGGGCGGGGTGCGTGAGCAGAATGTTCCTGCTGCGGAGCCTCGGAAACGTCCAGTGGAATTGAAGGTCATTGGCGTCGAAGACGACGAGGACACGACAGATGAATAGTCGAGCACGCCACGACATTCACCGGGGTACCTTTGACCTGTGGGAGCTATGTTCGTCGTACGCGACTAAGAGTAAGAAAAAGGGTGAGATTGCGGACGTGATTACGTTTTGCGAGTCACCGTGGGGCTACGGGACTCCGTTGTGGCCATGTCAGCGTTTCATTCTGAAGTGCTTTTACGGCATGGAGCTTGACGGGAAGAACAAGACGATTATCGTGCCTGACGTGTTCAACGAGAAACGTGACACGGTGGTGACAGAGAAAGAGTATCTGCAACGGTTGTACGACGACGGGAGGGTCAATACGAAAGATGTAGAGGGTCAGCGTTTCTACGAGTTGATCCTTGTGATTGGCAGACGTGGCTCCAAGAGCACGATGGCCACGATTATTGCCATGTATGAAGTCTACAAGCTCCTGAAGAAGGAGAATCCGCAAGCCGCGTACAAAGTTCAGGAAGGTTCGGAAGTCAGCATTACGAGTGTTTCGACTGCGGAGCACCAGGCGACGAAGTTGTTTGGGAAGATGCTGCACGGGGTCAACTTTTCGGACTTCCTGCGGAACAAGCGTGTCGGGAAGCCGTCATCGAACGCAATACGACTTGTGACAGAGTTCGAGCGCGGGTTGTTTGGGAATAAGGCGGAGGGGACGATCACACTGAGTTGCGGTGGTTGTAGTGCAAAGGCCCTCCGTGGTGCGAACAACATTGTAGTTATCCTCGACGAAATGGCGTTCTTCCTGGACAACAGTAGTCGGTTCTCTGGTAAGGCCGTGTACGATGCTTTGACCCCTTCCATTGCTTCGTTCGGTGAGGATGGGAAGATCATTAACATTAGCTCTCCGGGAACAAAGACCGGCGTGTTCTATGAGTTGTACGAGACGAGTTTTGACAGGCCGAAAGATGCGTTGATGTTCAAGATGCCGAGCACGTTTGTCAATCCTACTCTTGCCAGTCGTTTCCTCCGAGGCGAGTACAAAAAGAATCGGTACTCGTTCGTGTCTGAGTATGGCGGTGAGTTCATGGAGAAAACGACCGGATGGATCAGAGGCGAGCGTGTGGTGGATGCTTGTGTTGCCAAGCGTCGAGAGACCAAGGGCAAGGCGCGCCGGCGATACTTCATGGGTGTTGACCTTGGTCTGAAAGAAAATGGCACGGGAATCGCGATTGTTCACAAAGAGGAGGGGCAGATTATCCTTGACTATGTGCAAGCCTACTACGCTGGCTTGGGTCCCTTCAAGGAAGCCGAGGTCCTCGACCTGGACGAACTTGCGACACTCATGCAACAGTTGGATATTGTCTATCCGATTGAGAGCGGAATTCTTGACCAGTTCAACGGGTATGGCTTGCTCAACAGCTTGGAGCGGAAACGCATGAAGCAAATCCGCTTGGAACAAATCTCAGAGAGAATGAAGGGGGAAATGTTCGGATTGGTCATGAACCTGCTATTGAACCGGGCGATAGAGCTTTACAGAGAACCGAAGTCTCCGGGGCAGTTGCTCACGAATTACGAGAACCCAGACATCTTTTGGGACCCAGAGAGACCGGGATCGTCGCTTGTTCAGGAGTTCAAGAACCTGGAGCAGACGACGACGACGCGTGGAGTCTCTCGTGTGGGTAAACCTGGCGGAAAGGGTTTCCAGGATGATGCAAGCGACGCCGTAGTGCGTGCCGTGTGGGAGTGCTTCCACAAGACGGCTGGATACGACGAGAAAGCAAGCAAGATGGAACGCTTTGGTCGGACGCGTGGGGGAAATGGAAGCCGGGAAGGTAAGCTGGCTAGAATGGTTCGATATGGAATGACACAGAGAATACCGCCGAACACTAGGAGGAAGCTGAAGTTGCCCGTTGGTCGTGTATAAATTGAAATGGAGATTGAAATGAAGAACTCGCTCGTGATCTGCGTAGATGATCTGCGTCGCGATGTGTGTGATCGTCAGTCCAAGTACTTTTGTATGCCGTACGTGGCGGAACTTGCGAAACGTAGTCAATGCTTTCGCAAGGCGTTCACGACTTCCTCATGGTCGCCGCAGGTGGCCTATACAGTGTTTAAGGACTGCGACCCGATCTTTACTCCGTTTGCAGTCGAAGCGGAAGATACACAAAAGGTCTTTCGTCATGGACTCTTGAGTTCGGCTCGGTTTAGGCGACGTGAGTATCTAGTAGGCGTTTCTGCGAATATCTGGGTAAGTGCCCAGTTTGGATTCGACAAGTTTTTTGACCGATGGATCGATGACCGGGCGAACGCGTTTGAGAGGTGTTGTAAGTTACTCAGTGACGGACTCCCTGAACCGTGGGTCGTGTACCTTCAGATCATGCACGTACATGACAGGTTGTTGGGGAAGAGAGCAGAGCGGAACCGTGACTTTCAGGACTTTGCATACTATCGTCGATGTTGTCATGAGCTAGATACGTTACTTGGCAAGGAACTGTTGCCGGTGTTGGAAAGGAAAGGGTTGACTGATCGGACGGTTGTGTGTCTGTTCTCAGACCACGGTGAATCGTTTCCGAACGTTGACTCGGATGGCTTGAAGGCGTTTGGTCATGGTCAGGCTCTTTCTCCGATACTATTGAGAGTGCCGCTATTCATTTGTGACCCTGATAGGGAAGCGGCAAATATCGACGAGTATTTCTCGCTGAGACATCTATTTCAGACGGTCTTTGCGTGTGCGGACGGAAAGGAGTTTAATTTACCTGAGCCGGTTATCAGTGCTTTTCTCGCGCATAAGCAAGTCAAGCATGTGAAGTTTGACGGGAGAACGTGCAATGGAAGTTACCAGGAGTTTGACCTAGTTAGGGGTGACGTTCGTGAGTTCAAGATTGATTGAAGCAGAGAGACTTGACGAGTTGTCGGAGGCGCATGTTGCGGCTGCGGAGGAAAAGCTGCGGCTGCAAACGAATGCGTTGTCAGCGAGTGTGAAGGAAGGACTTACGGACTTCCGTCGTCGTTACACTACGCTCCGAGAGGATTTAACACGCCTCGGGGTGTTGTCCAGGTTTCGAGACAGGAGGCTTTCGACAAGGTGTGCAAAGCTATTAGACGCTGCTAATCGACTGTTTGTGCTTGCTGGCGGATCATTGTCTTCAGTTATTACTGGAGAGTCGGATGACGATATGGATGTCGAAGTTGACGATGATCTGCTTCCGGTCGAGGCTGACGCGGAGTATTTCGACGATGACCTTGATATTGATCTTATGGCCGACAACATGAGACAAGAATTAGCCAAGTCGAAGCCAAAGCGTAAAACAAAGAAACGGATTCCGTCTGGGAGAAAATGGAAGATAGGCAAGAGAGGAAATAGAAATGGCTAAAAGACGAAGTGACGGTGTGGTTCGTGTACCCGTCCTCGCTCCTCAGAATGTGTCAAGAACGAGAGTGACAGTGGGTCCGGTTGACAAGGGCAAACTGTTCGCTGCACGGAGAGCGTCTGGCGGTGGCGGTGGCGGTGGTAGTGAGTTGGTTCGTGCTGCCGCGGGTCGATCCGATATTCAGACGAGTTTCCAGGACTACGGTTCGTCGCTTTCTAACCCGGTCTTGATCCCAGAGCTTTTGACAGGGACGGAAGACTTCACGTCGTTGTCTTTGATGTTGCGTCCGCCTCATGAGCGGTATGACCTCTATGAATTCTTTTGGCGGTCGAATCCTTTCGTCGGTCGGGCGATAGACCTACTCACACAACTTCCGATTAGCAAGCTGAAGTTCTCGAAGCCTAAGAGCGTCCATCGAAAGTTGAACGACCAGATCATGTCGAGCTTCGTTCGGTGGTCGAAGCGAATCAACCTTTTTCGTGTTGTGCTTGAAGGGCAGCTTGACAAGAACATCTATGGCGACGCCTGGCTGTTCGCGGAGTGGGACGACGAAAAGAAAGAGTGGGTGAAGGTCACAATCATTCCCCCGGCCATGATCCATCCGATTCCTTGTCAGTTCTCGGACAAGACAGTGGTCGAGTTCAAACCGAACTCGAAGGATGTTGAGTTGATCAAGCAAGTCCAGGAGACCGGGAAGGAAAGCATTGAAGAGGAAGATCGTCGTCGGATTGAGAGTGTGCCGGAAGAGATCAGGAAGCTCATTGTCAACGACAAGAAAATCTACCTGGGAACGAATCCCTACGAGGGGAGCTTCGTTTACCAGATGTCCAAGAACAAGATGCACCACAAAGCGTTCGGGGTCTCGGTTATCGAGCGTGTGATCAATCCCTTGATCACACAGGAGAGATTCCGAACTACGCAGCTTGGTCTTGCGGGACGCAACATGACGCCGAAGCATATTGTCTCGGCGGATGGAATTTCCCCAGATGAACTGGAGTTGCTCAGAGACGAGGTTGACCTGAGCTTCCTGAATCCTGAGTATCCGATTGTCGTGAACTTCCCGGTTGACTACCAGTTGGTCGGGGCGCAGGAACGGTTGCTCGATCTTACGTCGGAGAACGAGGGACTGGAGAACCAGTACATGGCCGGTCTGGGAGTGACTAGGGAACTGATCATGGGCGAGGGCATGTTCTCTGGGAACAAGATCACGGTTGAAGTGATTAACACGATGTTCTTCACCGACAGGGATCAGTGGCAAGACTACATTGAAGACCACCTCATGAAGCCGATGTCACACGCTCGTGGCTTTGTGGAATACAAGCGTGACGAGTTCGATCTCTCCGGCCTGGATCGTTCAGGGGTACGAGACGCTGGTGTGGACGTTCCGTCGAACAAGTTCGTTGAGGTGGTCGAGGACGTGATCATTCCGAGTGTCAAGTTCGACAGGATCACCATCCGGGATAATCAGGAGGTCTTCGACTCTCTATTCCAGATTTACCAGAAAGGTTCGTTGCCGATTGACTACATCCTTGAGCTTTTCAACATCGATCCCGAGGATGTCAACGAGAAACTCGTGCATGACTTGTTCTCTGTCCGGGACGCGACCTTCAACGATATGGTGCGAGACATGTACTCCAGCTTGTCAGAACACCTGGTGGCTCTTGCGGGGCCGTCGATTGCTAGGAGGTTGGCGGAGAACATGGGTGTGCATGTGGGGGCGAAGAAAGCAGAGGGAGAGGAAGAGGAAGGTGGTCTCGGTGGTGGTCGAGGCCGTTATGGTAGTGCTCAGAACGGGGGACGGAAGTCTTCAGGTCGCAAGCTATTCCGTGGTAATGGTAGTGAGCGATTGTTCCGACGGAGCCGTGCAACTGGTAGCCGCAAGGAACGTACACGGGGAACGTCAATGATGTCCTTTTAGTCTGGTTGGTTGGTTAGGTTAGACGAAGATTGAAATGAAAATGATGGATCATGGACAGTCTGGGGACGGTGGGATTGTGTCCCTAAACGAGGACAGGAAGTTTGAGTTTCCGTACGCGCCGCAGGTTGGCGTGGGGATTCAACGGTTAAGCTCGCTTGCGGATCGTATCGAGTACTCTCCTGACATTGACACCGTTCTGTTCGTTGCGGAGAACATCTATCCGTTTTTCTCCGGCGGTGCCGAAGTCTCCATGCACAATATCATGGCGGGCTTAGCGGCGGAAGGGTATGACGCCTACTCCGTTCGCCCGAGTTCGTCTGCGGAGGTGCAAAAGCAAGCGGATGGTGTGACGTGCGTAAGGACTCCGCGGAGTATTGCCGAGGTCATCGGCGACTACCGACCATTCCATGTTATTACACAACTCAGAATGTCCATACAGGTCATTCATTGGGCGTCGCATTTCAAGATCGATTCGACTCTCTTCATTCGTAGCACGGCGGAGCATTTTTGCGCGTTCCGGGAACGTCGAAAGCACGTGTGTTCTGAGGGAGGGTATGTTGATCTCTTGAACTGCGGTAGAACGTGCCTTGACAAGAACGGTCTTCCTGCGGCCAGTCATTCAGCTTTTCAGGACGCAACGAACATTGTGTGCAACTCGGACTATATGCGTCAAGCGGTGGCGCGGTTCTTCGGTCGGGAAGATGCAATTGTCCAGTATCCTTCGATAACTCAGGTGGACCTAAGTCGGAGTGAAGAGAATGATACCGTGGTAGTAGTTCGCCCGAGGGTTGGGAAAGGCAATGTGATTTTCGAGGAAATGGCTCGTCGTATGGTGAACCGGCGATTTGTGTGTATCGGAGATCATGACATTAACCTCGACAGTGTGGGAGATAATGTGGAATTCTTCTCAGAGGTCGATGTTAAACAGATTGGTGACATCTATCGTCGGTGTAAGGTTCTGATCAAGCCGAATACGGATATGGAGTCTTTTGGTCGCATCGTACCTGAAGCTGGTGCTTTCGGCATTCCCGCGGTGTGTACGAGAATCGGTGGTTTATCGGAAGCAATGGGCGATGGGGGAGTGTTGATACCTATTGAGCAGGCGGAAGACGTGAACGTGTGGATCCAGGCCGTCCAGGAGATTGAGAGCGACTATGAACGGTACTCTCGACTTGCGATAGAGAACTCTAGGCGTTTTCGACAGGTTGATACTATGTTGGAAGTGATTCATTTGTCCCAAACTCGGTGCAATCAAGCGCCGATTCACGTTGATACGTCCAGTGTCAAGAGGATGGTGATCACGTGTGGTGACTTCCCAGGAGTGAGGTCTGCGTTCAAGCATCTATCGACGGTGTTGTCAGACCTGGTAGAGTTTGTGTCTTTCCATCCGAATATCTCGTTCGGTGATGTACTTACAGTGTTTGGTGGATGGTCGAATGAGTATCGGGTGACGATGGAAAGAGAGGTTGGGACTTTTGCCCATAGTTGGCATAGCAGTCTGACTCAGTTGGAACAGAGCAATGAGTACGATATTCTCAGTTTCATTTTTGAGTTGGTCAAGGAAGGGCGGTACCGATATATCTTCACCAGTTGTCCTGATTTTGCCAAGGTGATCGGTAGAGCAGTGGGCAACCGTGTGGCTAGATGGCTACCAGATACGATTGACACGAGTAGGTTTGAGGGAGTTGAACCGAAAGACCTTGGGGAAGGGTTTCATATAGATGTATTCATGCCGGGTCACCATCGAAAGAACCTACTACCGCAATTGATTGCATCGGCGAACGTGGGAGCCTTACTTCATGCGAACACTTTTATCTCTCGGTCGGAGTGGTATAAGTGGTTCATTGAAGCGCATCGAGTTCAATGTCTGGAACATAGTTTCATGCCAGACGAGTTCTACTTTCGATTCATTGCGGGTATGGACGTAGGAGTCCAGGTTTCTTTTGCCGAGAGTTTCTGCTATTACGCGGTTGAAAGAATGTTGCTTGGTGTACCCGTTCTCACTTCGACAATTGTGCCTGCGACTCGTTTTGAGGACCCGATGCTTCGTGAGTACTTGGTCGTGAAAGACCCCTCTAGTGTTGACGAAATGGAGGCGAAACTGAGAACGTTGAAAGATGACCCAGAGTTGCGGGCGGAGCTTGGCCGTCGTTGTCAGGAGCATTCATACAGGCTTGCGGAGTTCCATAACACTGAGGCTCGGCGAGTAGTGGAGGAAGTACTCAATGAGTTTTGATACTGCGGAATACTGGGACACTCGATACGGGAAGCTCGGGTTCGGTGGAGCAGGCTCGGTGAAGAAAGAGGCCGTAAAAGAACCTGGTCGAGCGATTGCTTCCCTGGAGTCACGTTACAGGGAAAGACTCAAAGAGTTTGTCCCGTCGAAGGTGGAACGGGTGTTGGACTTCGGAGCCGGTGTTGGTCGCTTTGTCCCGTTGTGTTTTGAGTTTGGTCGTCATGTGACGTGTGTCGATGTTAGCTCAGTTGGTTTAACGATACTTCGCAGCCGGTTTGACTTTCTCGGTGAGGATCATCTGACTTCAACCTTGATTCGAGAGGGGGATCGTTTACCGGGTGAGGATCAGTCGATTGACGTGGTGTTCTCGATCTACTCAATGATTCACGTGCGAGCCGAACTGGTTCCGTTCTATGTCAATGAGCTTAGGCGGGTAGGTCGAATGGTGGTGTTTATTGAGCCTTTCCACACGAAGACGGAGGTGCAAAAGATACGTGAACGGGGAGATACGAGACCCCACATTAACTATGTGAGTGCTCTTGAGTTTCAAGGGTTAGGTGAGTTCCAGTGTATTGACGAACTAGATCAAATCTACGTGATAGGAGACATGAGCAATGAGTCCTGACGAATTGGCCAGATTGTCGTTTGTACCTGGGTTTTCCGCGACTAACTTTTGGGATAAGCGCTACAAGAGCTTTGGTGCCGCCGGTGGTGGAAGCGTAAAGAGCGGTGATCTGGACGATCCTTCAGCCGAAGTGGCGAAGATCGCAAAGGCGTATCTTGGAACGATCAAGAACGTCTTGCCTCATAAGACAGCGTTTACGGTGTACATCGGTTGCGGCGGCGGGCGTTTACTTCCGATGGTCTTCGAGTTCTCCAGGAAGGTTCACGGACTTGATATTAGCGAGGTCGCACTGGAGGTTGTCCGTGACGATTTCTCATGGCTCTTGAACAACATCTTGGAGGTCATGCGTTGTTCGGAATTCGACGAGCAATACTCGACAATTCCGACTGACTCTGTAGATGTCGTCTTTACACACGCGTTGTTCAAGCACGTTCGGATGCCGTATGCCGGTTTCATTATCTCGGAGATTCGGCGAATCTTGAAGAAAGGTGGGTACTACGTCGGTATCGAGCCAACGTGGTCGCCGGAAGTTCTGGAAGGTCTGGAGGAAGACGCGCTCCGCACCCACATGTCTTACAGGACAAAGGAGTGTTTTCTCAAGATGCTTGAGGATGGTTTCCAGATGGTTTCCACGAAGGAACACCTCTATGTCATGGAGGTGAAGAAATGAGAGCGGTAGCCGTGCCTAGTAAGGGTGGAGGGAAGCCTAGTAGGCTTACGGGGCCGATTACGAATGGCTTTCTCGACTTTGCGAGGCTGTGGGACGATCCGTGGATTTGTCCTGTAGGCAAGAACATCCTGGACGAAGAGGATTTCCTTGCGTCGTCAGACATAGTGTTCGTGGAGTTGATCTGGAAACGTTCATGGCAAGTCCAGTTTTTGAAGTTCAAGCAAAGACACCCGGACAAACCTAAGTTTGTGTGCTTCACCGGGTCTGCGAACCGTTTCTATGCGAACTGCGAGCCGCAGGACTTTTCGGTTCACGTAGAGGCGTTAGAGGCGTTGGATGCGTTGGGTACTATGAACTGCGATATGATCAGTCACTACTCGAACTTCGGCAATCTTCGCAAGGTCTTCCACATGCCATGTGTGTTGAACTTGGATCACTATCGTCAGTATGCTGACGCGGAAAGAACGAAGGGGCGCACGACGTTGTGTATGCACACAGATTTGTTCTCGACTATGGGAGCGAAGCGGTGTGACGCGGCGAACTTGTTCCTTTGGAAGGGAATCTCTAAGAGGTATCCTGGACAGCTTCATGCGAATACGTGGGTGAGCGGCGGGGAACATCGGGATTCGACGCGTGACAATCACGTGAGCCGTGAGGATATGGTCGAAAGTGTATCGAGGACTGTCAAGAACATGGGTATTGACAATGTAGATGTACGCCATGCCGGTCGCGATTTTATGGATGTGGCCAGTAGGAGTTGGCTGTTCTTACAGTTGAATTTCTTCCATTGTCAAGGGCGTCTTAGTCAGTTGGGGGCGGCTATTGGCGTCCCCGTGATTTCCCCTGACATGATTGAGACTCAACGATACTTGTTCCCTGATCTGGCCGTAGGTTGGCAAGATCACGAACTTGCTATGACTCGGTTCGACGAGTTGTGGGAGAACGAAGATTTCTACAGGAGGGTTGTGGAGAAAGCGAGAGAACGGGTGACGTATTACTCGCCGGAATTCTCCAGGAAGCGTATTGAAAAGGCAGTGTTCTAGGAGATCGTACGATGGATAAACCAAAGGTTCTTGCTCTCGCTGCAAAGCGTCATAGCTTGGGAGTGTTCTTTCAGCCGAAGGAAAGGATCGTTTTCTATGCGTTGCAGCCATTGATCGATGGGAAGAAAACCGTAGCGGAGGCGAGGAACGATATTGGACAGATTATCCGCGACGAGGGGATCGAAATTGTGTCGGTCGAGTTCTTTCACAAGTTGAAGGAAGCCCTCTCTATGACGGCGGAAGAGTTTTGGAGCGAGCTTGTCGATCTGAATGATCAATCGTTTCGAGTGGTGCACATGGACTTGCGCGGCTACTCGGAGTTTTTGCTTCGTGACGAGTCACGCTGGAGAGGACGAGGCCCTGACAAGTACTACTATGTGGATCGGTATGGGACAGGGGACATGGACATTGGTACCGTTTTTCGTCCTCAAGACGTGTGTCTCAAGAATCAGTTAGACCCCGCACTCCACGCGCAGTATCCTCAGTTGTTCCTTGTGCCGTATATTGCACCTTATACGAAATCGACGTTCCTAATGGAGACGGTGAAGATTCCAGAAAGACGCGAGGAAGTTGATTTGTGGTTCATTGGGGCAATGACTCGCCGCTCACGGTACGATCTGGTAGAAAGAGCAAAGTCAGTCGAGGGGGTGACTTTTTCGGGCGGTATCACGGCTATGGAAAAGCTGCTTCGGGACGGCAAGATGCCACCGAAATTCGAGGGTTGTAGTATGGAACATGGTGTTACGCGTTTGAGTTTTGACGACTACTTAGCGGCGTTTGGGAAGGCACGGTTGTCATTGAGCATCTATGGTGTGGGGAAGATTTGTATTCGCATGATGGAGTCGATGGCAATGCAGACTCCCTGCTTGTCTGACGCGTGTCCCTTGGAGAATATGTGGCTCGTGAAGCCGGAGCAAGACAAGCATTGCTTTTTCTACAAGAACGACTGGAGCGATTTTGAGGAACAGGTTCGGCGCTTGCTTCCAGACGACGAGCTACGGATGCGAGTGGCCATGAATGGTCACTGGTTCTGGAAGAGGTATCACCGAATCGAGTCGGTCGGGATACACGTGGACACCGTTTTAGAAATGGCTTACGAATACGATAAGGACACGATCTACGAAGAGAGTCGGAGACGGATTGATAAGCGGGCCGACGAACTTGGCATTCCAGTAGTAGCTTAGGAGTCAATATGGACGCGGTAATCGTTGACAGAAACTTTCATTTGTCGAGGAACTATGGAGTAGCCTCGAATGGAGAGTTTGTCCAGGCGCTTATTGACCAGTTCGGTTTCGTGTTGGTAAGTGGACAGAAAGAGTATGACCGTCTGAAACGTCGTATTCGCAGGTTGTTCATTACTCTGGAGCCGTTGTCTCAAAGCGTTAAGATAGACTCTTCGCTTCACGAGCGCGTGGGCTTGTGGCTCAGCGATCCACATGATGCTCGTTGGCCGGAGAAGTTCCGCAGCCAACACCTGATCGATGACAAGGGTGTAGGTTTGATTTTCTGTCCGTATCAGGACGCTACTCCGAGTTGGATTCCGGGGATTGAGGAACGGTTGGTTTTCTTTCCTTGGTTCGTCAAAAACGAGTGGGTGATCGATAAACCGATTTTCTACGGGCACGCTTACACTCACGTTATGGGCTCCTGGAGCAATATGCCGGAGTACGCGGTGCGTCGTTGGGTGGCAAATTTTCCGTTTGTTAGACGGATGTCTCACCAGTACACGGGACACGATTATCGGCGTCTTGTCGGAATGAAGTACTTTGATTGGCTTTCACGTCACCACGATTCGATAGTCACCGGTACCGGTTGGAAACCGGCGTGGGGCTATGTGGTTGCCAAGTGTTTTGAGGTGCCGGCACGCGGTCTCTTGCTCATTGCTCAGGATATGGCGGACATGAGAGCGTTAGGCTTCGAGGATGGTGTGAACTGCTTGTTGTTCAACAGGGAAAATTTCGAGGCGAAGACCAGCAAGTATCTTGAATCCCCCAGGGAGTATGTGGACGTTCGTGAGCGAGGGATTGAGTTAGTTAGAGAACGCCATCTTATGAGCCACCGACTGGAACTCTTTCACGAGAGGATGATCGAGGATGCGTGACATCTACGGATTCCTTCACGTCTATACGTCTGGTGATTGGCGCAAGGTCGTTACAGAGATCATGGCGACGTGTCGTTGTTCGGGCTTGTACGACGTGACGAAAAAGATTTACGTGGGGGTGGTCGGGGAGGAAAGCGAGACTTTTGAGTACTCGGACCCAAAGGTAGAGTTTATCGTTCGTAACAAGGATTCCAAGGGCGGTGAACGGTTGACGTTGATAGCCATGAGAGAGTTCATAGGGACGCTGGACGATGTTGGTCGCAGGTGTTGTATTTGGTACGCACATACGAAGGGGGTGACGCGTGGTGGCAATCCGTGCGTATCTGAATGGAGACGTTACTTGTCCTACTTTGTGATCGAGAGGTATGCAGACTGTTTGTCGGCGCTCTCAAAACATAGTGCGGTCGGTGTGGACTGGCACGAAAAGAGGAAGATATTCAGCGGCAACTTTTGGTGGGCCAGAGGTGAGTATGTCAATGCCTTGGTCGCTCTGGAAAAGTCTGGGGACAGGATGGACGCGGAGAAATGGATCGGAACCCGAGTGGGTAGAACGATCACCGTGGATTGTCTCCATAAATCGTATGCTCACCTTTACAAGTGTTACTACCCGCGTGAGCGTTACGAGCGAAGTTCACGGGGAGTGCATTGTAGGGCGTTAGCTGACATTGTGGACAAGTACGGTGGGTCGAACAAGGCGGTGAAGGCGGTGAAGGAAAACGTGACGAAGGATTTGATTTCGTTCATGCGACGGTGTGCCATCTATGTTCCGAATGAGTGTTGTCTCCTGGAGTTGAATTGCCTCTCGGAAGTTCGGAGCTTGGTCTTACAGGAGCAGTTGTTCCGAGATTGTTTTTCCGTCGTTGTTGCTCCGTATAGCTCGGCGGAAGCGATTGCGAAACGGTGTCCGGCACGGTCGTCGGTATGTGTGCCGATGCTGGCGGATGACGGAATGGCCTATGCTGTTAGTCTCGGTTTGATTCCCGATCTCGTGTACTTACATTGCGATAACTTGGTGACCGAGTTCATTCCGAAGTGTCACGAGACGTTTCCGACGACGGTTCTTATGGGAGACCGATACACGGATAAGGCAGTCAAGGAAGCCGTAGATGGATTGGCGAAAGATTCTGTTCTCCTGGAAACGTTTAAGGATCACTGGTGTCTTCACGTGGGAGGAAAATGATGTCCAAGTTCAAAGCGTGTATCGTGGTAACGTGTAAGGGTCGGTTGAAGCACTTGAAGCAGACGCTCCCGAGCATGTTGAAACAGACAGGGTGCAATCATCAGGTTATGGTCGTGGACTTCGATTGCCCGGACGGCACGGCAGAGTGGTGTCATTCTTTGGGGGAGGAAAGGTTGTTTGTGAGCAAAGCGTTTGATAGACCGTTGTTCAATCTTTCGCACGCGAGGAACTGCGGGGGAGTAGATTCGGACGCGGATTGGCTGGCGTTTGTGGATGCAGATGTATTCTTGAGTGAGAACTTTCTCTCTGAAGCTGTAGCTGCTTTGGAGACTGACGAGAAAAATGTCTTGGCTCGGTTTCCGTACGACGAAACGACTAAGCGTCGTAAGTTGTCTGGGACGTGTGTAGTCTCTCGCATACTTTTTCGACAGGTGCGAGGGTATGACGAAGCGATTCAGGGTTGGGGGTGCGAAGAGTCCGATTTCTACAATCGGTGTCTGCTTCACGGCGTTACTGAAGTTCAGCTAAAGCATGAGACGGTGAAAGACACGGTGCGTCATAGCAATGAGGACCGTGTTGCGTTCTATGAGGAAAAGGATCGTCATGCGTCGAACCGGGTGAACCGGGCGCAGGTGGCGGATTCCAAGAGGCCAGTTAATGTGAATGGATTCGGAGTCCACTGAAATGGGTAAGATTCTCGTCTTGGCGTGTAACACTACTAGGCTAGTCAAGTACCCGATGTTCTTCGGCACGGAGCAGTGTGTCTCGTACCCAGTGGATCCCGTAAAGGCATCTGATAAATCGTACATGAAGATGGTGAAGGAAGAGATTGCCGTCTTGTGCGAATTACATGATGTGGAGTTCGTTGGATTCGAGCGTTTTCCTGTCTTGTGTACGAGTGTGGGTATGAAGCATTGTGGCAACAAACGTGTGCCGCCGTTCTATGAGATTGACGCAAAGGAACTCTTGGCGAAGTTCGGTTTGACGAAGAAACGAGTGTTACACCTAGATATGGCGGATCGTACGTTTTACGAGTTGAATGGCCACACTCTTCCGCGAGGTAGTTTGATGTTGAAGGGTCAGTGTCAAGCGGAGACGGTAGTCGAGACAGGGAACACTCCTACTAAGCGCACGGTGTGGTGTCCGTATTGGTCAGGGCGCGAGGATAGTGTTGGTATTATGTGCGGCTCTTGGACACGTCCTCGGAAGCTAAGTAATGAGGTGGCATATTACGGTAGTGTCGGTGGCTGGAAGTTTCGTAGGGAGGTTGCAGAGTTTCTTGAAAAGCGGAACGATTCATGTGTCATAGTACATGACCAACAGGCTCAAAGTCTTGGTCTTGACCTTGACGCGTGTGTTGAAGCAGTACTTCGGTCAAAAGTTGCGGTGTGCGTTAGGGGAGTCGGTATCCTTAGTCAGACGTTTTTGGAGATACTCTCTCTTCGTGCATGTTGCTTGTGTGACAGCGAACCGATTGAGACGCTCTTTTGGCCGGTGCATCCGGTCAACGGTGTCCTGGGTGAGTGTTGTGAGGTCTTTCGTAGTGAGGAGCTTGAGTCTTTTGAGTTCGTGTTGAACCGAATCCTCAGTGAAGAACGACGCCGTTCGGATTTGGCGTACAACGGACGCCAGTTCTATGAGCGATTCTATTCCCCGTCTGCTTTACGTGCGTACGGTGATTCTGTGTTAAGGCACATCGACGATGTTGAGAAAATCATTCCGTTTTTCGTTGAAAGGCGTTTGGAGGGACTTCAAAGATGAACAGACAGCAAGTTGTGGAATTCTGGTCGAAGGAACTCGCAGATCATTCAGCATGGCTACGGGGCGAAGCGATAGAGGGTGTCTCAGTGCCGGAAGAGATTGCAGAAGGTGCTACGGAACAGGAGCGTGCAGTGAAGACTTGGGTCTCTGCAATTGCGGGAGGGTTTCCTTGTCGTTTTGGGCTTCGGTCGGATTCGTTCAAGGGTAAGAGAGTGGCGAGTGTCGGGACAGGCCCTCTGCCGTTGGCGTTGGGCTTTGAGGATTGTGAGATCGTAGTCATTGATCCGTTTGTCAATGAGTACATCGAGGCCGGTTATCCCCTTGGGGCATGGCCGGAACGTGTAACATATCGAGTGGGAGATTCAGGTAAGATGCCGTCTGGGCTTTCCTTCGACGTTGTGCTTTGGCAAGCGAATGAGGGTTTGTTGTCGGTTTTCTCTGAGGTCTTGGGCTTGCTTGGGGAAGATGGCAAGCTGTACGTTGACGTTGCCGGGGTGGAAGACGAGGGAACGTTGGTTCAATACTTCGATAGTTGTGGGGTAAAGATGGTGAAGCGTGGGGAGTTGCAGGAGAGTACAGTCTGGTCGAACGATGCCAGTGAAATGATCACGTATCTGGTCGCGAACCACAACAAGGAAGAGTACGTAGCTGCGTGTATTGAGTCGTTGCTGACCCAGACCTCTAACAGGTGGAAGTGTGTGGTCCTGGACGATTGTAGTAGCGACGGCTCCGTGGATTTGATCCGGGGAATGGTAGAGGGTGATAGTCGATTCCAGGTAGTCTTGAACGATAGGAACCTGGGCTATAATGGGACTTTGATGCGGTTGATCGACTTAGCTGACACGGACATCGTGGGGATTGTTGATCCTGACGATACGATTCACCCGGAATGTACTGCACACGTGCTCAGTAAGTACGATCAAGGTGTGTGGAAGGGATTCGTTTACACAGAGGTGTTCGATTGCGACGAACAAATGAAATTCGTGAAGAAAGGGTTCTCACGACAATTGCCCGCAGGAAAGACAGTATTGAAAGACAATGATGTTGTCCAGCATGTCAAAACGTTTCGGCGAGTGGTCTACTACAACACACCTGGGTACGTGATTGACGAGGCGGTCTATTGCGAGGACAAAGACTTGGCCTACAAGATGGAAGAGGTGGTGCGGTTACACCACGTTCCGAAAATGCTGTACTATTATCGCAGAGGGACCCCAGGCGCTCAAAACGCTGGAGAGAAACGTGCTATTGGGAGGAAGAACCTGAAGCACACGCGTGACAAGGCGTGGTCGAGACGGGAAATGACAGAGTGGAAGCTGGAAAGTCGTCCGGCGTTTGAAGCACACCTGGAAGCAGGCAAGGGACATTGCACGTTTGTGACCACGCCGTCTAGTCTGGAGGTGCTACGCAAGATTGTTGGTACCGTTCGACGCCAAACGTATCCGTTTTGGCGGTGTGTCGTAGTGTGGCCGTTTGGGAAGGAAGACAAGAAAATCGAGGACATTGCGTACGAACTTCACGATGATCAGCGGTTTCAAGTTGTTGACAGTGTGGAGGCCGTGGGTGAGGTTCCCGAGCGGATTGACGTGGACGAGACTTTTGAGGACGTGCACCGAGTTGAAGCCTTTGCGAAAGGGGAAAGGACAAATAACGTGGTGATCAATAGTTTCTGGACTGGGGGTGAGTTGGGGAGACTGGAGAGACTTTCAATCAGAACGTTCCTTGATCACGGTCACGAGTACCGACTGTACACGTATGGAGACGTGGGAGAGGTGCCGGAGGGGACGCGGATCATGGACGCGAACAAGATTCTCCCGCAGGATCAAGTGTTCCAACATGCGCGCAAGGGGGCGAAGGGGAGCTATTCGACATTCTCGAATCTCTTCCGATACAAGTTGCTGCTTGAACAGGGAGGGTGGTGGGTTGATACCGATTTCATTTGCCTTCGCAGTTTTGAGGAACTGGACAAACGTGACTATGTATTTGCCTCAGAGCGAGATCGGAAGTCCGGGGATCGTTGTACTACGTCCGGTGTGATTCGGGTGCCGTCGGGGAGCGAGTTTGCTAAGACGTGTTTCGAGCGTGCGACAGAGAAAGTGAAGGATGCAGAAAACCTGGATTGGGGTGAGATTGGGGTGTTCATGGTTCGCCATGTTGTTGGAGAGCTAGGTCTCTCTGAGCATATCGTGGACCCAGAGGTTTTTTGTCCAGTGGACTGGTTTCATTGGGAGCGTCTGATCGAACCCAATCAGTCTTTCGACTTTGGCGAGAGTTACGCCGTTCATTTCTGGAATGAAATGTGGCGACAAGATGGTAAGGACAAGGAATCGGACTATCCTGCATCGAGTCTTTACATGAAACTCGTTAATCAGAGAGTGACGCCGAGGACAAAGGTCGAACCACCTTCCGCAGAAATAAAGTCAGTTCCCGTGGAGCCGGAAGAACCACAGTCAGTTCCTTCAGAACCGAAGTTGGAAGAACCGCAGGTAGTTCCTGGTAAGGTGATCCCTGGAGTCCTGTACATACACATGGACAAGCGCTACCCGGATATGTGGTATCAGCGTTTCGAGCACAACGCCAAACGCTTCGGGATTGCACACGAGCTTGTGTGTGTCTTCCAGGGTAAGACAGTGGATTATCTTATAGGGCGGGTTAAGGAAGGTGATTTCTTGCTTGGGCGGTTTGCCCATGCCGACTTTGATCTTCGCAAGGTGAAGCCGATCTTTCACCGTCTTGCCAGGGCTTTCAAGGGGAGAACCTTTCCAGATAGTCAGACCTATTATCTCTATGACGAGAAACACAAGCAGATCGAGTTCTTCAATCGGTATCGTGTGCCGACACCGAAGACGGAGTTGGTCGTTGACTCGACTCAGGTTCAAGAGTTCATGGACTACCACGAACTTCAATTCCCGATAGTGTTCAAGGGAGTTCACGGGGCGTCATCTGAGAATGTCAGGATGGCGAAGAAACTGGACGAAATAACGTACCCCGCCATCTTGCAGGAATTCTGCCCGGACAACGAAGGAACGGTTAGGTTGACGACTATCGGTGATCGAGTCATGGGTTACTTTCGACCGAATGGGAAGGGAGATTTCCGTTCGGCGTCCGCGCGTGTGGTTGCGCCGGTGTATCCGTCTGAATTTGATATGAAGGCGGTGACGTTGGTAAGTGAAATATCGAGGAAGGCGGGTTTTGTAACAATGGCCTACGATCTCGTGAAGCTCCGCGGGGAGTGGGTTGTTCTGGAAATGTCCTATAGTTACCCGGACACCGGGATACTGAAGGCCGAGGTCTGTTACACTCGGAACAAGAATGCTTTCTTCAGACGAAGCAAGAAAGACATCTATCCCGAGGATTTGATCATGTGTGACCTCTTCGGAATAGAGGAACTGGACGTGAGGTCTGAATGATGTCCGAAGGTAAAATTCTAGTCTTGACTGCGGACAGGCGTTTGCACCAGTACAACCGATTCTTCGGCCCCTATTGTGTGCCGAAGATACTGGAACATTGGCGGATGAAAGAGCCGGACTATGTGGCTCAAGTTCGTGACGAGATCATGCGGGAGTACCGTGAAGGTCGAATCTCGTACGTTGGTGTCGAGGACAAGCGGCTCTTTCATTCACTTGGGTTGGCTTCGGATATGGGCTATTGGATCGACGCCGGTGAGTTTTGGTCGAACTTCATGGATTGGTCGGAAGATGGGTTGCCGTTCGTGTGTGTGGACATGAATGATCAGTGTGATCCGATGTTTCGTCCGACGACGCTACGTGAGCGAGACGTGATTCTGAAAGGACAGGTGTCTAGGGAGGGAACAAAGGACGGTTTGCTTTTCGACGACAAGGTGGTGTGGGCACCTTACTGGACTGGCTATACGACGTTCACGGTGGTGGTCAACCGGGAGTGGGGGTCAGTGAAGCCGATTTTTGAGAGACGTTATGATACTGGATTCGTGGGAACGATCTCGACATATCGTTGGCGGCACACGGCCGTACATGACGTGTTCGGTGGGGAGACGTGGCAGAATGCTGATTCTCCGCATTACGTTCGTTTTTCGTCCTCGCGTTCTCGACTTAGCCCCGGTCACTTTGCGAACATGGTGAGAGACTCTAAGGTGGCGATCAACATTCGAGGTTCTGGTGTCTTGGCGCAGCGGTTCTTTGAGATACTTCACTTACAGACGTGTTGTCTGACTGACGACTACACGGTGAGGGCTTATTGGCTTATCCCTCCGGTCGGAGGTGAGGCTGGCGAGTGCTGTGAGGTGTTTGAAGGGGACAACTCTGATTCGCTGCGCGCGAAGATGGAAGGGTTGTTGGACAATCCAGGGTACATGGAATGTCTGGCTACCAACGGGAAGCGGTTCTGGGAGTGTTGTTGTAAGCAATCCCGGATTCGTGAGTACGGGGGATTCGTTTTGGAGGCAATGGAGAGTGGCCTCCCCTGGTCTGAGGTTCTTGGACGGTTTCGGAACAGTTGCCTGGAGGCGCTTAGGAGTTATGGACGGTAACGTACGTATCATCATTCGTAGTACGAGCGATACACTGTACGAACTCAGTGCGAGCTTTCTGTCCGATCTTGGGATACCGGTGGTGAAAGAGGTAGTCCAGGGGCCGAAGTTTAACGACTACTGGTACACCCACGTCTTTGATTTCGATGAAGACTGGCTTGTCTTCGTTGACGAGGACTGCTTCGTTTTCGATTCGTCCGTAATCCCGCGAATGATTCGTTACATGAGTCAGAACGGATATGTGACGTGTGGTGTTCCTGACGGCGGCGTGTCTACCAGAATTGCCAGTCCGGTTATCCCGAACACGTTCTTTTGCATTGTTCACCTGGAAGCGGTGCGTCGTTATGACAGGGAGGGTATGAGGGAGTACCGTCACATTGAGGATTTTGAGACTCTTCGTCCTTTGTTCTCATACAAGGCCAAGCACGACTATGTGGAGCACGAGCCATACTACTCATTCTTTTTCTGGATCATGATGCGTGGCGGCGGCATCCTTTACCTTGATGCAGATACCTGGGTTGAAGACGAGTTGTCCACGATACCCAAGGATCACCGTGGACAACCGTTCGCCATTCATTGTTGGTATGCACGACACGCGGATCGTCCGTCACATCGTGATCGCTACGCTCAGGCGATTGAGTTTTGCGAGCAAATGAAGACGAGGATCGTCAGGGAATGAACCGGGTGTATTTGAAGGTCCATCCGAAACTTGGGAGACCGATCTACTATCTTGAACAGTTAATGGATGGTCTTCAGGAGAGGGGATACGAGACGGCGATTGTTGAGGATTCGTCGGACATTCGAGATAGTATTATCATTTTCGATTTTGTGATTGACCTGAAGACTTGTGAGGAAGCGAAGAAAAATGGCAACAAGGTAGTGGTCTATGTCGGTGACGTTGTGACGAGCGCTTACTACTATGAACGTTGTTTTCGCCATCGTCACTTTTCGAGCGACAAGAACTGGCCGACGTTGCCTTACTTCCGACGTGTCAATGCGGAGGTGGGCATAGATGGAATGATCTTTCTCAGTCGCTACGTACACGACAAGTACTACCAGTACTTTCGCAGTGTCCCTCGTGTGTGTCTGAACATCTTCATAGACAGGAGAATTGCTCGGGACACAATGAAGACGGTGGATTGCAGCTTCCTCTACCTGGGTTTCGAGCAGAATACGATGTTTCTGAAAGACCTTCCGTCCGTTCGGAAATTCATTTTGGATCGACGAGTGCGTTCTGGAGATACTCGTTGGACTCAGTGGGTCTATCCTTTCCGATGTCACTATGCCGTCCGCGGTTACTCGTCTCTTGCGTACTTGACGAAGCCACCGGCCAAACTTGTGGTAGCGGCGGGTTGTGATGCCAATATCATCCTTGGGAGGGAATACTCTTACGTCGAATTGTTGGGGAATGATTATCCATTTTATACAGAGCCAGTGTGGGAGGACGTTGAAGCCACGTTTCAGAAAGTGTCCGAGTGCTTCCTGTCCAAGCTCTGGTTTGATGCGTTGGAAATGATGCGCGACGTGAGGGACAAGACGAGCTTTGAACGTTGCCTGAGCGACCTTGTGCTTTTCCTTGGGGGGTTGAAGTGAAGCTCCGTGAGATAACCTTGTCTGACGATGACGTGACTTTCTACTATCGTCTCCGCAATGATGACAGAACATACCACTGGTTCTTTTCAGGTAGAAAGTTTTCGCTTGAGGAAGTGAAGGAGTGGCTTGGTGATCAAGTGGACGATGTGATCTACGTTGCTGAGGAAGCAGGGAGACCGGTAGGTTCGTGTTCGGTACATAACGTCAACTTGAATTCTAGGACTGGTGAGTTGGGTAGGATCATGATTGAGCCTGAAATGAGAAACCAAGGCTTAGCGAGTAAGATGGTTGCACTCTTAATCAACGAGTGTAGTAAAACGAGTCTTGTGTATGTGTATGCGAACGTCAAGAGAGTCAACGGTGCTATGTGTCGCGTCTTTGAGAAATTGAGATTGAGACAAGTGGAAGGCGATCCAGTCTTTTTCTGGAAAGTGTTGAGAGAGGGATAATGAACGACATACATCTTTTTCGACCATTTGTGAGTGAACAGGCTATTGCTGACGTAGCGGATGTGTTACGATCCGGTTGGACAGGACTGGGACCTAAGACGGACGAGTTCGAGAAACGTTTTGCCGCGTACGTGGGTGCGAACCGGTGCGTAGCCTTGAACTCTTGTACGTCTGCATTGCATCTAGCGCTACACGTCTTGGACTTGGAGCCTGGAGACGAAGTGATCACGACTCCGATTACGTTCGTTTCCACGAACCACGCGATCCTTTACGAGGGAGCGACACCGGTGTTCGCTGACGTAAAGCGCGGGACGGCGTGTATCGATCCGGCGTCAATCTGGCAAGCTCTGAAGCGGTGCAACAATCCTCGGGCGATTATTGCTATGCACTACGGAGGACAACCATGTGATCTGGAGACGATTCATTCGATGGCGGAACAGGCCGGTGTAGCGGTGATTGAAGATTGTGCTCATGCTGCTGGAGCGAGCTATGGTGGGGATAAGGTTGGTTCTCTGTCTATACTCAATTGCTTCAGTTTTCATTCGGTAAAGAATTTGTCTATCGGCGACGGTGGTGCGGTGACGACAAGTGACGATGAGTTGGCCGACCGCATGAGGGCTTTACGTTGGCTTGGTATTGACAAGAGCACCTATGTGCGAACGAAGGCTGGAGACACGGAGTCTTGGCACTACAACGTGTCGGAACTTGGTTACAAGTATCACATGAATGACATTATGGCCGCGATAGGCTTGGCTCAGTTGGCGCGTTTGGACGAAGACAATCGTTACCGCAGGAAGTTGGTCGATCAGTATCGTTTGGGTTTGTCTGAAGTTCCAGGGGTGACGTTGTTGAACCGTATGCCGGACAGGGAAAGCGCCGATCACCTTTGTGCGATTCGTGTTGAGAATCGGAGGGCGCTTGTTCGGAAAATGAAGGAATCTGGTGTGCATCCTGGAGTCCATTACGTTCGCAATGACCTCTATGACATGTACGAAGAACATGATTTGCCGAATGCGGAAATGTTACAGGAGGAACTGCTCAGTCTTCCTCTCCACCTCATGCTCACCGAGGGTGATGTGGAGCGAGTGATTTCAGTCATTAGTTCAGGATGGTAAGATGGATCCACTTGTCAGTTTCGTTATACCGGCGTATCGACCGGAGTTCTTGCTGGAGACTTTGGGAACAATTCTCCGACAGACGTACGAGAACATTGAAGTGATCGTTACGGATGATTGTGAAGACGATGCGGTGTCTTGCGTTGTGGACCAGTTCGATGACAAGCGACTATGGTACGTCAAGAATAATAAGCCGGATGACGAGAGGGTGGAGTGTGTGGCGCGCAGCAATTTCCTGAATGGATTCCAGATTGCCTGCGGAGACTTCGTGCGATTGGTGTGTGACGATGACGTGATAACAGAGGAATCGACTCGGAAGTACTTGGACGTTATGGAGGCTCACCCGGAGGTTTCGTTAGTCACATCTTATCGTAGTCTGATCAGACCGAGTGGTCGGGTGCGAGGACTGAAGCTGTTATCCTTCGGAGAGTCGGTGATTATCGAAGGCAAGCGCGCGTTCAACACCATGATGTGTTTTGCGAACAACTTCGTTGGTGAGACGTGTTCTTCCATGATGCGTCGGGACAAACTGGCGGATGACCCGTTTGTCTTTCAAGGGGTCGAGGTCAACGCGTTGCTCGATGTCGTGTTGTGGATCAACCTAATGCTTCGTGGTGACTGGGCATATATTCAGGGAACGATGTCTTCCGTCAGGGAGCACGACACACAGATGGTTAAGAACGAAAAAGTGCGGCGGCGGTGTGTTAAGATGTGGGAGACACTCCGCAAGGCAAGTGTCGCCGCTGAGTGCTTCCATGAGCCGATTAGCGGCACGGTGATCAGTATTCACGGTGGGGAGATATGTCCTGATTATCTGAAGGCACATTCCAGGAGTTTGTAAGGTGTTCTTCATTCTGGGAAATCAACGTTCGGGTACTACGCTCTTGCGACTCATGTTGACTTGTCATGGTAGTGTCGTGGTGCCACCTGAGTGTCATTTCATGCTTTGGCTCTATAAGCGTTTCAGTTCGTGGCACTTTAATGAGGGTCTTGTTGGTTTTGTCGATGCTCTTTACGATTGCACGAAGTTCGAGACCTGGGGGCTTGACAGGGAGTATCTCCTTTCCTATTTGCAGGCTCACGGGAATGACATCTACGACTATGGGAGTCTGGTCAAGGCGGTGTATGAGTGTTACGCGCAGCGTCACTTTGAGAAAGGGAGCTTGTGTGGGGATAAGAACAGCTTGTGGATCGAAATGGTGTGGGCGATTGAAGAGATCGTGCGCTCACCGAAGTACATCTATCTCGTGCGTGACGGGCGAGACGTGGCGTGCTCGTATCGAGAGCTTGCTGGTCGAACGTTCAATTCGCAGTACCAACCGAGGTTGCCGAGTGACATACCGTCGATTGCCAGGGCGTGGGATATGGCCAATCGAGTCCTGTTCTCGTTTTTGGTCGGTAAAGACGAGAACCGAGTTCTCCGGCTGCACTATGAGGACCTGGTAGAGTGTCCCGAGGAGGCTCTGAGGGCCTGTTGCGGTTTCTTGTCGATTGAGTACGAGCCACGGATGTTGAACTTTCACGAGGTCAACCGCAGTTTGGGGTTGGAACCGAAAGAGTTCTTACAGTGGAAGGAAAAGACGTTGACGGAAGTGAATGCAATGTCGGTGGGAAGGTATCGACGGGAGTTGACGAACCCGGAGATTAGGGAATTCAATGAGATTGCAGGAGAATCACTGAGGGATCATGGCTATGCGACGTAGGACTGAACCGTTCCACGTGAATCGACCGAATCTACCGGACCCAGGCGGGACGGCCAAGTTCTTTGCCGGTCTCGGAGACATGTTAAACCGACGTTGGCTGACGAATGATGGCAAGTATGTCCGGGAGTTCGAGCGGAAGATGGAAGATATGGTGGGAGCGCGTTACGCGATTGCTATGGCGAACGGGACTCTCGGTTTGATGTTGACTCTACAGGCGTGTAAGCGAGATGGGCTTACCAAGGTCTTGGTTCCGGCGTTTACCTTTCCTGCTACGGTCTTGTCGATCTTGTGGTGTGGCTGCGAGCCGGTATTCTGCGACGTTGACGAAGAGACTCATTGTCTTTCTCTCGCGGAAACGCGTGCGAAATGGGAGGATGGTGTGGGTGTCGTTATGCCGGTGAATGTGTGGGGGAATTGCTGTGCGTTCCATCCATCTGACCTAGCGACGTTGCCAGAGACGCGAGTGATCTACGATTCGGCACATGCTCTAGGGTGTAAGGTGCGCGGTATTCCTGTGGGGAATTTTGGGACGGCGGAGGTATTCAGCTTTCACGCTACGAAGACATGTCATGCTTTCGAGGGTGGTGTTGTGTGTACTGGGTCAACGGAGCTTGCAGAAAGACTGCGATCCATGAGGAACTTTGGGTATCCTGGACGTGGGCACTCCGATATTGAAACCCTTGGAATGAACGCAAAGATGTCTGAGGTTCACGCCCTTATGGGAACTTGTACCTTGGACAACTTCCTTGATTTCATGCGTGTCAACGAGAGGAACTACCAGTGTTACAGGGATTGTCTGCATGATGTCGAGGGGGTGTCAATCCTGGAGTATGATCCAGCGGTTCAAGGGAACTACCAGTACATCGTGTGTCGGATCGCTGGAGGACTGGAGAATCGTAACTTTGTGCATGAGTTCTTGACTGAGCGCGGTGTGATAGCCAAGCGCTACTACTTCCCAGGGTGCCACAAGCTCACGATTTTCAATCGGTGGTACGTTGACCTTCCAGTGACAGATCGGTTGTGTGAGAGCGTTTTGGTCTTGCCGAATGGAACCGACCTTGACGAGGATGACGTTGAATGGATTTGTGGCCTTGTGTCTAAGGCCGTTGCCTCGCTATGAAAGTTGAAGACCTTTAAGGGGGACTTGACATGAAAGGTGTTGTTCTTGCAGGTGGGCTAGGAACTAGGTTGCATCCGATGACTCTGGTAACGAACAAGCATTTGCTTCCGGTGTACGATCAGCCGATGATCTATTTTCCTATTCAGGCTGTAGCCGAAGCTGGAATGAAGGAAGTGTTGCTGGTCGTCGGGGGCAATAGCTGCGGTGATTTTCTTCCGTTGCTTGGAGACGGCAAAAAGTTCGGTTTGAAAGAACTCCATTATGCGTTTCAGAGTGAGCCTGGAGGTATTGCTCAAGCGCTTGACCTGGCGGAAGACTTCGCTGACGGGGACCCGATTCTCGTGATTCTGGGCGATAACATCTTCAGTGACCGTTTGGCACCCGCCGTGCGCCGTTATCTTCACGATCAGGATGGTGAGGGGGCGCGCATTTTTGTGACAGAGGTCGAACACCCGGAGCACTTCGGTGTCCCGGAAATGGATGGAGACAAGGTGACCTCTATTGTCGAGAAACCGAAAGAACCGAAAACGAACATGGCGGTGGTGGGAATCTACATGTACGATGCCAGCGTCTTTGAGGTGATCAAGACGCTGGAGCCTTCCGGTCGCGGTGAACTTGAGATCACCGATGTCAACAACTCGTATATCGAGCGTGGACAGATGATGTCAGAGATACTGAAGGGGTGGTGGATTGATTCAGGTAGTAGTGAAGAGAATCTTTACGATGCTTCGACGTTGGTTCGCAAGCTGCGTAAGGAACAGTCTGAGGGAGAGTAACATGGAAAGAAACAAAGACCCTGAGCTACGCCGCGTTCGACGGCGTAAACTTGACTTTCTTGTCGGGGCGAACTGGAGAATGTGCGAGTACGGTCAGAATTTTGGCCGTACTGCGTGGCGTTCTGACGATAGCAAGTTACAGGTTATTGAGGTCGAGCTTAGGGAAGTTCTAAGCGAGATCGCGGATGCTGGAATGAATGTTCTACGAGTTGATCTTGTGGCCGATGGCCGCACGTTATACGACGATAAGTGTCGGCTTGTAGAATCGTCGATAGTTCCGTTCTATGAGGATGTTCGGTTCTTCCTGAACCTGGTAGCTGAGTTTGGGATCAGGGTCATTTTTGTGATCTTGGATCGTGTTGTTGCTGGTATTCACGAGGTGGTGGACGGGGTGACGATTCGTGGTCGTCAAAAGCTGCTCACCGATGGGACGACAGTGAGCGTGTTCGTTGACTCATTCCTGATCCCTTTCTTGAATGAGTTTGGGTATCATGAATCGGTACTTGCCTTTGATGTTCTCAATGATGCCGAGCGTATCGTTAGTCAATCGGCGGGAGGGTTGTGGGAAAGTGACGAGTCAAGAATGGATGTGCCGGAGGTCCCGTTGAAAACGGTTAAGTCTTTGCGCGCGTACTTCAAGTCGTGTCAAGGTGCTATTCACACTCACTCAAGCAAGTACTGTACGATAGGTTGTTCAGCCAGGTGCTTTGGGTTGATGGAGAACTTCCGAGCAGACTTCATGTCACTGAACTACTATCCGTGGACAGGACGGATTCAGGATATGGTGACTGCAAAAGGAGTGCTTGATGTGGCGAAGGGACGTACCAAGTTGGGGAAGGTTTTGATTAGTCAGTATCCGTTGAATCATACGGATTGGGGACCCGAGAGGTATCTAAGCGAAGCAAAAGACAATGGATTGCTCGGAGCCATTGCGTGGAACCTTCGTCCTGGGGAAGACAAATGGTGTCCGGCAACGAGGGAAGAAAGAAAGGTTATGATTGGGAAAATCGGTGAATGGGTAGCCAAGAATATGTAGGTGTAGTATGTCGAGAGTTCTCGTACCTGGTGTTAGTAGCTCGGTGTGTGGGGTACAGAACTTCACGTCTCAGTGGACTCGGTACTTTGGTGGGATTGAGTTCCTTGATGACGGCGACGAGGTGGGTGACGAGGATGTACTGGTAGTAGATCATTTCGGTGGCAATCCGTGTAAGCGCTTTCGGATTGCTAATGGTGCGAAATTGGTCTATGTCGTTCACGAGGTTTGGGAGGACATGGCGGGGCCGCTGCGCGAAGCGTCATTTCTGATCTATATGAGTTCCTTACAGGAGTCCGTGGCGGCGAAGCTCCTGGGAATTAAGGCCCCGAACATCGTGTGTTTTGGACATCCGTATGAGGACTTTGGTATTGCCGGGAGGCGAGCTAAGGCAATCTATCTCGGTGGGTGGCTGAAGATCGATAAGGCCGATGGCTTGGTTGGTCGGATGCGAACACTTGCAAAGCAGTACCCGGAGTATGAGCTTCGATGCTATTTCATACTCAATGACCGGGTTTACCTGGAGACCTTACAGTACTTTCAGTGGCGCGTACGCTTCGATCCGGTTCTTGATGGGCGAGTGAAGTTCTTCAAGGCGGATGACTTCAGCTTTGAGGAAATGAAGCATAACATGGCGGCTTGTGAGTACGCGTTCCTTTGGAGAAATGAGCCGACGTTGCAGGAGGTCCAGGAGCTTATCGAGAAAGGTAGTGAACGAGTTCTCCAGGTGAAGATTGGTGACAGCGGTATGTTGGCTAATGCTATCGGGGCCGGGTGTAAGTTGATTGTTGAAGAGTGCTCTCGGTTCTACACTCACCTGGTTCCTGAAGGACGGAGACCTACGTTTCGAGATTTCGCTGGACGTGTCAAGGAAGCAGTTGAGCGTGTTCGCACTTTGCCGAATCCCGAACCGATTTTTGAGGTTGTGAGTATCGAGTTTGGTGACTTGGAACAACCGTGGACGATGCGGTTTGTGACGGAGAAAGTTCGTAGCTTGGTTCGCAAGAATCCAAGAGCGGGACGGTGGAATCGCAACGGCATGTTGCTCTCGTGCAATCAGAACAAGTTCTTCGGGTTGTCCGAGGGAGTTAGTAAGTCAATGCGTGTGGTTTACCGATACAACGGTGTGGAAAGGATGGCGGTGTTTCCTGAGAACATGACGGTGAATGTGCCTTACAGTGGACATGAGGAAGTAAGGAGTCGATAGTCATGGAAGAACGTTTTCAGATGTTCTGGTACGAGGGAAGGCCGAACTGGATTGCTGAAGCGAGCATTCGTTCTTTCGTGAGTTTCTCGGATGTCGAGGTAGATGTCTATTCATACGACCCGGATGGTGATCCGGGGATTGACGGCTGCGTGTGGAAGGATGCACGTGAGATACTGGACTTCGAGGTCGCAGAGTCTTACAGGAAGAACATGAAGTCTTACTCGTCTTCGTCGAACCTATTCCGATACCGGTTGCTTTACCTGAAAGGTGGGTGGTACTTCGATACGGATTGCATCCTTCACCGGCGTCTCGACTCTTTGTTCGACCGGCCAATGGTCTTCGGAAAAGAGTCTCCTCAGTGGTGCGTGGTTGGTGTGTTACGTTTCCCCGCTGGTATGGATATGTTCCAACAGATGTACGACGAGTGTGTTGCGATTCCGCCTGAGAAATATCGTTGGGGAATGGCTGGACCGAAGATGTTCCACAAGCACGTCAAGGCGAATGGTCTGGAACACTTGGCGTTGCCGCCCGTGTACTTTTATCCGGTTCACTTTACTCAGATTGCGCGGTTCAAGAAACCTCTGGTACTAGATGAACGAACGTTCATTGTTCACTTGTGGAATGAGGCACTTCGTAGGAAAGGGTGGCAAGAGGGTGACCTCCATCCGACAGTGTTGTCGCCTACCGAGACTCAATCGGTGGAATGGTGTTAGTATGGTGGACTTGAAAGACTACACACTTGCCGTTGTCGCTAACCATAACGTCTTCGGCTTCCTGAAGCAGTTGGTCGTGTGCTTACAATGGAAAGGGATACTCTTCCGCAGTTTGTGTGTGGGAGACGCCGGGTTGCTTGACACGGAGGTTGAGTGGCTCGAAATGGTTTTGGGCAATCGGTTGACACGCTTTCCGTTAGCGAAGCAGTTCAAGCAGGAAGGGATTGTGACTCAGGATGGAACATACCGGGAGATCATATCTCAGAGAATCCCGTTCTTGCGTTACGTGTTCGGTGAATGTGCCGGCGCGCCGGTGTTGCAGTTGGATGCGGATACGGCCATTATTGACAATGACTTTTCTCTCGTTGATCCGAACAGTGATTTGACGCTGACGGTGCGGGAGGTGACGAGCTTAGAACATGCTCTGGGTAAGAACGAAAAGGAGTATCCTAATCTCGGTGTAGTGTTTTGGAACCGACCGGAACGTTGCTATGACTTCCTGAGCGCGTGGGAGGTTGTACAACGAACAACGAATCCGTGCGTTGGTCAATTCGAGCAGGGCTTCTTTTACAGAGCTATGTCGAGTTCGGATTTCTCTCGGTTGTCCGTTCAGCGAGTGCATTGTCGTTACTACAATTGCTATCGGGCAAAGTGGATTGAGTCTCAGACCTCGGTGCTTCACTACAAGGGAGACCGTCGTGTGCACCGGATGCGTTCGCCGTTTTACGAGCGGTGTCGCCGGTTGAACTGCACTGCGTTTGGTGTTGAGGGGCCAATTGAAGAGGATATGTTGTACCACGGGAGATCAATGTGCGAGACGATCCGATTATTCTAGTAGGTGTGAATCACTCTGGTACAAGCTACGTGTCTAAGATGTTGGCGCGTATGGGTTGCTTTGCTGGTAACTTTTGGCTGAAACCCATGCGCTACGAGGAACACTTTCATAACAGGGTACATCGGATGTTGGTGGCCTCTGAATTCTATCGGATGCGCGGTCGCTTTCTGGGTGATCAGACTTGGAATGGAGCGGTATTCGATCCTGATTTTGTGACTCGGTGTGGTGACGGTCTTAACTATTTCGAGTTTGTGAAGGGATACCTGGAAGGGTTGTTTGGCGGTGAGTGTGAGGGGGCGCAGTCGTGGTACTGGAAGTGTCCTACGTCTGCGTTATTCATGAAGCTCTGGAAAAAGGTTTACCCCAACGCACGGTTCGTTCACTTGGTTCGTGACGGTCGAGACGTGGCTTGTAGTCTGGCTAAGCTGAGGATAGGGAGAAAGGAGATCGGTCGTAAGGTGGGTTTCAGGTTGTGGAACCTCTACATATCCAAGATTGATGTAGAGTTGCCAGAGGATTCAATGGTCGTGCGTTATGAGCGGCTGGCGACGGAGCTACCGAAGATCGCCGTACGGTTTGGTCTGGAATATACTCCAGAAGTATCAGCGTCTTACAGACCACGCGTTGGGGCGTGGCGAAAGTTTCAGGATGATTTTACCGACGTTGACGAGAGCAATCTGGACAAACATGGATATCCGGTACGATGGTCTTTGGTGTAGGTAACAAGGTCATTTATATCGTCATGCGAGAGCTTACGGGTGACTTGCACAGGACGCTCGCACGCCTGGAGTCTCTTTGCATTGCGGATCCTAAGTTGACGGTGTGGTACAACGATGGCTACGTTCCGATTATTCGTGTGGTGGATGATCTCCGAGCGCGCATAGCCAGTCTGGAAGACACGGGGCAGTCAGAGCGAGACCCGCAAGAGTTTGCCGATGCGGTGACGATCATCATGCCTTTCCGGGGAGACAGTAGGAATGGGAAGTCTTTGCTCCGGCGTCTGGAGTTTTGTCTTCGGGCCTTCAATCTTCAATCGGGTTTGGTCGTTGCTAAAGAGCTTGTCGTTGTGTCGAGTGCGTCTTCCGCGGAAGTGAACGCAGAGCTTGCCGAGATCGTGACCCGGTACCAAAAGGTGCGCGTGGTCTATGACGACGAGCAATTCCGCTGGAGTCAGGCGAAGATCATTAACCGTGGAATCTTGGAGAGTGAAAGTCCGTACGTCATGTCAATCGACTGCGACATTGTGCTCCCTCACAAGTACCTCTGGAGGTTGTGTCAATCGTTGGCTGAGGACGCGTGTCTATACGGGATTGTGATACGCTTGAAGAACCACGAGGCGGTTCGTGATACTCCCAACGTGCACGAGTTGACGTGGGAGGGTTTCAGGACTCTCTTCCCTAAGATGACGAGTCGCCAGCCGGTGTCTGATCATTGTGGCACTGGACCGATTACGGTGCCGCGGAAGGTGATTGAGAGCATCGGTGGGTGGGACGATAGCTTCATTGACTACGGGTACGAGGACTACGATGTCTTACAGAGGATTCGGCGCTCCGGCTGCGAGGTCCTGGGTAAGATGGGTCTCTTTTGCTTTCACCTCGACCATTCTGCGAATCCGATAAGGGGGAAGCATACCGGGAAGAACCGGGAAATGTACTTGCATGGTAAGGCGGCTTTCAGGAAGACGGAACTTTACCATCGGCTAGTGGAAGCCGGGAGAATAGAGGATGTATCTGGAAGCAGTGACAGTTAGCGTTGGGTACTCCGATTATCTGGAGTTCACGATGTCACGGAACCGACCTCACTTTGATAGGTATGTCGTGGGAACAGTTCCAGAGGATGATGATACCATAGCGGTCTGCGCCAAGTATGACGTGGAGTGTGTGTTGACAGAGCAGTTCAAGAATGTGCAAGGGTTGAAGGGATTTCGAGGGTTAAATGACGACGTGGTGTGGTGTAAGAGCCGAGGGATCAATGAGTGTCTAGCGCGCTTGAGCTTTCGCGACTGGGTATTGCACATGGATGCCGACATTGTTCTCACGAAACGATTCCGAGAGCTACTTGAAGAGACCTATCTGGAAGAGTGTGGCATGTATTCAATGGTGCGTTACAACACCCATCGTCGTGGTGTAGTTTTGAGTGTGTATAATGATTGTTTCAATTGGTATAGGAATCGTATGCGGTTTTCTTTGAAGCCTGCGGGCAAACGTGCCATCGGATACTTTCAGTTGTTCCATTCCCGTGCTGAGCCGTTTCTCAATGCCGGTGAGAAGTATTGTGTTTCCGTGAACGCGAGAGGTGATGGAATGTTCGGTGATTTGTGGGCGAGAGATGAACAGTGGCTTTTGTCAGGGGCTTGTGCCCATATCCATCATGGAGGTACGGGGGAGAATTGGAAAGGGCGAGTTACCCCTCCGTTGGACTGGTAATCGAGAGTGGGTATTGGGCGGCGATTCTTAATCATTTTGTGAATGCCCATAGCAAGGGATTTACGCAATTCAGTCCGCAATTGCGAGGGGAGAATATGTCTCAGCAAAAGCTCGTAGTTCCGTTGGACGCGTTTGGCAGGACCGCCAGGCTCAAAGACAGGGATTTAATGCCCAAGGAAACGAGGCGTGAACCGGATGTGAGACCGCCGCGCACTGATTTGCGTAAGCCTGCCTTCAGGAAAAAGAAAGACCCGACGCGTAGGAAAGACAAGGATCGAAAGGACGAACTCGAAATCCTGGAGGATACAGACGTAACTCTCTCCAGTCGGGTGGTCTCGATAGCCGTGCGTGTGAAGGGGGAACCCAATGCCGCTCAATAGAAAATACCGAATCGGCGGACGGGGGAAACGTCGCAGGAAGCCTCCTACTGACCAGGTGACGATTGCTGGTACCACACCCGTTGACGTTCCTGCGCCTGACGAAAAGACGATCCAGGAGGAAGTCTTCGAGGAAATGGAAGGGATTGAACATAGGCGTGACACCGGTGTTGCTGGACTGGACACCGCCGTGGATAAGGTTCTGTATATTCTTGCCAACGAAGTAGAGCCATGTCTTTCCGAGATCATCGAAGAGTCGGACTCTCTTGATCTGGAAGTGGCGCGTGAACTCCGAGGTCTACTGGACGAAGCAATCTATCCGTACATGCGTGAGGTTGCAGAGCAAGTAGATCAGCTATTGGGAGAGGGGGAATAGCAGTGTTCAAGAGGATCATTGCTGATCTCAGAAAGAGACAGGCATTTGTCTCGAATCCCGTGCTCTATATGCGGGATTATCTTACGATGGGAGCAGTCGATGAAGGTAGAGAGTTGGCGCTTATGTATCCTCATGCCTTTGCTGAGTGGTTTGAAGCGAATGGTGAGCAGTATTACGAAGACGAGGATCAATTCGAGAACGCAGTGAATGAGTTGGCGGACGCTGAAGGGGACATGTACTCGGTCGAAATTCCAGACAGTGTTATGGAGGCGTTTCGTGAGTCGGGTATTGAGGCTGAGGTTATCCAGTATGCTGATTCACCCACCTTCCTTCACATGGACTTCGAGAAACTGGTCAAGAATCAGTGGCTCATTCACTTCACAAAGGATGCGAGGGCGTTGGCCTGCGGTGGCTTCAAGTATGGTATTGCCAATTTCGACCGGCTCGGTCTCACTACCCACTATACAGACAAGGCGAAGGAATCCGGTGGATACAACTTTGCATACTTGATCGATGACTTCGAGCGTTATGGTCGAAGTGATCGCGGTGGCTCGTGGAAGTATGGTGACGAGTGTGTGGTGTTCAAAGCAGCCGGCGCGCTCGTACATCATTGGGGAGACGAAGAAAGACAGGTCATTTTCTGGGGAAAGACGGCAAGAGACATTGTGGCGTTGTGGGAGGGAGACGGAGGTTGGCAGACTGACTACGATTCTCGTGATAAACCATGTTTCGCGTCGGAGAACCTGAGAGACGTAGTGGACTGGGTAGCGGCTAACTTCGACCAATACAAGAGATACCTGACTTGCTAGGGAACGCGTACACATGAGGTTGACTCACGAGCAACGGGCGGAATTTCTGAGGCTATTTCACCTGGCCCGGGAGAAATACAGTAAGGAGTTTCTTTGCGACCGTCTGAACTTCACACCGAAGCAGTATGATCGTCTCGTGGAGCATGAAAAATTGCCACATATAGAGCAAGTAAGCCGTGCCCTGAGAGTGCTTCGAGAGCTTCGTAATTCTTGACGCTATTTTTCTTTTTGTCTTCGTGTATTGCAAGAGGGGTTTTGGAACTGGTATGGCTAAGCGGAGATTGTTGCCAGCTATTGTCGGGAACCGTGTGAGGCCGAGGATCCGGTCGAGTACGGTCATTGGCCAAAAGTTCGGCAAGCGTCAGGCAATGATCATTGTGCGCTTTGCCGCGGAGCGTAGATTCCGAGTTCGGATTCGATACACGAGGATTCAGGATGGTGTAACGAAGATGTATGTGCTAGAGCCGTACAGTTTCCGTTACAGGAGAACTCGTGAGGGGTTGCGAAAGATGTTGTTCGCATACCATCCACTTCATGGTCGAATCCACAACTTTGCTGTTCGGTACATTAGCCAGGCCGAAGTAATGGAGAGACCTTTCAGACCACGATGGCGTGTTGAATTGAAACAGAATCCTGCGCCGTAAGGGGAGACTATTATGTCGAAGCAAAGAGACGTTCATACTCGTACGGCTTCAATCGCGTGTCGTGTTGCCGCGGTGTCGGCCTCTGACTTTCAGCGTGGGGATATGGTCGGTCTTTCCGGTCACCTCGTCGGGAATCAAATCTTCGATAATGCCGGGACGGGTATGGTGAAGCAGGTTGACGACAAGGCCAACAGGGTCATGGTCGATGTACACCAGGACGAGCGAAGTCCGCACCATCCGACTCAGTTCAGGCCGGAAGAGTTGTTCATTATGTGGCGGACGGACGAGCCGGTCGATCTACCGTTCTTCGCCGTCCCTGAAATGGAACAATTGAAGCACCGTCTTCAAGGTGGAGAGGAAGCACGTGCAGCATCTATTCGCAAGGGGAGAAAGAAAATGGCTAGTCTGAAGGAACTGAAAGCGTTTGAGTCGCGACTTCGCAAGGCCGATAGGATCGAGACAGTCGGTGACGGTGACACCGAAGACCTTGTTGATGCAATGGAGGAAGAACTCAGTAAGTATATAGGTGGTGCTTCCGAAGTGAACGATAACGAGATTCTGTTCCACGAGGAAGAAACGAAGAAAGGTTCACCGGTTAATATCAGGGTGACAGTGGACCCGACTAATCAGCCGAAAAAGAAAGGCGAGCGCGGATTCTGTCTTTTCATTGAGGGGAACGACGCACTCTACGAAGACGAGGACGATCTGCCCGAGGGAATAGGTGAGCTTGTGGGCACGCTGAATGACTCTTGCTGGACGACCGAGAATGATCAGCCGATTAAGGAAGAGGCCAAACTGATCGGCCAGACCGTCAAGAAAATCCTGAGAAAGTGGTAATACAGGGGACACAACATGCGTAAAAGCGAAAAGGAAATGACAATGCTGGCTCGACCGATTGCGATTATCGAGCCGGAACTCTGGGAGCTTGTGAAGAAACGCTCCCTGGGGAAGAAACGGTACGCGTCCCCTCAGAACCGTGAGGCGGTCGCAAAGCCATTGGTCGAGACAATGCACCACAAGCCCATTGAGTGGGCCGCCTACACACCGGACAAGTGGCTCTTGACTCATTGCACTATTGTCGCGTCGTGCAATGTCGAAGACGACGACAAACATACCATTACGGCCAACTCGTCGAAGTACATTAACGAGAATGGCAATGGATGGAAGCCGCAGGTGATTCTTGAAACCTATCGAACGTTCGTCGGTGCGGCGAACTACAGGGAACATGTCCAGCTTCCTGAAATGAGGAAGGGTGACGTGGTGGATGCGGCAGTTCGTGAAGTAGATGACGGCCCCGAGAGAGTGTTCTATGTTGATATTCTTGTGGCCACGGATCGACGGCACGCCGATCTGGTCGAGGATGTCGAGCAGGGACGCCTGAATAGCCTGAGCATGGGCACAATTGCATACAAGACTCAGTGCTCACGCTGCGGAAAAGTGATCGGTGACAGTTCGGAGAATTGTGTCCACATTGCCCACCAGATGCTTCACCCGTACGTTGACGATAAGGGAGTGAAGCGGATCACCGCGGAGCTTTGTGGAATTCCCGGTGATCCCAAGAGCAACATCTTTGTGGAAGCATCGTGGGTTTGGCATCCGGCGTTCAAGGGGGCCGTGATCAATCATTTCGTGACTCCGCCGAGGAAGACTAGGGTGGCGTCGGTGAAGGCTCGACAGAGCACACGTGACCGTTTCACGAATTATCTGGAGGAGGCCGATCAGCGTCTCCGGGTGGCCTATCGTCTCGGACACATTAGTTCGATGGCAATGGGCAATACGGCCCGTGTCGGTGACATTGCTGCGAGTATTTCGGGACTGTATGGAGATAACTGACATGAAGAGAGTCCAAAAGATCGCCAAACGGATTGCCTCCAGTGGGAAAGAGCGTGTGGCCCGAGAGAACATGACCGTGCCGGAAGCCCTCGCGAAGGTTGAGGAAAAACACCAGAGGGAGTTTGACAGCCTTGGACGAAAACATCAGTACATCGTCGATGAACAAGGGAACAAGATGGAGCCTGACGAGGAACTGTTCTGGAAGGGCATGTACATCGTTTGGCTGAGTGCTATTGGTGGCGGACTTTTGGTCAATGCAGATAACGAACAAGATGCTCTTGACAGTGCGATTGACCATGCGGAAGAACAGGGGTGGGAGGGGTTGTTCTTGCAGGATGACGACATTGAAGAGATTCGTGAAGAACACGGTGAAGAGGGACTGGATGATTACACGAGTGGTGGTAACCACGGTCGTTATCTGAACGACTTTAATGTCAACCTGAAACTGTTGTTTAGAACGAGGTAATGTCATGGCCAGACTCATTCTTGATCGACAAGGTGACGGGACTTTCGAGTGCACCGATCTCGATACGGGTGTGACTACCTCGTACGCGACCTGGGTGTTGCTGATCGCGGCGATTGATCTCGCAGACATTGAGATCGACAACTTCGGGTCTGCCAAGTACGCCGCGGCTCAGAGCGATAATAGCAACGGGCGTTTCCGTATCATTCCTGGAGGAACTGCGCCGTTGACGGCACAACCGACTCAGGGAGCTACGGTGAGAGCCGCAGGACAGGGTTGTACGAACTGTGCGTACCAGGTGGGGTGTTTGAAGATCGCGCAGATTCGTCACGCATTATCAACTCGACATGGAATCAAATGCGGTTCCTACTCGGCGGCGAGCTAGTGAACAATGAGTGGCAATGTGTACTGGCATGGCACTTATCGAGATTTCGATAAGTTGAAGAAAAATCGGGAGGGTGTGCTGTGGCTGGCATTGTCTTCGGATGTTGCGTTTCAGTATGGCGATGTTCATTGGAAACCGTCCGATAGTCGTGTCAAGCTGTGGCGAGTGGTATTGAAGCCTTCGGCGAAGATTGCACGTCTTGATGATTTGAGTGACCCGGTTGTTCGGGAGTTGAAGGAAGGCGTTTCGATGGCGCGTGCAATGACCTGGGGACCCATAAGTGACGAGTCGTGGTCGAGTTTCGCTGACTTTGGTATTTTGGAAGGGTATCGCTGGACTATTTCGTTTCTGAAATCGAAACTTGATGGTGTCGTGGTTGGTGATTCGACAGGTGGAGCGTCGAACAAACACGAGAGTCTGGCATTGTTCAATATGAAAGCAATTCAGTCTTCTGAAAGAGTAAAAGAGCGAGTTGGACGCATTGCCAGGATGTTGCTTGCTAAGGACAAGCTCCGAGAGTTTTCCTATGGCGATCTGACGCGTGGTAGATGGTCTGAGCTAATGAAGGAAGCTCAGGATAAGTTTGGTGTGGCGTTTAGTACGGAGAATGACGACTACTTCGGCGAGCCGTTCTTGGTCGATACTGGTTCGTTCGGTGTGGACAACAAGCCTTACAGGATTCTTGCCCAAGGGTACGAGGCCGGTGGTGATTGGGAAAACGCAGTCATCTATTTCCGTTGTCAGGTGAAGGATGGCTACATTGATGGAATGAGTGGCGACAAGTTATTCGTCGTAATTCCAGTCCAGAATAATCCGAACCTCTATTACTCGGAAGAAAAGGGTAAGTATTTCGCAATTCACAACAATGATGCGGATGGCCCTACGTCCAAGGAACGGGAGGAAGCCCGACAGGCGTGTAAACGTGAGTTAGAGGCGTTTCTTGGGGCAATGGTGAAGAAAGATATGGAGGCTATGGAGCGGGCAAGAGAGTCACAACCACCTAAGTTGTCGGAAGACATTGGCGAGGTACAAAAGGGCACGAAGGTGAGAAAAAGTCGGAGGGGTGCCAAAAATCTAGTGGCTTTTGTAAACGTAGAGTAGTCTGGCGACCTGTTAAGAGAGTCAGACAAGATTGTCAAAGCGTCTCACGGTGTGTGGGGCGCTTTTTGTGTTCTGCTAACTACGACAGTACGAGGGGTTTTGGAGTGTTTGTTTTGTTGACGGTGGTTTGAGGTCAACTGCCGTCTTTTTCAATTGTTTCGATTCTTTCGGAGGAACCTCAGAATGAGGAAGCGACGTGCTTCTCGGAAACGGCGAGCAATGGACGAAGCCCTTGCCGCGATTGAGGCTCTTGAGAAAGAGCAAGTGGGCGAGGAAGACGAGTACGAAGATGACGAGGATATTCTCGCCGCTATGGACGAACTCGGTGACGAAGAGGAAGACCTCGACTTAGAGGAAGAGGACGAGGAGGAAGACCTCGACCTTGAGGAAGAGGACGAGGACGAGGACGAGGAAGTCGAGGAAGTTGACGAACTCGAAGCCATGCTCGCGATGGCTGACGAGGAAGACGAGGACGATGACGACGAACGTGAAGCCGAAGACGAAGACGAAGACGATGACGATGACGACGAACGTGAAGCCGAAGACGAAGACGAAGACGAAGACGAGCAGATGCAAGTGGCCAAGGCGGATTCGATCAACGACATCCTGAGAACTGCCAAAAAGCTCCATGCTTCGGCGGATACAGAGGATGAACCTCGGGTCCGAATGGCGTCGTCTGACAAGCTGAAGCTCGCCGCGAAGGCGATCATTCGGCTTGCTCATACTGTTCCTTCAGAAACCGAGCGTGACGAGTTGCGGGGCCTTGCGTACCGCATCTGGGCACGTGCATAAAGGAGGAACCGAACATGAGTAAGACGAGACAAGCAAAGCTCAAGCGCGAACTCAAGTTGTTCATGGCTGGACGAAATATGCCGAAGACTGCCTCTGGCAAGCGTAAGCTGGCCGCGGAGTTTGAGGAGTTCGTCGGAACCATGAATCAGCCTGACCGTACCGATGCCAAGGTCGATAAATATGCGACTGAAGGCTGGAAGGCAAGCGAAGTGCCCGACCAGGGGCACGGATGGAAAAGCGATCAGCGGGACGACGTTGGCTTCGGCATTCCCAAAACCGCCGCGGCCCACAAGAAAGCCGTTGACGCAACTCGGTTGGCGTTTGTTGTTCTTGGTGAAGATCAACCGGACAGCATTCTCGAAAGACAGGCGCGTGAGTTCTACGCGATGCCGCACAAGGCCATTCTCTCGACCTTCCGGCGCGTGCGAAAACTCATTGCCAACGACGACACCGGCCAGGAGGACAATCCTGAATACCGGGAAGTCGAGGACGACGAGGATGTCAAGGGTGAGCTTCAGGAAGTGACTGACGCCGGCCCGACCGATGACGAAGACGAAGTGGACAGCCTTGCTCAGGCGAAAAAGCAAGCAAAGAGTGCGAAGAAGCGTACCTCGAAGGAGGTCGTGGACTCGGAACTCAGAGAGCTTTTGGCCGCGGGTGAGGAAGACGAAGACGAAGACGAGGATACGATGTTCGCGGAGGAAGATGAAGATGAAGATGAAGATGAAGATGACGATGAAGTCCTGATGGATGCACATACGTTGGATGACACTACCGACTCCGACATTACGGGTGAGTCGGAAGGTGACGAAGACGATGTGCTCGCACTGCTTTACGACAGCAAGCCTGAAAGCTCGAAGACTGCCAAGTCGAAGGGACGGAAGCGTACCGCCTCTGTCAAGAAACTTGGACGCGTGACTTCCGGCGACTCGGGCGGCGTGACTGACGAGATTTCTGCCCTGCGCGGTTTGTGGGGTAAGACTCCGAGAGTCGATTGGAAAGCAGTTGATCAGGGAATCATCGACTAGCGTCATTTTTTTCAGCCACTTCACTTAACTAAGGAGTGAATGCGATGGCTACTGGTGGAGTTGTGAACACTGTCTTGATTGATCCGGTAGAGATTCTCTATCGGGGACACAACAAGGCGCTGTACACGCTACTGGCTGCGTCACGGACCACAGCGGTTACGCCCAATGGTGGCCTCGACGGAACTCACGGCAATCTGCCGACGAATCGTCCGTTGGGGGTACTTCCGGGAATGGTCGCGAGTCTGGTGACGATCTCTGGCGAGGAGTTCGGAGCGAAAATCTCCGATAACGATGATGAACCAATCGGCCTCTTTCTCTTGGGGTACGAGGGTCACAACTTCGAGAACTCGCCGGGTGTGGCTTCTAACAAGGTCACGATCATTTCCGCTCCTGCGGTCGTGAAGATTTACATTTGGGAAGACAGAAACGTTGCCGACAATGCGGATAACACGTACACCGTCGGTACTTCCGTTTATTCTTCTCCGAATGGACTCGTCACGAGCGAGGCAGGCGATGCTACCACGGTGGTTGGCATTGTGAATCACGCTCCTACCACGGCTGAGAATTGGCTCGGCCTGGAACTACGGGTTTAAGGAGGTGCACCCACAATGACTAATCAAACGAGACAGAAAGTAATTTCCCGTTACATCCGCACTGCGGGTGGTCGTGCGAAGCTGGCCGCGTCAATGATCCAGCCATTGCGTGATAGGCGAGACTATCGCTCAGTGCTCAGAAAAGCATTCTACGTCGAATCGTTGCCGGATGGTGCCATGAGCGTCTACGACAAGGATACCGGCGTAGCGGCTTTCGTTGTGTCTGAGGAAGGCGAAAGCATCCTCAGCGTTGTACGACCGAAGCGTGTCATGATTCCGTTGTTTGAGATCGCTTGTATCGCGGAGACGCCGATCACCCAGATCAAAGAGCGTCGCTTCGATGTAGTCGAGCGTTCCATCGACGACGGCAAGGCCAAAATTCAGGAACAGGAAGATACCAAGGGCTTCGCAGTCCTGGACTCCCTGGCCACGGATGCGGCCGCGCCGAATCCTGACATTGCTACGTCACCGATCCTCACCGGGGCCGTCCTCGCGGACGCGTTCTCGTACATCGAGGCGGAGGACATCAAGGTTGCCAACATCTTCATGAATGCCCGCGATTACGCTGACCTCCGTAAGTTCGACAGGGACATTCTGGATGTTACGAACCAGGCGATCCTGTACAATACCGGTATGCTGGCACAGATTTGGGGAGCGAAGATTTTCGTGACCCGAATGGCTACCGCCGGCACTGTGTATGTTTGTGGTGAGCCGGAATTTTTCGGACGCATTCCGGTGCGTACGGAATTGACCGTTCTTTCTGCGGACGACAACAGGAACCGCACGGTTGGCTTCTCGATGTTCGAGCACCTCGGTATCGGTGCCTACAACGGGTACGCTCTCCAGAGAGTGGTGATTACCCGCGCGTAAGGCGTACGGCTGAGAACGGAAACCTGAGACCCTCCGTGGCATACCCGCCTCGGAGGGTTTCTTTATGGGCCAACAGTGGATTTATTACTTGTTTATTCGATGGTAACCGTGAAGGGTCGGTGAATGGTGATCTGGAGGTATCTGGAGAGAGTTCAATTGTCTAAAAAGAAAGACCTGACAAAGCTCGTCTTGCTGGATAGGGACGACATGGATGACAAGATCGAATTGGCGACTGCGATTTCGACATTCCGTCTTCATGTTGAAGCGTTACAAGAGTCTTCCTCCGGGTGGATGCAGACGGTGGTGGTGCCGTCGCTCTTGGGAGTAATCGGAATCTTGATTGTAGCCTTGGCAACCGTCTTTTACGCCAAGCACGTGTCACTTGAGGAAAAGGTGGGTGATCATAGCCAGGTCGTTGTGGAAGTGAGGAAGGATTGCGAGGCGAGGAACTCATTGGTGGCAAAGGAACTAGGACACGTGAACAAAACTCTCGCTTCGATACCACCTATCGAAGCGAGAGTGCGCGATCTGGAGAATCAGTTCGGTAGGTTAAAGGTAAAGGTTGACAACTTGAATCCGTAGTGAACAAAGGGGATCAATGGATGTCTGTAGAAACTCCGGTTGTGGTCTTGTTGGTCGATGACGAAGAGGATATTTCGTCTGGAATAGCCGACTACATTAACCACAAATACAAAGGCTTTTTCGACGCGCACGCGATCTTTGGGAAAGACGAGATTGAAGCGCGTACGTTAGACCTGGCCAAACGATCAAAGCCGGACGTGGTGGTCATGGACTTGGTTTTGAACTGCATTGATGGCGTGACACTTACCACGCGGCTCAAAGACAGGTTCCCAGAAATGGAAGTTTTGTTTCTGACAGGGTGTCCGCAGAATGACGAGCTACGGCAACGAGCCGAAGAGACTGGTTTCCCATCGTTACTGAAGCCGTGCAATGGCCGAGAGGTTGTTGCGAAACTGAAAGAGATATTAGAGAAATGAATGAATCGAAGTTCCTCAGAGTTGCCAGTAAGGTTGCGAGTGACGTGACCCGTATGCGAGTGGGACTGGCTAGGACGGGGTGGGGCTTCGGGGTGAATCCTGGCAACTTCAAGCCAAGGGACCTGGTAGCAGTCTCCGGTGCGTACTTGGGACAGGACATCTTCACCTTGTCCGGCATGGGCGTGGTACGCAGTGTGGATGCCAAGGCGCGTAAGGTTTCCGTGGACTTGTTTCAGAATCAGCGTAGTCGAAACCATCCGATGCAATTCGATCCAGAGGACATCATGCTCGTTCGGCGTCCTCGGGGCCAAGAGGACGAAATTGATACTCCGGTGTTTAGCTTTCCTTCGTTCCAGGAGATTGTTGACAAGCCGGAAGAAATCCGTGGAAGTGACGAGTAACTACATTTAGACCACTACAGGTGGGGAGAGATTAAGATGAAGACTATAGTAACTGGTGGGGCGGGGTTTATTGGTAGCAACTTTTTGGGCATGGTGGTGACGGAGAATCCAGAAAAGCAGTTCGTATGCTTGGACTCACTGACATACGCAGGGAATCGTGACAATCTAGCGGATATTGAAGACAGAGGTAACTTCACCTTTGTTTGCTGTGATGTGTGTGAGCGGTCGGTGGTTCAGTCTCTCGTCAGAGAGGGAGACGTGGTGATCCACTTCGCGGCAGAGTCACATGTGGACAATTCCATTGAGGGAGCCGACGAGTTCGTGCGAACGAACGTTTATGGCACTCACGTGCTCTTGGACGTTGCGAGGAAGGCCGGAGTGTCCCGGTTCGTTCAGGTGTCCACTGACGAAGTGTACGGGTCGTTGGGTTTCAGTGCGGCTTCGTCGCGAGAGGTGGACATTCTTGATCCCTCTTCGCCATACAGTGCCTCGAAGGCCGCCGCGGAAATGTTGTGCTTGGCAGCGTGGCACACGTTCAAGTTCCCAGTGTCGATCACGCGGTCGTCGAACAACTACGGGCCGTTTCAGTTCCCTGAGAAAGTGATTCCGTTGTTCGTGACCAATCTGATCGATGGTGTGAAGGTTCCGCTTTACGGCGAAGGGTTGAACGTCCGGGACTGGATTTATGTCTTGGACAACTGCCGAGCTATTGACTTGGTAGCACGCCGGGGAGAACCGGGTGAGGTGTACAATATCGGGGCCGGAAATGAGATTGCGAACATCGATCTCACTCGGATGATTCTGGAAGCCTTCGGTCGAGACGAGTCATGGATTGAGCGAGTGTCGGACAGGAAGGGACATGACTTGCGTTACTCTCTCGATTGCAGCAAGATCAGGGCGTTAGGTTGGACGCCAGAGATCAGTCAAGACTTTGCGGCGGCCTTACGTGAGACCGTCGATTGGTACCGGAACCACGAAGAGTGGTGGAGGAAGCTCAAGAAATAGGAGATACAAATGAAGACATTGATTTGGGGTGACGGTTGGTTGGGAAATCGACTCAGCAGTTTCATGGAAGAACAAGGTCGGAACGTGTCCCTGGAGCATGGGTGGATTACTGGAATGGATAGTGTTCTGGGGGTCCTGGACAGGGAACAACCGGATGTTCTCGTGAACTGCATAGCTCAGACGGGCGGTGACAAGAGCGTTGACTGGTGTGAATCGAATCGGAACGTTACGGTTGAGTCGAATGTTCTCGTGCCGTGCTACATGGCGCTCGCGTGCGCGAAGCTCGGTGTGCGGATGGCACATTTCGGAAGTGGCTGCGTGTACAATGGACATGGCTACACGGAGGAAGACCCGCCGAACTTTTTCGGTAGTCTGTACAGTCGCACGAAGGTGCAATCGGAAGCGGTGTTGAAAGAGTTCGAGGAAGTAGTGCTTCAGATTCGGCTTAGGATGCCGCTGGACTCGATACCACACTCGCGGAACTTGCTGACGAAGATATTGAAGTACTCGAAGGTGATCAGTGTGCCGAACTCGATTACGGTGATCCCTTCCATGTTTCCGGTATTGCTTCGGTTGCTTGACCAGGGGACTACGGGCCTTTTCAATTTCGTCAATCGAGGGAACGTTACACATGGCGAGTTGTTGACTATGTACCAACGTCTCTCCGGTAAAACACTGGAGTATGAGTTGATCGGTGAAGAGGAACTGAGCGAACTTACCTTGGCCGGTCGCTCGAATTGTACCATTGAATCTACAAAGCTGGACGGGGAAGTCGAGGGTGGTGTGGAAGAGGCGCACGAGGCTGCGGAAAGGTGTATTCGCGAGTACATCGAGAACGAGTCATAATCGTTTTGTGCGGTGGAATAGGAAAGGGATTTCACCAGGAATAACTCGGAAATGGATACCGACAGGCTTTTGCGAATAGCCGCACTTATTGACGACGATGACGAGTGGGAAGAGGATGCCGAATCCTTCGACGATGACGATGATTATTACGACGAAGGAATGGTTGGTGACTTTTGGGGTAGTGAAGGCTCGGGTATGCTCTTTACTACTGGCGAGAAAATCCTCTTGCTGAAGCGATCTGGGTCGGTCGAACAGCCGGGCACGTGGGGTGTGCCTGGTGGAGCGGTACCTGTAAGTGCCTCTGGGAAAGGGAAGGATGTCAAGCAATCGGCTATAGACGAGTCGGAAGAGGAAATGGGTCGGTTGCCATCTTACAGGATTGTTGACAAGGTGGTGTTTTCCAAGGGCAGTTTCAAATACACGACGTTCATTGCCGAGACCCGAGACGACCATTTTCGACCTTTGTTGAACTGGGAGAACGATACTCACGAGTGGGTGACGGAAGACGAGCTAAGAAACTTCCGTCTGCATTTCGGCGTGGAATACATTCTGGATAATGCTCGTGACAAGGTGTTTTTCAACAGGAAATAGACGTGACTAATTCGGTTCCATTTTCTTTTTGTGGACAGCCAATAGACGGGACTGGAGGATTCCGTCATCGTCGGAGGAATGTTTTGCCTTTTGTGCAAGGAGATACAGATGAAGACGCAGACTAGATCGCGACGGAAGAAAAAGGCTCCTAAGTTTAAGGAGTTCGTGTTTGTCAAGACGGCGGGTTGTACCAATCTCAATCTGACCCTTGAGCGTGGGACGAAGATCAAGGTGTACAGAAACATGATTGAGGTTTACGGGGCGAGACAGAAACGTGTCCCTGAGATCGAGCTATTCATTCGGGACGGGGTATTGATGCCCGTCGATAGTCCCGAAGCCGAAGCGGCCATCGGTGCGACGGCTGCGAGGGCACAGCGTAATCGACAGGTTACAACTCCGAGTGTCGATACCGATGGCGTGGAACGGGTCCGTGGACTGGAGATTGCTCGTTCTGAGCAAGACGTAGTTCGCGAGATTCCGATTGAACCGCGCGAGGACAATCGTCGTTCGGCCAGGGCACGAACCTCTTCGGTTCCCCCGAGAGCACGTGAGGATATGGAGGACGTAGGCAACGTCCCCGCAAGTCGGCGCGAGCTTGGGGCCTCGGATGTCAAGGAAATGTCCATGCAGGAACTCTTGTCATCCGGCAAGAAAAAGACTGCCAAGTCGAGGAAGGTCAAGTCGAAGAAAGCCAAGGCGAGTGGTAAGGCCAAGGCTGGCAGCAAACCGAAGAAAGTGAAGACGAGCACGAAGCCTGCGGCCAAAAGGGTCAAGGCTACGACAGGGCAAAAAAAAAAGTCGTAAAGCCGACGCTCGTTAAGGTTGACGACGAAGCCCCGCCGTCTCCCAAGCCCAAGTCTAGGAAACGGAAGAAAGTCAAGGTCTCCAGTAGAAAGGAAGAGACTTTGGAACAGGAGCGATCTGTTCGCACTAAGAGACGAAAGAAACGTCGGCGTGGGAATGTTGACGTAGATGACGAGCTTGGACTTTCTGGGAAGAGATCACGACGTAAGAGGAAACGACGACACCGTGACAATGGCGTAGATGTCGGTCTTCCCAGGGCCGTCCAAACTCCAGGGATCAAGGTTGCGAAAGAGATCACGATGGAAAATGGACGCAGGGTCCGGGTGATCATTCCTGACCTTTCGCGCAAGCGCGAGAAGCTCAATAGTCTTTCACATTCTGGTCTCGTTGCGAGTGGTGGACGTGCACCGCAGAGGATCGAACAGTCCGGGGCTATGGATACCTCGCACTTCGAGCACTCGGCGAACCAGGGAGATTTCTACATGGATGCTCCGGACATCGACTCGGAACTCAGAGACGTACAAGTGACAGCGAGTGATCTGAAGAGGATCGTTACCGGTAGAGGCGAAAGACTTGATCCTGAGATTGCACGACTTGTAGGAGATTAAAATGAGATATGAATACCAGTGTCCGATTGAAAGCTGTGGTGCGACTAAGGAAGTCGATCACAGTATGAAGAAAAACCCTCGGGTCAAGTGCCCGCAATGCGGTGAGCGAATGAAGCGTCAGATATTCGCACCGCGGTTCGTGTTGAAGGGGCCGATTTCAGACTGGCCATCGAAGAGGGTGAAGTGGAATGGTGAGCAAACGCAAAAGAACAAGGATGCAGAGCGTCGGATGCGAATGAATCGGGATCCTATCCCGCAGCAGTACGCTGTAGTCGATGCTGACGAGTTCGATGCGTGGAACCAGGCGCAGGGCGGCAAGGGGATTGACGAGAATCTACTCGTAAGTGCCACGGAGGCTGAGAAAGAACAAGCCAAGCAAGTGAAATCGTCCAAGGAAGTGGCGAAGACGCCGAAGGTCAAGGGCAAACGGTACAAGGACAACGAGCACGGTCCGACAGGTCGTGTTCGTACCAAGGCCGGTAAGCCGAAAGACCGAAAGAAACTCATTACCCAGACGTAGATTTAGCACAATAGGAGATGTACAATGGCAGAACCAGTCGAATGGAAAACATCGGACCTCTACCTGGCTGCGTTCTTCCATGCGTGCAATGAGCCGGTGGTTCTTGAACGCACGGAGAGAGCACCTGGTGGTGGAACACGGATTTTCTTTGTGTTCAAGGGTGAGCAGGCCGTTTTCGATAGACTGAGGATGGCGTTCATTAACCGGACAGAGGACTCTCAAGTACTCGCTCCGACTTACGCCGACTCGGTAAAGCATTTCAAGCAGCTTTGCTTCCCGGACACAATGGGCTCCGGTTAGGGAGTAAAGAACAATGTCCAAAGCAACTGACGCGGATACTGGTACGTCCAGGACGGATGACCTGATCAATAACTATCTCGACATCCGGCTTCAGGCTTGGAGAGAGGTGAACGTGTACGACGAACTTGGCACGTTCTTCAAGCGTGGTGGCCTGAATCGGTTTGTCCGTTTCATGTTTGGACAATGGAATGCCAGACACGAGCCGATTGTGAAACGCAATACCGAGACGATTGAGGAAGGTGTTGATTTCACTGTTGACAGAGTGAATGGTGTGGTGACGTTGGGGGAAGTGTGGTCGGTAGGTGAGCGCCTTCATGCGACCTACAACTTCAACTACTTCCCGAACGATGACCTGGCGAACCTGATTTTCTACGCTCTGCGGATCATTAACTCAATGGGTGTACCGCAGACTTCGTACACGAGGATCACGGATGCGCCGGTTGGGTGGGACGGTCTGATCGGCGAGATTGCATACCTGGAGGCTCTTCGTAAGATACGGCTGGACTCTACGTTGTGGCGTTCGGCAGTTCTCATGAGACACGATCAGAACAGTCTCAGCGAGACCTTGAGCTTGATCTCCGAGGAAATCTCAGCGTGTCAGGAAAGGATTTCGAGTATGATTGAAGGTGCGAAGCACTTGAAGCACGTCTCGAAGCCGACGATCAACTATTACCTAAGCACGTGGGGTGGAACAGGGTTTGGTGGGATTGGTTCGGATGGAGTTGGTACAGGGAAATTACGCGGGTTTCGGAGCAATCGACTATCCGGGTGGTAATGTACAATGGCTCGCTTGCCCATTAAGCGGGTCTCCGCGTTGCAGTCTAGGATACGGTGTCTGGCCAAGCTCTCCCTTCAATACAGGGAATTGTCGAAGAGGTTCAAGATACCCTACTTCGACTTTGAGCGTGGCAAGGTGCGGCGATATTCCCCACAACTTGTCGTGATCGATGATGAACGTCGATTCGTGGAACGTGTGATCCGCGGTGAGCCGGATGACGTGGATCATGTGAAGCACGTGTACGGTGTGGCGCTATGCCGTACGTTTGGATTCGACTTCATTACGGTGTCCTATTTGTCGATGCGAAAAAGGCCGTCCAGGATTCATTGTTTTCTTTCTACAGGGTTAAGGGTGAAACGTGTTCCGGTCGTAGATGACCAGGACTGGATTGAATTGTTCGACGGATTTCTGGACGAAAGGGTAGGTGAATGAGCTACACACCGACTGCCCAAGACGAAAAGTCCAAGGTCACTGGACAAGAGTTCTACAGTGGCACTTCGGATGACGTGAAGCGTATGGCCAAGCAGATTCAGCTTGAGACCGGTGAAGTCGTCGAGGACATTCCGGTTGGGAACGTTGATGTGCCAGACATTAACGCTCACCAGGAGCGCGTGGACCGGATGTTGGACGGTCGTCTTGGGTCGATGTACCAGACGCCGTTCTATGCCTACTACGTTGGGGCAAAGAGAGAGGTAACGGTGTTCCCTGGAGTGCTTCGGGAGATAGCGATTTTGCTCGCCGCGGTGCGTGTGCTAATGAGTCAGTTGTACGACGTGAATCCGCAGCAAAGCGACGCGTTACAGCAATACACCGACCGGGCGGAGCGGATGTTGAATGAGATACTCTCGGACAGTCATCGTATTGAGGGGGCGACGCGCAAGGCGAGGAGTCGGACTGAGCCACCGAACATGACGCCTATGAAAACGCCCGAGCTAATGACGTAATAGGTAAATGCAATTGCCTATTTTTTCTTTTTGATAATGTCCCACGGGTGAACATGCGGTTCTTTCTTTAGGGAAGAACAATTGGCGACACGCTGCGTTGGCGGTGTCGCAGGATTTTCGAGACGAGTTGTAGGAGGGAAGTTCGATGCCAGATACGACTAGCGTACTGATCAAGATCGCGAAGGTCCTCGCGGAGGATGAAGAGGATGTTCGACAGGCAGCGAAGGGCTATGTGAGAGCGCCCAAGATGTCGAAGCCTGCGAAGAAACTCAAGAAAAAGCTGCACCCGAAGGGCCGAGTGCTCACGCAAAAGCAGAAAGCCTGGGCGCACGCTTACTACGATCAGATGGATGCCGGTGGGAAGCCGAAAAAGAGAGGCAAGGGCAAGACCAAATCGCCCGCCAAGAGCTACGGCTTCAAGGGTCCGGTCAAGAGTCGTGAAAAGGCCGATGCCCGCATGAAGAAACTCCGCAAGGAGCGTGGTAAGTCTCCGGCGTCGAAGAAAAACGTGTAACACAGTGACAAGGGTTCAAGTCCCATGTACATAAATCCATACCATGTACAGATGGGGCTCCGCCAAGTCATTGTGAACAACATCGACGTGATCGGTGGGGAGATACGCCGGTTCTTCCCCAATAGGACGCTCCATTTGTTTGTTGGTCGTCGGGGGACAATCACGGCAGACAACATGCCGTCCCTGGAGATTATATCTCAGGGGTACAGTCCTCAGTGGTTCGCTACGCGAACTCAGACGGCCACATATCGGCTGGAGTTGCTATTGACGATCCCCTTACCGCGGGAGCAGAACGCGGATCAGTTGATCGGGACAATCTCGACGGCCATTGTCGCTGTCTTAACTAATCCCACCGTTCTGCAATTCCAGGTTCAATCGGAAAGGCGACTAGAGCAACCCGCTCCAAACGACTTGGTTTCCGTCCAGGCGCACAATGCGGCGCTCCCGGCTGGAAGCCAGGATCGTATTGGGTGGGTTGCTCCTGAGCCTGATACGACGAAGCAGCGGAGGATGCTCGATAGCTTCATTAACGATGTGTCCTTCACTACAGGGAACTCAGCGACATTTGTTCAGGCCACGATGTCGTGGGAGGGTCAGATGTTGCAGCATTACGTGGCCGACTGGAGTTACTTTGGAGAGCTTTTGACTCCGGGAACGCGGCGTGAGTTTGACTTTCTCTCGTAGAGGTGTCCGATGGGAATTCTCGTAGATGCGTTGACGGGTCGCGGGAAAGCGCGGAGCGAACGGCTCTTGCAACTCTACGAAGGGTCGAAAGTGACCGATAGTGTTGAGGCTCTTGAAGCTCAGATGGACAAGTTGTTCGATTTGGATGCAAGCGTAGTACGACAGGTGCGAGCGAAGAAATTCAATGCTGTGGGAATCAAGAACGACGTTCTGAAAATGAAGGCCGTGGCGACAACGATGTCCGGGGTCCTGGGAGACATTACGACGAGTACGCCGTCAAAGGTGGCGGCGAACATGAAGATGCCGGAGGGGTCCTGGGCACACCGGTATCTTACTAGCGGCGTACAGAAAGCAATGAAGACACTCTACTACCACGTGAGGGCGCTGCGTGCGATCCTGGACGTGGTAGAGTCGATTGTGGACGGCTGCGACGGCAACTGTTACTCGGAACTGAGTACGCAGTTGAACTTCCTGAAGTCATCTTCAAAGGTCGTCAATGACCGGTTTGTGAGTGAACTGAAACTCAAAATTTCAATGGCGCTTGGATAAGGAGAGACCAATGGCACTTACTATGAGAACCGCTTCAAGATGGATTGAAGACAATGTGACGGAGGAAGATGGTGCCGATGCTGTCTTGAGCGCCATGATCGACGCCGGGGTGGCTGAGGATACGGATGCCGACTATGAAATGGTCGATACAGTGATCGCTCGTCGGCGTGGCGGGGGCCGGAAACAGAGTCGTGGAAAACGCCTCCGCAAGCAGCGGGAGTACAACAAGAAAAACAAGAGACGAATCCAACAGTCTAGGAAACGTCTCCAACGAGGACAGCGGAAGAAACGGTACAAGAAACGACGTGACCGGTTTGGGAGTAAGGAGAAAGAGGTGGTGGCGAAGCAGAGCCGCGGCCAGCGTCTCCAAAGGATGCGGAAGTACAACAAGCTCAAAAAGAGAGACCTTGCGAAGACTCGCAAGAAACTCGACCGTGGCCAGCGGACGCGTCGGTTCAAGAAACGTCGTCAGCGAGCGGCCTCGGTGCCGATGCGTATTGCGGCGATTGCCGAACGGATTGCGGCTCCTTACCCGGAAGATCGGGATCAAGGTCAAAAGGATTTCGATGCCATGAAGGCAATCGTTCGGAATCTCTTTGAGCAGAACAAAAAACATGACTTCGATGTCAAGATACTGCCGAGAACAGGTTCGTTCATTATCACCGGGGACGTGGACCTGATCCTAAAGATCATTCGTGAGCTTATCGGCGAATCTACGAAAGTCTTCGGTACACATGGATACGTGGTCGAGGTCAAGAGGAACATCGGGAAGGTGTTGCTCAAGAACTATTCGCTTTACACAGACAAAAAGTGGGGCGAAATCTGGAAGTGACTAATGGCAGTTCCCATTGCAACATTCCTTGAGATTGCAGACCGCCTGGCCAAACAGCGAAGTTTGATCGGCGACGCGGCCGACGCTGCAAATGAAGAGGGGGCGGGCGGGGACAAGTTCTGGAGTCGAGTCCTCAGTACGGATGACTACGACTTCATTCACCGGTTGGCGGTAGCGTCAAAGGGTGTGGACGACGCCTTGAACCGCTACTATGCAATCGGTGACGATCAGCAAAGCGAGTTCTTGCACACTCCGGCGTATCGGTGGTATGTGTCGTTGATCACTGCTATTGGCGACTGGTGTTCTACAGACCTGGAGCAGACGGTTGACGATTATCTCGACGAAAATGAATCGCAGGTGTCGGAGTACTTCGACGATCTTTACTTTGCGACAAAGCGGATCCATTTAGACGCACTTAATGTGTTCTGCGAACAGGACTTTTCCCTCGGGGACGTGGAGATTGACGGGGGAGTCGAGTTCACGGACGGTGGGCGCTTGGGAATAGGCTCGGGTAAAGCCGGTGGTACGACTGGTACGACTCGGAACTACGCGCCGGCGCGATTCAAAGCCATAGTAGGAGCGGTGTTTGGGAGTGTTGATCTGGACCTCCGATGCACGTTGAAGTTGCCGAGTGGGAGCACTGAGGATAAGGACGTGACGATCCCTGCGGATAGTGTCGAAGGGGCGGAAATCCTCATTGGCGACGCTACGGACGTTTACATAGACCTTGACGACGTGATCCAACAACCTGGAGGTGACGAAGGTACGGATGGTGACCTTGTGTCCTTTAAGCATGTGAAACTCAGGACAGTGGCTTTGTAGTGGAAACACGAATGGTTGATGTAGTAGAAATTGCACGGATTACGAAGTCGCCTTCAGTCTTTTTGGACAAGGTGGTTTTGTGTGATGGTCAGGGAGTGTGTGAGACGTGTGGGAAGTGGCTACTATGAAGCCAAAGACGGTAATCGTCATTGGTTTCAGTCCGGTTATGAGTATGAGCGTATGCAGGCTCTCGACGAGCTTGGCTTGGTATGGTGGAAGAATACGAAGTTGAGAATCCCGTATTTCTTTGAGGGGCGAATTAGGCAGTACACACCGGACTTTTTTGTGATTGGGGAAGACGGGACGATTTACCTTGAAGAGGTGAAGGGGCAGCTTACAGAGCAAGATAAGGTCAAGGCTATTTACGCGAGTGCTTTCTGCCAAAAGAATAGCGTTATTTTTTCTTTTCTGAGGCGGAAAGAACTGAAGACACATCCGAAAGATTGTCAGATGAAGATTGAGACCCGTGAAGTGAGATTGAGATTGCCAGTGTTGAACGTGAACTAGGAGGAATTGTACAATGCCAATGGGCTATGCAGGCTACGTCAAGCTGTCCCCTCTCGGGACTAACATGATGATCCTCTCGAATTCTGCGGGTCTCAATGTCGAGTGGACGCCAATCTATTCGGAAGCGCCTATTGGCCAAGGTTGGCAGAACGCGGCGTTGAACACCCACTACGCAGAGAACGCGATCATTTATCGTGGAACAATTGATATTGAGTTTCAGGCTTACGACAACCTGCTCACGTGGTTGAAGGACTGGTCGTACGCTTACAGGGCTTATGGACGTTCCGTGGACATCTGCCCTGACGGTATCTACGACTTCCAGTACCGGAACATCTACTCCGGTGTCGATGACGGTGACGACGGCTCTGGTGAGACGTACTGGATTTACGACGACTCGAAGCCGACTCGTGGTGGTGTGTGGTGCGAGAGCTTCAACGTGACAGGTGCGGAAGGCGCGTTCGTTACGATGTCCGGTGGTGGCGTTGCTTTGGAGCGTACCAAGGTGACGAACTCCAACGCGGACTATATCTCAAACGTGTCTGGTAAAGCCGGAATGGCGATGCCATATCCGTTGAACCAGGTGATCACACACGATGGAACCGACTACAAGAACATGTCACCGTTGCCTTACTGGCGCACCGAGGCCGGTCTCTACGTCGGGATCGGAAGTGTCGGTACAGTGCCGCGTACGGTGACGGATTCCGATAAGGTCGGTGGTGCCGAGACCGAAGCAATCAACTGGGACTTCGCCATTGCGAACAACACCGTGGTCCTCTACACGTGTCGGGGAGCGCAGGGAGCAGCGGCAATTCTCCAGGGGGCTATCGACGTTACGGGAAACATTACCCTCTACAACGACGATGGTCTTGACGATTCGTTCCTGAACTATGAGGCTGCGGAGACGTGCTTCAACGTTACAGTGTTGAATACGGAATACATCTTCCAGGTTCCCTACTGCGCCATTGAAACGTCTGAGTATGGCCTGCGAGGGAAGAGTGAGGTTGTGTCTCGGACGTACGCGTTGCACGGCCTGGGCGACGGAGCGAATCCTCCGAACCCGCCCATTTTCATTCAGGTTGCTGAGTAACCATGAGCGTTGGCTACACTGGATATGCGACACTCACTTTTGATTCCAACCTTTACTACTTGCTGCTTACGAGTGAGGGTATTGCAAGGGGTCGGACGAGTCTAGCAACCGCTGGAGCCGCGAGACATCTTTACGACATTGCCGGCTCCTCGTACCTCTACGACGTAGATCGGTATGAGGGGCCGGTTGCTTTTGAGTTGAACGCCCACACTTGGGCACTGGTAAAGGATATGGTTCTGGCTGAGAACCGGGCCGAGACCTTTACCTTATTCGTTCAACCCGAGGTTGGTGAGTCGTTCACTTACAACGATTGTCACTGGACATCGATCAGTTTCAGTGGGTCGGAGGGGGCTTTTGTTACGTGTGAGATCGCGGTACTCTCTTTCGACAGGGACGATGCCTCGAACGCGAATCGTTACATAAGCCCGGCTGCGTGGGGAGGTGACCCGAGTGCTTGGTCTGCGAACCGTGAACCGATTCCGTACTGGATGACTTCGGTACTGAGTTCTGAGTTCGCAGATTACGAGTTGCTCAGTTGGAATGTGAACATTGACAATGCGTTGGCTGATTTCAACGTGTGTCAGAATGTTGCAATTGGGGAGCCCGCACCTGCGCCTTTGCTTGAACGTCCTGGAAGGGCGCAGACGGCTTTCACTGGGAACTTTTGGGGGAGTGGAGAACCGGCTGACGCGGTAGTCGAGTGTGAGGTTCAGATCAACAATCCAGCCGGTGGTGTTCTCGGATACCTCCGAGTGTACGACGTAGAGGTTGACGCCGCGACCAAGAACATTGTTGGGAAGAGTGAGCCGGTCGCATTTGAGAGGACGTACACGAGCTTCGGTAGATATGTCGATGCTTTGGACACGACTTGAGTGTCCGTTAGATATAGATACAGATTGAGATCATGTTCCCGATATTGAGAGATAACGTAGCGACTATGCGCCGCGCGATCAGTGTGCGGATGTGTATGTCGCTTTTTTCATATTGGGACAGGGAGAAATTAAAATGACGGATGAAGAGAAAATGAAATACCTCCACAATGACGACGAGGTATTCACAATTAGGTTCAGTTTCGTCGTGCGAGACAATCGAGTCTTGTTCTATCCTGCGGGAACGAAGCGGAAGGGTGTTGAGACTTTCTGGGCCGACTTCCTTTGGCCGACGTACGAGCAAGCCATGCTATGGCGTTCGTCGTGTCAACACTTGAATGAACAGACCCGTGTGGTGGTGACAGACGAAGCTCGACTCGACAAGATCAAAGTCATACACTTGTTGAGTGACTGGTATCTGAAAGAGATCGATTCGGAAATGTATGGTCTTCACCGGGCGACGTGCGGTTGTGACGTGTGCAAGGCCATGAAGCAGGAAAAGATGCGTGGGGTGGATGGAGCGCTTACTGAAGAGTCGCGCAAGATTCTCTTCGGCTCCAGGATGCCGCTAGTGCGCCAGATGGTCGAAGAAATGAACATCGTTTTGGGAGTGTAGTCATGAGAACTACTGCTACAGTGATCAGTGGCAAGAATGGAAAGCGTCGAGTGGTGGATGGTAAAGCTGAAGGCGACGTGTATTGGATTGACTGGAAGCTCTACTCGTTTGGAGCATGGTTCCAGATCAATCATGAAATGTATGAAGACGAGTATGTGGTTGATGAAGAGTCGGGGGGTGGAAAGAAACATAAGGAACGGAAGGTACACATGGCTCGTTTTCCGCGGCTAATTGTAAAGCATCTACTGGAGGACACGAATCTGGTCGAGGGTGTTCAACATAATGGTGCCGGGGAACTGAGGGAAGAGTGTCTCGATGCCATTATGTCGGTGAAGCCGCCGAAGTTGATCGACAGGTTGATCATGCCGTTGCAATCGCTCACAGACATTGATGAAGAGGAAGAAAAGCAGATGCGGCGCGAAGCCATGACGTTCTTCCAGTCGTCGTCTGGCGGCGTACAGAATCCGTGTGTGGGGATTCACTTCCACGCGATACTGAGTGGTCTATGGGAGCATTATGGGTTGAACTACTTTGACCTTCAGGCGTTTCCCGCGGAGATCGGTGTGCGCTTGAAGGCGGTTCTGGGTTTGAAGGCGCAAGTTTCGCAAATGGAGGCGTCGAAGCCTAAGGCCCCGTTGCCGAGTGCTACGGGAGGGCGAGGTGGACGAGCGACCAGGAGACGATAATGGCTCTTGACAGAGACTATCTTGGGTTTGCAGGAATCGGGTACATTGGAAGTACCGCGTTGTTCCTGACGAGTGGTAGTATGGCCTGGGGAGATTCCAGGGTTTACCAGAACATGGTGCTCAGTCCTATTCCACAACAAGACCCGTTTGTGGCGTCTCCGATCACGAGAGTCCTTCATTCAGATGGTGTGGCGATTGCTAATGCCAGCCTGAGTTGGGATATGGACATTAACCAGTTGAGTCTCTTACAGGACTTGACGGATCGTGGTCGGCCTTTCGCGGTGAAGATTTTTGATGGTGAGGTCGGTAAGCAGTTCACGACGGCGTGGTGTGAGAGCTTTTCGGCTTCGGCAAGTGTCGGGGGCTTAGTTGCGTGCGAGGCATCTTTCCAGGCATTAGCGGAGCCTACTGACTACGACGGAGGAAGCGTTCTCGATAAGGATGACGCGTTGGTCGGTTACTGGAACACTGGTTCTACTTCGATTGACGAAGTAACGGACTGGAGCTTGGCGGTGAATCATGGACTGGAGCCGAAGTACACGAACCTGGCGAACAGTAGTAACTATCCGACCTACTTCCGTTTTCTCGATACAACAGTTGAACTTTCGATCACGACGTACGAGGAAATTCAAGAGTTTTGGAATGACTCGACACTTCATACTCATAACTTGTCGGTAGGGATCGGGAACTATGAGATCGTGGGCGTGATTGATCAGCAACGGAACTGGAATTTCAACGGTATCGAGTCGCCGGGGAACTTCAGTTATACGTTCTCAAGCTGCAAGCTCATGGTGAAAGACGTGGGTGAGGATCATTACGGTGGTGAAGGATATGTCAATTCTCAGGTAGAAACACTTACTGCTCCAGCATGATAGGAGGTCTTACAGATGGCAGATCAAAATTCAGACACAAATGAACCGAGGGAAGAAGAAGCCCCGGAGAGACCGGAAGACCCGACAAAGGGTCCAGAGGAACTAGCTATGGTTCAAGCGTCAGTCGTTGCCGGTGTAACGCAGGACGGTGAGACAAAGGAAGTACCTACCCAGGAGTATGTGGAGGAACTGGAGAGTGCGAAAGGACCCCCAGAGGAAGTCGAAGAGGTTGACGAACCGAACCTGTTCCTCTTGGAAGACGAGCGGGTGTCGGTCGTACTTGATGTCTTTTTCTCCAGTCGGGACGGGGAGGTTCTTGGGGTCCAGAATCGGAACACTCATGTTCTCGATTATCTGAGAGGTATTCCGACGATCAAGGTCAAGACTTATGAGTCAGAGTTCAGTGTCCCGGACTACGATACCCTTTCAGGCTACCGGAGGATTTCGTCGTTTGTGTGGCGTAACGTACAGCTTGTGGATCGAATCCGGCTGAGGAACTACTTCCTGCTTTACCATTTCGAGAAAACGGAACTTCCGCTCAGAGACAGTGAAGGGAAGTCGGTAGAATTGCAGATGGTAGTTAAGGAAGACGAGGAACAACCGTCTCTCTCTGACGAATCTCTCGCAGCTATTTTCCAGCTTCGACCGATCATCATTGAAGTACTTATGGCGACCTACGAGAGGAACGCCATGCTTCAGTTTTAGTGGGGTAGTGGACGATGCCAGCTAACGTAACGCCGGACGATCCTGCGGTCAATGTAGGTGACGCTGATCGAACGCAAGAGTTAATTGAAAAGCTCAATGAACAACGTGAGGTTTTCGAGTCTCTGCGCGCGACCGGCACACTTACGTTAAAGGACTTCAACGCGCACCTGGACAAGATTGGGCGTCGCGAGAAAGACTTGCGTCGGATCCGTTCGACCATGCGCGGTCTTGAGGATTCCGGTGGGACAGCTACAGAGCGGTATGCCAAGTTGTCGGGTGAGTTGGACAAGTTGACGGGGAAGATTAGGGGTGTCGGTGGTGTCTCGACCCGAACGTCGTCGGCGATTGGTGGGGCGGCGTCTGCTACTACGCAGGCGGCGTCTTCGATGGGCGACTTCGGCGATAAGTTGGATCGTATTGCGGCTTCGTTGGAGACAGTCGTTACGCGATTAGACAGTACTGCGTCAGGGGTTGGTGGTTTAGACATGGCCGCTGCTGCGGCTGCTAGTTCTATGTCGTCAATGGCTGAGGCCGAAGAGGAAGTGGCGGAAGGTGCGAGTGAGGTAGAGGTGAAAGTAGATGGGGCAAAGGAAGAGGTTGAAGCGGCTGGAGACGAGGCGGAAAAAACAGCGGGTGCTTTTAGTTTCCTTGCGGATAACTTCATGAGTGCCGGTGACGCGGCGGCTCATTGGCAGAACAAACTCGGCGTGGTGGACTGGGTTGCTCTTGGTTTTGGAGTTCACCAGTTGACACAGGGCATTGAGTCGATGGGCAGTGCGCTCGTCGATCAAATGAGTACGTTAGCAGGGTATGATGTGACCGTGGCTAACGTGGGACAGTCTTTGCTCTTGGCTGGAGATCAGTCTAAGAATGCCAGTCATGCTGTTGAGAGTTTGCGGGAGAGCTTGTATCTGACCCGTGAACAGACCGCGGAGTTCATGGATACGTTGGTCGATGCTTCGTCGTACGGTCTCAATGTAGATCAGGTGCGGATGTACGGCGAGGCGCTTCGGGAAACGTTCGGAGGTGACGTTCGTGAGCAGTTGAAAGAGGTCGTTGAGTTAATGAAGGAAATGCCGACGTTCGCGCAAGATATTGCGGTGGGCGCGGATACGGCAGATTTCGAGGAAGCGTTGTCTGGCCTGGCGCGTGCGGGCCGTCTGGAAGCGGCGCTACCCGCGATTGAAGCATTGGTTTCACCTGGAGCGCGGGATGGCTCTGAGAGGGCGGTAGAAACACTCAATGAACAACAACGAGCCAATGCAACCTTACAGGAGATTCAGGATACATTGGTAGCTGGTCTTCCGGTTATGACACCCGCGATTGTTGGTGTTGCTCAAGGTGTCAACAAGATGATCGGAGTAATGGGCGCAGGAGTTGCCGCTGCTGGTGCGGCTGACAAGGCGTTGTCTCAGACATTTGATAAGTACGCAAGCATTCGCTTTCCGCAGGAAATGGACAAGTTGCGTATGAAGCAGCGTGAATTACAGATCGCGCAGCGTGAGACTACGAACGCGATCTTCGCGAGCACTTCCAGTGGTGCTATGACGGGAAGCAACAAGGAATTCTTTGACAAGTTCGCGGGGCCTTCGGAGAAATTGAAAGACGCGTCGGGGAAGATGTCGAAGGCATCTGGTCAACTGGGTAAAGCTGCTGCGGACAATGCTAAGACAGCAAAGTTCAGCAAGTTGAAGGGTGTTGGTATGAGTGTTGGGGTTGGCTTGGCTGGCATGGGAATGAGTGCATTGTCAAGAGGTATGCGAGACGATAGCTCTCGTGGTGCTAAGGCACTGGAAAAAGCTGGCGGGATGCTTGAAAAAGCCTCTATGGGAATGATGGCCGGTTCGATGTTCGGACCTTGGGGAATGGCGATTGGTGGAATTGGTGGCGCGGCGATGGGTGCTCTCTCTCCAGGAGAGAGCTATTACGAGGATGTGGCGAAGGGTGATGCAACTTATGGACAGATTTTCGGCAAGGGGGTCAAGGATTTTGTATTCGGAGCGAAGAAAGAGCAGAGGAACTATCGAAAGGAGTTGACGAAAAGCACGAGTGCTATGGCTGCGGCCAGTGAAGAAGAAATGGCGAGAACGTTTCAGGTTGCCAAAACGCAGTCTAGGGTGATCAAGATATTAGAGGCGTCTTTTCAGAGTCCGAAGTTGCTTCAGTCTCAGTTCGAGAAAGCATTTGCTAGTCAGCGTATAGATGTGGCTACTATGTTTGGTGCTAATGCTGGTGAGGTAGCATCTGCGTTTTCAGACTTAGTGTCGGCCTCAAAACGAGAGTATCAGATAAAGTTACAGGGCATTGCGTCGGCTAGAAAGACGATTGACATGAGTAGGGTGGATGCACGTGGTAGATTGAAGTTGCTCAAGGACATTCGTGCAAGAGAGATTGAAGCAAGGAAGAATTTGTATGAAGACATACAGCAGAATTTGAAAGATTTGACAGACAAGTTACCAGGGGTTGTTAGAGCCGGTGTTACCGCTGGAGTAGCACAGACTAAAATGGAGTTTGCAACCACGTACGGAGCTGGAACATCGGAAGACTTAGCTCTGGACACTGGAAAGGTTATTAAAGAGGACCTCGAAAAGGCGAAAGGGGCCTTTATTGCTATCCGCAAGTCTATCAAGTTCTTTGAGGAAGAATCAGTTAAGGCGGCAGAGCGGTCGGAAAATGCTTTGCGTGGTTTGGGTATGGAACGATTTGAGAAACAGGTTAAAGGTCTTCGTGGTGTTTTAGATGACGTTGGTGAGACTTCTGGTCTTGATACAGAACGGCTTATGAAGGATATTACTGCACTTCAAACGGGTGTCGATGAAGCTGGTAAGAAAGTTGATCGTGTCGATCTGGCGTCCAGAGTTAGTGCAACGCTTGAGGAAGGGATGCGGAATGTTCGTGCTCAGTTTTCTAAGAGTGCAGGGGATTTATACAAAGGTATTGATCCTGAATTCATGGCTCCACCGGAGAGGCTATTGGCTCAACAGAAAGCTAATGCGGAGAAGCTCGAAACTTCACAACAGGAAATATGGAACTTGCTCGCTCGTTCGGGTGGTTATGGGGAAGGAAAAAACCGGGTAAAACTGTCTAGCTTGGGCAAAGATAAGATGAATGAGGTTGGTGGAAAAATGAGGTCTGAGGCTATTGATGCTTATGTGACGGTTATGAAGTCAACAGGCGACGAGTCCAAAGCCCTCGCTGAAGCAATGAGCCATATTGGCAGCGGTTCTGCTGACTACCTAAATACGATGGAAGGGATGATAAAACGTCATGGTGACATGAAGGTTAATCAGGACAAGTTGACAAAGGCCGTGGTGTATGTTGAGAGCAGGTGGGGAGACTATGTTAAGAATGTTTCTGGTGTCGCAAAATCAACTGTAGAATCTCGAAAGGAGTTTGAAAGAGCTATTCAGGAAGCCAAGAAATACGGGGTTGTGGTTCATAAGGCTAAGAAGGAAGGTAGAAGCATTGATGCTGTAGCTACTGAGCATGTTTTGGGAGACATGGCGCGTAAGAATGTCGAAAAGATGAATGAGAATGTTGAGGCTTTCGCCAAGGTGGGAGAAATGGTGGCTCCTGTCGGAGACGCTAGTAAGTTGTCTGGAGAGGCGGCGGTTAAAATAAGTGAACTTATGGCAAACCCTCTAAAACACATGAGCGATGCTGGAAATACGTTGATGGAGAGTTTGCAGAAAGCACCAGACCAGGCTAAAGCAGCTATGTTTGGTCGTATTGTTGAAGGCATCGAAGCATATTCTAGTGCTGCTGAAACGTTTGGTTTTTCTGCGGAACAGAATGCTCGATTAGTGAGCGCCTCTTTTAGTAAAGCGGGACAAGCTGTAGATAACCTCGATTCTCAATTTGATAAAAACATGCAGCCAGTGAGAGACACTTTTGAGTTCATATCTGCTGAACTTCAAAAGACGAAGGAAAGGTTGGCGTCAACTAAGGATCCTAAGTTGAAGGAAGAGTTGGAGAAACAGGTCGAAAAGATGACTGACGATGTAAATGAAGCGTCAAAGAACATGGAGCATATTAGGACATCGTACAAAGGATATAGGGCTAGGGAAACTGCCGTTGCAATGGAGAGTGTCTTTGAGGGGCTTGAGAACATTGAAAAGACACAGGGGTTCTTGAGAGCAAAACGTGGAATCGAGGCGGCGAATTCTCAGATGGAAGCGGCGTATGCTGCTGGTGATACTGCTGGTCTTGGGGCGGCAGTTGGAAAGGCTATGGATGAAGTTAGTAATCGAGCAAGCGTAATGCTTAGTGAGATTGCGGGCAGAGCTAAGTCCGGTAAGGAAGATATTGAGGCATGGGCGGATGCTGAGGCAAAGAGAATCATGAAGAGTGGGGATACAGCGGAGGAAAAGCAAAAGCGTCTGGCGGAGGCCGAGCAAACGAAGTTGTTAAATTTAGATCGTCTGGCGGATGATATTTCCAGACGTAGAGCAGATGCGTTGAAGGAAGAACGTGACGAAGTAGATCGTCTGATCGATGAAGAACAAAAACTTCGCAACATGCGTACGAGTGCTCTTGAAGATGCAATCGACGCTCAGAAAGACTATGCCGAGTACATGGGTGCTCCGATTGAGACAATACTCGCTTTGCAGAAACAGGAGGTAGGTGTTGCTCGAATCAAGTTACAGACTGCTCAGGCTGAACTAGATGCAGCAAATGCTAATCCTGCTGTTTCTGAAGAGAAACTGCTTGAAAAGAGATTGAATGTTACGAAGGCTCAATTCGAGTTATCGAAAAAGCAGTTCGGAGTCCAGCGGGATATGGTGGACAAGATGCTTGGCAAGGTCTTTGGGGCTCTTGGCGGCACGGAGTTCTTCAAGGTCGGTCAACAAGCGCAGATGTTTGGACGTGGTTTCGTAGAGGGGCCGCAGGGACTCGTAATTCCGGGGGAAGAACCGGTGAACAGGGAACGACGGCAGTTGGAGCTTGGATTTGCTGGCGGTCCGTGGGCAGACTTGGGTCGTGAAATGAAGAACATGAAAGATGGAATGGACAAGGCGTTGGAGGCTGGAAAGGATGTGGCTGGAAAGGATATAGGGGAAGGGAAGGCTGGAGAGGCCGCAGGAGCACCAGGACGGGGCGCAGCGGGTGGTGAGGCTCGGAAGGCGGCTGAGGCCGCAAAAGCGGCTCAGGGGGCGGCTGAGGGCGCTCAGAAAGGCGCAGAGGCGGGAGAGCGGAAAAAGTCCGCAGAGACCCGTCGAAAGACCGAGGGGGTGGCTGGAGCCCCTGGAAAAGATACCGTGATTTCCGTGAACAGGTGGGGGTTTAAGGAGACCATTGATCGTCTGGACATGCTGATAGCGTGTTGCCAGGCGGGCAACCGATTCCGTATGGAAATGAATGAGGCTGTTAGGGTTGTTGAGCCTACGGGTACCGGTGGGAGAGAGTCTGCTACGGCGGCGAAAGAGAGACTTCGTGAGGAAAAAGAATTAGCCAAGCAATCGGAGAAATCTACGGAAGGGTTGAAGCAGGCACGAGCCGCCGAGGAAGTGACGACTACGACCGGAACGTACACAGAGGAACAACCTCTCGCGATGACAATGAGAGGTGCGGACTACGTTCCTCCGGTAGTAGAACCTGTGACTGAAGCTGATTCTGTGTACATACCTGGGGGAGAACCTCCGAAAGCCACGAAGGTAGCAACGGAAAAATCCAAGGCAATGGTTAGGGAGGCGGCGACGGAGAAACCTGAGACAAGAGTCGCGGAAGCGGCAACGGAAAAATCCAAGGCGAAAGCTGAACAAGTTGCGCGCAAAGCTAGAGGGTTGACCGATGATGAAATGCGGAAATTCATTTCGGAAGGTGGCGTGGTCGCACCTACTCAGGCTCGTGGTGGAATGGCTACTGAAGATGTGTCGTTCTTCGCCGAACAGGGAGATCAAGCTGGCTTGGACTGGGCTACTCAGCGAGCAATGCGTGATCATGGCAAGCCGTCGTTCCAGTTTGACGATCAGACCATGACTCATGAAGAGGGGACTGGGGCTTTGGCACGTCGGAGGCGCACACGTGAGTACGCGGAGAAATCAGGTCGAGGTGTGTCGGATGTTACACGGTTTGGCGGTCGTGATTTTGATGTGTTTGAACAAGCTGAATTGGGTGAAAAGGTTTGGGACGAAGGGACACGTCGTCGGGAAGGGGGTCCTGCGGCAAGGGTTCAGGTCGGTGACCGTGAGGTTGATGTTACGGGGGGTCCAGCGGTTACGGAAATGGCACACGCGATGCGCGGGATGGATTTCCAGACGCTTGCGAAGTCTCTCGACACTTTCGGAAAGGCGGTGGAAGTTGGAGCCTTCAAGGGGGCGGTGGCTACTGCGGCGGAGCAGCAACAGGGAGCGACTGACATTAGCGGAAAGGTCAAGATTGAACTGGCGAGTACCGGCCACATGGCTCAGTTCGTCAAGGCTACCGTCAAGAAAGAGTTCAGGAAAGAGGGTGTGCCGATGACCAAGCGACGAGGCAATGGATAACGATGGCTGAAGTACCCGTTGTGACCTTTACAGATGCCGAGCTTTCCGAAGACGCTCACTTGCCGGAAGAGAGTAGGTTCGTTACGCAAGTGTTCTACTTCAAGGATGGTATGGGTCAGAAAATTAAAGACGAGGCTAATCAAAATGATCCCGCTGTGAACTTCACACCGGAGGCTGGGGCGGAAGGTTACATTAACACCATACCTCGTGATAGCAACGGCGAGAACCTCATGGCGTATGCCGATGCTACGGCTGCTACGAAAGCGTATGTGACAGAACAGAGGTGGAAGAAACTTGGAGGAGAAAACACGCTTGCGATTGACAAGAGTGGGAGCATGTTCTTGAAGCCGCAATTGGCTTCGACTCGTGGGTACATTGACAACATCTATGGGTATGAGGAAGCGCCGTATCCTAATGCTCTTGTGAAATGGACGAAGGTGGGAACGGCCCCAAAGATCATAACGGTGCCCGCAAAAGAGGGGGCGAGTGTCAAGGTCAAGAACAATACGACTAATACGGCGATAGGTCTCAAGGTAGCGACCTTTCAGAATCTCTTCCCGGCGTATCCTGATACAACCGCAGGAACGTCTACTGCTTTCGTGTTGTTGCTCAATGTCGTACCGAACGATTCGTCACCGACTACAAAGAATCAGGAGGAACAAAACCGGTGGCAGATAACGACAACGTTGGGAGACCTGAAGATCACTATCCGTGAGGATGATCGTGTCAAGGTGGACATTGACGGGCATGTTACCGAGGTGTCGAATCCTCTGAATGAATTCCTGGAGACAGGTCGGTTGGCGTCTAGGTGGAAGACGGGGAAGACCTATAGGTTCTTCGTTTACCGAACGTTCAACGGCGTCATGATCTCGAATGGTATCTCTCTCGATTCGGAACTGAATGAGACCGGGAAGAAAGGTGAAACGAGACCGACCGAGGTGTCAACGTTCTGCCGTAAGAATCCCGACTTCGATTGGTCTGCGGTGTGGGACGAGTACTCCCAACTTGCGACTAGCATTTCTGGAGAGTATGGAGCGTTGAAGATTCCGTGTGCTCCCGCAGGATCACCCGCGCACCCGGAGTTAGGAGACGGTTCTGACGAGTATGTGGACTTGACTGGAGACTTGCTAGTCGAGTTTGAAAAATGTCACGGGAATGTGAATGTGACGCCGGTTGTGTACTACGGTCGTGGTGAGCATAAGACCTTCCTTATGAAGATCGAAGAGACTGCGGGGGAGACAGACGAAGAGTACATTGGTCGTATTCTTGTTCTGCCTATCTGGTCGAATCTTGGATCGAAGCTCGGGATTCACGTGACCAAGTGGATCAAGGAAAACGCGTCTGGTGAGAAATGGCTAAGACTAACATTCATTGTCAGTGACCGGAACGATGGTTCGGCGGCTCCCTTTGTTGATACAGGAGTTACGCAGGGCAGCGAGCCGGATCCAATCGCTCTCAATGATGAACGTCGAGACGTTTACTCAAGCTCGCCGGTGTTGCTTGGTTTTGCGATTCGCAAGGCGAGAACGGAGTATGACCCGTTCGGATATGAGACTGGTTTGTTCAATATCGAAGGCGAGGGCCTTGACGAACGTGTTACGTCGGTGGAAGTGACGTGTGGTCTGGATGGCACCAGCGGGTCGATCTCGATAGACGGTGGCGGTCTGGATGTGCCAACGAACAAGATTGGTGGCTTGGAGATTGAAGTCGAGGGTGGCTACAACACCGTGGGAGGTACTTTAGCGAAAGTCATTGCCTGGGGATACGGGGTAGATCGTTCGTTTGGGGAAGACACGTTCTCAGTTGAGTTGACGGGTCGGGAAACAGTGTTGAATGACATTAAGCCAGGTATGTATGACTACTACGATGGTCGCAATAACTTCGATACGGTTCAGGAAATGTTGGCGTTGTGTGGTTTTAGCTTCAATCACCAGCAAGACGGTCATGAGTTGGCGATTGAGGATGAACTCCCGAGTAGCTCCGATCCTCTTCAAGCGCCTATGATTGATTTCCAGGGCGGAACTCCGGTGATGGAAGCCTTACAGAGGATTGCCGAGCTAGACTTGCATCGAATACTCATCGATCTCGATGGTAAGGCTTGGTATATCGCCGTGTCGGACGAAACGGAGGGTGGTGCTATTGAGTACTGGACTAGACCGAAGACCTGGGTGTACCCGGACGCCGATGTAATCTCAGTTAGTGATAGTCCAAACTTCGATGATTTGCGAAATCACATTATGCTAGTCGGAATGGGATTGCAGTTTGACAAGAACAAAAAAGTCAATGATTTTCTTGGGGTCGGAGACTTTTTCGTGGTGCGGAAAGAGATCAAGGTGGTGACTGATCCTGTGATTGCTTGGGACAGGGGAATGTTTCAGGTGATTCCTGGTTTTAAGGACAAGCCTGATTTGGAGGATGACATTAAGGTATGGAAGCACTGGAGTCAGATTGTCTATCACGAATCGCAGTCCACGATTCCGGGGAACTCGGACGTTCGGTTGTTGGATCGTTTCGAGACTAGCTTGGGCACGTTTGTGATCGTGAATATAAGTCATAGTGTGAACTTGGAAGGTAAGGAATGGACAACCTCTCTTGGGCTCCAGCGTGGCGGCGATTTCCATGAGTTTTAGAGGTGAATCATGCCACTGAATCTTGCAAAACCAAGAACTGGTCTGGAGCGGATACAAGCGCAAATCTTCGAGAAACTGTTGAAGACGAATCTTGTCGAGTCTCGGAACCTCGGTGGAAATCCGGTGGCCACGAAGCAGAGTTTGTTGTCGGTAAATCCGGGTGACCCGACGATCATGCACATCGGCACGCGTGGTCGAGGTCCGCGACTTGACGGTAGTTTCAGAATCGGTGGATCAGGAGAGGACGAGGAGGACTGATACGATGCCACAACAGACACATTCCACAGACGAACACTTTGAGCGCAAGACACCAATCTTCGGTCTTCCTAGAGGAAAGAAACGGGAACCGGTGGTTTGGCAAAAGGTGAAGACTCAGATGGAATCCGTCGAGAGTTTGTTCTATGTCTTGTTCACGTCTCTCGGCCTGCTGCGTGAAAAGTTTGTAGTCGAGGAAGGGGAGTACAGTTTGAAGGATGGCGCGGTGACGGCGAGCTTTCTTTCCGTGTATAGCAACGGTCGTGTTATGAGAGACGACCTGGTGAAATGGGAGGGGGTTCAGCGTGGTGAGAACTACTTGTACATCATCCTCACACCGGGAGGTTGTCCGTGTTGTGTGGCGAACTACACGACAAGACGTGAACAGACGGTGACCAATGCCCAGGAGCACATTCTAGTGGGGTGTGCAAAGGTAGATGCGACAGGGGAGTTGGTCTTTGATGCGACTTGTGAAGGTGCGGTTAAGCGAGTGAAAGAGATTCTAAATGGCAACCAACCTATCGCGACCTAGAACGGTTGCGAACATCTTCACGCCCGACAAAGAGAACGTCATTTTCTATGTCGGCAACCTGCGGAGCGTAGTCCAGGGGTACTCGCTCAGTGGGGAGATTGTGTACACGACCTCGGAGGACCTGGACGCTTTCAAGACAGCGTTGTTCTTCGAGAACGGTCATGAGCAGGAGTTCGGCGTACGAGCGTATGATATTGCCAGTGGTGATTCCGGTGACACCGGCGGGGTGACAAGTGGTCAAGGGGAGCCGAATCCGGTCTTGCCCGTTTGCTGGCGTAAGGAAGTGTTGTCGGGTGAGACCCTCACGGCGTACCAGTTGCGGACGATTGTGAATGTCCGCGAGCCGAGTATCACGAATATCTCTGACGCGAATGAGGTCTTCCTGACGTTCTGGGCTCCGATGGATTCGGACCTGATTGAAGACAAGACGTTATCGGAGATCGACTACGAGACAGACATGGCGAGCTTCGGTGGGGAAAAGGGAGGCTCGCATCCTCAGAACGCGACCAACGTACTTTTCTACGCGTATGGACACCTGGTTCATGCGACAGTGGAAAGTGACGACGTTCCGCAGAATTATCGGGCGCTTGTGCCGATCTTCAACAAGCCTGAGCCGGTACGGGTTGTTGGACGCGACGAGACGCCGAACTGTGCGACGATTGAGAAAACGGCAATTGGTGTGTCAGGGATCAGTATCGTTAGTGATACCGAGGCGGACTACATTCCGCTGGTTCACCCGATCCGAACGGTTGGTGCTCTCAATACAGAGAATTGCATTCAGACAATTCCGGTGAGTGACCTCTCGCCTTTCGAGGAAGGTGACTTCGTTTACGCTAATTTCTATGACACGGGGGATCATGACCTACGTGGTCGAGTGTTCGGTGTCGTGATCGAAGTCAACAACCCGGCGATCAGTGGGGACGATTCGGATGTTGTTGGGTCCGTGGAAGTGGTGTGGATCCGGTGGGAGTTCTGGGATACGGGAGCGAGTGGTAGCTCAGCCGTTTCAGGGAAGATTTACCAGCGGGGTCCGAGATACATTGAGTCCACGGATGCGCTGCGGATCGGTGACCGGTTGTGCTTGTCTTCACCAGTCGAGCCTAACTGCGGGTGGATTTCCACGGATGGTACAGCCTTCCTTACTCCGAGTTGCAATTACTCGTCCGGTGTGACAGCAAGCTCGGGCGATCAGGGAGACGTGTATCGGGACATCGAATTGACGGTGGTGGATTGTACTGGGTATCTCGTCAACACGAGAGCGGGTAAGTCGGTGGCGGGAATGTTCAACAGTCCGTTGTTCATTGAAGGGACGTGGGTTTCGTTCCTGGCAAGCGACGGTGAGGTAGGTAGTCGTACTGATGACGTGCGGATCAGGGGAGAGGTGATTCGTACTACGGTCCATACAGGGGACAACTTGGTCTCCGGGATTACGTTGACGGTGCGGACGTGGTGCAATTGCTTCGATGCCGATGACTTTGAGAACTTCGGCACTGACAAGTACACGGTCTTCCCTGGTCTGATTTGCCTTGACTCTCCGTGTACTCGCACTCCGGCCACTGAAGGTTGTGCGAAGATTGAGCCGGACGAAGGTCAGACGGCGGGACAGTTGATCGAATTAGATAAGTGTGGGCAGTTGATCATTCTCAGTGAGGGTGACGACTTCGATATTGGTCTTTGTGTCTATACCGACCTTTACGTGGCAAGTGGTGACGAATCCGTTCGTAGTGGTCGTGTCTATGGGCGCATCTACGACATAGATAGAGACCAGACGATCACTTCCGGCATTGTGAAAGACATCATTCACATTGCTTGGACGCGATGGGAGTTGTGGGAGTTGACATCCGGGTTATCGGTTGCGCCGGATCGGACGTACCACCGAGACCACTATCTGGATGGTGATTCGATCAGGATCGGTGACGACATTTGTCTTTGCGCGTGTCCAGTTGAGGAAAAGTGTGGCTGGATTGAAGACGATGACGTGACGATTGATCTTCCTCAGTGTCTTGTGACGAGTGGGGGAGATAGTGGTGTCATGGGTACGTCGGGTATAGTTCAGGATGACTATGTTGACGTTAATCTCTCCGTTACAGATTGTACGTACTTGCTCGTTGACAAGGGTCTTCAAGAGTTACCGTTGTTCGTTCGTGGCGGTTGGGTGTCGTTCATTGCGAGTAAGGGAGATGTGACCTCACGTGCGGATGACATTCGTCTCCGTGGTGAGATTGTGAAGGCTGATTATTCAGCGGTAGGTGGTGCGGGGACTAGCGGCACTGCGTTTACGGTTGACATGACCGTACGAGTGTGGTGCACGTGCTTGGAGAATACGGATTTTGTGTGGGCGTCGAATGAGTACCAACCGCAGGCTACGTTGTTCCCGACAGCGATTTGTGTTGACGAGCCGTGTCCTCGACCAGTGACGCTCAAGAATTGCAGCGTGATTGCTGCCTCGAATGTGGCTGGAGGTGACGAGTACATTGACTTGTCTAGGTGTGAGACCACGGTGCCAGTGACAGATACTACTAGCTTGACGGTTGGGAATAGTGTCTATGCTGACTTCTACAACAAGAATACAGGAGTGTTGCGAGGAAGAGTCTATGGTCGAGTAATTCAGAATCCTTCGGATGCTGGCCTTGATACTTCGTTTGATACGGTGAAGGTTGTTTGGACGGCGTGGGAGTTTTGGAGTACTGGTGAGAGTGGTGGCACCGCAGATCACACGTATCACGGAACACCGCACTACTTCGTAGAGAATCAGGATGCCTTGAAGGTTGGGGAGGTGATATGTGTCAGCTATGCGCCGGTTGTTGACGAGTGTGCCTGGGTTGATGTTGAGGAAGAGGTACACGTGACGTTGCCGGATTGCTTGGTAAGTGGTAGTTCGGAATTGGCGAATAGTTATGTGGACTTCGATCTTACGGTAGAGGACTGTACCGGTACGCTAGTGGACTTGGGTTACCAGGAGTTGCCCACGTTTGTGAAAGGTGGTTGGGTTTCTTTAGTAGCGACGGAGGGTAACGTAGAGGTTCGTGCGGATGACATACGCATAAGGGCGCAGATACTCACCGTAGAGTACACGAGTTCGACAAGCGTGTCGTTGTCTCTCCGGTTGTGGTGTCATTGCATGGAAGCGGACGACCTCGAAGACTTAACTGATATAACGATTTTTGATGACGTTCGTGTTTGCATTGACGATGCGTGTCCTACTGCTTATGCGGCAACGGGGGTGACGGGAAGTACTGGAATAACCGGCGCGACAGGGGTTTCGGGCGTGACTGGTGTGACAGGGAGTTCGGGCGTAACGGGCGTGACAGGGAGTTCGGGCGTAACGGGCGTGACAGGGAGTTCGGGCGTAACGGGCGTGACAGGGAGTTCGGGCGTAACGGGCGTGACAGGGAGTTCG